ATACCGACTGATCACCAGATCCCGTTGGATGTACGCGTAAGCTGCAATGCCGAACACAGCAACGATCATGATGTTGACTGCCCAGATCAACAGACGCAAACGAAGACGTTGACCGCGGAGTCGTTTGATTTCGGCCTTCTGTTCCATCAGCTCGCGTGCAGCAGCACCTTTGTCTTCTTGCACCGGATCTTCAGCAGGCCGCTTAGTAGCCATTTCCAATACGTGATTGAGTTCGTCGTTGCTTTTCGCGCCAAACGTTTCCTCGTGTGTAATCCCCCATTCCTTCAGCAACTCGTAAGGGAAGAAGATACATGTCCACACGTTACTCTTGTTAACCCAGAGCGCATCCTGCCAGTACCAAGCATCGTTTTGCTTGTAAGTATGAGGAGTAGGTAGAATTCTCCCGGTCCACTTTCCGAGGACGGAAATCTGTTCCTCCGTGATAATCCGGGCGAGACGCTCTTTATCAGTTTCGATATGAACTACCTCAGCGTTTGGAAGTGAAGGGGTGTTTGAGCCGATAACGTTTTGGTGTTCCCACTTCCCATCAAGCATTATCACGATGTGGCCTTTCCAGAACCAAGTATCCAGGTGGTTATACCCTTCAACGTCTGGGAACTCTTGGTCGTGCGGCCAGGTGCCCAAGAGATTAAGCGCGTTTGTTACTGTGGTGGGTTCGTCTACCAGCAGCCCCTCAGTGTCGATCTCAGCCGGTTTGTCCTCAGACCAAGCCATCTCAGTGGTGAAGATCCATTGCTTCCCTAGCCAGGTTATGACGTCCCCTGGAACAGGAACAGGAACCTTTGTCAGTTCAAGTCCGTCATCCAAGCGACCGCGGAAGTTACGTTGTTGCACACCAGAAGCCAATTCAGCAAAGAACAGCTTCTTTACTTCGCTCCAATCAGGGTATTGCGGAGTGGAGGTCTTAGCGTTCAAATCAGTATCGTCTTGACTGCTAATGATCATAAGAAAATCCTTATTTCAGGCAAAAAGTAAAGTAGTCCCACCTACTCCATCAGGGGTCACCTAATGGAGTAAATGGAGGCTAGGGTTATCAAGCATCGATGATCCGTGTCAAATGAAACGGAAACATTACAACGGTGTCTTCGGAAAAGTTGTTGTAAGTCAACAGTCCGAATTCATGATGAGGGCTGAAGGTCTTAAGGCTGACCTGGAGGCTCTCGTTGTCAAGGGTGAGCATGACCGAGTCGCGTTTGAACGCCTTGAGGACTACGGAGAAGGTCCGCAGGTAATCCCGGGTGAGGAATTCAACTATGTTCTGCATGGTTTCTACGCCCACTGCACAACCGTACATCGATGGCTCATGCGCGCGTTTAGCGAAATCGTTGAACGTGCAAACAGCCGCCGAGCCGGTGTGGGAGATATCGGGTGTATTGAGTAGGCGGTTGTGCGGGAAGTTCGTGGTGCGGGTAATCTCTTTCAGCTCATCAAGAGCGAAAACAAATTCACGCAGTACATCAGTGTCGAGCAGGGTTTGGTTGAACTCTCTTACGAAGCCTATGTTGAGGGTCTTGTCGAGCTCCTCACGAGTGATAGGGGTTTCGTCTGGTTCAAGGTCGAGAGTGTTCATTCCATTGCCTGCCTCCGGTACTACTGCAAATGCAAGATTCATATTGGTGTCCTTAAAAAAGAGCGGTAATGTTGCTATAAATAACTAATGCGGTTTTATTAAAAAACTTATTACAAGGTTAGAACGCTCTGTTCATTCAACTTAGTAATATAGGTTTGAGTTTACCTAAGAGTTACTAATGCAACACGATATTGTAGCGCCAGCCAATGATTGCCCCAATAACCAGCGCGGTTACACACAAAGTGATGATTGCACGGAAGGTGCGACGTCTTCTACGTTCTTGCTTCTTGATGATGTCGGAATACATCTCTTCCATGAACGTAGATTCTTCTGGTGGTAGGTCACTTCCTGGTGTTGTCATGAGAATCTCTCCTGTTCCGGTTTGTCGGTAATAAATGCGTCTTCTTGTTAAATTGCAGATATGCGGCTATAAAGGAAGAGCACCCGAAGGCACTCTTCCTTTAGGCGGGAACATTACGAACCTTCTGGGTAGGTCAGCTGACCGTAATCGGTATCAGGGATGGTGATGATCGCCTGAACACCCAGAGCAAATGGGATCTGACCGTAAATGGTCGGGCCGTCAACTGTTAGCTTGGCAGCGTCGGAAACGATGTCACTACCCTGGATTACCACATGAACCGCGGTGGTAAATGCTACCTTGGCGGCAGCTTGCTGAGCGCCTACAGCGGTGCCGTACGGCAACAGAACAATGATCTTGTCGGTGACCCCATCGACATCCTTGTAGGCATAAACCCCGGGAGTGCTTTGGGCTTTGACTGTGGCAAGGTCCGCCTGTACAACCGGATCAACTAGGTCGTAGCCATCGGCGTTGTGCAGGTCGGCCGCATGGTAAGTTTGGTTGACCGCAATGAAGTTCCGAGTAGCGGATTTAACGGTTAGGGAACGGACGTTGGTTCCGCTACCCGCGAGTAACTCAAACGATAGGTCACTTTCCGTCAGACCCGTAAACAGCGCCTTCATCGGAACGTCGTCCTTATAACGATCCAGATTGAATTCGATGAAACGGTCAACGAAAAGACCCATACGGGTAGCTTTAGTGGCCATTGATGAAACTCCGGGAGGAAAGAGAATAGGGTACAGAGTAAAAACCCTGTTACATAGTATCCAGCCGGAATTACGGTCAAGCATAAATAACCCCTACCCCGGCCAATGACGGCGGGGTAGGGGTTATCTGAGGCGCAATGGACTTAGAGGTCCAGTACTTCTTCATCGTCCAGTGTCGCGACTGGAACGGCGGCGAGCACGTATTCAACGTCACCAACGATGGTGTCGCCGTTTACGGAGATCACGCCGTCGCCCAGAGCGATCTGGTCAGCAGGGATGTCGTAACGCAGAGCAGCGTACAGAGCAACCGACGCGTCGGCAGCTTGGATTTCGGCGGCAGTGCCGGCGGCAATCACAACGATGTGTTTCATGCTGCCGTCTTCGGCCAGGTACGCGTACACGCCAGGGGCGGTCAGGGCTTCAACAGCCGCTTTGCTTTCCAGTGGCTCAGCAACGGTCAGGTCCAGGACCTTTTCGCTGTGAACGCTGGCTGGGCGCCATTTCTGGTCAGGACCGGAAGTGAAGCCACGGCTGGACGATTGAACGTGGGCGCTGTGGATGCCGTTGGCTTTGGTGACAGCACCGATTTCCAGGTCTTCCAGGGTCAGACCGTCGAACTTCGCCAACATCTCCGGCTTGTCCTTGTAGATCGCTTGGTTCTTGGCCACGAATGGACCCAGCAGCAACAGCAGAGGCAACAGTTTTACAGTAGACATAATTGGTAACACCTCAAGAGTAATTGAATCGGAATGATTCCTGGGCTAGTCCCTAAGCATATAATCCAAGACAAGTGCTATAATAAAAGACCTTTTGCTCCTAAGCCGATAAGCATTAGCCAGAACAGGACTCCACCCGTCTTGTACGGAGGAAACCTGTTCACCAATACCAGCCCTGTATACCCTAGCAGTGTAAGAATGAAAATGTAGTTTTGGGTAGCCATCCCCAACATGAATACAACAAACATGAAGAAGACGCTTCGCGGGTCAAGCAACCGCTGTAGTTCTGGTGTCATGCTTGGTCCCTGAAAGACAAAAAAGAAAAGGAAGGGTCAACAACCCCCTTCCTAACCTAGAGTTAACGCTTCATCGGTACAGCGGACAACTTGTCGCCCAGCAGGATGCTGCTTGCGTTGGCCAAGATCTTGGCAGTTTGCAAGCCGCCCTTCAGTGCGGTGATGGTAGCGTAGGCGGTGTCGTAAACCCCCAGCTCCTCACTGGTACCCGTCTCCCCGGTTGCCAGGTTGGTGCATGGAGGAACCACGTCACCCTCTATAGAGTTCCAGCGGAGTTCTTTGAACGGGGATACCTCGTCAGATGTCTGCCGCATCAGGTGGTTGTGCGAGGCGTAGCACACCTCGGCAAGCGCGGAGATGATCATGACCTTGATGGCGATTTCACGCTCATGCGGGGTGTCGGTGCCATCCTTGAATGGATCCGGCAGTTCCCTGTACAAACGAGTCAGAACACGCTTGCCCGCCGTTACCAGCGACGACCCCACGCCTGGCAACACACCGTTCACCAGAGCGCTCTTGACTGCCTTCACAACGTCCTCGAACCGGTCAATGCGTTCTTTTACGTCCGAGTAGGTTTCGCCACCCACAAAGATCGTGATGAGCTCACCGCGCAGGTTACGGATACGCGTCTCGTTGAACTTGGCCCGCACACTGAAACGGTCACCCATTTCATACGAACTCAGTTCTTGTGCCACCGCATCAGCCCGAGCATTCAGCAACGCACGGGTTTCGTCGGGGATGTTGCTCAGGATCGAGCGAGTCCCATTGACAGTCAGGGTGCTCTGAACGATTGGAGCTCCGTGACTATTCAGCACGTCTTCCAAGTTGGTGTAGATCGGCGCGCCAAACATGGTCGCGATATCTTGCATCAACAGAGTGCCGACTGAACCACCGGCGTTGGTGTTGATAGCAACAAAGAACGCCGCGGGAACACCTTCCGGTTTACCAGTAACCCGTTCTTTAGCGCGCTGCGCTGCGGTAGCCGCGTTGAGGCGAGCCATGATCTGGCAAGTATCGTGTTCAACCGAACGACCGATGACCAACACGGTACGACCACCTAGGCACATCGACAAGTTGATCAGCGTTTCCGAAAGGTCAGCCCCACGCCCCACATTACCGTCAATGATCAACGGGGTGAAGTCGGTGAAGTCGGTATCCCCACCATTGCCGTTCTTGGCAAAGCCTGGGTTACTGAACCCCATCTGAATCGGCAGGCCATTGGTGTGGACCACTTTGTCTTCAGCCGTCTGCCCTTCCTTGAGTTCGATCTCAGGGTAGCGATCACCCGACGCCTTATAGATGTCGGTGATGATCTTGCTGAGTTCTTCGTCGTTGTTGGAGGAAGTCAGCGCCAGCTTGAACAGGCGTGGGTCGTCAACCGTAACGTTAACAGTCATGGCTTTCAGTTCTTCGATCACTGCGTTCATGCAGCTCTCAATGTACTTCTGTTCACGGAAGGTTGGGTGAGCGATAAAGACGTTGTACAACAACGACGTCAGCATCACGGTGGTGGTAGTGCCGTCGCCGCATTCGTGGTCGGTTTTGATCGCCGCTTCAGTAATCACGCGGTTGATCAGTTCGTGGCGTGGATCATCGAAGCGAATCGATTTAGCGACCGTCACGCCGTCCTTGGTGACCTTTACCGCGGTGCCGTTGGCAATGAACGCCAGCTTGCCGTTAGGACCCATGGTCGCGACTACAGCGCGTTTCACTTGGTCCACTACTTCTTTAACGAATTCTTGGGTGTTAGCGATTGTTAGCATCATTACAGATTACTCCAGAATACAAGGTTACAAAGTTAAAAGGTTAGGCTTACGTGTAAGTAATATAGGTCTGAAAATATACAAATAAATAAAGCTCTCCGGGTTAGGGAGAGCTTTACTCAGTTACTTACGGACTACGGGTTCCAACTGCACCAGACAGAACTTACCATTGCGGTCCCAGAACTCAAACGTCGAGCTCGAGATAAAGCGATGGTGCACGTCGAGGTCGATGGTCACTTCGAGTTCAACACTGGTGTTCTTCAAGGCGACTACCGCACCGATCATGTCGTTGGCGTAGTCTGGAATATCGCCCTCGAATTCCATGTAGACCTGGAGATCCCCGTCTTGAATCTGGTCGAACACCCGGTTCAATTGATCCAGGGTCAGGTTGTTAACGCACTTAACCTGATCCAATGGTGGGTTAGCCATCAGTGTCCTTCCTTACGTACCAGGTAGAACACGTTGGCCGGAGTTTGTACGAAGCGGAACTCGCCTTCGATCTTGCTCCTGCCATTCCAGTCTTTCAGCTCAAGGTAGACGTCCAGCTTTTTACCCAGGTTGTAAATCCCCTGAACCCGACCCAGCAGGTGATCGGTACTGACAGCTGCTACGGTTGGGTCAATACCGTAAACAACGTGGACACCCTCGTTCTTTTGCTGGTCCATCAAACGCTTGAAACTATCAGCACTAAGTTTCTGAGCGAACTTCACGTTAGGCTGTGCCATTACTCGGATTCCTTTTCAATGAGGTTTTGTTTCTGGATGTGGGTGAGGAGTTTCTCCAGAATGACATTGCCTTCTGGATATGAGAGTGGATCAAGGGGATCAACCGTTGCACCACTCTCAGTAAGGATAAAGGTGGGAACAACGCTAACGATTGGATACCGCCAACCGCGTAGTTCCTTGATCTCAGGAGTGGCCAAGAACGTCCAGGTGATCCCCATGCCGTTAAGGTTACAACGTGGATCAAACAAACCAGCGTCTACCAATGCCTTCCACCGGGTATCAATCTCGAGCGGTGTTCTGGCGGTTACCCGTTCTACCATCTGGACGATGTCTTCGTCTTTGATGTAAGTGTTATCCAGATGGGTGGTGGTAACGTTCCTGTGTGCCTGCCGAAGCTCTTCTGCTTCCCGGCGATGGCGGTTACCCGAGAACGTCATTTCCAAACAACCGAAGGGTGCGTCACGAACTTCTTTAGTCCGAGTGTCACCACCCGAGCGTGTGACGCGTTCGCACAGCCACGCCCAACCTTTTCGCAACTGCTTCATTGCAGTGCTCCTTATTTACCTTAGGTGTGTTTAACTGCTTTCGGTAGCTTTACTACCTGCGTCTTGCCGCCGGTATGAGGGTCCATATCCTTGGCAAGCTTAAGCGCCTTCTTGACACTTTTCCCCATCCGCAAAGCAGTGTCCACGTAAATCCCTCCCGACCCAATGGCCGTTGGAGGAAGACACTGCGTTAGAATGAAACTGTCCGGGATGTTGGGACCTTGCTTATAAGCCCCTTGCAGTAACCACCCATTATGAAACTCGTCGATCACGATGGCTGTAAAGTTCAGCTTGGACGGGATCTTCAAGTCGGTTCGATGGGTAATACCTTCCTTACACGCCAGCGCCTCTGTAAGGAAGGGTTCCACTCCAGGCATGCCGGCGCGACCAAAGGCAATAACTTTCCGCCCCATGATCTTCCATTCTTCGCCCTCAGCCGGAGTCAGAATCTTCCGCACTTTTGCGTTGACCTTGGTCCCGTTGCGCGTGCGCATCGAATCGGAAACCAGTTTGCCTTTAACCCAAACTACAGTAGTCATACTGTCTTCCTTGCTCGTTCTGTTATTACGATCTTCTGAATGGTCTGGGAGTACAGCTTTGGCCAGCTATCCGGAATATCGTCGCGATTAAAAATGGTCAGGGGAAAATGACTGGCGCGAGGATCGTCGAAGCTCTCGAACTGGGCGTCCGGAATCTCTTCCTCGTCATCAGGTTCATCGTCGGGACCATGCGCGTCGAACCAGTCATCCTGAGCGTCTTGGTCATGCGACTTCTCTTGCTCATCCACCTCCAAACGACGGAGATGTTTAGGCAGAGTTTGACACTCTTTGCACACGATCTTGGTCCACTTCTCCCGGGGGTATTCATCCACGAAATAAGGGGTGTGGGAGATCGCGTCGCAACGGGGTACTTCTTTCCCGCAGTCAGAACAGTCGACTGGTTCAGTTCGACGCTCTTCCAAGTACTTCACGTAGCACGGGTTACAGAGCAGATACATCTCCGAACCCATGCTGTCGTTCTCAGAAGTATGACCGTAAGCTTGATCACCTTCTTTCAGGTGTTCGCAATTACCGCCCTCGCAAACACCACCGCTCTCACCGAACCCCACAGATTTGGAGGTGCGCCCGTGAGTCATCCAGTTCATACCTTCTCCTTATCTTTGGAATGCGCCCTTTCGAATTCAGCGATCCCTTGGCGGTAATCCGCCTCCACGGTGAGGACCTCGAACCCTTTAGACAGTTTGTTAGCTACACGCTTTGCCCGAGCTTTCTTGTCTTTGACTTTCATCATCGCAGTCCTCATCGAGTGACGTTACTGATACCGGAAGGTGGTATCAAGTGTAATACGGATCAACTGGCGGTTGGTGTCTTGACTAACCACATGACCCTCGTGGACAAAGGTGGAGTTGCCTAGGTAAACCACGTTTTCTTTTAGCCAGAAACTCTCCATCTTGGAAAGTTCAGGTCGCAGGTGCTCACAGTCACCACCATGACCAGCAGCACCATCAATGGTTCCAAGGAAACCTTCGCAAGCAATAAAGCTACTTGCCATGATAACCCCGCCGAGTTCTGACTGATATTGCAGACGGTGTTGGTCTTCTGTCAACATACGACCCGGAGTACCGTTTAGCCAACCACCACTGCTGCCCCAGCTGAATAGGTAGTTACCGTCAATATGCACGCCACCACGACGAAGTTTGTTGGACTTCTTCAGGAACTGTTCGTCGATGGTAACGTAAAACCCGGTGTGCTCCGGAATACCAGCGTTAGCGAGCATGGTATTCACAGCGTTATGATAGGTGTCTGGAACACCTTGCAACGGATGCCCCACAAGGTTACGCGCCATGTAAACATGCGCACCGGCGAACTCGGGAAAAGCGATCTCGCCCACAGGCCGAGCTTTGGAATGAAGCTGCATAGCGAACTCCTTAATGAATGGAATGCGACTGGCTACCGGCTTTCTTCAAGGCCGCGGAGACCAAACTGTTCTGCCGGGTGTTGTCTTCGTTCATGAGCTTGAGCAGAGACGGACTGGCTTTAACCAACGGACTCATCTCCATCTCAAACCGACCACCCTTGCGGATATGCAGAACACCCAACTGGTGACCGATCTCAGTGCTGGCGAATTCAATGAAATCGCCTTCGTTGCAGTAGGAGATGGCCAGCTGCAACATCCGGGGCATGGCGGTGTCGAAGTAACTGAAGTAACGGACCATAATGACTTCTTTGGACTTACCACGAGTCATGGTGGCCACAACACGACGACGGTTAATAGTTTCCATGGCTCACTCCTTACAAAAACATTATTAACAATTTATACTGATCGTTATCGAAATCAATCAGAAGCGATTCCAGTTTGTCTAGGTCGCTAAAGACGTACTCGTAACGAGGCCCGCTAAACTTTTCAGCCCGATCCGCACGAACATCGGCAATAAAGGAAAGCAATTGGTCTTTACTGATGAGGCAGGTATTTTCAAACCCTATCTCACCAACATCGTCGTTCCAGAAATCGAACATAGCGGGGATGTGTTTCTTGAGGTAGTCCCCGCTGATCTCTACCCTCGGGCCCATCCAGAAGAGAGGTTCCTTGCAAAGAGGTAAGTCGCGATTAACCAAAGCACCGTCAAGTAAAACAACGAGCTCTTGGGTTTGCTTAAGTTCGGCGGTTGTAATTCTGGTAAGACACGGGTTAAGGGGCATTTGCTACTCCTTATCCGAGGATAATGATTTCGGCTTTAGGCGCGGCAACATCAACCGGCATTTTGTCGTCTGGCCAAACTTCGACACAAACACCCCTGTCACCGTGCATGTCGGTGAGTTTGAAGGCCACCTCTCTTGGAATGGCCATTTCGTCGCTAGGGATGTAATGCTTACTGTTCTGGACAAGTAACCCGATCTTGACTTCTTGCTCGATTGCGTTGGCTCGATCCATTTCAACAGCCAAAGCTTCTGGATCAACATCAGGAGTACGTGGGGTGGTCGTGAGCACACCAATACCACCAGCCTTGACGCGAGCCTTGTTGAAGTCGTCCATCGACATGGTCTTCGTTGGCTCTTGCATCGACTGACGAATCATTTGCTGGAAAGCCAGTGCTTCTTGTTCCAGCGCCGCATTAAGACGACGGATAGCTTTTGCACGTTTACCGTTCATTGTTCAAAGCCTTTTTGAATGGGGTAGGAATGGGACGAATCTGGTTGCGACGGATGAGGTACGGAGTCAGAGTGTAAACGACCCCGTCCTTGTCCTTGTAGGTAAAATCAAAGACGAGGTAATCATCAAATTCTGGATTCGGTGCTGCGAAGAACTCCTTCGTAACTTCAGCCATGAGCTGGGAGCTATAAAGAGACATGGAAGGAGAATCAGCGGTCAACTGGATCTTTACGCGTTTGCTATTAGACATACCTCTACCTCAAAGCAGGGTTATCGACACCAAGGAATAATTGGTTACAAGGTTGCTGATCCTTGGTGTCGTACAGGGTTATTATTTCTTGGGCAACGACAGCGTCTTACGCCCCTTAGTCCGTTCTTCCACACCGCCCAACATCATCAAGAAAGTCCTGGCGGCAGCAATAACTTCCCGGGCTTTAACAACAGACGGGTGGTCATGAGGGTGCTTCGTGTTGACCAAGAAGCTGGTATTGACCTCAATCGCCTTCTCTGCTTTCACCCGGGCTTCTTCAGCCGTGTCGATCTTTGGCATTGGGTTACTACAACCCAGAAGCTCTTTAACAACACGTTCTTCCAACGCGGACACATCAGTTTCGTGGTAGGTGGTCTTCTGACCCCAGTGGACGTTCTCTTCTTTATAGCTGTCTTTAAAGGACAGAGGGTCGTGTCCCGTTTCCAGGATTGGGCCGCCGATAGGGGGGTTGTCAGGAAAGGTAACTTCCGCCGGCCCACCAAACTCCGCTTTACCAAACTGTAGCCGACGAGGCTGGCGAGCGCCGTAGGGCAATTCCAACAACGGACCACCTCTTAGTTTAGGAAGCGGTGGTTCAGCCTGGATCTGTTTCTGTTTCAGTTCAGCGCACGAAGCGATTACGGCGTCGTGGAATTCCGCGGTAGTCTGGTCCGCACTTGCCCCGGTTAACTTGTCTGCCCACTCGTCAAACGCGTCATGAGCCTCATCGTGAGAGCACTCGTGAATCCCGCGGTACAGATCAATCCACTGTTCCATCGACTGGTGGAGAGATGCTGCTTTTCTGCTAACGTTGTTCATACCAAGTTTTCCAATTTGACCAGACCAAAACAAACGTACACAACGACGATTGCTAGCGATACGAGGGTTGCACCACCGAGGATAATGACCGCCTTACGGAGGTCTGCTTTGTTAGTGCGCATGTTCACTCCTTAAAAGCGGAAAGTAGTTTTAACAACCCGACCTTGCTCGATCGAGGTGTCATACAACGGTTGAGGTTCATTCACCTTAGCCGGCTGATACAGGTAAGTGCAAGATGTGTAGATATCCTTCACATCCAAGTCTGATGGGTTACCAACGGTAACCGTGGCCATACCTTTACCGTCATCGGAGATAAACAGCATCCGATGACGACTGGCCTGATAATAGGCTCGCACTACACCCTTCAAGTCAGAGGCATCGGGGTTGACTGCCGTGTACGAGTTACCGCCATGAACCACCCCTGTGCCGGTCAGAATAAACCCATTGGTAATAGGTTGAATCTGAGTAACCCCTGGATCACCCTGCCCTGTGGCGTGTTCGTACTCACCGCACAGGATACCGTTTGGAATGTCATCGGCTACAGCGGATAGCGACAACAGCGAAACTACTACGCCTACGAACAACGATTTCATGCAGCCTCTCCTTGAGATTTACGGATTAGTTCCTCCAGTTCAATTGCTTCGATTGCGCGCAAGTGATCGGCAATGGCTTTACGGAATTCGTTCAGCTTCTGTTTAAAGGAGCTGGACTCACCGGCACGCTTGAAGTCCCAACGGATTTCAAAGTCGTACAGTCCTTCACCGAAGATTTGCAGAATCAATGTCTCTTTCGATACAAAGCCATGGAAGAACAACGGCTTGTCTTGGCACAGCACGCGGCTGAAAGGTTCGGTCGGGTCGATGGTCGCCCAACGCTCGATCTCTTCCAGCATGCCGATTTGTTCGTACAGATCTTGCTGGTACGCGTTCAGTTGTTTGTTGAAGAAGACCAGGTCATTGGTCGCAGGGATGTCAACACGGTTGGCCCACTTGCCGTGTTTACCGAAATCGAACTCAACCCCAAAACGCAGGTCGCTGTGTTTGTTACGATGAGCCTCGGACAGAATCACGATGGAACGGTTCAAGAACGAAGCAGCCAGTTTACGGTCGCTGAAGATTACAGACATGGTGAAGCTCCTAATAATTCGAGTGCAGTTCTTTACACCCGGTAAAAAGTTTAATTGGTGTTACGGCAAAGTAATATAGGTTTGAAACTTAATGTAAGTTAATTAAGCTTCGGCCATCCCGATGGTAATTGCAACAAACCCCATGGATTGGTAGAAAGCTAAGGAACCTCGGTTCCCCATAATGGAATTAACCTTCAGCTTACCAGGGTTGAACTCTTTCAACTTTGTAACCAACTGCCGGGCAATCCCCTTGCGACGGTGGGTCTCCGCCACAAACAGCTCGGAGATGGATTCAGGGTCATCGTGGGAGATCGAAACAAACCCCACGATCCGGCTGCCTTCTTTCGCTAACACGAGCTTGTCGATGTTAGCAAAGGCTTCCATGGTCATGCGCTCACGATCCTCAGCGGAGATCGGGAACTTATCCTTAAAGAAGCTGTAATCTAATTCAGCCAACTCCCGGTACAGCTCAAACAAACCCAGGAAGAAAATATTGGAGGAATCCACATTGGCCAACTGCGTGTAGCGGATAAGAGCAGACATCGAAAAATCCTTAATCGATTAATGAACCGGACGACCGGTAACGTATGTGCAGCAAGGTAAAAATAAAGCATACTCAACCACAGAACCCGAAGGCCCTGTGGTTGAGTTAACGTTAAGATTACTGGATAGAGACAATATCGTCTTTAATACCGCGACCAACGAACTGCTGTCCGTTAAAGATAACAAACCCTTCCGGATCAACGTACACGTGCCCTGTTTGGCAGAGCTCACCATTGACACTTATGGTGCGGGCGCCACGGATGGATACACCCATCGCCACTAGGTAAGCAGAAATCGCTCGCGCAACTTCTTCGCCGGTCAGGTCAATACTTACCCCGGGACCGAACTTAGTCGTGCCATTGCCGTATCTAACTTCCATTACCAAAGACCTCCTACTTGCTTGCAGTGCAGTCAGCCAGAACAATGAGGCCTTTGATAGGACCTACACCGTTTTCGGCTTCTGAATGGTTCGGGTCTTCAAACACGTAGGTGACGAAGTAAAGAGCACCAGGGGTGTCTTCTCGCTTCAACAGCAGTGTGGTTGGATCACCGGCCATCTCGGAAGCTTCACCGAGTTGGTTGTTGGTCAGGATATGACGATCGGGGAAGGCCGAACCCTTGTTGATAATGAAACCTTCTTTGGTCTGGATGACCGTGGTCTTGGCTACGACCGGTTTGTTGTCGGTAACAACTTTCTTACCCACGTACTTGTTGCTGGTGTACTTAGAGCAAACGAATGTGATGTCGCTCGAACTGCGGATGACCGGGTTAGGCTTGTTCTCATAAACCTGTTTGTTAGAGGCATGCGCAGCGAAAGTCAGTGCCAACAGTGCAAAGATACTAAGTGCTTTCATCTGTGTTTCTCCTAGTTACAAGTTGTATTGCTTAGTGCTTATTGTTTTGGGAAGTGATGCCAGTTGCCGTCGCTATCTTGCATGCCGATGCCATCGAACAAGATGTTCGTGAAGTCAACACTAGTACCCAGCCCGTGGTGACGGACCATGTCTTGAGCGTAGCCGCGCTTGATCTCCTCCCACCGCTCAGGGGTACCGGTGAAGCCTTGTTGCCTAGCCTGCTCGATCGTGCATTCCTTCACCACAACAAAGGGTTGACGCATTGGCATACCCGGGACGAGTGAGTCACACATCTTCGCCGTTACGGGAGCGCTTGGCATTGCCTTAACCAGGGTGTCACAGAGTTGCTTATTCATGACGGTTAGCCTTCTGGTCGCCGAGGAACTCTTCCACCATGGCTTTCGACGCCCGGTTAAAGCTCTTGAGTGCTTTACGACGATGACGCTCCACTTTACCAAACGGACCTTCTTCAACCATACGCATCCTGAACTCAGGACTGATGGTGATAAAGTTGGCCACGCCCCGTAGTTCAGTTTCACCCAGAGAGCGGATAGCCTTTAGCCGACCCTCAACCATCGCCTGGCGAGCCTCGGATACCGGAATGTTGAGGTTAGTAGCAGCCTTCCCCAATGAAACTGGATCGAGGACCATCACTAGGCCGGGACCCATTGTTCTTCCCGCACGACCGCCAACACCGCCGAAGGTAACTTCCTGACCCTTCAATTGGTGAAGAGGGTTAACGGCCTTCGACGTTTCAAGAGAGATCGCAACATCCGAACGTGGAGGGTTTATCTGGTACGGGTCGAAAGCACCTTCCAGATGTTTCGGTAAAGGTCTTGCCAGAACTTCGGCAATACGCTTATCAGCATACGAGGTATCACGTTTCATATTTCAAGTCCTTGTACAACAAGTTAAAAGGTTTACTTACCGACTAGTGATATAGACCCAACGCGATCTACAAGTTAATTACTTGCTAACCGCAGTACCACTAGCACCTTTGTAATACACCAGCGTCAAAGCCCCGGCAGAACAACCACCGAAGACCAGAACCACCATGAGGATAATTCCCCGCATCAAGATAGAACGCTTAGCCATTACTTTTGCTCTTGAACCATTGATCTAGAGTTTTAGGTCGACGCTCCGGCATGTAGCCAACGGCGCCCATGTGGAAACCAAAGCGCCCAATCGGTTTGATCCGCGATTGGTTACAGATCTCCCGGAACCGATTACGAGATAGAGGAACACTCGGGCCATTGGTGTGGTCGATGACAAGATTGTCAAGGGCTGTTCTCTCAACCAGTGCCCGCATGACTTGTCTCAGTCCAACCGCAGTGAAACCTTTACCGAAGCCCTCCAAAGTAGCTCCGTCATGCAGAACGGCAAAGACTTTGATCTTGGGATAGTCGGTGTAGATTTCAATGCCTTCAGACGAGGAGGCCTTGATTAGCACCCAGTATTCACGGATTACCGCTAGGACCGGGTAGTCCCTTTTGAACAAGCCATTGCTCGTAGCCTGCTTGAACATACGTTCGATTTCTGACGAATACATCTCGTGCTCCTTCTGGGTATTGCGAGAGCCGTCAACGCAGATTGGATGCGGAGTCAATTCTCCGGTGATCAACTTCTTGAGCGCCGCGCGCATTACATCTTCAGCCAAGCGGACGTGGTTAGTCCCGTCCGCTACAGGGAAGCCCATACCGACGTGGTCTTTCCCATACCTGTGAACACTCAGCATCACTTGGTTCTCAGAGTAGTCCGAATAGATAGTCAGACCGCCGTCAGCTGTTTTGTGGATCTTGACCTCATGCCCGCCCAGCAATACAACCTTTTCAATACCGTCAAACAGCCCGTTGTCGACCAGCAAACCAAACAACTTGCGTAAAAGTTTCATAGATCGTTCCTACTAAACGCCTCCCCGGTTAGGAGGAGGCGCTATCGTTACTGTTGCTTACCGAACTTGATCGGTTCTTGCTTGCCGGTATCGAATGCCGCCGCAGTCTTGGAGTCAGACACCACTTGACAAGACTTCTTCAGATCGAGACGAGGGAAGCCAGCAAAAGACAGGAGCTTGCCGCGCCAGAACCAGCCGAGCATGTTCTCGTACGTCCCACAGGCTTCCAGTTTTCGCGATTGGGCAATTTGGAATTCCTTCCGCCCACCTTCGATCACGTCTTGTATTTTCAAGTAGAGTTTGCTGTTCAGTGTGGGGTTCTGTTCTTTGATCCACTGAACAACCGCCTTGTTCCCGTCAGGTCCATTACGACTTTGGAAGGTCGTTCGCAACGTATCCTTCAAGTCGCCGGCATACATGCTGGCAACGCCGGCCGTTTCCTGGATGGTCAAGGTGACCGTACTCAGTACGTTTTCCGAGTCCTTGTCCAGCTTGGTGATGGTGGTTTCGGCGTTAACCGCCGAGTCGTGCGCGCTGGTGTACGTCCCCATAATCGTCACGCCGACCAAAAGCAAACCAACCAACAGCACACCCAGGATACAACCTACCAGCATCCCGGCGGACATTTTCTTCGTAGTACTCATGCGAATCTTTCCTTAGTCTGAAAAACATCTTCTTTAATGAAGAAGTAAGTGATGGCACCCGTTACCGAAAGGTTCAGTAGCACCAGTAGAACAACCCACCAAGTTGGCGGGTCTATCGCTTCCGTCATGTAAGCGAAGTCTTCGTTTGGCACGCGATTGAAATCTTTCTTGATCAAAGCATACTGCTCTTTAACCACGTCGATTCCAAACGCACGCTCGTACGTCAAGGTTTGCAATTGCTTCAACAGAATCTGGTTGTTCTGTCCATCGGCGAACGACATTGCCTTTGCCCATTGGATCTGCTCGTTGTCATCGACACCGTAAAACAAGATGACGTCGTTCTTCCGAGGACCCTTCCAGTACTCCATGAGTGCATAGAAATAGTCTGGACCGTTTTTGGTTACGACCAAGATTATGTTCATTTGCTTTAGGACGGCATCTTTAGTCAGCTGGTTGTTCAGCCAAATGTTGATGTCGTCATAATCCTGCTTGGTATCGTCCACTACACGGTAGAAGTTGTAATAGTCGTACGGCAACGGATAAGAAGGCAACACCCCCACATACTTCGCAGAGATGGTTGGGTCTGTCTTGAAGCGGTTATCATCGATCAGGAGGTAGTTTCGCACCATCTCCGTCTCAGACGCAGGATCACCCACTTCCACGTCGCTCCAGCGCGGCGGCTCGCCCAAGCCACGGCGGTCTATTCGGTCAATCGTGTATCGGGTACCCAACGAGGTACGCACGTCCCAGTCGACGTCATAGGAGTGCTCATGGCAATACTTCGGCGAGCACGACCGTGAGGTAGTTGCTTTGCCCTTCGAGTCACGAGAGGTTGACGTTGTACACGTTTCCCCGCACTGATACGAATGACTGCATGAAACCTCATCACGATCTTTGCTGGTTACGTAACCGTTGATCACATCAAAGTCGTGTGACTTCATAACCCCCGCCATTGCCAGCAACCCAAGACACAGCAACGTGGATACACCCACTGCCCCCAGTTGGCACAGCCACTCTTTCCAGCAGATCTTGTGGCCCCAGAAGAACTTGCAAAACGTGATCAAAATAATGGAGGGTATAGCCATTATCGCAAGGTAGAATCCCATTCCGGTTTCCTAATAGTCCTAAGGAAAGACCCCGGTGGTTAGCCGAGGTCTTCGAGGGTTACGCGTTTAGGACACCTTCGCCTTCACCGAACCCCAACAACCCCACACCCATGATGTGCGCTTGTTCAAACGTGACATCATGGCGGAAGCGCTGGTCGATTACCCACTCCAACGACGGCACATCCGGAACCACCGATTTGATTTCCGGTACTTCCTGTTCGAAGTCGAAGTCCTTGACGGTCAAACGGTTTATTGCGTACAGGATGAAGGTGAACAACGACACCAAGTGTTTCTGGCTGATACCTTCACGATCTGCGTAGGTTAACCCCCACAGCCGAACCCCCTCTGCGCTACCAGTGGTGGCAAACAACGAAGGATCGCCCTTGGCGATCAGCGTACGGTAATCCACCTCGCGAATGGTCGTAAACAGATCAACCGCTTTCAGGTATTCCTGAATGTCACGTTTCAGCCCGGTCATTTGCGCGATGTACCCCGGCGTAGCACCGGGAACGTTCATGGCCAAGTCGAACAGGGTCAACATGGTCCGCAGAGAGTCGTTGGCCTCGACAACCGCTTGGTCGTAGGTCAAACCCTTGGTGACTTGCAGTTCGGCCACGTACGGCGACGACAGGGTCTTAGCGACTACATCGAAGATCCCGGTGATTGCTGGTGTATTGTTAACCATTGATAAACTTCCCAAAGACACGTTGTTTTCTGATTCGGCGAAACAAGCCCGAAAACCCAAAGAAAGGGAACAAGGCAATCTTCCCTTTGAAATGTGTTACGTTGTTCTCGATCATCCAAGCCTCGATCAGGTTGTGCTGAATATCCAGCTCATCCTCGGGGTTCCAACGATCGGCTTGACGCAACCAGCGCGGGTTAGCTTTAATCCGCACTGGGCTGACCACATCACCCACCACCATCATGCCGTGATCACCTTGGTCAATAAACTCCTGGATGATCTGCGGATACACCTCGGCCTGACGGAAACATTCTTGCACGTAACCAACAGGATCTTTGGTCATGGCAATCGAGGTAATCAACCCTACAACCGCCTCAGCAGAATGGTTCTTTGCTTCCCGAGCAGCCAACTTCTTTAGCTTCTTAGGATTCGTGGTGAAGTTCTCTTTCAGGAACTTAAGGAAAGCAGCTTCCTGCTGGAGGGGAGTCAGCTGCTCTTTTACATCGACTACTTCATCCATGCTGCTTTACACCCGGTGAGAGATCTGACGCTCGACGATGATTTCGTAAGGGAAGTACATCAATCCCTCGCGCTCTTGTGGAGCAGGACCGACATTCACCCACATCGAAATCCCCTTCTTGCTTTCAGGGGTTGGGAACAATCGCCTGACCGTAGCGTAGCCCGCCTGATTGATAGCACGGTCCTTGCTGGTGTCGGGGTTTACTTTCATGAACCATTCGACCCAGTCCATGTTTACGAACCGACGATCATCAACAGCGCTGAACGGGGTGGGCTCGATGCCAAACTCAGGATGACTGCTTGGAAGCAGATGCATCATGCTCTCTTCATGGTCCTTGAAGACTTGAAGACAAGCCTTGACACGGCTGGCTGGAAACTCATGCATCCCCAACCCAGATTCAAATGCCCGCAGACGCTCATGCAGCCAACGAAGACGTTCGGGGGTTGCACGCAAGATCTCAACGAGCCGGGCTGGGAGATCGGGATACTTATCGACTTCGTGATCGATAAAACCCTGGATAGTGTTGCCGAGACCGCAATCGTGAATATCACCCAATGGCAGGTCTTTACGCATTTGTTCTTTTTCAGCTTCGTAGTCAGTGCGAACGCTCATGGTTGTTATCCTTACAGGGTTATAATTGAGGTTAGTACTTCTGAACGGTGACCTTTGTGCCTTCGAGGTGTGCTTCGAGATAGTGAACCTTCTCGAAATACTTGTACCACACCACCCACTTCATGGACAGTACGGTGCGGTGGATGCCGGCCTTCTTGAACTCAGGTTCAGTGATCCACTTCTCCGGTGCTTCGATAACTCTTGGACGTGGCAATTCACGGTCCAGTTGTTGCATGATCTTGAGCGCGGCTTCATGGGCTTGGAGAATCCCGATACCCTGTTTATTCGAGTACCACAGCAGCCACTCGGTACTTGGCTGAAGACCACCATTATTACCGTAGATGCTTGGCTCGTCGCTAGCCGGCTCGTAGCGCGCGGTAGCGGCGATTTCTTTGAGTTCGGCGATCGACTGCTGCATCCGCTCGATTTGTTGCTCAACACAAATAGCCGCGTGTTCAGCTACCCGGGTAACGTCCATGTTGCGTTGAGTGGCGTAGTACTCGACCCACTCCCGATTGATATCACTTTTGGCACCCTGAAACAGGGAAGGAATGGGACCGAAGCCGGATTCTTCTGCCTTAGCCGCCAGCCAAGCAAACCGTTCCATGATGACTTGGATGGTAACTTCGTCACTTGCACCTTTGTTGACCCGTTCCAGCAACTTGGCGAGCTGGTCGATAACAATTGTGTCGGCCCACTCTGGAAGCTGGAGGTCTTTACGAGACTTGCGGGCTACTGATTCTGGCGAAATGATTTGGACCATGGTCTAATTCCTTTGAAAATTCACGTTCTTGACGAAGCTGGTTAATACGTCTAACCGCTTCAAATACTTGCGGCGGGTACTTGGTCTCATCGAACCAACCCCCAATGTACACTTCCAGACAACGGGTGCTGCGCAAGGCCTCTTTAAAGACCAAATGAATCCCGTTATCTACTTTGAAACTGATTAGGAATTTCCCCATTCCAATCAGCGTCTTGATCGTATCCCCGAGTACAACATTTGTTAGGCTACAGATGGGAGTACGATACTTCAGGCGGTCAGCAATCACCGCATGAAATTCCCGGGTCACCCCCAACGAGTGGAGTTTGTTCCAAGGCAATTCTTCTTTTACAACACGCTTAACACTGAGGAAGACCCCTTCGTATTCCGGGGTCCGACTGACAACGCTAAACTCTGCTACCCCTTGGCGCTTACGAGGACCCTTCTCCCAAGTGAACCCAGAGAGGGCTAACACAGGGTTGTCCTTGTGACCGCTCTTCAGGACACGGTCAGCGTAAGCTTTAAAGAACGGAGAGATCCCGCACCCTTCACCGATTGATTCGGCTATGTAGGGGCGGAGGCTATCCAAAGTTTTATGCAAATCCTTCACCTGACGAACATTGCTTATTGGCGCAATTTTTCCGTTCATTACTGCTCTCTTATCCAGTCCATAGCGATTCCGGGTACAGTGGAATCATCCCATAGACTCACGATCCCTTTCCATGTCCCGTCTGGTTTGCTCGTCCAGAGTAATGGTGTGCTGCTTGCACTTACCGCACTTGGACTCCTTAACCAGCTTGAACCCATAAGCAGAAATCAATACCGCTCGACCTTCTGCCATGACTTGTGTAGTGATACACTGTCCTTTGCCTGGCAGTTTGACTTTGCGGAAGTTGTCGAATACCGACACACCAAAGGTAGCCAGCGCGTAGTCGTCGAAGAGCTCTTCTAAAGCTGCTTGGACATTCTCCTTGGGCAACCCCTCAAAGAACACGTCCAAGCGCTTACCGACCTCTTCAGCCACCTCATAATCGAATCGAGGTTCATTCATACGGGAACATTCCGATGGAGCTTTGAAGGATAGAGACCAGACGTCTCAGATCGTTCTCACTGAAAATCCCCTCATCAGTGAAGGTGGCGATTGCCTCGCCGTCAAGGATCCGGAGCAAGACCTCCCAGATATTGATGACGTCGGTCTTGTCATTGATACGGTAAATCGCCATTGTTCCGGTCAGATACCCCATGACGACACGGAAGTCAGAAAACGTTTTACGTTCCTTATCCGTTACCATGCGGATTCTGATATCACCATCCAGTTGCAGCCACTCGTTAAAATTGGACAGGTAAACTTCCTGAGCTTCCAGAGTTTTACCCACTTTGGCCTTGATCACGTTGCCCTTCATCATCGCCTCGTAAGGCGTGATGTTGTCCCGCATACACTTATCCATTACCCATTCCAAGGTAATGATCCGAGTGCCTTCGATAAACATCACCGGCGGCTCAGCAGGGAGGAACTTGGGGTCAGCCAAGTTCAGGGTCGTTTTAATTACACCAAGTGCCGCGGACCAACCACCGGTGACCCGACTCCTCAGATCAAAGATAGGCATCGCGTGATCGGTATTACCAGGGAACTTTTCTTTCAACATCGCACGGTGTTGAGGGACGACAACCGTTTTCTTGTACCACTCGCCCCAAGCTTCTGGGAAGGCGTGCGGGTGGTCCATAAAAGGACTCGGCTCGTCTTTTCCAGGAACGTATTGATTTTCCATTATGAGATCATCGCCTTGAACACGTTAGCCAAACGAATGAGGTCGTTCTCGTTGAACTTCTCTTCGTAGAGATAGTCGCAACGCAATTCCCCTTCCACTTCGTAGATCCGTGCGCGTGGCTGCTGGATCACGCCGATCGTTTCGTTAACCACGATCACCTTAGCCAGCGGTGCAATGGACACCAGGAAATCGGTGAACTGTTTACGCTGCGAATCGGTGTGCATGGAGACGTTAACATTCCAACCGCCGTGCTCAACCCAGACTTTCATTTCCGGGAACCACATACCAGCACCCAGAAGAGGTTTTTCCATTACTTGTGTCATTGTTTGTTCCTTATTTGGATTCTTCAAACCAAGGATCGGTTGGATCCATTGGGTCGTGGTATTTGATTTTAACCAAGAGGGGATCACTTGGGTCCCATGGAAGGATCTCCACGTTCTTCCGCATCTTGCCGTGAGCAAACTCATTGTCAATCATGGACTTAGCGCCCACTTCGAAAGCATGACTGTGGTTAACACCATACGTCTCAACACACCAGTCCAACCACTCCTTGTTCAGACGACGACGATTGACGGTGTCCAGTAGACACGGTTCGTTCTTTGACGGACGCAGGTCCGCGATCATAACCGGCTGGGAAACGTTATCTATCACCAGTCGTGGAGTAAGCTGGGACTTTACCAAGCCTTCGAGTTCCTCAAAGACCCTATCCATGTCGCTTCCAGGAACCCACCCACGGAGATAGGCTTCCAAAGGAGCAGGGTCCATAGGTGTACGCCAGGTAACCTCGCTAGGATCTGGGATGTGAGAAGACATGATCCGATTACCTCGGAGATCGTGACCGGGTTCTGGTCCTATTGCGGTTGGCTTAGTTCTACCGTAAAAGGCATCACGAACCGAATCGACAACTTTCTCGACAACAGCTGCGTCTTGAAGAGGGCGGTTACCTTGCCAAGGGTTCTGGGTAACCTCCCCACACGACGCATTGGGGTCGGTGTACATCCCCAGCTGAGCCGCTCTCCGACACTCCGAGTGACCCACGTCCTTTTCTTTAGGACCTTGTCCCATGAAACCTGGGTTATGCGGCTCATCCAGAAAGTCGATTACTTCTTTGGATACTTTAACTGGCTTGTCCAAACCCAAGAACAAACGAACCCCTTTGTACAGTTGTGTGAACATGATTACTCCTTAAGCTTATAAGAGAACACCGCGGGCTTAACTGACCAGTCTGACGGGAACTTGAGCGGGATGGCTTCGATAGAAGGCCACGATTCGATCGGTTTGATGTGTCTTGGATCATTAATCAAATCGTTCAAAACCTTGGTGAATTCCTCAGCCCGCGTGCTCGACTTGATCATGGGTAATTCGATGATCCCGTCTTTACAGATCACCGGGTTAACTTCGCTAGCCAACTTGAGGATCTCTTCCACCGTGCCAAGTGGGGGCAAGGAAAAGAACTCCTTGCCCCACAATGCCATCCAACGACTGATCGGGGTGTTCTTGTGTTCTTCAAACGTGAACTCGATCGCTGGTCGACGGTTAATGCGATAGATGCCTCCATCAGGGGCCACAGCGGTTCTAGGGGTATTTTCTTTTGCCACGATACTAACCTCCTAATAAAAGAATTCGTTATTCACAGTAGTAATATAGGTTTGAGTAATTGTAAAAATCAATTTAACGAACATAACCCTACTCCGTCCTTTCGGCGCGGAGTAGGGTTAGTACTTATGCCGCTTCTTTCAGCTCAGGGCACTCGTCACGCAATGCGTACGCGATATTGCCAACGGCGGAGTTCGTGATGTTGAGGAAGGTGAGAATACCGGATGTGGCGTTCAGGCTGCAACTGAGGTCGAACAGATCGTCGCTCAGCTCATCGTGCTTCTTCTCATCCTGGTTCTTGGTGATCTCGTCCTTCAGTTTGGCCATCTTGCTTTTCACGTCAGTATGAATCTCCTGGATCTTCTTCTTGCTACCCTCAGTCTGATCAAGGGCACGCTTACTGTCAGCGATCCAAGATTTGGCCGCACTGACACTCTTGAAGTAGTCAGGGTGTGTACCGTTAACAAACCCCTCGAGAGCTTCGATAACGGCACCGGTCCTGACAGACATCTCTGTGTAGATCTTTCGGGCGCGTTCGCTGAACGACTTATCTTCGGCGCTTTCAACGAAGGACTCTTTGCGGGTCTTGATGGTCGCGAGGGCCTTGTCGAGACTTTCGCAGTTTCTTTTGATGGCGGTGGCATTCAACACGGAGAGCTCGAACACCTCCTTAACCAACTGAATAACCTGCGGGACCGCCTTTGCGACTTCGGCGGGAGTTGGTTTACCGGCTTCACCAGCGGGCTTGGAATCAGCCGACTTAGATTTGTCGTCAGACCCGCTCTTAGCCGGCTCAGATTTGGACGAGCTTTTGCCGATCTTGAGATCTTCCTTGACTTCTTCGACCTTCTTTTCCAGCTTGGTCTTTTCCGGGCCAGCTGGAAGTTTTTCAACCTTGGCTTCAACAGCCTTCACGGCGGACACAACGTTAGCCGGAGTAACCTTTGGAGCCTCCATCGCTTTAACCGCCACTTCAGCCTCAGCAACGGTTGCCTTGATCTTTGCGTCCTTCTCAGCGGCCGGTTTACCGAAGAGGAATTCCCAGAGCGATTTGAACATCTTCTGGATGTATTCCCACATCTTCGAGATGCCTTTACCGATGGTGCCGAACAACCCGCCTTCTTCGTTACCGGTAATTTCGTCGAGACCAGATTCCAGACCGGCGGCGTACATGACACCGTGTACGTAGCGTTGCGCGGCAGTAAGGTTCATGCCCTCACTGCCGGTGACTGTGTCAATAAACCCGGTCATCACTTTTTCAACGTGACTTGGATCTGGAATTTCGTTGTAATCGTCAGCAAAATCAACAATATGGTGCATACATTTCCCCTGGTGTACCGAATAAGTTAATGACCTATAGCATTCGAGGAAACAAAAAAATAAAGTAAGGTAACCAACGGAGGCCGCAACCCCCGTTGGTTATCTCTTATCGATGTATCGGTATTACTGTAGCGGTGCACTCTTTACCCCCATCCCTGCTTCCAATGCGGAAGCCGTTGTAACCGCCACCGGCCCGAGGGCCAAATAGCTCGCTGTACCCCATCGTGTAAGCCACCTGGAAACTTACCCCGTACCGATGACGATAGTCCATTACAAAAGCCATGGACACTAAAGCTTCGTCAGCTAACGATACCGGTGGTAGTGGATCATCCAAATCGATGTAGCGTCGTGGTTCTTCTGAAAGGTGGTTATACAGCGCGGTACCGATGTTGACGGCCATGCTGTGACTCAGGCCGTATTTCATCATCGACCAACGCACCCAACGTGGATGCACTGCTCCCTCACCCCGTGTAAATAAACTAGGTTCTGTAGGTTCCGGTGTGTACTCCGACCGACCTGGTACCTTAAGCACCGGTGTAACGGTTTGGAGAATCCCGAAGAGCGGCATTGCCAAAGAACGCATTGCCCCTACGACCCCAAGACTTGCTGAAGTAGCTTTATTAATCACAAGCTTTACCTCACGTACTTTATCGTTGAATTGGTTTTCAGTTTTCCTATTGTTGCAGCAGCAGCTTGAACATATCACGGCGTTTTTCCTTAAGACGCTCGATGTCGATATGGTCTCACTTTACTTTCAACGGAGATCTGTCCAACGATTGAATCAAGGCCTCTTTTGTCTGATTGAATCGTCCAAGGATATGTCCGTACACCATTCACTGTTTACGCAGTGATTCCCATGGGTAACTTCTGTAAGCTTACCTTCTCGTTATAATCCAGATAAACACTGGTTACCACAGCTCCAGTAGAACCGTGACCATTCTCTTAAACCAAGAGTAATTCCGAGGTAATCGGTTGCGAGGACCAACTATGTATTGTTGGTAGTCGGCACTCCCCGAGGAATGGCCACGGTAGTAGCTGGAAGGCAGAGGCGTAATCGTGCGATTCGGTCTGTTCGACATAATTAATAAGTCCGTTTAGTTAAATAATAAATTGGCCAAGCAAAAGAAACAAAGGCTAGGCCTGCCCAATTGGGCAGGCCTAGTTTATTGCTTAGCCCATGAGAGCGGCGATGGAAGCCGGCAGCGCAACCTGAGCGGAACCACCAGCTGGTGCTGGCAGACCGATAGGTGCGCTGTCAGTACCTTCCGACAGGTTGCTGGAGATTGCACCCTGAGCCAGACGACCCAGACCCGAACCCAGCGCACCAGCTGCCAGACCCAGAGTACCAGCAGCGGTGTACTTGCCGAACTGGTTGTCGATCACGCCTTCCAGCATTTCACCAGCGAAGAACGAACCGACGATACCGGCAACTGCACCGATACCACTGCCGACGCTCAGGCTGCCACGGTGACCAGTTTCCAGAGCAGCGCCCAGCAGAGCACTACCTGCGGCAACCCAACCAGCACGCACGCCGTCGTCACGTTCACCACGCAGGGAGAAACGCGAACGAGCTTCAGCCGACTGAATAGCCGGTTTGAAGGTCTTGGCGAATTCCTGGAACTTGGCGTTTGCTTCAGGCACCTGGCTGACGAAGGTGTGGAACTGTGCATCGTTGCTCAGACCTTCCGGTGCTGCTTTGGCGGTTGCCGAAGCTTGTGGTTGGAAGGCCAGGTTCTCGGACAGGAACACGTTGTACAGCTCGTCGCGTTGCGCTTCGGTTGCGTAACCAATAACCACCAGGTCAGCAACAAAGATTTCCAGAGCGGTTTTCGGTTTGGCTTCGTTGTTCATAACAGTCGACTCGTTGGTGGCGGTGGATGCGGCAGGCGCAGCGGTTTCAACAGCAGGAGTGTTAACAGCGGTCAAAGCGATCAGAGTAGTTTTCATGGTTGGTTGCTCCAGGGAAGTGTTAGAAGTGTTAGAAGTTTGTTCGGCGGTAGCGGCAGGTGCCACTTGTTCTTGTACAGCCACACCGGATACCGGCGCGGGTTCAAGCGTTGCATTTTGTTGCTGGCCATGATTCAGGATCCATTCTTCGGAACCTGGTTCACCGACCAGTTGATGCGTTTCAGAGTGCACAACGCTTTCTGGCGCTGGGGTCTGAATGTTGATTACCGATTCACCGTGCAGCTCGTCCACTGGGATCAGTGTACCTTCCAGGGCCGCAGTTGCAGGGGATGTTGCAGCAGCCAGCAGAGTTGGATCTGCTTTACGCACTTGGTTCATGCTGAAGCCAGTACCGAGTGCTTCGTTAACGCGTTTCAGGAAAGTCTGACGATGCTGCTTTTCCAGGAACGCTTCGTCGAACATCTTGGCCTTCAGTACAGCCTGGATGGTTTGTGCATCGCCGCCATTGCCTTTGATTGTTTTCAAAGCTTCGATGGTAGCTTCCAGAGCCAGTTCATAAACAGGGCGTTCAATTTGCGAATTCATTGGGTGTTGCTCCTTGTCGGGAAAGTGTAATGTTCTGCGTAACACAAAGATATTTGTATTACTTACTGTGATAGTTATATAGACCTGAAAAAGAATATAAGTTAAAAATAAACGCAATCAAACATATACCCCTTATCCCGCATTAGCGGGATAAGGGGTATAAATTACTTACCGAGGCTGTACGCTTCGTTGGTAAAGGTTAGTTTACGGCCCGCCCAATCGGTTAATACGGTTTGGCACGCCAGGATGTCATACTGGTTAAAGTCGTAGGTCAAACTCATGTGCGGAATGTAACCCGCATACGGAGTCTCGTAACCAGCGGCTTTAAGGCGGAGGTGTTCTTCTTGCAAGTCCTTACTGGTCAAACGAAAGATCAAACCGTCACCCAGAATCTCCAACGCCACGACATGCGCTTCGAAGATTCGTGTAGGGTCCAGAACAGCTAGGGGTTTATCGATATCCCGCTCATCGTAGATCAGCGTTGAGTGGAAGTCATGCTTGGGTGCAGGAGCGATGCCAGCAGCACTCAGAAGAGTAATCAGCTCTGCTTCGAAGTCACTGGTCAGTTCAACCGAGATGTAGCTGTAATCCATCATCAGGCGCCTCAGGAAGGGAAGGGGGTGTCCAATACAATCCCTTGGTGGTTGTCGACGATGTCCAAACAACGGAACACAGCAAAGACCCCCTTGTGTTCAGTCGACAGCCGGTTCGCTTCTTCCATCGCCAGCGCCTTGGTCTGATGACGATAAGGAACGTTGTGGATGTTGACCGCGCCGGTTTGGGTTACCTTACCGATAATGAAACGACCCAGCGTCTTGGCGTACTTCGGTTTGTAACTTGCAGTGCCAGCCAGCGTGAGTTTGTTGTGGTACATCTGGAAACCTTCCCAGCGTGCATTCACCCACTGCATGACGTACTTGTCGCGGGAATCACGGTCCAGTACCTTGGGATCGAACGAGCCTTCTTCAAACAGCAGGTTCTCGAACTCTTCCCGTAAGGTGCAGTTCTTGTTATCCGGACGAGCAGCCACCGGAGGCATGCCATGACCCTGTTGCAATTCGCGAGTAGTGCGGCGCGTTAGGGGAATGGCCACGACGTAAGGATCCGTGTCGTTAGCCGGGGTGTAGACCATTACTGGTGCATCTTCTTTGACATTTGGACCAATGCGTTCGTGCAGGACTTCTACCGCTTCTAACAGAGCGGCTTCAACGTTAGGTTGCCCCAACTCTACGGTGCGCTTGTTTACCCATGCTTGATCAATTGCGCGCAGCGAGAGTGGTTCGGTGGACAAGAAATCCACCGGAGTCAGTTCTTGAACAGTCATTGCTTATTCTTTCCTTGAGTTTATTCGTGGCTACCCGGTACATCGAAGTTTGGTAGCCCTGGAAGGTCTCCGTCCAGAATCTCGGAGACCCAGCGACCGCCGGCCATTTCAATCGCACGCCAATCAGCAGTTCCGCCGATTTGTTTGGCGTACTCGTTTAGCAAACGCGGGTGATAGTTGTGGTCGCCCATGAGACAATGGCCGAGGCGATCAGCGATTCTGGAAAGGTCATCGTGATCAGCACCTTCTACCCGACCATCCGGGTGCAGGACTTGGACGCCGTACCACTTGCAATAGTTTTCCATCGTCACAATGGGTTTGCCGAAAGTAGACGGCGACTGACACAGCAGCGGAATGCCGCGTTGACTTACGTAGACCTTTGTCTTCGGTTGCCCCGGAACTGTGACCCACTGGATGATGTGTGGGTCACTCTCTTTATTACGCCCCGGAACTTCTGCGGGTGCTTCTGGTTGAATTTCGTTCGCCATCTTTGTTTCTCCCCTGAAGAAGGTTGTTTAGGTCCGAATATCTTGTCGTGGAATTTCATTGAAGCCACCATACCGAACGCAGCCCCACACCCCGCACTTATCCCAATGGTCCACTCCCCCTTAACTACTAGGGTAATAGCGGCTACGTCAAACGCCGCCATTAAGAACGATGTGAAAAATACAGAGCGGGTGTGGTTACCTATTACGTTCTTGTACTGGAACCCTTTTAGAAACACCGCACAAAAAGACGATCCAACACTAAGAGCATATAACAGCATTAGCTTAATCCGCTGTATTCAGTGTCATGGGTGGTAGGTTTGGCGGCAGCGTCTTTAGCGATCTGGTCCGCCTCTTCGTTATCAGGGATACCGGAGTGAGCCTTAACCTTAATGAACTTAACCTTATTCACCCTGAGCAACTCGTTCAGGATGATCCACAGGTCTTTGTTCTTGACCATCTCGCCGTTGCGGGTAAGCCAGTCATTACGGTACCAGTTCTTGACCCACTTAGTCGAACCGTCAATGGTGTACTGTGAGTCGGTATAGATGTTGATCCGGGCGTTCGGACCAAACTCCTCCAGCGTGGCAATTACTGCCATGATTTCCATGCGGTTGTTGGTAGTTAAGTAATAACCCTTGGAGAGTGTGACCTTCTGGTCTCCGCATCTCACCACAGCCCCATATCCGCCAGGCCCCGGGTTGCCCAAGGCGCTACCGTCAGTATGCACCTCGTAAACAATCACCGGAGCCTTCTTAGCTTTTGCCATCTAACACACCGCGCTATGCCGTAAGTATTTCAAATGAAAGGCCTTCTCTATTATCTTCAATAGATCGACCCGAGAGTTAATGCAGTCCCGAATATACCGGAGTTGATCCAAGATTAATTCTTCGCCCCGTTCTTGCAGTATCCGGAACAGTTGGTCGTCAAAATTGGGATGACCGAATTCAATGTGAAAACGATTACCCCTGAGATCGGGCGCAACCGCCCAAGCATCTTTAGCCGTTTGAAAGGCATACAGGGTAGTCCGTGGCAGAGTGATCTCCAAGAAGAACATCCGGCTACGGATATACACTGTGGGTGCTGTTAACCGTACACTAGTCCAAAATACATCGGAAATGTATAACAGTCCTACACAGTTGACGTGGCTATTCGTTGCATTCACATGTGTAAGATCGATGTCGGCGTTAGTAAAGAATGTGCAGTGCTCCAGACTACAGTCTACGATACTGACAGTAGACTTGGTTGAAATCACCGAACAGGATTCAATCCAACAGTTAGAAATCCAAGCATTTTTAGAGACGGCGGCATCTAAGAGCTCTACCTCGTCAAACGTTACCCCCGTGTAACTGTTTCGTTCTTTACCGTCACTGACAAGCACATCAGAGATGGTGTAGTTACACCCGATGCTGTAGATGTTGGCAACGGCGCAACGCCCGTGAAAGGTGTCGTTCTTACTCGTGCAGTTCTTGAGTACCACATCGCAGTACTCAAGGTCCTCAATATCCTCGTCCTCGTTCACCTGAAGTGACAGGTATTTGTTCGAGTCCACCTCCACGATGGATTCAGGACAGAGGCTGTATTTCAACATGTACTGCCCAATCGGGAAGTAGTAGCGGTCAACGCCCTCAATAGGTGCCGCGAGTTCCGGGAGGGGCATCGCGTTCAGCTTTACCCCGTCCAAATACAGACCCGGTTTTTGTGTCATATTGGATCTCCTAACGTTCTTTCGAATTCAGCCCACAGGACCTGGATGATTCTCCGGCGAGAACGAATGCAATCTACCACGTAATGATAGATGTCTTTCGGCAGAGCCAGTTCACAGTCAACCAATAACTCGGTCAACTTGGCCTCGAACTCTGGGTCATCCACCGGGACGTTAAACCCACCGCCTTGCCGGGTGATGGCAAACTCATCATTCCCCGTCTGATAACAGTACAGTGTCAGGTTAGGGAAATCCAAGCTGAAGAAGTACAAGCGGTTAGGGATGTGGCAGTCATCCACCTTCAGGTACATCTCGTTCAAACGGCTGTCGATTATCCGGATGAAATTCGCGGCATGTACACTGGCGTCGTTGAACTTACTCCCCTCCAGAACCAACGCTCCCTTAGAAGAGAACGACGAGTTCTTCATCGTGGACCCTTCGATACGTGCCTGACCCTCTGTGTGGACCGTGGAGTTGATGATTGACGAGTTGAGTACGAAGCTACCATCAGAGATCGTAGCGTTCTCCAAACGCGAGCTGATGACCGTCTGGTTGACTAACGGGTGCAGACGCGCGGTTTGCATCGACGAACGCGAGATATCCGAGTTCACGATGTTGCAAGCATTGGTCACCGTGTTGCTCAATACGCAGTTACCAGTAAAGGTATCGCGGTAACTGCTGCTGTTCGTGACGGTTACCCACGCGTGATTCTCGTCATCATTGTCCTCTTCGATTTCCAAGTCGAGGTAAGCAGCAGAGTCAATCTTGACCACCGAGTGTTCATCAAGAAAGAAGTGGAGTGTTAGGATCCCCACGGCTACTCGGTATTGATCGAAATCCCCAACACCGCCTTCATCGTCAACAGAGGGGTAAGTGTTTAGCCGGATAGGTTCCAGCTTGTGACCGTCAATGTATACGCCAGTTTCGTGTTCCATCAAAAAGCTCCTAGCAAAACATAACCCACCGGAGTTTCCTCCGGCGGATTAGTGTTCAGTTAGACTGCGTAGATGTCGTCCCAAGGCCTTGTGCGGTCACCAACTTCGCGGACAAGCTGTCTAGCTTCATCCAACAGGCGAACGACTTTCAAACGAGACGTGATCGAGTCAGTCAGGTAACTCGCGATGCTGCGAGTCAGTAAGGTTGGTTGTGTGTGAAACCCTTCAGGGTCCATTGACAACTGCATAGCAATGAACTTCTGAATATCTTCGTCCGGAGTATCCAGACGCATGCGCTCCATGCTGTGTTGCTGAGTGCCCAGATCGAAATCCCGGCGAGTGGAGCGAACGAAGTACAACTTGTGTTGCGGGGTATCCAGCTCCAGGTAGGAGAACTTGTTGGGAACGTACACCGACGGAGCGCTGATGTGCACACCATTGAAGCGGGTGTGTTTCACCAACAACTCACCCTCAGCGATTACACCCGATTTGTTCAGGTGGACATCTTTGACGGTAATACGGGTACCGCGAACGTTGGCGTCGAACAACTGGCTACCGGTAACCGTGACGTACCCGCTGCCGCTGACTTGAGTGTCGTGGATTTGTGAGTCGCGGTAAACACCGTGGGACACTGCCGAGTTAAACACCGAGGTACGCTTGAACTGACCCTCTTTAACGTTCATGCGTTCACGGATGTCTTTCGTCGGCACAGCTGGCTCTTCGCTCAGGTGGTTAAAGCCATACCCGTAACGATGGTCCACTTCCTTGGTACGCGCCAGTACAGAATTGTTCAGCACGTTAAAGGAAGACTCGGTGTTCACCAACAGTGATTCACCGATTGGCAGATCCTCGTTGCTGGACGAGTTGATCAAGACCAGTGTGCCATGAATGGCGAGGTTGGTTGGAGCGTGGCTGTTATGACGCGTTTCACCGCCACCCAGGGTAACTGTGGAGTTACCGTCCAGCAAGTAGTACGATTCAATCCCGTTGTTCTTCAACAGATACAGCGAGAAGACTTTGTCGGCGTACAACTGGCTGACCTGGTGTGGCAAGTAGAACGCCTTCGGCAACAGGCTGTTACGGATGCGGTTGTAATCGACTTTCAAGCCGGTCGCAATCGGTTCCTGCAACACGCCTTCAAACATGAAGGTACCGGTGGCCTGAACCGATTGCAGCGCGTTGGCCACCGCTTCGGAGATCTTGGCTTCCGGGTCGAGGCCAGCCGCCTTCAGCACCTTTTCGGCGTTACGGATCTGGCGGTCGGTTGGCACTTCTTCGGCAACATCGGTGCCCGCAGGGGTTATGTGAGGCGCGGTAAAGCTCTTAGGATTATCCGAAGTCTCTTGAGCGATAGTCCCGATAGGTTCTTTGAAGGCCTTTTCCAGGTTCTTCTCGAACAGACTGTTTGCGGCTTCCTGAGTGAAACCTACTTCCTTTGCGGTGTCTAACGCCTTGAGCGCTTCGGCCACAGGCTTCAGGGTAAATTTATCCCCGTTGGCTGGTTTCTTTTCCACTTTACTCATGAAGTGCTCCTGCTTTAATCTGTTGAATGAGTGCATCGATGCTCGAGGCAGCGGTTGCGTTAATCGTAGGGATATGCTGTTCAGCTGCTTTTAGTATCTTGCTCTGACCAGGCTTCTCCCCGATGAGGAGGTAATTGCAATCCTTGGTGAGTTTATCCACCAGTTCAATACCATGATCCCCGAAGTAGCTTTCCAGTTCTTCCCGGGCTTGACCGATGGTACCGGTGATGCAGACCTTCAGTTCCGTAATCGGACCCTCAGGCTCAACCAGAACATTAAGGTTCGCCAAGATACCTTCTGCGTTCTCCACGAACTCTTCACTTTCAAAGCTCAGGGCAATCGGGATAGACAAACCAGCAGAGAACCCTGGGATCTTGATCAGTTCGTCAGCATTACCCAACCACTGAAGCAAGTTCACATTCCCCGGCCATGCGGCGGCCAGCTTCTTGGCACGCGTCAGATCAACACCAGGCAGACCCAGCGCCTTAATGACACGGGACAACGGTTGACCTTTGCGCACTTCCTGAATGCGGTTGTAGATCTTCTCACCTACCACACGTTCATTTAGAAGAAGGATATCCACAGGCAACTTGATATAACCCTGTTCGATCAACTCGGCAACAGTCACAGGACCCAAGTCGTCGATATCCAGCGTGCGTTTGTGCGCAAGGTTCACGCAACGCAGCACAAGCTGTGCAGGACAGTCTGTGACGTTGGTACAGATGAGATCGGCACTCTGCTTGGTGATGCGCTTCTCCAGCGGCATGCAGCAGCTAGGGCACTCCTCAGGCGCTTTGAAGAGTTCACCTTCGCCATGTTCAATCACACGGTTCAGACGAGGGATCACATCCCCGTTACGAGTCACACCGATTACCGAACCTTTACGCAGCTCCACCGCTAGGAACTGTTTATAGTTGTCCAGATACGTGCGAGCACAGATCACCCCACCAATGCGGGTAGGAGCGTAAAGCCCCACCGGCACCACACGACCAGTACGAGTGGTATTCCACACGATATCGGTCAGAGTAGTAGCAACCTCCACATCTGGGTACTTGTACGCCAGCGCCCAGTTAGGGTACTTGTTGGTGACCCCCAGCTTTTCTTGCAATTCAAAGTCGTCGACCTTGATCACAATACCATCGGCTGGCCAGTCCTTGCTGTTGATGTTCTCCCGGATCGCTTCCAGCGACGCAACAGGCGCGCAATGGAAACCCAGCAGGGTCAGGTGGTTACGCAGTTCGCTGTACTTCTTCTTGCCCAAGGTACTGCTGCAATAGTAAGCGCCGAACCGCAGGATCCCTTTAACCGCGTGGTTCTGGTTCTCCGGCAAAGCACGAATCCAACCGCTGACTGCGTTACGAGGGGTAGCGGCTTGTTTAAGCGCTGTCTCGTTATACAGTTCAAAGTCGTGACAGGTGATGTGCCCTTCACCGCGGATGTTGACAGTGCCCGGGACAGGAACGTTGTTCAGGTCAGTCAGCATCCTTGGGATGTTCAGACCGAACAAAGGCAAAGCATGGGTAACGTCTTCGCCCACCAGACCGGACCCACGAGTCACCATGGATATCAGTGGACCGTCGACATACGTCAGTTCCAACGCAATACCGTCCAGCTTAAGTTCATAGAAGAACAGAGTGTCTTCCGGGAACCGTGCGAGGAACTTGTCAACCGCGTCTTGGTTCAATCCCTTCTTCAAGCTCAGCATTGGGCTATCGAAGGTAACGGGTTTCAGGCCTTCATTAGTAGGCTCGTGGATTGGCACGGGTTTGCGAGCGGTTTCGAACAGTTCGGCAATTTCCGGGTGTTCCTCGGCCAACTCTTCGAAGCGCTCGACCATCTGGTCGTACAGATAATCTGGGATCTCAGACGTGTCCTTATTGAAATAAAGATCCGCGTGGTACATGATGTCACGATTTAAATCGTTCATCTCTGTGAAGATCGTTTTATGTTTTGCTTTCATTGAAAAACCTTCAAGCATAAATAAGGTTAAGGTAGGAGCCTGAGGATACCTCCCCAAGCTCCATGGTATTCTTAATGAAGGGTGTGCTTTGGCTTATTGAGGAAGGAAGTCGTCGAGCCAACAATGACACCGACTTTCATACGCTCAACATCCCCTACCAGCAAATGCGGATCCACCGACCGGAGGAATTGGAAAAGCATCGAAGGGTTGCCAGCCTCGTCGTCGATGATTTGTTTTACAAAACGGTGCGTAGAAGCCGGCAGAAGCATGGACAGCTTTTCTACCTCGTCTGCTTCGTCGTCGAGTACATCCATACACGTTTTATCGAGGACGACGTCGTCAGGTTCCAAATCGAATGCAACCAGAAAAGCCCGGTACACTCTTAGCAATTCTTGTTTGGTCATCAAGTGACCCCTTGTACAGTTGGTGAAGTTTCCCATTACGATGACTGGTACAGTTCTGTTTAATGTGTAATGGGAAACCCCAGCCGGTTTCAGCCCTTGGCACGATCGGCCATGAACTGATTGAGCGCTGCAATGTCTTTCAGGTCCTGAGGTTCTCGGTGGGTATCAAGCCACTCGCGTTTCAGGCACTGTTTATACGTCAGCAACGTCATTGGATCAAAGCAGGTCATGCCGTCAATTTCGACAGTATCGTGAGGAATGTCAAACGGCCGAACAATGCAATTGACCGACCAAAACAAGGTCTGTGATTTATCAAGCAGCCGGATAATACCGGAACCCTCTTCACACCAGACTAGGCGTTGTTTTTCGTTCAGCTCCTTGAAACGTTCAGGGGAAACCCAAACGTTCAGGTCAAGTGTGCTTTCACGGATACCCATCGCCATGAGCGCGCCACCGCCGCCCAGTACGAGTTCACCTGGTTCGAACCACTTGGGGCCTTCAATAGCTGGCGCGTTGGTTGCCAGGTCGTACAGGCGCTTCAGTTGTTCTTTGTTCCAGATCATTACGCCATCCTCGCGGTAAGTCGGGGTGATCGCACTAGAGATTCGAGTTGGACAATTTCCATGAGGTCCCGTTCCCGCTTATTAGGTTTACGGTTCGGCATGGCCGCCAAGTGACGCTTCTGTTTCAGCATCTCACTTGGACTATAGATCCAGACGTTGTCCACGCAAACAATCCCAGTGGTGTCACTGAGTTCGTGCAGGTCAATGAAAGGATCGTACTCAATACGGGGTGAAACGTTTTCTTCAAGAAGTACCGGTTTGGACATACCAACCCATTTGAACGTCATGGGGGATACGTCCACATCCAGATCCACGGTTTCTTCGCGGACGTCCATCATCACTAATGCACCACCGGCGCTCAGTATCACCAAATGTGCCGGATCACCCAGAGCTGTTACCAGTGCTTTGTAGCGTGATATCACTTGATCCCTGTTCATCCTGTCGCCTCGACTGCGGTGTGATAATTGCTGGGGCGATTGCCCTCAGTTGTTTAAAGAACTGCCCCGACGCCCAAGCATTAATGTTTTCGCGAACGTAACTGCCAAACAGTGATTCCTTGACGAAGTTCTCAAAGGCAACCTTTAAAGTTTCCTCAGAACTGCCGCTGCTTGGAACTAAACCTTTATCACGGATCTTCCGAACCGCTTCCGATAAACGGATACGGTCCAAGCTAATATCCATGATCCAGGCTGGATAACGTTTACGCAGCACAAAATACAAAGCGCCGTGTTCCTCTATAAAACCAAGAACAATCGTACTCTTTCTGTCTTCTGTTTCGGCTTCGATCAGAATTGGTTCGAAGGACCCATTAAAGAAGTCTGGGTCCAACTGGAAAAAAGACTTTAAGTTCATGCACCCTTTCTCAGTGAGGCTGTTGTGTCAGGTAGTTGATGAGGTTCACCACACTCTGCTGAACCTGGTAAGTAGCGCCTGGGTTCAGGATGGTGTAGTTGATCGCACTACGACCGGAATCGTCGAACTGAACCACCGCCTGGTTCGAACCGGCAAACGCGAGGATCGCAGTTTTAGGGTGACCAGGTTCCTGTTGGATATTAGCGCTGGCGAGACCAACACCACTTGGGTTGAAAGCGATAGAACCGTCGGGTTGTTCGGCGACGGGAATCTGGATGACGTTGTTCATTACGGTGTTCCTTTAGTTCTTGAAAAGGTGATTATGTCTTTGTTCCATAAACATGAGGGTTTCAGGTACAAATACAACCCAGCTGATCAAGACCCTAAAGTCTGAACAACTAGGTAATATAGGTTTGAAATTATTAAGCAATAATGCTGTCCTGATTTACTTCCCCCGTAAGAGTCAAACCTTCATACCGCATGGCGATTACGTTTGGTTTGTTAAACAATCCGTACTGGTTCACATAGTGCGAAACCATGAAGAGTTGTCGTGGTGACTTCTGCCGGGTGTATTCCTGAACGAAGCTAAAGAACCTGCCCCGATTAATCTCGTCCAAGTTAACCCCCACCTCGTCCATCAGCAACGGGTATTCAACCGGGTGGTACGAGAGCATCACAAACCGGAAAGCCCAGTCAATGAGGTCGCGTTCCCCTGCGCTGCAATCCGTAACGTCCGGCGTAGGCGAAGCATCCCCCACAATTACCGGGAACTTGTACGTCAGATCCCCGTTCTCTTTACTGCAAGGCTTAATAACCAGAGGCTTGGCGTAGATCGTCTTGAACAAGGCGTTCATGTTGGTACACACCGCCTTGATGAAGTCACCCATCAGACGACCAATCAACCCCTTGTTCGGACACAACCCATCCATGTAGATGTCGACAATCAACAAACGTCGCTTCAACCGCTCGATGTCACCACTGATCGAGTTCACCACTGCTGTCAGGGAACGGTTCTTAATGATGGAGGTCATGTAGTGGTCTTTCTCCTCACTGAGGATACTGATCCGCTCATCCACCTTCTTCCGGAACTCGGCTTTCCCCTGATTACCCAACCCGATCATGATCTCTTCCCGCAGCCCGTGTAACCGATTAACATCTCGGCTGTACGACACGATGTGATGCTGAGTCCGCTTCAAAGATTCCAGACGCTCTTTGTAGTGGGTGATCTGGTTGTTCTCGACCAACAATTCTTTCTCAACACTGGCCAAGTAGTGAGCGACGTCCAATGCGTTGTTTCTGTCCAGAAGCCCTAAGCGCGTGTCTAGGACGTTCTGTTCCATAAGCAACTCATCTTTCTTCGCCAACAGGCTAAACCGCTCAGAGAAGGCAAGCAGCGCGTTTAACAGTCGGTTTGAATCGGTTTTGCCGATGTCGTACTCTTTGATCAGGGTGGGCAAGATCCCGCAGTGGTTATTCTCACGGACAAACACAAACAGCTGGTTCATCCCCAAGTACCAATCCGCGTCGTTCTCGATCTGACGCTTGACGTCGGCTTCTTCCTTCCTCAGGCGTTCGACCTTCGCCACCAGTGCAGCCTTCTGCTGTTTCAGGTGCTCGATCTCAGCCGGAGTAATACCGATCTTGAACGCATGCTCGCAATCAGGACATTCAACCGTTTCCGCTTTCTCATAGTGAGTCAGCTTGTGGGTCATATCGTCCAACGACATGGTGGTGTGCCGCAGTTCGTTTGCCAGCTGATCTTGCAGCGTCAACCAACCCTTGTAGGTTGCCCCGTTGACCGCAGGATCGCTTACCACGGTGATACGGCCCAAGAACTCACGGAAACCAGTGATCACCAGTTCTAAGTTGCCCAGCGGGATCTCAGGGTCATTGAACACCGGATACTGCTGCAACAACACCGCGTACTGGGCCAGCTCTTGTTCCAACTTAGCCAAGTCCTCACGAATGTGATCCGCTTGAACCTGAAAGACTTCTGGGTCAGCCAAGAACTCTTCCAACCCGTCCAAGACCCCAGCGTGCTCAGCGATCACTCGCTTCAATACACCGGCTTGTTCTTGGTGACGGTTCATCAGTTCCGTGGTGAAATTAATCGCTTGGGCTACCTCTGGCTGGGTGTAGATAATCCCGCTCAGTTTATTTGTAGTCAATTGATCAACTAGGCGATTAAAGTCTTGGATCTTAACGGTTAAGTCACGATCCACCGTAATGCCTTCCAGCCCGCCACGAACTAACAGTGAGTCCCGAAGTTCCCCTTCGATGGTCTTGATGCGGACTTCAAGTTCATCGATCCCGTACTCGTTAATCTCCGCGAGCTTACGGTTCTCTTCGGTGTAGCGTGCAATCTGATTCTTGATCGCCGCTTTCAACTCATTGCGTTCGTTCTTGAGTTTGGTCCACACCCCCAAGGCGTAGTCGGTGTCGTTCGGGTAGATCTGCATGAAGATCTCTTTTCGTTTACCGGGAGACATCAACGACAGCAGATCAACCACGCGCAAACCACTCAACACTTTATTGAGGGTAGAATCCAAGCGGAAATAACTCGACACCAATTCTTTCTGTGAAGCCCCCGTGCCGTTTGGATTGAGTTCCTTTCCATTCAGCTTAAAGCTATGACCGTTACCTTTACCGGTATACGAGTCTAGAGCGAAATGGCGGTCGCCGATTTGGATTTCGACATACTTGCGGCCGCCTGCTTCGTAGTTCCCATTTTCTGGGGGAAGCGGATTCATTTCTTTCAGAATGCTGGTCTTACCACTACCGTTCGTTGAAATGAACAGGTTAATCATGTGGGGAGTAGTCAGTTCAACTTTCTGGATCCCACTTTTCAACAAAGGAATGTATTGTTCCAGGATAAGTTTCAGCAACATGATATGGTTTCTTTATATTGACTAGTGGTCTACAGAATGAGGCAAGGAGTATGAACTTAATCAACCATTTGGGTGTGGGCACTGTTGCCAGCACTAAGCAGACGAACACCAATGAGATCATGGTGTACCTGCCGAGCATGGCACCAGCCGCCGATGGTCGTGTGGTTGCCACTGCTAAGGAAGTCGAGAAGAAGAGCGAAAACGCCTATGGGGAGGAGACTACTAGCCGCGTACTGACGTCCAACACCTTCCCGGCGGTATGGCGTTCCATGGGGGACAGTAACCGGATTACCCCACCGGATGTGCGTGAAGGCTCTAAGGTTTCGATCTATCAGGTATCGGGCCAGAACACCTACTACTGGACCACCTTCGGCATCAACGCCGAAACCATGCGACTGGAAACAGTGGTCATGGGGTACCAGGCTAACCCGCAGCAAGATGAGAACACGCCGTTTAACATCGACAACTTCTACACCATGACCGTGTCGACCCACGAAGGGTTCATGGCGTTGAGGACCACCCAGTCTAACGGTGAGAAGGCAGCCTTTGAAGTTAAAGTCGATGGCATGAATGGTCGGATCATGATGGGTGGTAGTGGGGGTAACTTCCTCGTTAAAGATGATGTCGCTAAATCACTGACTTACGTGAATGCCGACAAGACCATCTTCCAAGTCGAAAAGAAGAACGTTAAGGTCTACGCTAAAGATTCGGTTACGTTTAACACGGACGAAAACTTTAACATCCTGACCAAGATGTTCAACTTGAAATGCAAGAACATCGCGATTGAAGCTGATACCGCGGATATCCGTATCGGTAAAACGAAATGGACTGGTGATATCGATCAAACTGGGGATTACAAACAAGCCGGCGATTACGATCAAACCGGTGACTACACCCAGAAAGGTGATTACGACCAGACGGGCAACATTAAGTCTTCTGGTACCATCCACGCAGATGTTGACGTAACATCCTTGGTGTCCTTGAACTACCACCTTACTTCCTTCGTTCAGAGTGGCAGTGGTGAATCTGGTCCTCCTGTCCTTTAATAACCTTACTACCTCCAGCCCCATTGCGGAGGCTGGAGGTAGGGGTTATGTTTGCTTAGAACACGTCGCGATGCGTAAAGAACTGGTTAGGTCCATCCGCACCATCATCAACAAAGCAAGGGATCGCTGAACCGCGGCGAGTAGCACTAACAACGTGGTTACTCATCACCATGTAATCCTTAACCTGCTGAAGTACGCCGTTTACTGCAATGCCGAACATCACTTCATTGTTGGCGACCTCCCGACGGACATCAGAACCCAACACTGCAATAACGTCACCGTAACGAACCAAGTAACAGTACGTGGTTCCCGCAGGGTTAACCTTGAGTGCAAATTCCTCACCCAAGACCATCGCTTTACCGCCAATCACCAACCGGCCGCCCGCAGGTACGCGAACCCACCCAGCTTCGTTGACGTTGAATGGATCAACCTTGGTCACACCACCCACTTCCAACATGGTGTTTGTGAAAGCCCCATTGGTTGCGTCGTATTGGAACACCCCCTTGTTAGGGATTAGAATCGGAGGAAGGAGTTCGTCCACCAAGTCAAACTGCTGGGTCCCTGGGTAGAGACGAACGACGTTGGTCTTGACCGGTGTGAACGCCGGGAAGGTAGACCCCCCAAACCCAGCACAGGTAAAGCTGATGTCGCCGTAGTTGTTACCGAATGGACGGGTCAACACAAAGCCGGTGGTGTTTGCGTCGATGTTGACGATTTGCAAGTCGGAGTAATCCATCCGCGTACCGTCACCCGAACCCGACTTCCGATTCCCTACAGCCACAGGCCCGCTAGCCGCGGTTATCGGCTTCAACGCTACCCCGTTGGTCTGTTTAAAGTCCAACGTAAAGATGTTGTTGATCACCGAGTATCTTGCTGCTGCTGCTTCAGCGTAACTCACCCCGTCAGAGACCACCACGAGCGCCTTGGTGCCCGTTACCGCAAAGACCTGGATCTCTGGTACCCGGAGGGTTGGGTCAACCCCTGGGTTGAGCACAGCAGCCCTGTCGGTTAGATCGCGCATTACCGCTTGCATACTGAGCATGCTTGCAACAGCCATCTCGACATCAGCACCGACTGTCAACACTTGGTTTGCGAACGTGACACTGGCTTTACCCACATGCCGGTTGGCCGACGTAAACGCCAACGCATTGTACCCAACACCCGCCGAGGCTTTGTTAACCGCAACCGCCATCGACACCGGTATCAGTCCAATGTCATCCATTGGGGTTCTTACTTCCGGCAGCCTTACGCCAAACACACCATCACCCGTTTGAGTGCTAACGATGCTAGCGTTGTTCCACGTCAGCAACGACCAACTGAACAAACCAGTACCGGGATTCAACCCGTAAACCAGATGTTGAGTAACCGCCGCGTTATGGGTCACCGGGATAATACGCTCGGGCAATGGACCGAATGGTGCATGACGACTTGGGGCAAAGACTTCGGTTATTGCATCCGACGGGTCTGCCACAGGACGTTGAGCCAGCATCCAGTCGATCACACTGGTGTAATCCGTGCGGTAACGCTTAACCCGCATCGCCAGCTTAGAACTACGGGCTTTAACCATGAGCCCCGAGTTCAACAACACACCAGGCGACTGACTAATGTTGTTAAGATCGAATGGGTTGTTCACAGTGAAGAACGAAGACCCGGCCGTAGGCAACAAGTTCGCATCCAAGGTGTCCTTGACGCGACTCCCGATGGTTTTGAACAACGCTGTCCCACCGGCCACCAACGTACCCGGAATGATTGACTCGGTAAACGAGAGCACCAGCTTACTGACCAATGCGCCTTGAGTGACAACCACCCCCACGCTGACGTTCAAGTACATCTCGAAGTCAGTGGAGTTCCACACCAACACAGTAACCGGATCAGGTCGAGCCGGGTCCCCGGCAATGGTAGCGCCAGCCGGCAAGGTGAGGAAGTCGGCAAGGTTATACGTGTGGAAGCCGTTAGCCGGACCCGGGGCGGGTGAGGCACTTCCCATCTTGTCAAATGACGCCAGGTAAGAGCTGTTCACCAGTTCCGTCATGGATGGAGCCGTTGTCACGGCATTGACCGAGAAGAACCGATGATCAATCCGCAACACACCCGCTGCCAACGCTACCGAGATCCCCAAGCCTTTATAGACCGCGTTGGCGAAGTTGTTGTAGAGGAGGTAGTTACGGTTAGCCGCTGGAAGAGGCAGTGTGGAAGCGAAGTTGTAAATCTTCTTATCGCCCAAGGGACGGAAGAACCCCACCTTACCGTCGGTTGTATCCCCGCCGGTCATGTTCCAGTTCGCCCCGGTGTAGCGCGCGGCTAGGTTAGTGACCTCACTGAGACGAGCACGGGACAAGCCTTTCAACGGCAACCCCACAAACAAACTCTGTTTACTGTAACGCCCTTCATCCGACCGTGGGGAATAGATCAGACGATCGCCATCAATCAGAATCGGCACCCGGCCATTGGACAGCAGATAACGGCTCGGTTCAGGTGTTGCTGGGAGAACCGTTTCGTAATCGTCCGGGTAGTAGTACGACGCGAACTGAAACACCCCGTTCTGCTGGTAAAGAGTGGGGTCGAAGTCAGCGGTGTTCGCATCCAAGGAGGCCTTGGCCCCAGCAGGCGTTACAAAGGCGTTTACGCTGGCGTAACTGATGGACTCAGCCAATGTAGCGGTTCGGAAGTTATCCTTCTTGTCGAGCCCCACAGTGTCTTTGGTCTCACCGTGCGCCGCACCCCGTATTGCCAAGTGTGCATCAATCGGGGCAATACTGCTGTTGATCCACTGAGTAACGTGGGTATCGAGCCCATCCAGCTGATCTTTAATGCTCTTATTGAATTCGCGAACCCGGTCTTCAGCTTTAACCGTGAAGTCATTGAGCTTGTGGATCACCGCCCCAAAGGTAGGTTCCGGATTCTCAATGACAGGAGGTTCCGCTATAGGCCTGACAATAATCATAGCTCTACTCCGTGTTGAATGTGGAAAGTCAAAGGGGAATTACTTCCCCATGACCGTGGTCGTTACGGCAACAGCTCAGCGTTATGCAGGAAGGCAAACGTACCTTCGTCCTGAGGGAACCCGGTACTGACTGGGATAATGCCACCCTCACGCGTGTAACTCAGCTGATACTGTCCGACCATCAACGGCTGGTGCCGAGTAATCGAGAGGATCTGCTGGCTGTTGGTTACCACTGTTGCCGCTTTGAGCATGTTGCCGGATTTACGCATCTTGACTTCGGTCACAAGATAACGAGGTTTGTCGTCCTGTACCGTTGCGTAAATGTAGAACGTTTTGTTTTGTGGCGCTGGATCAATGTCACGCAAATCGATCGTCCCACCCTCCATGGCGTACGCTGTGCCGTTTACCAACATCCGGATGTTATCTTGCAGGAAGAGAGTCCAACCTGTTTCCGGATAAGCCGAGGCCACCAAGTAATAGTCGAGGCTATTATCCGGGTTGGTCTTCTTGATCAACGCACCCGCCCCGCCTGTGAGCATGTACGGCTGTGGGTTACCCGCCGAGATCGAGGTGCTGTCAGGTGTGTTGCCAGCAAGGGTAACGTCCGCCATCCCGATCTTAGGAAGCATGGTGACAATGTCCCCTTGCGTCCAACTGGATGAACCGCCGTAAACACCGGTGACCTTGTTAGTTACTAGGTCAATGTCGAAAAGACACAGTTGTTTGGTGTTAATGGTCTGTGTGGTGACAGTCGAAAACGGACCCATCACGTACACTTTCAGCTTGCCATTGTCCCGGTACGCCGTGAGCAACGCTTTCTGTTTCAACGCGGTGGCGAGTAGCAGGTTAGCGTCGGCCATCTTCACGTTAACGCAGGTGCGTACATGAGGAGGGGCATCCAACACCGTGATGTCTTTAATCCAGAACACGCCCGGATGATCAGCGTTGGGGGTTTCGACAACCGGGGTAAACAGCACCACTTGGGTACGGGTTTGCGAGAGGGTCGCGTCGAAGAAGTAGATCAGCGCGATACCAATGTTAAGCCCGTTGAACATCCCTCCCGCTTCACTGCCCAGAACGTTCAAGCTGAAGCCCCAGTACTTAGTAGACTGGAACACAGCCGGGATCATCGCTTTAAGCTTGTCGATGATGTTCTGGCGAATGCCGTAGAACGAATCCGCGGCATACGTCGCTTTCTTCAATCCCGGGTCCAACGTTCGAGTAACCGTCCGTGGGAAAGAGATCAACACGTTGTTACCAGCGGGTGCTTTGAACAACGTATTACGCGGGAACGTTTGGTTAGCCGAAGAGTAAGACGCCCAACCGCAGGCACTGAAACTCGTGCTCCCACACTCCACACCCCCAGCCGCCAACTCAGCCGCAGAACCAGTCATACCGATGGTGAGGTCGTTATGTCCTAGGTTGGTCTCGTACACCGCCCCTGTTAATGGGCGCGAGAAAATGTCCCCTATCGAGAGGTTGTTGACCCCCGGACGGACTTGATACCCACCCGTGACTAACCGCGTGTAAATTTTGCGGGTACCCGAGCTCTGTTCCACTGCCCCAAAGATCTCGCTGTCCGCGGTGTAGGTAACCGATCCTGGGTAGGTCCCGTTAAGAATCGGAGACTTCAGCACGGGCTTCAAGATACGACGGAAGCTCAACTGAATCGCTTGAAGATCCAAACGACCACTTAACAGACTGGCATCCGATGTCTTGTTCTTGTAACGACTGACCTCGGCAACCGACGGGAAGATGTTGCCATCCTGAATTGTCGAGGTGACGACGTCGCCGTTATCCAAAATCACCGTAGAGGCATTACTGGACTGGAAGGTGGCGTTGTAAAAATTGGTAAGGTACAGGTCCATGTACCCTGACCGTTCCGCTGGGGTGGAGTCCGTGAAGCCAACACTCAGCGCGGGTAATTTAGCGATTTGGGTCATCACCCCCGTAACACAGTTGAGCTCCCACCCGATGTCGGTCATCAATGTAATGTTGATGTTAACACCCGGCGCTGTGTAAATAGCGGCAAACCCCGGCATGATGTGGATGTAGTTGACGTTCGGCACACCCGGCTTCGGACACGAGACCACCATCGTCCGACCACTTTTAGACAGCGTAGCGATTGGCTGACGGAACGACCAAGGGCCGTACTTGATGATGGTGTTGTTGCCGTCCTTTGTGGTTGCGTTGGGTTGAACGTAACTGGCGTTGGTGAATGGGGTTCCATCCCAATCCGTGTACGTTACCTTCAGCAGTTGCCAAGCCACAGCAAGACCGCTTTGAATATCCGACACCTTAACCCGGAAGAACGCATAGTTGTCAGCGTAAGCCGTCCCATAGTTCTGCACCAATACCAGATAGTCGCCCATGTGATGGATGGTGGCTCGGTTGTTGTTCACCCACGGGGCGCCAGCGAACAGTGCGTTAACAGCGGTCATGTCAACCCGGACATACCGATGCGCACTTGGATCAAAGGTGCCGTTGGTCAAGCAGACGAACCAGTCAGGGGTAGCAGGGTTGCCCACCATCATCGCCTTACCGTTACTGCCGGCAATAATCGCGGTGGGGTTAATCCCCAAAGCTACCAATGAAGCCGGAGCATACTTGTACCCGGTGTAAATGATCTTCCCCGCTGGCTGGTCATAGTTCTCTACGTATGAATAGTAGAGCCCTTGCTGACGACCGTCGTAGTGGTTGGTGAGCATCATCAACATCCCACTGTTTTCCATACAGAAACCAGAGGTGTCGTAGAGCGCGCCCAAACCTTCGAAGGACCCATCGATGTTCGGCGGAATGTAGCTGTCGCCCGCAAAACGGCTGAGCGGCATGATTCCCTGAAACATTGCTGCGTCAGTGTCAGCCTTATACGACTTGGCTAACTGACCCACACCCATCGGGGTACTGAAGACGTCACTACGAATCCCCGCCAGTTCTTCTGCCAGTGTTGCGGTGGCGAAGTTGTCGTGGTTCCCCATGGTGATGTCAAACTTGGTGGTCTGGTGGGGAACGTTGTAATTCTCGTCGTGGGCTTTCAGTTGGTTCAGACGAGTGGTCTTCCCCGTCTTTAAACGATCGAAGGCGAGGCGTGAGGCAGCGGTAACCTTATCGTTGGCAGCAGGGTCGCGTGAACTGGAGAGCTTTTCCAGGTAAACGAAAAACCAGGTCAGCTCATACCAGTCAGTGATCTCGGTTTTAATGCTGTGCGAATGCAGCGACGACGGCAGGGTCGGCGGCATGTTAAAGACTTTGTCCCAGGTCAGTGGGCGTTTGCCGTTCTGAATCTGGTCCATCCAGTTGACCAAGTCATTGCGCGGAACGAAGTACGCCCCGATGCTTTGATAGTCAACCGAAACTTGGCTGTTAGCATCCAAGATGTTTTGTGGCAAACGAATGAACGTTTTGATAGAACGCCCGGTAACCTCGCAGAAAGGAACAAACTCCTCTTCCAAGAAGTAATCCCGGTCAAGCACCATTACCGCGCCACGTTGGTCGTACACGGTTACAAGCGCGGGTTCAGCGAAGAAGGGTGCACCGTTCGGGAGAACCCACGGACAAGTCTTGTCGGTGAGCGCAATGACTTCCCCGACAACAGTGTTGACGGGTTCAGTGCCATGAATGTCAAACTTTACCGGTCTGATAAGGTCCATTGTGTTAGCCTTTTAAAAGAGAGGGGAGGAGGGGTTCACCCTGCCTCCTCTCCAACACGTTGTTGTTTAAGGGAGAAGCTCACCCGCACGTAGCCATGGGATTTGACCTTCCGCGTTAGCCAAGCCAGAAGCCGCAGGGATAGAGTTCCCCCGCTTAGTCTCGGTAATCCGGTGGCCATCCAACGCAAACACGTTGTACCGTTCGATCGTGAGGATCTGGCGGTCGTTCGTGATTACTGTCCCCACCCACAGTTGGTAGTTAGTCTCCAACCGTTTTTCCTTGGCGATGTCATACCGCGGAACACCTTTATCCAGAATGGCGTAGATGTAGAACGTTTTCCACTGAGGAGCCGGGTCAATATCACGCAAGTCAATAGACCCCAACGGCAAGACGTACAGTGTGCCGTAGAAGACCACGTTGATGTCAGTCTTGAAGAAGATGATCCAACCTACCTCAGGATACACCGACCCAATCAATGGGTAGTTAACGAGCCCTTCCGAGATAGTAGCCGCACCACCCGTCGACAAGTCCCACCCACGCATGACCTGAATCCCGTTATCCGGCGTCATGATCCAGCCACCACCTCGACTGGAGTGGTCCATTACGTTCAGACCGCTCCAAGCATGGGACGCGTCGCGGTTGTTGTACGTAAGGAGGAAATCCCGGGTGAATTGATCCCCTGGGGTTTGAGCCATCACCCCGCAGCCATGAAGCACACTGAGGACACTCCCGTTCAGGTAGTACTGAATCCGCATTGGACCCATGGTGCTTTGTGGCGTCTCGTAATCCCCAGAGTTGTAGACCCGCAGTATGTTCACGCCACAGCTCGGAGCCCTGTGGTGAGCGATGTTGATCACCGTGAACCCAGTTACTACGTATCGCCCGCCGCTGACCGCGTAGGTCGGTTGCAGGGTCATGATGGTTGTGAACAGCGTGAACTGATCAGGGGTTCCGTCAGCGTCCGTATACTGAACAGAACACGTTACCGGCAACCAACCAAACTTGGCTGTCAGGTTAGAGAACGTCGGATCACACACGGTGACATGACGCGCGCGACCACGGTTCATGATCGCCGGAACTTCCACTTGGGCCTTGATGCTCTCCACGATATACGCCGGGTACAGAATCTCCAGCGTAGGGACAATAGTAATCGTCCCATCGGTTTCAATGCGCTGGGTGTGTTGCTGTACCAGCACAATGTCACCGGCCGCTACACCGCCTGGCCAAGCGTTACCGATCAGCTCCCGGTTAAAGCTGCTCTTTTGTGAGTTCACGCAGAACTGGGATTCCCCTACATCAACCCCGTAAGTATCCAGTTTGGCCGAGGGCACAACAACAGTAGCCCCGCCCAGACCAGCGTTCGCATTCACTCGACGAATGTTGTTGGTCAATGGCCTAGAAACAATGTTGCTCATGAAAAGGTTCTGGATTTCCGATCGGACAGCGAACTTACCCGATACGGTTTTCCAGTACATCTTCAGGGAGGTTGCCACCGACCGGTGTGCCGCTACGTAGTACTCACCGCCCGGGTTGTACAACATTCCCCGTGGGTTAATCCCAGACTCGGTTGGAGCGGTCAACGTCTCCGCCAAAATACTCTTGGGTGAGACAACATCCTGCATGTTCCCGAAAAACTTGTTGACTGTAGCAAACCGGGTCTTAGCAGTCGGGAATGACATGCTAATAGTCGCCCGGGGAAAGCCGGTAAAACCAAAAGCACCCGCCGAAATAAGCCGACCATCATCCAAGATGTTGGCACCTTGTGCTTGGTAGAAGAAGACAAGGTAATACATGAATATCGACTGGCGATACGGGACAGGGATCAAGTTGTCGGCCGATGCACCGAAGTTAACGTTAAACGGTGCGGTACGACTCTTCAACGTGAACACGCCCGTTACCGGGTTAAAGTCGTAGTTGATTTCCAGGGTGTTCCAAAATGCAGAGTTCACCGTTGGACTTACGTAAGAGGTGTACTGTCCCGCCAAGAACTTAACCGCATAACTCGCTGGGTTGTTAGGGTTCTGCGCCACCAGAGTCAGACAGCTTCGGTAGCACCCAAGGAATCCGTTAGACGGGTAAGGTGAAAACGTATGGTACCCTTTGGTAACGTTACCGCTACCGTCCCGCACCGTGGTGTACCAGCTGAAGTACGGCGAGTTGTTCCACTGCACCCCGTCGGCGTCCATGAAGCTGACGTTCTGACGGGTTGCCACGACGTCCACCTGTGCCTTAATACTGGCGATCGGCACACGGAAAATGTGTTTGAACGACAGGTTCGAGTACAAGTCAGGGTCCAGCCCCTGGACCGGCGCTGCCACTGAAGCGGATAGGAAAATGTAAACCCAATCCCCCATCATGGCCACACTCACCATGTTAAACAGTTCGCTGACGGTATGAGCACCAGGGTTGTACTGAATGGCATCTACTAGGGGACGCAGGTTGATCTTCGAGTAAACGTGCTTAGCCGGGTCCAGGGAGCCGTTTGTCACGCCAACGTAAAAGATGTCCTTGAAACTGTCGCCTACCAGAATACATTCGTCACCACTACCTTGAGCGATCCGATCCACGTTAGCGTTGTCTGGATCAAAGCGGGGGTGCTCGTACTTAAAGCCGGTGTATGTCAATAGCGCGTTGGGTGCATCGGGATCGGTCAAAACCGAGTAATACAGCCCACGGGTACGACCATCCATACGGTTCCAGAGAACTGTAATGGAGTTATCGTTTTCCAGACACATCGCGCCTGTTTCAATCACACCCCCAAACCCTTCAAACGAACCATCAATGTTTGGGGGAATAAAGTTGGTGTTACCGAACTGGGCGATCGGCATGGTCTTGGCTTCGAGGAACTCGTCGGCGTTAAAGCCGTAGTGCTCGATGATGGTCTTCAGCTCCTGAGGACGCAGGTGCATGTCGTCACGCCCTTGCAAGACATCTGCAAAGGTAGCCGTAGAGAAGTTATCAACCTTCTCCAGCGCAACGTCGTTGGCTTTTAAGCCGTGGGCGTCGTAAGACTCAGCGTGGTTCTTCAGAAACAGATCCAGCATCCGGCCATACACACCGATGTACCAGTCAACCAACTCCATGAAGTGAGTCAGACGACGTTCAATGATGTCCATGCCGTTGCGCGCAATCAAGGCTTGCATGTCACCGAGGAACTCGATGGTGTCCTGGAACGCTACAATGTCGTACAGCACACTGTGGGCGTGCAGGGTAGGCGGGAACACAGAAGGCTTGTCGCGGAGGTTCTCCCAGTACACAGGCCGGTCGTCATTAATACAGTCGACGATCAACCCCAGCATGGTGCTGTCCAACAGAGGGAATTCCCCGACGACGTGGTAAGAGATCGTACCCCCGGTGATCTCTGGCTTCTTCAGGGTGATCATGCACGCCACAGGCTGAGCCACCAGCTCTGTCAAACGGGGCATGATTTTGAAGATCTCGTAGTCTTCGTCCAAGATCATTGGCTCGCCGTTGGGGAACTTCATCCGCAGGCTTTCTACAAAGAACGGGGCATGGCGGGCCACGATGACGCGAGTAAACACACCGGCATCTACCTTGAACGGTTCATCTGTGATCTCGTTCTCAGGATTCGTCCGGCGGGTATCGGTCTTGTACTCCTGAACAATGGGGAATTGCATATCCCACTCCTTAGTTAGGGGTATTGTGTAATTAGCGGAAGTCAAACAACTGATCTATGCGGTGGCATAGATCAGTTGCGGGGCTGGTTATGGAGAGGTTGGCCAGTCAATGGTGGTTGGGTAACCGGCTTGTTGGTCGACCTTGCTCAACGCCAACTTGTAAGCCGCGTAAGCTTTAAAGGTCTTCGCGTCCGCATCGCTCAACAGTCCGGCAATGAAAGCATCCGCCATTCCGATCGTAGCTTGGTTGGCAACCCCCATCAACTGGTCACGTTGGGCCTGAGCGGCCAAAGACGCATCAAGAAGCCACACGGTACCATTCCAGGCGTAATGAACCCCAGGACAAGGAACCCGTGTATATTCACTAGGCAACTCCTCGAGGGTACGCCACTCCTTCGGAGCACCAGTGGTTACACTGTAGACCGTCCCACGTTGATCGATGACTTGGGTTGGAACCCCGTCAACGTTTACCCACACCTTACCGGCGTCTGCGGCCACCAACAGATCTTCCACCTCGATAGCGTTGCTCGGCAATGGGAAACCCAACCCCGGAACTTCGCAAATGGTAATCGGTCCGTACAAAATACCCAGTTCATCGAATTCGTAAATATTCATAAATACCTCAGATCATTTTAAACCGGCCAGGGTAGGCAACGTTTGTTGGACGTGTTTCATTGCCACCAGAATCACTTGTAACCCCAGGAACCCAGAGGGAATAGTTGTTATAACCACCGCCCATCATTTGCGTACCAAAACCACCTGCGCCTGGAATGTTGTGATGGTGATCCTCGTACATGTCGTCTTGCGTACTACCGCCTGCGCGACCACCATCGAGTCCTGCACCTTCGCTCAGGATACGTGTGAATCGACCACGGGTTTCTGGACCGCGGAAGGTAGTAGTACCGTTACCTTGAGTCCAACCACCTTCCATGCCACCACGAGCGGCTTCAGTGGTCAGCATTCCCGATGACTCCGCATGATCCCACAGCCATGGCAGGTCGGCACGTTGCAGGATAGGACCACTAACCGGACCATAGCCACCAGGGTTGAAGGAGTACGTGGTCTCCATGATCGGACGACCCAGAGGGGTACTGTCGAAACGGCTGATAGGAATCCAGTTACCCGCTCCGTCGCTGCGCAGGTGCCAGTAGTCGCCAGACCCCATGAGGACCAAGAACGGATAACCTTCCGCACGCAGGTGTGTGTGGAACTTGATTTTGTCCGATCCAGATGCAGCAACCTTAAGGGTGTTGCCGGTGTTGTCCGAACGGCGAACAATGAAGTCCGTCACACCCAAGGTAGAGTCGGATAGCGGCAACACGGTCGTAACGTTCGACCCCGAGGCGTCGATGATGACCACGCCATGCTGATCGCCGGTCAACGTAGTGTCAGTGTTGACATACGTGATGCCAGCGGTAGTTCCGCCGGCTTTGGCAAGTGTTACCGCGGTGCTAATCGCACTGCTGACCCCGCCAATAGAATCCACCGCCGTGGCAGAAATAGTGAGCAGTGTATCCGCCAGTACAGAGGGTACGCCGAACGTCACTTGTTCGTTTGCCGCGATGTGCACGGTCTTGCTAAAAACCACCCCAACCGGGCCATCTTGGGTCAGCGTGTACGTAACCGGACCACCGTCATTCGCAGAACCGCCACTCACAGTAACCGCGTAACCAGGGCCACCGTTCAGGGTGATCTTGGCCGCTGTTAGGCTGGTCGGAGGATTAGGAACCGGACCACCAGGACCGATAACCAAGGTTCCGGCAATCAGTTTCCGGAAAGCCTCTTTCAATACCGCGATAGTTACGAGCTTGTTGGCACTGCTGCCTTCAAGGTCTTCGTTAGTAGCCGCGCCCATATTCGGCACGAAGTCCAAACCAATGCTGCTCGCGTCACCGAAGTGAGCCTCGATGAGGTCGGCCGCCATGTGTTCTTCTAACAGTGCTTTAACTGTCAGACCCTGGCTCGGATCGATGTTGGCCAAGACCAAGCTACGAACAGCCGTCATGAACTCTTCGTAGTCGTAGGTTTGAGTCGCCGGGTGAGAGTGAGGATCGCTTGGGAACTCGACAGGAACACCTACCAGATCATCCCAGTCAGCGATACGAGGGCTGTTGACAATGTTGGCAACCAGGGTGGCGAAGGCAATCTGATCCAGTACAAATGGACCACCGAGACTGGTGTAGTCAGACAACAGGACTTCGTTGTCCACCGGCTTCAGCATAATCACTGAGCCGAAGGCATTTCGTTTGTAGCCATTGACAAAACGACTGAACTCGTGACCAAAGCAGTAGTCGACACCCAATACCAACGGGGTGGCTGTGCCTTGGCGCCACAGCGTAAAGTTCTTGCTGAAGAAGGGCGCCGCGCGCGGTACCCACTCCACTCGAGTCGTTACGCCAGCGGTCTTGATGACTTCTTGTTTGATGTCGTTATCAACGCGTTCTTGAAAGGGGTTCCAGAGATAAGTGATCGCAGCCATTTAAAGCACTCCTAGTGGGGGTCCTGTGGGATATCTTATGACCTGCACCCCATAGTGATAACGGCGTCTACATACTGTTTATAGGGCCGAATTTTCATAGAATCGTAAGGAGTCCACCCCCTATGTACACTTATCAAAGGGCTGTTGGCATTAACCAACTTGTCCCCAGAGGAGAAGAACTTTTAGATATTTCTGCTGTACAGACCAAAGATCTTTTTGCTTTGTACAGCGAGCTGGTCATTGTGGTGACGGATGCATTCGCGAAACGTGACGTGGCCATTGTCGCAGTTACTTATCAAAACGAGCTGGGGCTGTTTGTTGGAACGATCCAGGAGTGGCTTGATACCAAGGCTACGGTCCCGTTGATCACCAGCAACACCTTGCCAGGTACCGAATACCGCTTCGTGACCAGCCACGACATTCAGTACGAATGGTTCACCCTGTTACCCGGGGATGTGCGGCTTGCTGACGACCGTCAAGACCTGCTGACCAAAACATCGGCACCTGACATCCGGGTTACTAAGACCGACAACACTGAGGTGGATTACCAAGCCTTGGTTAGTCGTTCCTTGTGGACCATCAACGGTCACTTGACCCGGGCCATCAAAGGCACCCGCTGCATCTACCTGTTGAACGCTGGTAAGCACTTTAACGTCGACGATAACGTTCACGTTAACTCGCTGAACTTCAACACGGTGTCTACGCTCAACACGTATCCGGTTACCGCTGATCAAATAGAGTTTATAGACCATGGCACTTATCGCAGCCTGCGGTTGGATGCGCCGGTGTCGCTGGTCGGCAAGACTGTGTGGATGTCGATCGGTGGCCGGTTGTACCTGAACGATGTGGTTCAGGCGAATGGCGAGAAAGGTGTTACCATTCGCACGGAGAAAGTGGATTGGTTCAGTCGGGTGTTTGACTCGAAAGAACTGATCGATCTGACTTCGGTGATTGATAAGGATCGCCAGATTGTTGGCAGTGACTTCTTCCAGACTGAAGACTTCTTTACGAAGCTCCTGACGGACGTGTCCACGTTCTTCATCATTCTGGATAACCCGAACTTGTACGTCACGCTGGAACCGGTGACGAAGTACAGTTATCCCTTTACGTTTCATACGGACGAAACGAGACGTATCCCGTTGATGGTTAGCAATGGCTTGCTGCCCAAATACTTCACTCGAAAGCTGCTGAACCGGAGGCTACTCGACATTGATATTGGCGTTAACAAGCGTTATCTCAACAAGACTACCGGTATCCACAACGAGGGGGAACTCTTTCATGGATACACCAATCGGTTTTCTCCAAGTACTCTCTCAGAAGGGTACCTACTTTACATTCGTGGTTTGATACAAGGGACCTAACTATGTTTGCTTTTTTCAGTGGTGCATTCTTCACGGATAAAGTCCGGGGAGTGATTACCATGTTCCTTCTGGTGTTACTGGTTGGACTGTGGGGTGCTCAGTATTTCTGGCCTCGTCATGCGAATACGCTCGACGACCAGACCATCGATGCTTTGAAAGACGTTCGTGGTCAGCTGGAGCGTGTTGCCAATAACCTGGACAAGTCCAGTGAGGCACAGACGGCGTTGAACCAGACATTGGCCAGACAACTGGACTCCGCCAAACAAGTACGGGATGAAGGCTATGCGAAACTGTTTAAAGAGTATGGGCTGGATCTGGGCGTTGCTCCTGTTGACCCCAATGATCCTTTCGGGCTGCGGGCACCAGACCACGATCTCGGAGGGCAACCTGTACCTCCAAGCTCAGGCTCAGCAGGTGCAGATCAATACTTACAAGAGTCAGCTCCAAGCAACCAAGGCAAGACTAACCCAAGTGGTGCCGGAGGTTCAAAGCCAAAACCAGGAGCCACCTCGGGCGCTACTGGCGGATCTAACGGTGTACCTGACCCAGAACGACTGCACGTCGTTTCCCGCGGCAGTTAAAGACCAGTGTTATAAGGCAACCCGGGTCAAGCTAATCGAAGTCACGCGTCTCCTTGATGAAACCAAGATGCGTGAATACGCCGGTCAGCGAACCATTGCCCAATTGATTTCCAGTATCGACGTCTTGATTGACGGGATGGCCACTCCGGAACCACTGAAGCCACCTGAATAGTAAAACGCGACATAATCCACTACCCTCCCCTGAGCCCTTTCGAGGCGCCAGGGGAGGGTAGGGGTATGTTTGCTTGGATTACTTACGCAGCAGGTGTAGGCGGGTCATCAGGAGGCTTTGGAGCAATGGCTCCTGCTACTCGACTACGTATCTTGTCGGCCATTGGAGCAAGCTCCATCAACGTAGACAAGATCTTGTTCGCGTTCATCCACGTCCAAGCCACAATGATCGGACCCACGTTCATGATAACCATGGAAAGGTTACTGGGCCAAACCCCATGAACAGTGACCGAGACGTTAGTGGTCCAGGCGTTTGCTAGTGCTGCAAGGCAAAGAGTCCACACTGCAACCGCACCAAAGATGTTGCGCAGTATGACACTCCATTTCCCAAACACTTCCCGTTCAATCCCACCAGGTATATGCGTGGAATCGACGAGAGTGACTGGGGCTACTTCTTTTTCTGGTTCAGGTGGTGGGAGAGGTCCAGGGCTCGGTGTTTCGCCTGGTCCGCTTCCGATAGGATCGACAGTGGCCATTGTTGGTACACCCCATAATCTTTTGCTATTTGTTCACAACGGTACAGGGCAATGGCGCCAGCGTCAGTGGTGTGTTCATCCATCAATGAGATATCAAAATCACCAGCTTCAAGCCCGCCGTATTCCTTAAGGCCTTTTTGTACATCTTCTTTGGTAGTACCCCGGAAGTTTGCTTTCACAATTTCCTTGGCTTGGTTCGGCAGCACATACGACAAGTGTACATCGTTTTCAGTGAAGGACTGCCGGAGTAACGCAACGCACTGAATCAACTGCTTGAACGTCAGAGGAGACATCCCCATGAAGTTATCTTCGCAGATCCCCGTGTCCGGTTGATGAATCTCAACCAAGGTCTTGAGGCTGCGATACAAGCCGTAGGTTCTTGCCAGGAGCTTGGTACCTGCCAGGTCATCGAACTGGACGGGAATGTCGTAGAGCACCTTCTCACCGTAGATCGTGTTGGCGTAAACCAACTTAAACTTCTCCGACTTCTCAATGTTCACATCTACGACAAACACACCCATGTTGGTGGTTGAAGGGTCAATCCCCATGACCCTTACTACACCAGGATGCCTTAGACCCTTAGGCATATGAAACCGAGCTTAGACCCATGCAGGATCTGAACCACGGCAACCATGTCAGAAGAGCTTAGCAAGAACTCTTCGGGGGCTTTGTCGGCGGTGCCTTTATACACGAGTTTAAAACCGCCCGTGCACAGGTCACCGATGGTACCCGACTTCCATTGACCCACAACCCGGTAGGAGTTCAACAGGGTTGAGAGTTTCCAAGCTACGGTGTTGTCCGTGTTCTCGGTAGGGTACGTGTTACCGACCCCTACTTCATCCAAGAACTCCAGCTCGTTGGCGCTGTGAACCGCAACGGGGGATGTTAGCCAAGAGTATTCATCGGAGGCGAAGGACAACACATTACCAATCACCAATTCAGTGTCAGCCGCTTTAGCCGCTTCTGCTTTGTTGGTGAAGGTAACGATGACTTCCTTGGTATTGACGTTAATCAATTCCAAGTAGAGCTTACCGTCAGCAGCCCGGAAGGCCTGAGACTGTTTAAAGTCGCCAGCGTTCAGAGACGTCTGATAAAACATGTTGGCCATCGAGACGGCCTCAGAGGACAAAGTCCCTTCCATCAAGGGAAGGTGCACTTCCCCTTTCAGGATCGCTGGGGTTTCCATGGGTTAGTTCCCTTGGCCGGTGGTGGTGTCAGTGGCGTTGGTGTGCAGCAGCATAGGCTCGCTGGCACCGTGGTCGTAAGCCAACTGGATCTTGGTGTTGGTGATAGCGTTGCGACCGTCACGTTCGGTCACGTAGTGGCCAGCAACTGCGCTGAGCACTTCGGTGTACTTGATGGTTGCGCCGCCGGCAATTTGACCGTCGAACTGGGTGTCGATACCCCAAGCCACCATCACTTCGTTAATAGAAGCGTAGCTGGTGTCGCCGAACTTGCCTTTACACGCCATGGCAATTTCGTTCAGGTCCTGCTGAGTCAGCGAGCAATCCAAGATCGCCGAGCTGTTCAGGTAGGTATCCGAGATTGGCACCGAGCCCACCGACGTAAAGTCCACCGGCTGAGGATTGAACAGGTCATCCTTGGTCGGTACGTACGGTTTGGCGTTCTCGTTACCGGCGTCGTCGCGGGTGATCTTGTTGACTTCCGGACTGTAGCTATCGAAGTTAATCAACTTAAGATAGTACACAGCGTAAGTTTCACCGTCATCCCAGACCTCGATCACCCGCATACGGTAGTTCAGGCGGTTGACGTTATCCAAGTCGCTGGAGAGCGGACGAGCGATGAACGGGATCGGGACGAACAGGTTCATGTCAATCGGCTGATGCTGGTTGACCTTGAGCTTTGTAGTACCGATGGACGTTTTGCCGTCAGCGTCGGAACCGCGAATGCCGATACCGTAGAACTTCAGTTCGAAGTCACGACCGTTCTTCAACCCAATGGATTCGTCACCCATGATGTTGTAACGTTCGTTGAGGGTGGTGTACTGAGGCAGGTTGATCTTCTGGTTGGTCGCGCAGCATTTACCAATCAGGTTACCGAAGGCGGTGTTTGTAACAGCTTGGGTAGGAACCTCCGAACGGTTCTGGTCTTGTACTTCAGCGCTAGAGATAGCCATCGAAAAAAGTTCCTATAAGAAATAGATAATGAAAGAGTTCTGAAAGCGCATAGAATTTGGGCTCATCACCACAGTCAGGCCGTTGTAAGCCAAGGACAACACCCCTATGTCTTCCGGAAGCAAATCCAGGTTAACTTGTTTGTTGATCCACGTTGTCACGCTCGTTTTATTGATCATGGCTTCGCGGTTGCCTTGTTGATCTTTCGGGAACCAAAGCGACTTCTGTTGGCTGTAAGGACTAACGTCTAGACGTTTATGTTCGTAGATCTCTGGTACCGTACCGTCACGGCTCACCAAAAAGACCTGGTCCCCTGTAATACGATTCACACGCTGGCGGGCAAAGGTGACACTGTTAACGTCACTTATCTTGCGTTTATAACAATAGTCCTTACGGATCAGGTTGATTTCCCGGGTAGCCATGTCAACCTCCTGCCATCATCAAGGGATCGTGGGGGAAGTTCAGCTTGCCGTAGTACGTCCCTTCCGGAAGGTCGACCGGTGGCTTCGGAATGTCTGCCAATGGGAGCTGTCTGAAGTACGACGTGTCTGACATCCTTACTGCATACTTCCGCAGGTCGGTATCTAGGTCCACAGACTTCAGGATATCCCCGGTGATGATCGTTGCGACGCCCTCCGAGTCCATCACCGCCTTCGGCCTGATCGCGTCTGTAATCGGGGTCACAGACGCCATGTAGCGGATCCCGTCAATGTGACCACGGGTCAGCAGCTTAGCGTTCTCGAAGTCCCCGTAAGAACCGTTGCCTTTACCAATCCATTTCGGATCGCCGATAAAGGTTTCGTTCTTCAGCTCCGTCAAGTCAATACCGTCGTCCATCTCCTTGATCACTTGAATGGTGTACGAAGACAACCCAGTCATAATGTCAATGAGATCGCTCTGCTTAACACGGAGTGATGGATGATTGTTACTGTCCCAACCGGTAATGCGCTTGAAGATGTCCCAGGCAAAGTTCCTGGCTTCATCGGCAGAGTACTCCGAGAAGTCAAGTTCATAGCCGTCGATCAAGTCCTTGTACGACGTGTAGCTGGTCAGGGTATCCAGGAAGCCCGTCTCGTACATGTCCAAGCAAGTGTTCTTAACCCGCGCCCGCATGTTGAGGTCGTAGTACTTACTGAAGATCTTCCGGTGGTTCCACTGGGCTTGGTACACACCCGTGGCGTAGGTCATCAAGTATTCAGGGGCGATGAACGTATCCACCGGTATCCACTGATCCCGAATGCCCTTAGCGTCAGGCATGTTGATGAAGGCTGGTCCACCAATCCCAATCAGCTCTTCGATCGAAGGTGGCTTGATCTTCATGACGTTGGCGTACTGGACCGGCTCAATCGCCAGCGGTTCTTCACCGTAAGTCAAGTCAATCAGGTAACGCCAGATGTAGTAAGCATCGCCTACTGGCAAGCGCACCGAACGACCGTTCTTTGGATCAACCACTAGGATCTTGCCTTTAAACAGACCCTTACCCGCCAAGTAGATCCACTCGTTGTACACCGTGGACATCAAGGTATCGATGTGCCGGTTGGTGTAATCCCGCATTGTGGATTCGAGGGTCTTGGTAGGGAGTTCCGAATGCAGGCTGAACTGACCCTTCTGGAGTGCGTCTGCGTAGTAGATCGAGGTCTGGTCGTAGTTGTCCTTAGCAACGTTCTGCTGCTTGGTGATCAACGCCTGGGTGTTAATAAAGGTAGCCGCTCGCCCGTAGTCCGCCATCAGGTTCATCTGAAGCTTACGGTAGACTGGGGTGGGGGTAACGTCGACCAACTGAGTCTCAGTGGTCTCCACCATGTCGTACTTGGCCAGAGGGATCGAGGCGGTTGTCAACATGTTGTCCATGAGCTTGCCGAAGGTGTACTGCTGCCCCGGGTTGTTCTTGACCCACGCGATGTTCCGATACAACCACATGATCTGGAAACGGCTAAGACTATTCTTATATCTGGAGAAGTCCCCGTAGGAGTCTATCCGCGCCCAAATGTAGAAGTCATGGACGTTTCTTGTGCCGATGGCTTCAAAGCGAATGGTGCAAATAGCTTTGATCAAATCCGCGTACAACTGCATAATCGCTACCGGCAACATCAAGTTGTCGGTGATCATGTAATCGTTTTCGAAGATGTGCGCCTGTTCAACCTTCACCCAGGTCTGGAGTTGAGGGATCAGTTGATCCTCGTTCCACAGCACCAAGCTCTGGTTGTACTTGAGGATCTTATAGTCCTCTGCCCCGATCGTCTCGGTATATGGGATCGGAGCCAATATACCGCGTATTAATTCTGACTGCGCGGGATACTTATCGTTCAGGCGTATAAACAGATCGCCACCGGAGTTGTACTCCCGGAAGGTGGCCAAGTGAACTTCCATGTTTACTTTGTTGAAAACGATGTCTTCGCCAGTGTCCACGGACTTGACGTACATCAATTCGTCTGTGGGGTGGTAATCCCCGTTCATGTTCATGTAGTAGCGCCAGGTGGTCTTGTCAGAGCTGACCGCGTACCCCGCATTTACCAGCATGTTGTTGTCGCGTACAGCAACTGCCTCGATTTTGATCACCATGGTTCGCGCTAAGCGGAACACACTGGTTAGATATGCATCCAATTCGATATTGTTCATAATTTACTCATGAGGTTTACGATGGCTAGGGAAAATCGTCCTGGTACGAGAGGTAATTTCCAGGTAGACTACACAGCCCTACGGGCCGACATTAACAACATCAACCCGGTCGTGAAGAGCACGCTACGTAACGCGGTTCCTCGCAACGGCCAAAGCCCTGAACGCGATGAGATGCAGGGCAAGACAACAGTTAACGCCCACAAGCTGGAGCGGCTTAGCAACATTATCAGTAACAACATCAACGCCGCTGTCGACTTGCGTACCATCACACCTTACATCGGTAAGGCTGAACTGATTTGGGACGCTATCATGCTCTACCCTAACGGTAAGCAGGAGAAGACCCTCAACTACGACACCCGGCCATCAAAGCTCAAGAATTCTAAGCTTCATGACGAACTTCGTGCGGTCTGGGATAACTACTACACGAACGACTATAAAATCGAGGCGGATCTGCGCTCGATGGCTCATGACATGCTTTGGAATACCGGCAGTTATGTTCTGTTCAACTTGAGTCGTCCTGGACTGGATTATCTGATCAATGGTTCTGAGCTGTTGCCGGAAGACAAAAACGCTCGTCGGTCCGGTAACGAAGCTTACGACAACTACATGAACAAAGCGACGCAGGCGGTTAACGAGGAGTTCGTTAAGGACAGTGCGTCCGGCAAGTACCTCACGCGTAACCGTGGTCGTTTCGTTCGTGACCCCAATGCCAAGGACCAACCTAGCCAGGTAAGTGGTCTGGAAGCGATCATGAGTGGTCGCCAGACGTACTCGGGGAATGAGTTCCCGATCTTCGGCGGTGAAGCGTACAAGGACGACAAGGGTGAGCAGTTCAACTTTGGCATCACTCTGACCGATAACCCGTCCCTGCTTTATCTCCAGAAACTCAGCGCGGTTACTCGTCAGTCTGACGTTAACGCGGTCATGGGGACTGAAGACCTTAACCTGCACATTAGCTCGGCGATGATTACCGCCGCGGCGCGCGCAGAGAAGGAAGAAGCCAAGAAGGGTGGTAAAGGACCTAAAGCTCCAAACGCCCAAACCAAGAACCTGACCGAGCAACAAGCGGACTCGATATCGAAGGACTTGTTTCCTAACCGTAACGTGGCTCACCAGTCAATTCAGTTCGTTAAACACAACGATGCATTGTCGGGTAACCTGTACGGCCGCGGCCTGACCTGGCACGTTCCTTCTGAAGCGGTGATCCCAATCCACCGTCAAGGCAGTAACGGTAAGCACGAAGACTACATCTTCCTTCTGGACGACGATGGTAACTTCCTCAAGAATACCGCGGATGCGGAGTTCTACCAGTCGATGAAGAAGAACGCCAACTCGATCGCTAACAAGCCTAAGGGCGGTAGCACTGACAGCCTGATCTCCAACTTGAAGACTATTCAGGAAGGTAAAGACTGTGAGTTCGACATGTCTGAGTTTGCCGAGATGGCTAAAGCCAGTATTGTTCGTCAATTCATGTCGGCTATTATTAGCGGTAAGGGTGACAACATCTCGATCAGCATCGACGAGGAAACCAACAAGATCTTCTTGGCGCGGATGTTTAAGCGTCAGTCGGTCCGTTGCTTGTACGTTCCGGGTGAAAGTGTTACGTACATGGCGTTCAACTACAACCGTTTGGGTATTGGTCAATCCCTGACCCAAGCAGCCAAGATGCACATTGCCCGTCTGGCAGCCTTTGACGTCGCTGACGCCATGGCTAACCTGGAAGCAGCCCAACCCCACAGCCTGATGTCGATTAACATCGCTAAGGAGGATCCCGACCCCGCAGCCACCATCGCGATCGCTCGGTCTGTGTTCTTCGAGGCCAACCCTCGGATTCACAGCATTCTCTCAACGGCCCAACTCTCTATACCCCAGATTGTGGACTCCTTGCGGGAATCGTCCTTGACGGTGAAGATCAATGCGGGGGAAAACCCTCATATGCCTACACCGGATATCGACATCTCCCACATGGAAAAGCAGGTCTTCAAACCTGTTGACCAAGCCAGCCGTGAAGAGGTCCTTAACAAGATCTCCAACTACTTTGGTCTACCCCGCAGCTGGCTGGACATTGTGGACGGTGGCGAGAACCAGTTCCAAATTGAAGCGTTGACTGAGCACCAGATGCTCCTGAACCAAGGGGCTAATTGGCAAGATCAGTGGTGCGACATGATCATGGACTTTGAGCGTAAGCACATGTCTGTGAACGGTCCTTTCCTAAATGACTTGGTTAAAGTCATTGTGGACAACAAACCTCTTTGGTCACCGGACAGTAAGGAGCCGTTGGAAGGCTCTGACGAAGAGAAGATCAAGTTGATCCTCACTGACTTCGTCAACAACATCTATTGCTGGTTGCCTACCCCGTCTAGTACCGAGAGCCATGCAAAGCTCAAAGACAAGCTGGACGCGGTGGACGCACTGGTGCAAGCGTGGACCGACCTGTCGGGCTACGAGAAGATGTTGCCGGTGGTGGCTACGGCTCTGGGGTTGGAAGACGGCGATTACAACGCAGACACGATTAAGGAAGCTCTCAAGGCAGCCTATGTCACGGAAGCGTTTAAGCGATTCAACTTGCCGATGCCGTTCGATGAGATTATCAGCGAAGGCAAAGGCGGTGGCATGGCGTCGCTGGTTAACGCGGTTGTGCATCAGCGGGTTAACTTGGCTGAGTTCTTGGCGAAGTTCACCATTGACGTGGCTGGCGCTGACAAGAAGTTGATCAAAGAGCACCAAGCGAAAATCGCTAAGGCCTTGGCTGCGCTCGAAGAGACCGTGAACAAGGTAACCGGCGGCGGTGATGATCAACAACAAGTCGATGGCGACGGTAACCCTATCCCTGGCGGTGACGACCAAGGTAATTTGGGCGGAGCCGGTGGTGACGACAGTGGGTTGACTGGCGGTGACGATAACGACCTGGGTGGTGGAGGTGGTGACGATGATCTGACGGACGATACTCCTCCGGCGGATGACAAACCAGCTGACACTGACGAACCTGCTCCAGATGACGACACTGCCAAGAAAGGCGATGACGACAACGCGGACGGACTCGATCCAGCGAAGAATGACCCTGAAGAAGACCCTTTCACCACAGGGAAAAAATAAAAGATAGACCTTAATACTACTCCTCTAGCCTAGGCTAGAGGAGTAGTACGTTTATGTTTGGTTAGTTGTCATCCCAAGGATCAGACTGAATAATCCAGCCCGGGTATTGGCGGTCGATCTCTTTCATTTGCTCAGAGAACGACAACAGATATTCCCGATCCACATGCGGGATATGGTCGATCATGTTTTCTGGGTGGCCGATGACCAGCATGAGGTTCTTCCCGGACATCATCCCAGGGTTCTCATGCGCTCTACCCACCAGTTGCTGATGGATAAGCCAATAGATGTGGTGTGCATCGTCCACATCCATTGGCCAAGTGCTGTGGTGGGTCAGGTAATTAAGGACAGCCCCGATGCCAGCCAACGCACCATGGACAGGTTCGTTAACATCGGGTGGAAGGAAACGCTCAAGCGAGACAGTGATACAACCAATACGACGCTCGTCCCCACGCGCTTTATAGGTTTCCCAAGTTCCGCGGAGGAAGTCTTTAGGGAAACGGTATTCTTCGTAACCTTTAATAAAGTCACGACCAGGTTTATCGGGATTACCCTTAACCTCTTTGCGTACCTGTGATGCCAGTTCCAGTTGCTGCTTACGCGATAAAACAATCTCGCCCTCCTCGTTAACTTCAGCAGCCTGAACCACTGGCTGCAACAACCGTTCCCTTACTATTTCCATCAGTTGCTTAAGGGTTGGCAGGGAGCGTTCTTTAAAAGCAGGCGGGATGTTGGAGATCTGTGCGAATGTCATGCACCCCAAGAGTTCAGCTAACTCTTCATTGCTAAGTGGTTTCTCGTTCATCTTTCAAATCCTTGTGTAGAAGACAGTGGAAACCGCGGGGCTAAACAACACCCCACGGAGTACAGTGTTTACCAGGTGGTGGCCGATCCACTGATCGGTGCTAACCAGAAACGATCGGGGATCAGTTCTTCGTTAGACAGGTCAGTGTAAATGATCCAACCTTTGATTGCTGAATCAGGGAACGCAACTTGCAAGCCTTCAGGCATCGCCGCCACGAGACCGTAAGCGAAGTTCAGCACGGTGAACTCAGACGAGCTGATTGGTTTGCTGGCCAGTGCGGCTTTAACCTCGTCAGAGATCGTTTGATGTCCATTACGGGTAAACCTCAGTTCAGAGATACTGGTGATCAAGGTGTCGAAAGTATCTTCGATTGTGTCTGACACCTGGAACTTGAACGTTTGCAGCGGGTACTTCAAACTACCCAAGGTCTCGATCAAACCCGGGTATTGAACCCACTCGGCGCCTTCCGGGTATTCGAGCCGTTGGAGAAGGTTACCAATGCTAGTGCAGTTGTAAACGACCGAACCCTTTGTGTCTAGGTTAGTCGTGTGCTGGGCCACGTTCCCTGTATACGTGTCGATTGCCATACCCACAAACCGTTCATTACGCGGCAGTCCCAGAGGGGTTAGGTCATAACCACCAACTTTGCTCCCAGCGATTACTGCGTGGTAACGATTGTTGACATTTGTCATAGCACCCATGAAAGGACTGAACGGGAATTCAGCGTGCCCGAAACTGTTGTACCGCTCGTTGGCATAGTTCCCCGGCCCCGCTGGCATGCTGAACTCAGGGTTCTTCTGCCACGCACCCATGTGATCTTTAACGTATCGCGGACCAGCCAAACGTTCTTTCACCAACTCTAACAGTTCCAAACCAGCAGGGTTGTTAGCCCCACGCATCTGCGCCGGCATTGGGCGGATCTGAGTGAGTGAGTAGAGTTCCAGAAGACCCACGATGTCGTTATTGGTAACACGCCCGTACGGGTCCATCGGACCACCGGGCATCATGAACATGCGGTTAGGGCTGAAGCTGTTGAATGGGTTGAGTGGTGGGTTGGAGTTATTGAACATCCCATATGGGTGCGGGGTTGGTTTGACCATGCTGTCAGTTACCCCGGCAACGAATCCATTGGATCCCAGTTCAATGGTGTAACGGTCGACACAGGTGAATTCCCAGCCTGGATGACCGATCTCTTTCCTTTCCCAGAGCTTGGCGGTGACAGTGTACCGATCAATGAGCTGGGTCAGCAGAGGCATGGACGGAACCATCGTGTTAATGACGGCGGTTGCATCCAATTCGTCGATGAAGAAACCGGTGTTGACCAAGTGAGTTTTCAGGAAGTTCAGGTCAATTCCCTGTGGGGTCATGAACTCGTTCAAAGTAACGGTCATGGTCAAAGGTTTCTGTGGTTGAGTTTGCATGGTGTCAGTACCCTTCTTTGGTGTAAGGTTAGAAATGAACAGTTGGGTTCGTTTGGTTTTGTTTCTGGTGCCTTTTACGCAGTATTCCAGGTGGTAATCGATCAGCTTCATTTTCGAGCCGAGTACCAAAGTTACTTGGTTTTTCTGCAACCCGCCAATGTCGCAAAGCAGCCCCGGTAGTCGCTCACTGAGATCTTGTCGAACTAGCTTGCGGCCGGTCTCACCCACCGGCCAGAGACCGTCGCGGTCGCAACCGTCCAGAACCTTACACAGGCTCTCCATGAACGAGTTGGGCGCTTGCGCCATCAGACTATTCAGATCGATCTGAATGAAGTCGTCTTTTACAGTCAAGCTTGCGTGTCCAGTAGAACCTTTCCCCAAACCAATGAACAGGTCGAAAAATCTTCTACCAACTGATTGCCGTTGGTTCTCCATGTTGATCCCCCTTAGATTTCGATAGTGACGCCGTCGGTTGGTTTGACCACGTTTGCCATTAATAAAGTCCATCGATGTAGAAAAGAAAAACCCTCTAACTCTATTAGTGCTTGGGTGAGAAAATAGAGTTAGAGGGTTGATGTTAGAGAGCGTTTCTTACTTCCTGCGGGACCGCACCCGGTTCGTACCGATTCCGAACGTTGCCATCCATATCGCAAACGTATATCCCCAGTGCTGCTGGGTTGCTCAGCGTATGGAAAGCATGGTAGATCGTCTTGGTATCGAAGTTAACGGTTACGTCGGTAAAGACTTCTTGCGAGGTCCAGACAGGGAACAAGTTGTAAGCCACCGGGATGATCTCAGGGTCACGTGAGATGAACGTGATCGGGAATGCGTAATACTGGTGCCCGGTGATGTAGTGGCGGACCAATACCCCTTTGGTTTCAGGATGCGGAATGTCAACCAGAACACGCCAGCAGTTGAACTCCAGTTCTTGCTGGAGTTCAATGTATACCTGAGCCTTCGAATAGCTTTCCGACCGGATGTGGGCTTCAAGCTGCCGGAGGATGTTGCCGTACACGTTGTCGCGTTGAACAGCCCCGCCTTCAGCTGCGTACACCATGTCCTTCACCATGTTCCTGACGTGGTCGTAGGGACTACTCTCGGCGTCTACAATTTTGGTGAGATCGATACCCCTTCTTACGGTATTGCTCTGTCGGGCCCCTGTGACTTTTTCCTCGCCTTCTTTCAGGGTAAGACGACGGGCTACAGCTGCGAGCAACTTAACCGTATCGGCCGTCATTGGCGCGTAGGTTACCAGGTTGTGGATTTCCTGGGACAGTTGTTCATTGTCCATCAGGCGGTAACGGTTACCGCGCGATTCAGTGATTGCCATGTTAGGTTACCCTTGTTTGAAATGAGACAAAAATAAAGGGGCGCGCAACGCCCCCCTTTTACCGCGTCGACCATTACTGGCCGGCGAGGTTGCACAGTGAGTCAGTGATCGCAGCACCCAGGCTAGCAACACTAACGCCGAAGCTTGCAGCGGTGATGCCGGTCAGAACTTTGGTGGTGGTGTTGATATTGCTGATAGGACCCATTACGGTACCCAGTGCATAACCACCCAGTGCGCCGATAGCCGCGCCAACCAGTGCTGCACCTTTAGAGCTACCGCCAGACAGTGCACAAACACCACCCAGGATACCACCGGCAACACCAGCGATTTCAGATACAGCCAGACCTTCGTTACGGATACCAGTGATAGCGGTGCGGTCGCGCAGGCCCAGTTCTTCTTTAACGGAAGCAGCGTCAGCAGCAAAAGAGGAAGAGAAAGAAGTCATTGATCAAGTCCTTGTATAACGGGATAGGAAAGTTATTTGTGTTACTTATGTACCCTAGTTATATAGACCTGAAAAAGAATATAAGTTAAATTTATTACATGTAGAAGTGGGGGAAAGAAATCCAGTCGTAATAGCTGAGTACCGCCACAGTGACTATGCCGCCAACCGCCATCAACAGAACTATATTAAACGCCATCCAGAGGAACTCACCCGTCCGCTCAAGGAACGAACGACGATCAGGTTGGTGAATACCGTAGGCAACACCGTCTTCGTAGTGGATGCGCCTTAGTTCTTTATCCAGTGCTTCTGCTTGTGGTGACATATGGGGTGCCTCTAAATAAAGGGTGTTGTGTTGAAAAGAAAGGTCAAGCAAACATAACTCAGGGGCTTTGGTGGCCCCTGAGTTAATGTCCGTTACTTAGTCGAGCGCGAGGAGTACCAGCGGTTGCTTACGAGATACGTGACGAAGAGTCGCCATGTTCTTGTCAACGGCCGAGTAGCTCCACAGCCACAGATTGTCGCTGGTAGTGAAACACACCAGTTTATCAATGGTGTCAAACGAAGCTTCTTCGCCCATGGTCGGATCGAAAGCTTTCTCGATCAGATCGAAGTATTCCGGGAAGGTGCTGCGTTTCAATTGAATCGGTAGGTTTGTATCGGTGTAGATCGGGCCGCCACGGTTGTTAATGAACGTGATGTACAGTGGGCGTTCCAGAATCAATTCCTGCGCGTACTTGATCTGCTCGATAGCCGACAGTTCTGCTGCATCCGGTTTGGATGGATGAGCGTACGTGAAGATTTTCAGTTCTTCGAGCAGGTAGTGTTCTTGATCATTCGAGTTCAGGATGCGGAACATCACGGAGTCGGTTCGCTCCAAGATACCATCCAGTTCCTCGTAGTCCTTCACAATGCTGTCCACCGAAAGGTAGTGAGCTTCGTGAGGGTAACTGTCGTAACCAGCACAGTTAATGAAGTAGTTATTGATTGCCGTTGTCAGTCGACTGTCAATGAACGACATCAGTTCTTTGTCGATGATGTTCTGACGGAAGTACGCCAGGGTTGCTTTCATCGCGGTGTAGAAGTTAGGACGCGTTGTCATCTCGCTGTCTTTAAACAGGAATGGCAGGTCCTGGAACAAACGGACTTTGTCTTCCGGTTTCGCGCACGCAAACGTATCCCACACTTTGGTGTTGAAGCTCACCGCGTTGACTTTGGTGAAGTTCTGGCTTACACGCTGGTTGACATTGATCAGGGTCGATTCCAACTCTTTCGAGCTGGCAGCCAAGATCTGGTCTTTCAGGGTGATAACCGGGATTTTGTCTTTCTCCTCCAGCGTTTGGCAAGTCTCAATAGAGATTGTCAGTGCTGCGTCGCCTTTCAAGCCGGCAACATCTTCAACCGCAGAAGTTTCAACGGTCAAGAAATCTCCGCCATCATCGGACAGACGTGGTAGGAGTTTATGCGGGTCACTCAAAACGGTAGGCATATCGTAGCCCTCGCAACGGACGATTCGACTGAACCATCCCGAGTCCGCATCAAGATCGATAATCACGATCCGGAAGCAGCCCTCTAGGACGGTTTCCTCTTTCTTCATTTCTGGGTGTTTAACAAACGCGTGCTTAATATTCTTCCAGTCGGTCTCGGTAACCAAGTAATGATTTGGTTTACCGATGTTGTAGAAGAATCTGCTGAGCTGGAACTCTCCTTTGTTTTTGGGTGTAAGGTTGTTAAGGTCGTTACGGATTTTGTTCCAGTTGTGATCTGCGGCAATGCTCGCTTCGACTGGGTCGTGACGGTCATTGTGCTGAACGTTCCCATGGTAATCACGGGCGTTCTTCTGAACGATGGAGAACAGATCACGGGCATCGCCGAAATCGGCCTGTCCGTGCATCGCCAGACCTTGGTTGCCGTACAGATACTCGGCACCCGATTCATAGCGGTTGTTCGTCAAGTCAGACCGAACAGCGGCTTTGATTTCCCACTTGATCCCAGCATACGGGTTGTTGATCCCGAACACCGCACACGCCGAGCTGATCACGTCGCTGTAGTTTTCCAGGTTTGGCATTTTGATGGCCAAGTCCTTAGGCAACTGGCGAGCGTGGACGTTACCTTCCGGCGTCTTCATCAACCAGTTAACCATCTCCATAAAGAGGATGGAACGGATTGCGACTTCAGCCGCACTCAGGTACTGGTTGGAGTTCAGCTCTTCCCGACCGGTCTCCTGACGGATATTGATCAAGCGCCAGCCGAACAACGGAGCTGCTGCAATCGCCACCGGGCGGTTAAATTCCTGGTGGCGAGAGAACATGGTGATAAACGCATCACGCACTGGACAAGGATGACCTTGCTCATTACGACGGAAACTCTCCACCGTTTGTCGGTATACCTCATAAAACTTACCCGACCGCGAGATGAGGTGCTGCATGAAGATTACGTTGATCTGCACCACCTGGGAAGCGTGGTACTGCATCGAGTCCTGATCAGGGCCTGAGGAATTTAGAATCTCCTGCATGCCCTGATCGAATACGCCACCCGAACCGTACGATTCCCATTTGATACCACCACCCATCGCAGCGGTACCGCCATCGACCATCTGACGAAACATCGCCATTGGGTCCATGGGTTGCCCCAGCATGGGGGTTGCACCTAACATGCCTGTGCGAGCACCAGCAATAGGAAGTTGACCCTGCAAGTTTGGGACTGATACACCGACTCCTCCACCTGGACGAATCATACCGCTTTGACCATTGTTCTGTTGCATGGCTAGTTTACTCTTTATTCGCGACGCTTCAGCCTGTTACTGGTCGACTCATATAACTCTTTGAACTCGGGAGCGAGTCCGGTTACTTTGTCGTTGATCAGATGGAGGCATGGTGTCAGATACCCTCGTCCGTCTGGATACGGGTTAGTCACCCGCAGGTAACTGTTTACGAAAGGCAAGGAAGGGTGAGTGAAGCACGCGCTGTCAGTTGTATCAAAATCACCGCGCTTCTTCTTGTTGCCTACCCCGGTATAGACCTTGTGCTGTGGCATGCATCCCAACACATAATCGATGAACGGATTATCTGTCGGTGTCGGTTCCTGAATGAGATTGGTCGTTCGCGCATTGTCAATCTCCTTGATGTGAAAATTGTTATTAAGGAACCGGGACACTTTCTTCTGGCTGAGTTCCGAGTTGTTCTTGATGTCGTGTTTGAAACTGTTGGCGGCTGTGATCAGCTTGTCCAACGTGAATTCCAAACTCGCCAGCTCTTTGTAGAGCATGGAGGCACGATCGGTTGTCTGAACGATCTCACTGCGGTTAGCAATGATGTAGTTAAACAAATCGAACATGTTCGACACCACGATGGACTGGGACGCGAATTTCTTAATCGAGTCTTCGTCCAGGTACTCGTTGATCGAGTCAAAGTGCTCATACATTAAACGCATGATGTACTCGTTACTGTCTCCCGCTTTCACGGAGCAGCGACCGATGATCAACTTCCAGTAGTCCGGGTTGTCAATGCTGTCAATATCAAAGTACGAGGAAAGGCAATCAATGACAAACAACAACGCCCCGGCATACTGCAACGCCATAGAGCTCAGCTCTTTACGCTTATCGGACTTGTTCCGTACCGCCACGGCATAGTCGTGGCCTACGAAGTCACCCAAAGAACGCGAGTTAGGCGAACTGGAACGGGTGATAATTTCCCAACGATCCCCTGGTTTGCATTCCGCAACCAAAGCATCGGTAGGTCCGATCTCAAAGTCACACTCGCCATACTGTTGCATGGCTTTGGTGAACCCCATATCCGCAAAGATGTACCAGGCTAGTAAAGGCGTAGGGGTTTTGGTGTCCTTGATCTTCCTGGCTTCCGTCGGGCTATAAAACCGATTGGCTGCCAAGTTGATGTCGGCGGTTCGCGTCATGTTGCTACCGGTCTCAGAGAACACTTGGTCGTACTTAAAGTGCTCCACACCGATCTTGAACTTGAACCCCAAGACTTTGACGAACAGCGAGTTTTCCTTAGTGACGGGTAGTCCACGTTCGGCTAACACGAATTGCAAGCTGTAATGCACGCCTCGTAACCACAGATCGCCATGCTTGTCGCAATACGGCAACATGACATACACTGGGTTCAACGCGATAATCTTGCCAGCCTTGTCCATGTACTCGAACATGATCTTGCAAGGGTACAGCGTCTCCTTGTGAATGTCGAAGATCTTAGCGCTCGACTTAATGAGATACTCGTTGTATTCCCGAGGCGATACCCGCTTCACGTCCCGGAAGAATACCCCGCGCTTTTCAATGCTCTTGAAAATCAATCGAAGTGAATGGTCGAAATAATGAAGACCTTTCTCAAATTCCTTTTGATGAAAACCGTCAACAATTACCTGATTGAATTTCGGCATTGTTGCTTCAATAGGTCCTATTAGCCTTGGGTGCATCTTAACTCCAAACTACGAAGTAAATAGTTTATACCCTGTAAACGCGACTCCGGCTATTGCTCCAACGGCCTTCGCGAATTCACCCCAGTTATTGGCCGATCCTTTCTGTTTAACCAGCTCCATGGATGCTTTATTCACCGTGTCTTTGATACGACTCTCGTACTTAAAGATGTCGCCTGACACTTTGGTGTGGTGTTTCAGCTGGCTCATTTCAAGGCGGTGCTCATGCTTAACCTGAGCGACTTCTGTTTTGTGATCTTGTCGGGATTGCGTGAGGTCCTTGGCCAAACGACTATTAACGATCTCAGACTTGGACAGGAGGTCTTGCAGACCGTTGGAGTGATCCTTCAGACGTCCCACCTCCTTGGAGAATTCTTTAACCTTGTTCTCGGCGGTCAGCATGCGTTCAGTGTTACCACCGTTTTCACACGCAGACTTGGTTGAGAACAAACCTAACGACTCCAGGATTTTTGCATCCAAACCTTCGAAAGTGTAATATAGTATTTGCGGTGATTCATTACCATACATGACTCCAGTGTACAGCCCAGGCTGCTTACTGTCGTCGTACACCACAGGAACCTCAACAGCTTTACCCATGACGTTGGTGTACATCGGGTTGCTTTCCCGACGTGGGTCGTTCACATAAACGAAGTGGTGTAATCCACCTTTAGGGAGCGGTTGGTCACCCAGGGTTGTTGTGCACAACTCTTTCAGGGTGAAGGTTGGGGTGTTCATGGAAGGCTGAGTAGCATTCTCCATCCCGTTATACAAAGTGATGCCGAGGATCTCGCTGTGGATCGCGTCGTTCTTTTCAACGAGTGAGCTGGTTAGTGCAATCACTACGTTAATGTCCTGAGAGAACATGTCTGCGAAGTTACCTTCGGAGTCTTTCAAACGGTCGCGGTCTAAACGGATACCCTTAAGCAGTTGTTTGTCAAACAGGGTCAGTGCGGCGGATTCATCGATGAGCAGGTTAGCGATCACGATTTGTGGAATGTGTACGTGCACTTGGCGTTGGGACGAATAGCTCGGCTCCTTTGCCCGACGAATAATGTAACCCAGGCCACCTTTGGCCCTTACAACCATTTCTTGACTGGATCGATTAACGATCCGGTAATTCAGCTTGAAGCTACTGATCTCGGTTTCCATTTGGAGGCCTCCAGGGAAACATTAATATTAGGTTCTAACTCAATAATGTAGGTCTGAAAGATTCCAATGGAAAAAGTCACCAAGCAAACATAGACCACTGCCCTCCCTCACCCCTTTCGAGGTGAGGGAGGGAGCAGACTCTGTTTCAACTCACTTCAACCACAGCCCAACTTGGCATCGGCTTCGTTGACAGACAACATCTAAACTGTCAACTGACCGTAGTCAGTAGGGCTTAGGCGTTTGGGTCGGTGTCCGGTACGTTAGCACCGGCGTTGCCGATATTGTCAACAACAACGCGCTGAGAAGCCAGCTTCGACAGCAGACCTTCGTCACCCAGGAAGTCATGGGCGTCGGTGATGGTCAGCGAGCCGATGATTGGGTTCAGAGCCCAGTGCTTGTAGATCGGGAGGGTCATGACCACACCGAAGTCCTGCTGGTCACGAGTGACGTTGCCTTGGACCAGGATGTTTTCCTTGGACACGTTCACGCCGATACCGCCCAGAGGGTTGATGGTGTCGTTGGTGGAGGTGTTCTTCGGAACGATCAGGATTTGACCGATCTGCGAGTCGAAGTTGGTTTCGACTACGTTCAGGCTTTGCTTCGGACCAGTGGTACGAGCGTCGCCGGAGCGCATTACGAAACGGCTGAGGTTCTGGTGAACAACAACGGTCCACTCGATGTTGCCGTCAGTGCCGCCGTATTCAGCGATCGCAGCCAGACCCGACTTGGTGTTCAGGGCAGCAGTGATGTCGCTGATTTCGTTGGTGATGGCTGCGCAGACAGCGTCGAAGACACCCGAGGAGTCGATCGACGAAACTACGTCCTTCAGAGTGATCGCACGGTTAACTGCGGACGCAGTAACGAAGTGCTGACCGGCCAAGGTGTTGGAACCTTGGTTGTTGCCCACGACTGGGGAACCGTCGATGGAGGTGATGTACTTCAGGTGATCTTGAGCCTTGTCGAACGCGTTACGCGAGCACTGGTTGTTGATCACGATGGACATCTGCTGGATTGCGAAGTCCAGGGAAGCCTGGTTGACGTCGTCCTTGCTGATCGGGTATTTCACCGACACTGGGGAGCGGCGCTGTACCGACAGATGCTTGCGGGCATCGAACACTTCGATGCGATAGCCGAAGTTGCCACGGCTGGTGTTGGAAACGTTGAAGGTAGGCTTCATCGCCACAACGGTGCCGAGGCTGAACGAACGGATCAGCGCTTTCTGAGTGTCATCAGCTTTGCCGATGGTGATCAGGCTGCCAGTGGTCAGGTCGCGCAGAGCGTGAACTTCGGCAGTACCGGCGTTCAGGCGCAGTTCGTTGCCTTGACGCTGGTAGTTACCAGAAGCCGAGACGTTCAACATTGGCTCGTAGCCAGCGGTTTTGAAGCTAGCGAAAATGGTTTCGCCGACTTTCACGCCGTCTTTGTCTTCAACCGAGAAGCCTGGCAGAATGCGCAGGTGCATGTTGAGCATGCGATCGTCGGACGATTGACCGTTGGCGGTTGGGCCGAAGGTGTTGTTCGACATCGACTTGGTGTCGATGAAGAAGGTAACGGCGTTGGCGCCGATTTTGCCACCCAGAGCCATGGTGCGGATGCTGATGGAGTTCGATTCGATTTCGTCGGTCGAAGTCCAAGGGCGCTGGCCAGGAACTTGGGTCAGACCCAGAAGGTTCGGTACGGTAACCGGAACAGTCAGGAACTGAGTTTTGTGAGCGCTACGGCCGTAGGCGTCGCCTTCGGAGTAGGTGGCGTTGGTTGGAGCAACCAGGCCGGCATCAGCGAACAGGGAACGAGTGTCGTCACCAGCGTCAGCTGGGTACACTGGCCACAGAGCCAGCACTTCGTCTTTGAACATTTCGCCGGAACGCAGCAGACCGAAGATCGGACGCAGCTCGGAAGCCGACTGCCATGCACTGTTGCCGTAGGCATAAGTGCCCAGACCAGCGGCACGTACGACCATTTCAGCGCCTTCATCTTCGTACTTGACGGAGATGGTGGTGAAAAGTGCCTCAGCCGCAGGCGTTTGCAGGTGAGACTGGGCGTTGAGGGTCATGTTCGCAGCTTTCAGGTCAGCCTGATCGCCTTTGAAGTTTTGCATCGAGAAGCCTTCCAGACCTTGGATAGACTTCAGGCCAGCTTCGGCCTCGCCGAACAGGGACAGCGCTTCGCCTGGAACGCCGCTACGGCCTTTGGCGCCCATGAAAGCGTCGTACGCGCCGGGAGTCAGGACTTTCAGGCTCTTGCCGAGGGTGGCGCCTTCAGTGCCAGCAACCCCCATCATTTGCGATTGGAAAGTGTCGAAGCTCTCGTTACCCGAGAAGGTAGCCAGCGCGTTGTTGTTCACCAGCGATTCGCGGATAGCGTGGAACAGGTTGTTCTCCGGCTTCAGCGCTGCCGTCAAAATTTTCTTAGCCATGGATTAAAGTCCTGTGAGTTGAACATTTGAAACAAATATATTTGTTTGCGCAAGTTGAGCTGCACATAAAATATGTAAGAGTGTTAGGGATTTTCAATGCTGAGCAGTTTGAAAACCTCTGCCAGCGTGAATTCCCCGAGAGCAGGATGCGTGACTTGTCCGGAGTGAGACTCCAAATAACCCACGCGACTATAAATCGTTTCCAGCAGGGCGGCTGCGAAAGTATTGCCATCTTGCTTGTGGAAGCTTGGGAGTAACTTGTCGGCATGATCCCCAGCAACCATAACAACAGTTTGCCCTATAACAAGGGATTGGAACTTAGTGGCCGCCTTGAACTGGCCGGCTAAAGCATCACTGCTAGACGAATTGAATGCATCTGCGAGCATGGCGGCATCGTACCCAGTGCCCATTTGCACCTTGGCATCAGTCAGAGGGATCCCCATAGTTTTCCCAACAACCAGTTGGTACTTGAGGATATCCGCCATTTCTCCGTAAGTCAGGACACCATGGTATACTGCCAATTTGTCCAAGTCCTGCAACGGAACAGACGACCGGACTAGCGTGTCTACCATCCCGCTGGTCAGGAAAAAGAATTTAAACGGATTACCGTTAGGATAATTCAAAATCATCTTTAGCTCCCGGGGAGTTTTGAATGAACGATTTACTGGTGTTGGTTAAGATCCTTTCGGCACTTTATCAAGCGAAGAAGCTGAAAGATAACAACTTAATCAACGAATTAATAGAAACCTTGGAAGAACTCCCGAAACCTAACGCTGACGTTTTCAGCCAGGATAAGGAAGTTCGCGAGAGCATAAAGGCGACAATTCAGTGGCTGCTCAAGCAACCTAACGATGAGCCTGTTATAAAATCATTGCTTATGCAGCGTGTTGAGCTGTTTTGCAAGAATGATGACTCGCTGAAGAAGACCATTGAAGCAGGCTTGGAAGATTGTGCCGACGAAGAACTGACTCGTAAACTGGTCTACAAGCACGTTACTGAAGTACGTCTGAACGGCGAGACTGAAGCGTTCCAGAAGAAGTTCAAGCAGGCACTGGCTCCTTTCTACTTCAAAGACATCTCGGAGATGAAGAAGGAAGACTGGGGCAACCTGATCGACATGATTCAGGAACGGGTGAACAACACCTACGACGAACGCACGTCGGAGATTGTTTACACGGTCACTTCCGGTACGCCGGAATCCTTCTTCCAAATCATTGAGATGGCCAAGAAGGAAAACAGTAAGCAAGGTATCCTTAAGCTCGGTCTGCATGCATTGAATCAAATGCTCGAGCCTGACGGCGGTTTGCGTCGCAGTAAGTTCTACCTGATCAACGCCCTGACTAACCGCGGTAAGTCGTTGACCATGGCCCACATCTTGGCGTCTGTGGGCTTGTACAACATTCCGATGTTGCGTAACAAGGCGAAGATCCCAACGCTGCTCATGGAGTCCTCTGAAGACACCATGGACCTGATCATCATGCGGATGTACAAACTCGCATTGAGTGTTCAGAACAACCACAGTGGCGACTTCCAAGTGGATGCTGCTGAGGATATCGTTGAGACCATCGTTAAGTGCTTCAAGGAAAACGGTTGGTTCCTGATCATTAACCAGATCGAAGCGAACAAAGACAGCATGCAAGGCATGTTCGATCGCGTTCGTAACCTGGAAATGAAAGGCCACGAGATTATCTTCTACGGTTACGACTACTTGGGTCTGGTCCCTATCGACAAGATCCCAGGCGAAAGCAAGTCGGACAAGTTGCAGATTCTCTTCCGTCGTGTTCGTTCTTTCATGATTGCTCGTGGTATCTGCTTTGTTACTCCGCATCAACTTAGCCCAGAAGCCAAGAAGATGCTGAAAGAAACAGACGATGAGTCTGAAGTCTATTTTGCTCGTGAAGTTGCTGGTAAGTCCATGACTGAGACTTCCACCAAGATCACGAACGAAGTTGATGTCGAGTTAACCATCCATGTGGCCAAAACCCCAACCAAGAACTACTTCACAGCATGCGTGGGGAAATCGCGTGGGGAAGGTTGTGAGCCGAGCAAACGGTTTGCGATCTACGACCTTGATCCAACACATGGGTTGAAACACGACATCAATGGTAAACCCGCCTTCCGTCGTAGCCTGCAACAGAAGATCACCGATGATGGTTCTCTGGTTGCTGACTGGGACTCGCTCTGATAAAACAGTAACTTTTAATATCGCCATCTATCAGTATTAAATAGACCACCTAAATACCTCCTCTCCGGGTCATTCCTGGGAGGAGGTTAATGGGTTATATTTGCCTGCTTCTTATTTCCACATCGCCTTATTAGCGAATGCCGGCTACAAAGGGCTACAAAGCGATTACAGCCGTTTTAAGAATACTCCCTTCTCGTATTAGGGGTTATTCTCTTTAATAGGTTTAACGTGATTGTAGGGGTTACTCTTTTCCCTTCCTGTTAATGGGTTCCCTAGGGAACAGAGCAATAAGGCATATACCTCTACTCCCAAAAGGAGTAGAGGTATAGCTTACTGTCAAAAGCAAAGATAGAAGGGGATTGCCCCCACTCGCTCCCGCGTCTTTCCATTACTGGTGTATAGACATAAGCACCCAGACAGGAAAATATATTCATTGATCCACAGGGATAACCGTGTTCGCCAAGAACAGTTCCAGTGTAGAGTGTTCCCTGAACTTAGGTTGCCCTGCGTTCTGAGTATCCTGCTGGTATTCCGAGCGAACCGTTATGATGGTGCCTTCCCGGTACATCAACGCATCACTGCCGCTCATGAAGTAGAACCGACATGGCATGCCTGGGGTGATCTCGCTAGCCCGTGAGTTGTGCCAGGTCCTAGAGACCACTGAACCGTCGATGTAGGCGTTCTGAGAAAGCAGCTTACACAGGTTGTTGGTAGGGGTGGCGTGGAAAGGGATACTGTCTTCCCCACTACCCCGAGCCGTGGTCTTGTATTCCGACATGGAGTCTTCACGCGTAGTGAGCGCCTGTCCCTTAGCGTAGTAGCTACCTGTCTCCCCCATGATGGCGTCCGAGCTAACCACCCGTTTACCAGAACCGAAGTTCTGCTTCTGGATGTCACTGCCGTCACTGTTGTGCCCTTCACCTGTCGACAGGATCGTCAGAACCTTATCATCAAGGAACCAACTGTTCTTCAGGGTCGGGAACACGTTAGATGGCAAGGCGTAGATGTTGGCTACCTTGCGAGCAGCTTCATAACGTCCGATCTTTAGCGGAGGAAAGATGTACCACATCCCTTTACGGTAGTAGGACGCCATACCCCGGCTGTAGAACCCAAACTGGTCATCTTGCTGAAGAAACTCAGCAAACTTGATCAACGGCATCGGTGGAATAACAATCTGCTTAAACACCCGTGTGTTGTCATATGGGTATTCGATGTCCACACCACGGAACTTATCCCCACCGGTCAATTGCAGCTGTTCGCCGTACTTGGTCAGTTGGTAATGCAGGGCGTTGTCCAAGGTGGTCATTAACAGGTGGTCAGAGATCGTGGTTGTCTTCAGTTGGGCGTAACCCACGTCCAACAGCTGGAACTCCACATCAACCATGTTCAGATCGTCTTTGGTGGACAGATCCGCCAAGGCCGTGTTGTTGGCCGCCATCGGCGCACTGGAGTCATGCAGAGGGATCGCCCGGAATCGATACATCACTTGTGTGTAACCTTCCCGCTCAGTGATCTCGATAAACAGGTTGTCCTTCACCGGCAGCACACGGTTCTGGTATACCCCCGGTTGCAGCTGAGCTTTAATCCGGCAATCATCCGAGTGGTTAACCCCGAACAACGCCAAACGAGCAAACCCCGTCGGAAGAATCAACGGGATCTGTTCATCAGGAGCGATGATCATCGCCGACATGGTGAAAATACGTTCGCTCTTGCCCTGGTCAATCGAGTTGGCGTAATTAACCAGGTTGGCTAACGGCTTTGGTACTTCCATGACTTACCCCTTAAAGATCCATTCGGAATGAGAAGGAGCGGACTCCAGTTGTGACAGGCTATCCATCACAGCCGAAGGGGTCATGGTAGGACGTTCCGCCATGAATTCATCCACCGATACGAAGTCCGATTTATCCTGCAAGCCATCGAGGTGACTGACAAAGCTGATCTCGCCCTTCTGCTTACTGAAGCTGAACAGCATCGACAAGCCAGTAAGGCCCGACTTGTTCAATGCCTTCTCAGTGGTCATCGCTTTCTCGACATCGTCGTCCAGTACAAACGGTTTGATCCGCCGGTACATGGGGAACAGATACCAAGCCAAGGATTCCAGCCAGCGCAGCTCCTGCATCGGTGGGGTAGGGAACTCTGGTGCGTTAGTGGTAATCTCGCACCAAAGCATCAAGTACTCCTGGATCGACTCGTAGATCTCCGGAACAACCTTGTTGGCATTGTTGAAGCCCAGATCATCAGCCCCTGTCAAGTTCGGCAGGATGTCGATAATCTGGGGGCAAGTCATCTTCCTGATTTGATGGTTATCAAAGTAACCCGCATCGTTGGCGTACCCTTCCTGTTTGGATTCGTACCGCTCACGTAACTGTTCAATATCCATCAACGTCTTCGGGGCAATCCACATCGGGAAAGCTCGGTTGTTGATGATGTTGTACAGGAAGAAGATCCGCTCTCGGATCTGGTTGTACCGGGTATGCGAAATCATAGAGGGTCCCCTAGCTTACGGCTGACCTCCAGCAGGAGCATCAAAATGGCGCCGTGGTAAAGTTGTTGGTTCTTGTCGAGGTCGAAGTACCCCTCGCAATAAGCAAGCAGCTTCTTCTTGTCCACGACTTTGTCACGCAGGATCGCAAACACCAGTTGTTCGAACGGATCATCCGACACACCGGTAAAGAACGCGTCGGAGAATACGTAACCCGAGAAGTTCTTTTCTGTGGACGGCAACAGGATAGGGAAACCGTCCATGTTGAAGTATTCCTTGTACTCCTTGTAGTCCTCTGGGTTGGTGCAGATGAACCACATGATCTTGCTGGAGCGCAAGTTACCGTAGAGCCGGGTGTTCGCCAACCGTGTGGTCTGGATCATGGCGGCTTTGTTGTCACAGATCTTCAGCAGGTTAAAGTCGCCCCGCAGCAAGACCTCCCAGATGTTGATGGTGCCGTGATAGCCCTTATCCAACCCGCCGTACTGCACCGAGAACTCGTTGATGAATGGGTAGGTCGTCTGGAGCTCTGGGGGCAACACCGCCCGGATGAAACTAACCAGATACTGGTCATAGACCTTCTCATCGTTAGCAGCATCGTAGACGATAGTCTTTTCCGGGTTCCAGTAGAACTCCCGCATCACGTAGTTAGCGATGGTCGCTTTCCAGCGCGAAAGCTTCTGACCGATGTCGTAGGCTTCCGGACTGATAACGTCGGCACCACTGTGCAACGCAGCATCCCGATCGTAGACCTTCTCCTCCACGACCCGGCCATTGAGGATATCGTAGATGTCCTTGGTCAGGATGCAGAGGAACTGGTAGGTGATGTAGAACATCTTGTTTGCGGTGATGTTGCGCGGTTCCGGTTGCTCGGTAACCGCAAACAACCCTGCCAGCCCATCGCCGATGTCGAAGATCACCACGTCGTGTCGCACCGGGGCTAACTTGCTGATCGCCCAGCCGTTGTATACCTTGGTGCTCTCGGCATTGTCCGGGTTGAAGTTAAACGCACCGTCCCCTTCCTGCTTAATGACCGTGCGTTTGATGCGGGTGTAGCTTTGATACGTCCCGGTGTTATCCGGGGAAAACGGGGTAGGCTCTTCGTCAGCACCCAGGAAGCAGCGGTAGTACTCGCCCAGACGGGGAGCACCGTCAACCATGCTCAGCAGGCTGGTTTCAGGCTGATAAGAAGAGTCGACGATGGAGTGCTTAAAAGCCTCGCTGTAAATCTTGGGGGCTTCCGATGCCGGGGGTATCTCTTTCCCCAGGGGAGTAATCGCGAAAGACATTATTTAATCTCCTCAATGAGGGTGAAGGCAGTCAGTCCCATGTTCATGGTGTAGGTGTTGATTGGACGTTCATGGAACTTCCCCCACCCTTTAGCGATGTCTTGACGGACTTCGTATAGATGGTCAATCCACGGACCGTCGAACTGGTTCCAGTCGTAATCCGTGAAGAATGATTCGACAAGCACCCGGTCGGCAGGGTTATTGCGCATATCATCCCAGAACGTGTCTGTGTAGTCACGGATGGCCCAATCGAGACAAACCACAACCCGATATGTGTTTTTCATCTCGGGAGCCGTAGAGAGCCACACAACCCCGTTCTCGTCCAAAGACAAGCGTGGAGGATGAACACGGCGGTCATTACTGAACACCTGGACAATGAACGGGGTCTGGTTAGGACTGAACGCCCAGTCCCGACGACGCAGCATGTAAGCCTTTACCTGCTCGTTCCACTGATAGCCTGGTAGATCGAAGATGTTCCCCAAGGCTTGGAGTTCGACATCTTGAACCACACAGCGGGCTTGAACAATCGGTTGTACCCACGCGCTGAACTGCCACGCCCATGGATCGTGTGCCGGCAGTTTCAAGTAGTACGGCGCTTGGATGAACTTATCCGGGAAGCCCAAGTCACGACCGAACGCAACTTCTGGGGCAACACGCTTGTTGTACTGCTCAACGTGCTTTACCTGAGGCGCCGGAATAAAGGCCTCGGGGATCTGCTGTTGGTAGACCATCAGCGGGTATTCCAACTCCCAACCCATGAACTCCTGGAAGAAGAAGTTGTAACCCAGCGTCACTTCGTATTTCCCGAACTGATCCGCCAGACGAGATAACTTGGTTTCAGGGTCATCGAAGTACACCCCGATGTTATCCAGTCGCATTGGCGCGGCCATACGTTTCTGGTTACCCGCCACGTTGCTGATGGTGGTGACCGGGGTCTTACAACCAGCATCAAACCAATCCGGCAGTTCGGGGGTCAGGGGTTCAGCGTCAACCAGCATGCCATGAATAGTCTTCATGAACTCGATGATCTGCGGGTTGATGACCAAGTGCACTGTAGCGCTGATGTTAAACGCCGTGACCTGGTTAGCCTGCAAACGACTGATACGGTTGACAAAGACCTTAGCGCCCTGACGACTGTTGAAGTAAGCGGTTACACCCACTCGAATCCGACGCCCCTCAAAACAAGGGGTCAGTCGTAGAGGCAAAGCTCCCTCATCGGACCAAGTGGTCAGTTCGGTTGCCATGCGTCGTTGGTTGCCGTACCCCGAGTTGAACTCATGGCGCTCGACTTCAGGGGTAATGAAAATCTTGTTACGGAATACGCCATCCGTGTAACGACCAGCGCGATCATCGTCAGTGGCGTTGTTACCCACCAGCTTGGCGATCTCGTTCTCACCGTTGTAGTAGATCTGGGCTGTGCTGTCCAGTCCGTAGAACTTGAGTACTTGACGGATGGAATCCATGATAGCTGGTCTGAAGAAGGCGTTGTAGTCTTCCTCTGACTCAATAAAGGTGTTGAGCATGTCGAATACCCGTTATACGAATGAACAAATCCGGTATGGAAGGGGCTACCCTCCATACCGGCGTTATGCCTGCTTAACCGGCTTTCTCTTTATCGCTGGCATCCAGAAGGCGATACCGCACGAACCACAGATGGTTATCCTCGGTCCGGAAGATGGCGACGTCAGATACACCGTCATTGATCAGTTCCACCACCTCGGCTTCCAGCATCGACGCAACCGACGGAGAATGCTCGATCGAGACGTGTACGAGATCGGCCGCCAACGATTGAACGAAGCCCTTAGGTAGCCCGCCTGCGCCAATGACGATAACGTCGTAAGTCGGGAAAGCTTTACTGACCAAAGCCAGCTGAGCCTTCTGTTCTCCCAACGCACAGCACACGGCGATCTTTGGACGATCGAACTTGGTCTTGTCCTTCACTGTGAGCGGGAAACCGCCTGTGAGGTGAACGGAGTCGGGACTGATCACGATGCTGGCGACGATAGTACCGCTATCACCGAACTCAACCGTATGGTCATCCACGCCGTAGTCCACACCCGGGGTCAGGTAAAGGCGGTACTTGGCCGAAATCGCCGCCATCACATCCGCCCACTTATCGCCTTCGTTGGCAAAGACTTCCGGACGCTGGCCGCCCAAGTAGGTAGTAACATCGAGCTTGGGCATGACCACCCGTTTGACTTCATCACCGATGCGCACGCTAAAAGCAGACTGAGTCAGTGATTCGACCGTAGCCGATTCGATTACCGAGCCGGACGGTAAACGACTGGTCAACAGGCTAAGAACGCGGGGATGCACGTTATTCATCTTTCTTATCCTTGGTATCGTCGGCAACAAAGATCTTCGGGCTGATACCGGAGATTGCCTTCTGAATGCCTTGCATGAGTTTGGTGTGAGCCGCCAGTTCGAACTTGACGTTCTTCAACGCCTCCTTACCGGTTTTCACTTTGTCCTGGACCTTGGCCTTCTTCGCAGCAGCCACGTCCTTATTCGTTTCATCACCCGACGTATCGCTGGCCGCAGCCTTGATGTCACTTACCGCCTTCTGCGCGTCGGAGATCTCTTTATTCAGAGGACCGGCCGCAGTGGCTTCTTTGGACATGAACCCCATCAGAGCATCAATGACCTTAGGACCGTCGCTAGGAGTGCGCAACTGGCTGACCAGGTTCTTCAGTTTACCCGAAGGATCAACTTCAGCCATCAGGTTGGTGATGCCCTCCCGTGCCTTGTCATTGATGACAGCAGCGGTGGACTTCATGGACTGCAATGCCTTCTTGTTATTATCGGCCATTGTTTCAGCCGACTTAACCTTTTCTTCAGGATTGCTGGTGGTGAAGAGATCCTTGATCGCGCTCAAGGACGCGGTCAGTGCATTCCAGGCTTTCTCACCCAGATCCTTGATCGCATCAAAGATAGGACCTTCCTGACCGGCGTAGCCCTCCAGACGAATGTTGTTGGCGCCCGCCACCCCGATGAAGTATTCACGGGCAGGAGACTCAACCCCATTGAGGAAGTCCTCCATCCCGTCGATTACCATCATCGGGTGATCCATTACGCAACCACAGGTACAGTCGGCGTCTTGCTTGCATTCCAGACCGTCCACATCAAAGTCGGGGTCAGGTGTCTCGCCCACTTCCTGCAATGCCGCCTCGGAGTATTCAGGGGCCCCGTAGACAGCACCCAGCTTGCAGGTCACAAAGACGTCAGTCAGCTCCAGCACCTTATCAAGGTATTCCAGCTTGTGGACATACGCTCGCAAGATATCGATGGGGAGATCATCCGTCCCCTCGTAGAACTGCATCAGCTTGCTCAGGATAAAGTGGGCTTCTTCAGAAATGGCATCAACGGATTCAGAGAACTCCATTGTACCGTTCTTATTCCCCATCCCGCAGATTGTCATGGCAAGGGTTTTGGAACGCTCGTAGATCCCGTTACGAAGATCTTTAAGGACGTCGCCCAGATACTGGTTCAAAGCGAAGTTAACCTTCATCTCAGAACCGTCGTAATAAGTGAAGCGATCTTCCAGACTGGCCAACGTGTTAAAGAAGCGTTTGGTGATCTCCTCCTTCGAGTTGGCGTCATCGCCGTAGAGCCCCATCGAGTCCAGCAACTTTTGCAGGATCGGGTGTTCAACTTTGGAAAAGGAAAACATCTTGGTGATCAACATCAACCCCAAGAGGTGTAACTGGAGATAAAGGCTCATGCAGAGCTCCCTACTTGATTTTGACTTGTACCATGCCTTTAAACAGCAGGGCGTTACGGGCGTCGATGTTCATGTAGTCATCAGACGTGCTGAGCTCCACTTCAGAGCGCGCCAAGCTGTCCAAGCCCACCACGCGCTTCCATTGAGTAAACAACACCCCCAGCGCGTCGTCAGGACCCAACTGCTCGGTGACCGGGGCCACAACAGGATACTCTTGCGTTAAGAGATCGATGTTGAGGCTGGCTTGCAATTCGAATGGCGACTGTATCGAGTCTTGGAACGTAAAGCCGGTGATGTCTTGGGGAACCTTATCGAACAGTTCGGCCAGGTCGACACGTTCCACCAATACAGCGTTCAAGCCATCGCCAGTAGCGGCGTACTTAAACAGTTTATCGTTAACAGCGACCGCGCTCCCGAAACGAGGACTTAGGTTAGACAGTCCAGCCTGAAGAACGGCGACCGACATAATGACGGTTTGGTTTAACAGATTGAGGCGCATGTGATCAGCCTTTATTAATGGTGGCGTTCAGAACCGACTGAGCCGCGAAGATAGATTTGTAGACAGCGGTCTGCAACATCTTCAGGTTACCCATGACAACACGCACGGTAGCCTGGACCTCATTGGCCGCCGCAGTGAACTGCTTGGTCCCGTTTACATCGATGTTCTTGTTGAAGTCCATCAACGAGTTAAGAGACTTCAACGACACGCGTTCGATGTGCATGGATGTTTCCAGCATGCTGTCTGCTGCCTTTAACAGGGCCTTCTGCTTGGTGAGCAAGTGGAGTACCTGACTTTGATCCGTTTTGAATTTAGGGTTCTTGCCCTGAAGCGGAGGATCGGGAACTTCTTTCAACTTACCGTGGCCGTCCATCTGGAAGTCCACACGGCCGTAGAGCGTGCTTGGGGTATTCAGTTTCTCGATGGCCAGCGCATTCTGTGCCGCAACCAGCAAAGCGTCATGCTCTTTCTTAACAGCGCCAGCACCGTCATCGTTAACCTTCTGGAAACCAGCCTCGGTGATGGCCTGGCAGCCCTTCTTCATGACCTCGATGTAGTCCTCGATCTTCTTGACCGCTTTCTCACAGTCGCCCAGAGCACTGTCCATCCAACCCAGGTTGGCGGCCGGGATACCGGTTTTGTTGTAGATGTCGCCGAAGCCGAGAGGGTAAGGAATCTCATCGGTGTTCACACCATGCTTGTCGATGCTCAATTCCAAGCTTACCGACTTACGCCCGGCAATCTCTTTCTTACCAGTAAAGAAAGAGAACAGCCATTTAAAGAAATCTTTCACCGACTGTATAACGGCACTCAGGCCTTTCTTGATGCTGTCCATGAAACCAGCTTCGTTACCCGAGACGACGTCAATACTGGGAAGCGAGATGTGAGAGAAGACAGCCTTGTAGAACTCTTCGTTCCCGCTGACCGTGTCGTACTCGCGGGAGAGGGCGATTACCGTGTCGTCGTCAACGGCCTGATCGTACCCTTTCTTATCCTCGTTGTATTCCTCCAACAGAGTTGGGGTATTGATGAAACGAGGACTATCGCTAATGGACATAAGGAAACCCCTTGTCTGTGGTTAATAGAACATGCCTATAGCATCCCCTAAATATCGAAATGCGGCATAAAGGCTAAACGCCCAGGGAAGAACCCAGGGCGTTTAGTTTCTTTACGTCAGCAACCTAACCGCGAGGGTTAGATGTGTGCAGCAACAGCGTCCAGAGTCCAGCTGGCGCAACGCAGCATGTACTTGTGGGTCTGCTGAGTAACGGAAGCCGAAGTGGCGTAGATCGCACGAACCAGCGCAACCTGCTTGTTCACTTCGTCGGCTTTCTCTTTGTCGTCAGCTTTCACGACGTTGAGGGTGCCGATGACTTGGTCACGCTGAGCCTTGGAGAAGGCCTGTGCGGTTTTGTTGCCGCGGAACGCAGTGATGTCGGATTTGATCGACGTCAGGATGCGGGACAGCTCGCCTTTGTCAGCTTTAGGAGCCGACTCGCCGCTGGTCAGCTTCTTCACGTCGCCTTGGCCGAAGAAGATCTTGATGGAGCGAGCCATTTCGGCAGCTTCACCCAGGTCTTTCGCAGCGCCAGACTTCATCTCGGCGTGAACGCGCAGGCCGGCGTATTGACCGATCAGCACTTTCTTGTCGCCTTCCGATTTCTCGCCAGCTTCCAGGTCTTTCTTGGCGTCAGCAGCAATTGCCGAAGTCAGAGCCGCGTAGGCAGTGTTGAACTTGCCCACTTCGATGCTGGTTGGCTTGCTGGCCACTTCAGCGAACTTGTCCAGCGCGGTACCAGTAGCGTCCCAGCCGTCCATGCCAGCTTTCAGGCCGTGCTTCTCGTAGTCGAACATGGCGTTCCAGCCGCCCAGCTTGACTTTCTCTTTCAGCTTGTCGGCGGCAGCCAGACGAGTGGAGAGTTGTTCCTGGCGACGGACCAGCTTTTCGATCTGCGAGAAGACGCCGACGAAGAAGTTGATCACGGTGTTGAAGATGTGCTTGATGACTTCGATGGCTTTCTTGGCGTAACCTTTGACGGTCTCCATGAAGCCTTCCATGCCATTGCGGGCCATGATCTGAGCGGTAGCCGCGTCGGACATGGATTCAACACCGCAGCGCTCGATGGACTGGCCGCCGAGTTTGGTGTTCAGCTTGGCCGCACGGTTGTACATGTTGGCGAAAGCGGTGGAGTTGAACGAGCCGGAATTGATCAGGGATTCCAGGCCTTCAACAACTTCCTGGATTTCTTCAACGGCTTCGTCCTGCTGCTTGACTTCTTCACGCAGCTCTTCGATTTCCTGGGAAACTTGTTCCAGGGTCACAGCGACTTCGGCGACTTCAGCGCGGACCGAATCTTCGGCGCCAACTTCAACAGCTTCAACAGGCAGCGTGCCGCCGTTCAGTTCCAGTTCTTCGAAACCGGCGTAGCGAGTCAGAATGCTCATGCTTTTGTATCCTTCGTTAACGAAATGATTTGGTTTGTTTATAAACAGTTAAGCGAAAACACCCAGTACACCATGAATGTACCGGTCGGTGTATCCGACCACACGCGGAGTGAATCCACTATAAAATGCAAGCGCCCCGCGGTTTCCTTCCAGAAGCTTTTCGGCTTCCTTCAACGCAGACTTGCTAACGCGGTATTCCAGCTTGGTCATGTTCTCATCGACGCCCTTAACCATTTCGGTCCAAGACTTGATGTAGGCCAGATAGCCGTCGTAGGCCGCCTTAACGCGCTGATGAAGACTGTTGACCTTGTCCAGCTTATTCAGCAGTTCAGCAGCGCTGGACTTGGATAACGAAAGGTCACCGCCTTCGCCCGCAGGAGTATCCCCCGACATAGAATATTTCGGAGTATCAGCGTCGCCACTGGTAAACGTCCATTCCTTGCCGCCTGGGAGAACATCGGATGCCGCCAAGACCGGGTACTTCAGCTTCTCGACCGCGTCAATAACCCCGAAGACGTCATCCGTGTGTTTGGCGTCTTTGAGTTTACGTACCGCGATAAGCTGAGCATCAAGATGGTCCAAGACCGCCTTGTTGTGCTTGTCCAACGCTTCCAGGTTTCTGATCAGGATGTCCATATCGCGAGAGATATTGTCCGGATCGCCTTTGCAGGTGATCATCCCGACCTGAGTTGCCGAAAGCTTCAGAGTGTGGTCGTCCGCTTTGCCCACGTCACCCAACAAGCGCTTGATGTAAGACTTGTTGTCATCGAAGGACTTAGAAAGCGCACTACCGGCCGTCTGAATGACGGAGGAGAAGGCGGTAAGAGCTTTACCACCTACCCACATAGTAACGCTTAGCAAGCCGTTACCCAGCTCCTTCATGCTGTCAGCGAAGGCTTCGTTCCCCGCTACAGAATGGGGATCGGTTGCCATCAACCGGCCTAAATCGATTACATCGTTCCCAGCTTGGAGCAGCTTAATGTGCTGCTCCAGTGCCGAGGTCAGATCTCTTTGAATCTGAGACATGTCCCACCTCGTCCTTGATTAAGGAGTGTTGACCTTGATGGAAGTGTGGCAGAGTTCAACCAGACCGGCGATGATCAAGACCAGGTAGCTGTTCACCGCAACGCGGATGTTCAGCAGTTCCATTTGGTTCTTCCGCACCAAGGCAGAGAACGTAGTCAGGAGCTTGTCCTTCAGCTCATCGCTGATGTCGGATTCAAAGAACCCTTTGGTGATGTCGGAGTAATCCGATTCACCCAGCTTGAACTTCTCGCCGCCGTCGAAGACCTTACGCCATTCTTTCAGCACGTCACGCAGCAGCTTAATCACGGCCTTGATCTGTTGCGAAGACAGGGACTTGATTTCCAGGTCCAGCTTCGGGTAGATCATCGGAGCCGAGTTATCGAAGCCGGTCGTGTCGATGTCGAGGAAACGGGTCACGAAGTCTTCAACCTCACCGATCGATTTGGTAGCCCGACCGCTGTTGTTCTGACGAATGTCGACGAAGTAGGCGCCGCCCATCAACTCAACCGACTGCTTAGCCGTGGCTGCCGCCACCGAATGCTGAGGGCACGGGTAGGTGCACTCTTTGAAACGTTCCGACGGGATAGACACACCCAACAGCATGAAACGTTCTTCGGCTTCTGCCTGAGACTTGCCTGCAAAGCCGCCAAAGTAGCTCAGGGTGGCGTTGAGGCTGTTACGGTTGTTCAGGTAGTAGTTCTGACTCAAACCCGACAGAGAGCGGCTCAGCTTGCTCAGGTCTTCAACCCAGTTCTCGCTGACCTTACCGTTTACCTTGAACAGGTTAAACAAACGGTTGCCCAGCAGAATCTTCTCACGGTCCTTTTCGAACGGTGGAGAAGTGCTGATTGAGTTTTCCAACAAGTCCACCGACGCTTCCAGGGAGTCCTGGCTTTGGGTGAACAAGATGTAAGCCTCTTTGAAGCCTGTGCCCATCTGGGAGATGATCTGGCGTGACTTCTTGAAGAAGTCTTCCATGAAGCTCTCACAGCCTACCAGACGGGTGAGCAGGTAGTCCTTCGGCATCAGAGAACGACCCAGTGCCTCAAAGCCCTCCACCGAGTCAACACCTTCAACCGGAGGGATTTCAACTTCAGACCGCTCCAGTTGCGCATCCATGACTTCCGCCAAGGAGGGAGTGACTTCATGCGCCTTGAGGGCTTGCAGGGTGTCCTTCACGGACTGAACACGATCTTTCGAGTTGTCCAGTTCGTTCTGGTAACGGTTGAGGTCACCAGAGTTCGCGGCGCTAGCTACGATTTCCGCAGACGTCACCACGTTAATGGCGGCCATCTCAGCCGCCAGCTTTTCGTTTGCAAGTACCTCAGGACTAGCCATAGTAGTTTTCCCCGCCCAGGAGTAAGAAGATGCGTCCTACGGCGGCTGGACCGATACCCGCAGCAAGACGATAAAGGTCGTAGTCTTCGACACTGTAACCGTCTTTGAGGAACGGTTCGCTCGAACCATGGCGGTAAGTCGCCTGGTAGGTCGCCGAGCGAGCGCGGGCAGAGGCTTCGAGAACGTGTTCGCACATGCGGATCGACGTCAAGACCGTTTGGTGGCCTTGTTTACCGTTAAGGTAATGGACGATGTCGCGTACCAGGTTCGCCAACGGGCCGTTACCATTATCGAAGTTCAGCTTAAGGAACTGATCGAAATCGTTACCAGTCAAGCGCTTCGCTACTCGCAGGGTTTCTACGGCAACATAGCCTTTGATAACAATCTCGAAATCGTTGTACGCATCCTGACGCAACATCCGCAGGTTGCGAAACAACACCGACAGTTCCTGATCTGACAACGACGCGTCCACGTAGCCGTTATTGATCAGTCTGTATTCAGGCATATTTCTTCTCGATCGCTTCGATAGCGTGGGTGTTTTTGATGATCTCGTCTTGATAGATTTCGATCTCACGTTCGAGTTGTGGATCCTGGCCGCCACCTTTCTTGTTGATGGCCTGAGAGATCTTCATCGCGAACAGTTCGTTGTCGCGGCGCATTTGTTCGATGCGCATGATGTTGATCTTCGACCACGCCAAGTGGAACCAGAAGATTGGGTTGACCATGTGCACGCCGAAGCCTTGCTTGAGCAGGTCGACCTTAGCGGTGCCTTCCATGCTTTCCAGCACGTCCAAGGAGTTCTTCGACACTTCCACATCGGCCAAGCTGTTCAGGCGCACCAGTATAGCGCGGGAACCCTTCATCAGTTCAACAGTCAGCTGGCGGAAGAACAGCTCGGTACCATTGACCCAGCGGGTGTCGTACTTGGTCAGGTACTGGTCCGAGTGAATGCCGCTGTTGTTCATGGTCAGCAGAACGTCGAAGACCATACGAACGTACTTGATCCAGAAGCTCAGGTGCTCGATCAGGTTCAGGATGTTTAGCTGTTTAAGTGTAACCAGCTTGCCGTCCCAGATCTTTTCGTTAAAGCCCTTGACCAACTTGATCACTTCAGGCACCAGCGATTGGATGCTGGCGACGCCGACCAGGATGGTGCCTGGGAAGTCGTTCATGAACAGACCTTGCGCACGCAGGAACTTTTCCAGGCCTTTCGAGATGATCCACTGCCCCGACGCCTCAGTCAGATCGACATCGCTGTTTTGAATGCGGTCTAGGTTGGCTTTCAGATCCGTGACCGCGACAGTGATGTTCAGCAGAGAGGAAATGATGTCTTCTTGCTTGAACGTCTGTACGCCAGCACTATATTCAATTGCGTCCATTTACGCGCCCCCGTTCAACAGTTTAACCAGATCAGCCAGCGTGTTGCTGCCCGCATCTTTCTTGGATTTGCCCGACAGGTCCTTACGAGTGTAAGTCTCTGCCATGTTCGAGCCGTGAGTGTAGAACGTGTAGATACCACGGTCTTCATTGCACACGACGATGGTGTTAGCCTTGACCGCTGCGAAGATCTTGTCGCGAGACTTCGGATCATCGAAACGCTTACCAATGGACAGCTCAAGCTGGTTGGCGGTGTCCTTGGTAAAGATGAAGCTGTTGGCCAAGCTGTTGAAGCTGACCAAGCCGGTACGGATCGCCGCCATGCGGTTACCAGTTTCACGGCTCAGGGCTTCTTTGTAGTAGCCGGACATGTCCTCGTTCTTGATGCGGAAGCGCTCTTTCACGAGGTCCAGACCACTGATGAACTCAGGAGAGGTGATCTCGCCTGTTTTGACCATCAGCATGCGGGCGAAGAAACCGTCTTCACCTTTGGCCGCCGAGAAGACTTTGTCCAAGTCCTTTGGCTGGATCGGCACGGGGATTTGGCGGAAGGTCAGAGGGAACTCAACCTTAACGCCGTTGTCGCCGTAGATGGTGGCGTTAACCACTTTACCGATGGCCAGCGGGGCGAACTCGTGCAGATCAGGGAAGGTCTTGCCGCCGACTTGAACGTAGTTGGCTTTACCCTCATCGTCATCTTTACCAGTACCGTCTTCCAGACCCTTGATGTTGTCATCAAGTGCTTCCGCACCCAGGACCGAGAGCATGCCGCCGCGGTTAGGGTTGATGGTGCCGATGATGTCGCGAACCTTGACACCCATGCCCGCAGAGTTCTGCAAAGCCAAGTGAGTCAGGGTTGCTACCACGTCACGCAACATGACGATTTGCATCAGGTCGCCCATGAACTCTTGGTGCAACAGAGACGCTTCCACAGCGACCATTGGGGCAATGATTGCTTGGTTCGCAGACTGTGTCACCGACGTGGTCGAAACCACATTGTATGAACGTTTTACTCGCTCCGCCGCATCAGCCGCCGAGCCAAGATCTTTGCTGTCTGGGTAGACTTTCGACGCGAAGTCGAGAAAGAAAGACCCCAGGTTAAGTACACTTCCGATCATGTTAACCTCTCCAAGAAGGAATAATTTATGGCTGATAGCCCAAGTTCTAATGAGGGATGGTTTGAAGGGACACCAGGTAACGAGAAACCTACTGTCGCGCTTGATTCACAGAGCGTCCCTGAATACCTTGATTACGCGTTCAGAGAGAATGGTGGACCCGGTTACCAGAGTGCGTTGGTTAACATGCTCCGAGGTATCAGAATTCTCGGCCCAGGGAACCAGCTAGCGCCCATCCCCGACGACACCATAGGATTAGCGTTTGTTAGCCGTCCCATGCTCAATTTGTCCGACGAAAACGTCATCAAACACCCACAGCTCGCCCCTCTTTATAAGCCTCAGAAAAACACCCTGATGGCTTACCTCAAAGGGTTGCTGGATCCAACGTGGGGACGTGGTAACGCTGGGCTCTCTGATATCCTCGATCCACTATGTCCTTGGATACCGCCGTGCACCAACCAATTGAAGGTCAGTTCGGGTTTCCCTGACCTTCAATTGCAAATGGGTAAATCCAACCCCGGGTTTCGTAAAGAGGTTTACCAGTACGTGAACAGCGTGCTTAAAGTGAACTACGACTACGACTTGCGACAGTCTTACACCATCGCAAAGCCCAACGTGCTTCCTTATATGTTTGAAGCTTGGGTTCACTACATCGAAGCCGTGCGGTTAGGTGACGAAGGTCTGGAACCTTATCCTGAAGCGTTGATCGAGAACTACATCGATTACGACTGCCGGATCTACCACATGATCTTGAACAAAGACATGCGGAGTATCGAGTGGTTGTTCTGTAGCGGTAGCAGCATACCGACTACGTTCCCGTCGGGTGCGTTCAGTACCATCGACCGGACACAGAACTCGCTCCGCGGTCAAGGGCAGGACGAGATGGAGGTTAACTTCTCTTCCGTAGGTTTCCGGTTTGGTAACATTCAAATCGCCGACATGTTTAACCGCACCACTGTGAAGTTCAATCCGGGGATGCTGCCTTCTGTACGGGATCAGAAATACCGCCAGCTAACAATGGCTGAGTACTTTGGCGGTGGTTACGAGTCCTACCCGTGGATTAACATCGACTCAATGCAGATTGAATACTGGAGTAAGATCTAATGGCTATGTCCCAAGACGATCTGGAACGATTGGCTAACAACCCACAGCGTGGGATCAACCTGATTGTCGATGAGATCGAAAAGAACTGGTTCAACGGCACCGTCAAGCTGAACAGTAAAGCGCACCCCGCCGTCCTCTGTATGGATTTGATCCTGGGCACCTCGCATGGTTTCCTGAACCGTCTGAGCGACGCCAACAGCAAGGTAGCCCTGAAGCACGCGCGTAACGTCAGCGACCTCAGCCGCAACATGAGTGACGATGAGCGGTTCGGCCTGTTCGCTAACCCTGCCGATTCCATGATGCAGTATGCGATTTCGGAAGATGCGTTTAAAGACATCGCCAAAGACGTCACTGTAACCCAAGGCAAAACCACTATGACCTACAAAGTCATATTGATTCCAAAGGACACGGTATTCGACGTTAACGGCTATTCCTTCGCGGTGAACAACGGCATCGAACTGCGTTACAGCGAGAAGGCTGGCTGGCAAGCGGTGTACGACGAACAAACCAACAACCCGTTCCAACCGATCGGCACTAACCTGATCGACAAGGACAAGAAGTTGGTGAACGGTACAATGTATCGCCTGTTCAACATCCCCGTTACGCAGTTGGCGATCAAGGCTACCGAGAACATCACTTCCAACGAAGGTTCGGGTTGCCGCGGGACAGTTGACTATCCGGACTACCTGTTCGGTGTGCGGGCATTCCTGGTGCAGAACGGTGTGTTGTCGGAGATCGCAGTGTCCTTTGACCAGGACGTGTTCGACCCACTGACCGTGACGCTGGCGTTGGACATCGACACCGTGAATAACGTATTCAACTACGAGATCCCGGACGTCTACATCACCAACAAGCTAGGCGTGGGTTCCATCCGGATCTACACGTACACCACCAAAGGTGTATTGTCCAAGAACCTTACCCTGACCCCGTCGCAATCGATTACTCCTAACTACCAGGACTTCCGTTACGGCGCTGGTAAGCTGGGCGATACCTCGGTCATGCTGCGTAACGCCAAGGGTGCTGCGTGGGCAATGGTTGACGTGACTACCGGGGGTACTAACCCAGTACCGTTCAACGTCATGAAACAAGCGCTGATTGACGGCCGTCGTCAACGCAATACCCCGATCACCGAAAGCAACCTGAAAGGCATGGTGGAGAACTACGGTTACGGTTCGGTTAAGACCATCGACTACCTAACAGGCCGGGCTTACTCGCTCAGCAAGGAATTGCCTATCCAGGACAACAAGGGCTTCTACGCTCCGATGTCTTGCTACGTGGGCAGTCACTTAGCTTCGGCGAACGATTTGGTGGGCGCGGGGGTTGTGTTGGACAACGGTAAGCGGATCACCATTCCGCACAACGTGCTGTTCGATATCACCACGCCAACCTCTAAGCTGGTTAACGACCTGACGAAGAACCGTTACCTGGGCATGACCAGTGATCAGATTGTAGACCTCATGGGTGCAAATACCTTGGTGTACACTCCGTTCTACTATGTCTTGGACATGACCAACAACCAAGCGGTACTGCGAACGTATCACCTAGATGCCCCGGTAGTGCGTAACCAGACCTTTGTTGCGGAGAACTCGACACTTGGGTTTGAACTGGGTGTGGGGTCGATTGCGATTGAGCATGTGGATACGGGTTACCTGATTACAATCGTGACCAAGTCTAACGACGCTTACAAGCAGCTGGACAACAACCAGTTGGCGATGCAGCTCAGTATCAGCCCGCAAGACTCCAGCAGCTTGGCTAGCATTGCAGGGACTCTGATTGGGGTGACCGCGGACACCAATGAGCGGATCTTCCAGTTTAATCTGGATACGAAGTTTGACGTTGATGTTAACGACATTCTTTACTTCACTAACCTGCATCAATTCGGGGCGGTACAACCAAGCACAGGTTCTACACTGGCAGTGGACATGACGTTCATCTTCTGCTTCGTGGGGGACATGGAGTTCTCGAAATCGGATTCTGATGCGAAGATCGATCAGACACTGTTCGCCGAGGACATGGTAGCGATCATCGAAACCGCCTACGGGATTACCTTTGGCAAGAAGATGGGGAACCTCTACAGTCGGATTCGTCCATTGGTCGGTGAAGCCCAGTACTTGCGTTATGCAGCGGATGTTCCTGAAACCTACACGACGAACGTGATGAAGCGTGTAAACGGCGAGCTGGTGTTCGATCCTGACACTAACCTACCGATCATGGATCAGGTGGCGGGTCAGATCGTGTACAACGATGACGGCACTCCGCGCTTGCTGTACCGCGCGGGTATCGACGTGGTGTATCAGGATGGCGTCCCTGTCATGGTGGCTCCTCGAGACTTGAAGTACCATTGGGACTTCATTGCGTTCGACGGTAACTACTTCTTCAGTGACGACCAGTACGACATCCAGTTTGCGCTGGACACCAAGAACTACTTCGTTAACGTGATCAGTAAGGACCTGGAAGCCTTTACCTCGGAGTCGTTGGACCGTACCGAACTGTTCTACCAGCCGCGCAGTAAGCTGGGGTATCAGAAGGTTGTGGTTAACAGCAACTACGAGTCGTTCCTCAAGCAAGACTTGGAGTTCACCATCACGTACTACCTGACGGGCGCTGGGTACAAGAACCAGAACCTGAAGGATGCGTTGTCGGCCAGTTCTCCTCGTGTGATCAACGAAGCGTTATACGGGGCTACCACCATCGGTATCACTAACTTCGTAACCAGCTTGATGCAGGACGCTGGCGAACAAGTGGTGACGGTTAAACTCAGTGCAATCTCCGGTGACACAACCGTTGATGTAATCAGTAACGTGGACAACCTCACAGGCTTCAGTGTTCGTAAGAACTTGAAACTCTTGGGGGATGGCGGCGTAGGTGTTAAGGAAGCGATTGACATCATCTTCCTGCCGCACGACGCCAGCGTCGCTGGAGCATAGTTGCAAACATAACCCCCACCCATGCCTTCCTTAACGGGGGCATGGGTAGGGAGTTACTTACATCGTTACTTCACGGTTGTCCGTCATGTCAACGAAGTTTTCCAGGTACGCGGCAAACAACAGCGAGAGTTCCGTGACCGCACCCAATGTACTGGAGCGCCAATCAACATCGCCCAAACTGAGGCTGTATTTGTACGGGAAGTTTTCTTCGATAAACTTAGCGTGAGCCTTGTCCACCAAGTTTGGGATGTTCTCCAGGAACAGGTAGTCACCGTTTTCAACGCTTTCCACGGAAGGGCTAAGGTCACCCCATTGCTTTGGGTCAGGATCCAGCAACTGCGTTTTGATCTCGTACACGCCCCAATTAACAAAGCCCATGTAACGAGACACCTGAGCTTTGAGGGTGTTGAGAGTGAACGCCGCATCCTGACACGCCAGGTTCTTCGAGTTGATGTCATCCAGGATGGCCTGAACCTTCTCGGAGATGTACACCCCGGCAGCCTCAAAGTACTTCTGGGCTTGTTCCGTAGCGATGGTATCGCTGATGCGCTTGTCGAGACCTTTGTTCAGGATGACCTGACCGTTCTCTTTCGGGAAGCTGTCGAACAGTCGGAGTTTGATTTCCGACGCTTCGCGCACAGGCCAGAAACGGTTAGCGACTTCACAAGCTTCCTTGTAAGAGACGCCTTCCTGGAGCTGTTTAACCAGATCCTTCATCGCAGCGGTGGAGTTGGTCATCTCGGCGTGCGCCGCGTTACGCAGCTCAACGAGTTGAGTCAAGCAAATGTCGGTCATACCATTTTCCCCCAGCCAGTTTGTTTGGAGAAGTTATTCAGCGTGGTTTTAACACCACCGAAGTCGTTCTTGATGATGGTCTCAACGACCGCGGCATTCTTCTCGCCGAAGGTCTTTGCGTCCGCTTCTTTGATGAACACCATGTCGCGAGCGTAGGCGTAACCTTCCGAGTCACCGAAACCAGCATGACCTTTAGCCCGTGCCTGCATCACCAGGTTCGCCGCTGTCTCTACTTCGCCCAACAGGCCGTTGTAGTAGTAGGCGTGCGCGCGGTTGTACCAGTCCGCCAAGTTAGATGCCTGGCGTTCAACGATCAACAGCGATTGCGAGATGCTGTAACAGAACTGAGAGAAGTTCCGTACGTCCGCGGCCATCACCTGATACATCTGAGCCAACGCCGGGTAATTGTAGAAGCCAGCAATCTCATTGATCTTGTCGGCCTCACCCTTGTCGATTACCGAAGCCAAGTCCTTAAAGTTGATCTTGGACAGGTCAGCGGTGTTCTCGGTGATTTCAATGTACCGCGTGTTGAGCGCCTGGATGCTGTGCAGGATAGTCGAGACATCCTGTTTTCTCACCTTAACCATCTCGGTGACCACAGTCTCCTGGATCTTCTTGCGGCAATTGCTGAAGCCGCTCTGAAGCTCGTCGTTGCTGAACTTGATGTTGTACAGTGTTTCATACAACTTGCTGACCAAGCTGGCCACAACGTCGACATCAAGGCCCAGCACCACTTCGTTAATCTCCTTGGTCAGGCGGTTAACTTCAGGGGACATACTCACCGAGGTCTGCAACGCAGGGTTACCGGCACGCACACGGGTCTTGGTGTATTCCTTGCTAATCAATGCCTTAAGCGATTGATTGTTCTTGGCCACCTTGTCCGTGATCTGACCCAGCTTAGCCATCGCCTGTTGCAGCAGTGGCATGGCTTCGATCAGACTGTCAATGGCGCCTTGGTCCGTTTCGAACTTGCTCTTCAGCAGGGTCAGCTGCGCGATCCGGTCCTGGTTAGGCGGCAGGTTCATCAGGAAGTTTTCGAGGTTGTATTCACTGGCGGGGAAACCCAGGCCACTGAGTACAGTAACGAACTCTTGCTTCAGTTTACCCAGGTCGTCGTTGATCGCCTTGTTGATACGGGCGCTCTTACGGAAACCAAAGATCCCTTTCACCGTGTCGACCACCCAGTCCACCGCCATGCGGATGTACTTGATGATGTTCTCGATAAAAGCCTTGAAGCCATCCTTAATAGCGCTGAAGAAACCTTCCTGACCAGCACGGGCATTACGCTCAGACGGGAACGGGTCGTAGTTCTCGTGGTTTGCCAGTTTGAAGTGAGCCGCTACACGCTTGGAGAACTTACCCAGTTGCATGCTTTCAATGCCGCTGACCATGACGGTTGCATCGTCTTGCTGGGTTTCTTTGTAGTACTCGGTCAAATCAACGCGTTGTTTGCTGGTGCCCGGCTCATACGAATCGTCCGGGTGACCAGTGGCGATCTGTTTGTATGTGTCCAGGTAATCACTCATGGCGGCCCACCAGTTCGGCCAGCAGGAATTCAACCAGCACGCTGAACTCTTCGTTCTGAGTGATGTCCACGCCTTCGGTACCCTCGACCACGACCACAGTGGTGAAAGGTTCAGGCAGACGGCCCTTGGTGATCAGTGCAGCACGCAGGGAGGCCATGCGGTACTTGACGGTTTCGAAAACAAACGGACCGTTGATCGGCGAGATTTTGTTCCAGCGGTCCAGTTGTTCCCAGACAGCTTGTTCTTCGTCAATGCTCAGGCCGATGCTCGAGCTGAACTTGAAGTGCTTGCGGATGATGGCGGTGGCGTAAGGTTCCAGAGCAAACTTCGCCAGTTGTTCAGGGCAGGTGATCCCCAAGCTGATCAGTTTGTTCTTGTAGTCGGCAACATGCGGCAAATGAGACATGGTAATGCTCCTAATTAGTGGGGGTGTTTTACGCTGGCAAAGCTTCTGGATCACGCCGTTCTTTCAGTGCCGCCAACTTGACGGCGAACACGTTCAGTTCGTGGTTCGACAGAACCTGGGTGTAGTGCTCGATTTCTTGCAGCTTGAAATCACCACCGTTGAACACCCAACCCATGGCACGCTGGATAACGGTGTTGTCGTACCACGGTTTGAATTTCTTGTTCAGCTCGAGCATCTGGTCAACGGTTTTCACCAACTCAGCTTTCTCGGCCGAACCCACGCCCTTGTCTTCTTTGATCTTGGCAACCATTTGACGGAGGGCATCTTCAAAGCGACGGTGATCGGCGTTGTACACGCTCGAGTAACCTTTGCTGAAGTATTCGCAGACGAACAAAGTCGTGAAGAGGCATCCGCTGAAGATAGTAAATGGCAGAATACCACCTCCAGCCGCGAGGGTCAGCGCGATGCCAGGGGTCATCAACATTTCGATAATGATGGTAAAGAGGGCTGCGGAGATCAGGCTGTTGACCACATGGGTAATTGCACCAATGTCGATGAAAGCCGAGATCACAGCAATGATACCTTTGTCACACCCCATACGAATGGCGTACATGTCAGCAACCACTTCCGACGACATACGCTCTACGCCTACGGACAGACTACGGCGGCTGTTGCGCTGCACAGTCAGTTTGTTCCAATAGAGGACAAACGCTTCCTCGTTAGGGTTCTGGGCAATGGCTTGTAGTTCGGCAATCTTGGCTGGATCGAGTTCCAAGATGGAGGCGGTATCTTTCAACACCATCACGCGGTCCTCTTCACGCTCAGCCTTCTTGTAGAACTGTAGGGCTGCTTTCGCTACCAGGTTGTCCGACGCAGCGGTGTAGATCATCATGCAGCCACCGAAAACGTGGCCGAGTTCATGTGCAATAGCACCGGCAATGATACCGTGGATTGGGACACCGTACTTGGCGACCTTCTCTGGTTCAAAGGGGACGCTCAGGTTTACGTTGATGTGCAGGTTAACCGGGATCGTTGCGAAGCTACCGCTGACTTTACCAGTACTGTAATCGATGGAGCCCTTGAACAGCTTGACCTTGTTCTCGGCGAACCAGCGATACAAAGTGGTCTTGGTGATGCCCATCAGCTGGTCCGTACCTTCGTTGTTGAAAACGTGGTGCGGAGAGAAGTACCCAGTGTCAACCGCTAGGTTACCCTTCTCTTCAAGCTTGACCGTAATGTTCTTGAAGCCGGTGAATTCTTCGATGATCGGGAGGATGTCTTTAGCAACGTCCTTACCCAACACCGATTTACCATTAACCAAGGTAATGTTCTTTTCGACGGCAGTGCTCAGGATATCGTAGAACCGAGTGGTCTGAAAGTCGATGAATTCGATACCAGCACGGCTGGATTTAAGAAAATCAATAGAGATCATGCGCGGACGCTCCTTTAAGTTGATACACAGACCCTATTAATATAGTGTCAAAAGCAGGCATAAAATGCAGGGTACTCCATGGAACCAAATAGCTCACCCATAATTGCTAAAGTGTGCAAACATGCCGCTCAGTCGATTAATCGTTTTGACAAAAGTAAAGATTTGCTGTGTGCCAAGATCACCAATATTCATGAAGATGGCTCACGCTCCAATTCGCTGATAGCCCTTGAGAATTACAAGACGCCTATCTGGATCGTTAAGGAAGATAAGCGTAAGTTCAAACAGCACAAAGATTACATCGAAGAAACCATGTGCAAAGAGTACAAGGTACCTCGTTGTCAGTTGGCCGCCGCAATCAACAAGTTCTATTATGGCCGGGTTGATAGCTCTTATGACATTCGTCAGGCTAAGAACAACCCCCACGTATTCGGGTTAGACCAAACCCCTCCAGTTCACTTCAAACGCAAGTACTTTGAGCGTTACGGCGACCATCAGGAAACTGAGGCTTACAGCTTAGCGGCTTACGACGTTGAAGGCGACATGTTCAAGAAGGGCGTGCCGGTCATGATGGCCTCGGTAACCTTCAAGACCAAAGCCTACTTCGCAGCCTGCCGTGGTTGGTATTCGGAGAAGGCTGGTAAACGCTTAACCGATGCCGAGATCCTCAATGGCTTGAAGGAAGCCGAATACGCTCACTTGTCGGGACACCTTAAACGTCGTAACTGTACTGTTGAGTATGAACTCTTCGATACAGCCGGTCAGGTAGTTAAAGCGTGCATTGACAAGATGCATACGTGGCAGCCAGATTGGGTAGCCGCTTGGAACGCAGCTTACGACATGCAGGCTAACGAAGATGCATTGTTGGCTGACGGTTACAACTTGGCCGACGTGTATTCCGATCCGAGCATTCCAAAAGAGTACCGGTCGTATAAGTTTCACCCGGGTCGCACACACAAGCATAAAGAAGATGGCACGAAGATGCCGTTGGAATGGCAAGAGCGTTTCCCAACGATTCGCACCATGGCCACTTGGCAAATGGCGGACGCTGGTTCGTTCTACGCGATTAAGCGGCAGCCGGTTGAAGGTAAGCTTCAGGATACGTCGTTACAAGGCATTGCTACAAAAGAAGACGTGCCAGGCAAGCTGTACACCGCAGAAGGCGCTGAGCAAGGTGTAGGGTCGCCGCAGTGGCACCGTTACATGCAGAAGAACTTCCCGTACATCTACTCCATGTACAACATCTGCGATAACTTTGTAATTGAAGAGATCAATGAGAAGACCAGTGACTTCAGTCTCTCGTTACCGATGCTGTTGAAATACTCGGAATACTTCAACTACGTCTCTCAGCCAAGCATGATCTCGGATACCCTGTCGTTCATGGCAAGAGAGCGTGGGTTTGTGTGGGGGTCGACTCCAAGCAACCGGGATAAACAGTTCTCTGAGAAACTCCCAACTCTGGGCGATTGGATTGCGTTGCTCGATACTGAGAAGAACGCCTCGTTTGGTAAACCGTTGTTTGCGGGTCTGGACGATGTGTTCAGTAACGGTCGAACAGATACGTCAGACATTGACGTGGAAGGTGCATACCCAACAGCTACACTGGCATTGAATGCCGGGGGTAAGACGACCATGGCAGAGGTCTACGGGATTCAGGGCGCAGACCCCATGAAGTTCCGGGAGATCGCGGTGAACTATGCCAGTAGTACGCAGGCTAACGCATTCGGGTTGTGTCATGACCTGTTCCGTTTCCCTGCCCCTAAAGATCTGAAGAAGGTCTTTGAAGCGGCATTGATTGCACAAGGCAAAGAAGAAGAACTGAAGAAACTGCAAGAAAACGAAGCAATGAAAAGAGCCGCCTAGCAGCCATACCCTCACCCATTCCCCTTTGTCGGGGAATGGGTGAGGGTTATTCACGGTTGGTTACTTCACGTAGTTGGTTTTCAGCCAGTTACTGAATTTGACGCAGTCACTAATGGCGTCTTCCAGGTACTGGTTGAGTTTGACCAGTGCTTGCAGGAACTCTTTACCAGCGGCCAAATCGCTCTTAAGCTTAGGGAGTTCCTTGTCATTCTTCTTGGTAGCCTTGACACGTTTCTCCAGATCGCTGATCGCGCTTTGCAGGTTGCTTTTGATACGGTCCAGCGGAACACGCGCATCCTTCATACGACCTAGGTACTTCTTGACCTCGAACTGGCTCTCGAGTGCTTTAACAAAGCCGTCAATCGAGATGGCCTTGCGGAGTACCTTGTCTCGATCAACGTGTTCCATTTTGCCCAAGGCGATGTGCAGCTCGTCGTGAAGATTTTCGAAAGTAGTGCCTTTATACTTCCCTTCTTCGGACGGGTCGGCGATGGCGGTCAGCTTCTGGCTGGTGCGCTCGGCTTTGTCGACCAAATCGCTAAGCTCAGCGCGGCGCTTACCATTCATAGCCTCCCATTCTTCTTCTTCCTTCTTCCACTTAGCGTCACGTTCCGCTTTCTTCTTGGCCGCTTCCTCGTCGTCAGCCTTGTTTTCAGCCTTATTCTTGGCGATTTGGTCATCAAGTTCTTGATGACGCTTCTTCATTTCCTCGGCGTTACTTTCAACGCGAGTAATGGCGGCGGTTTCTTTCTTGGCAATCGCATCGTCGCTGCTACCGAAGAAGAAGTTCCAGATTCCCTTGAAGAGCTTGGCGATGAAATCCCAAACAGCCTGAAGACCATTGCCGATCGCCCCGAAGAAGCTCTCGTTACCAGCAACTCGTTCAGCACGAGAGAGCGCGCCATCTGCTTCCAGGATGGAGTAAACGTAAACCTGAGCAGGCACCAGGGAATAACTTTCCGAACCGTTCAGCCGATCCAGAGAAGCTGTCAAAGCATCGAAAGCCATACCAACGTGGCCTGCGTCCGAAACACCGTAATCTTCATTGCTCATGATGTAACCTCGTGAATTAAGCGTGCGCCATACCGAACAGGCGCATGATGGTTGTACTGATCTGCTTCAGGCCTTCATCGCAGGTTTCAATCTGCTTGGCCAGGCGGGTGGTCAGACTCAGGAAGATCTTGCACGCGGTCAGGTCCTTACGGAACTGGGCTTCTTCGGCCGAGTTCCCTCGTTTACCAGCGATAGCGACTTGCTTCTCGAGCAGCTTGACCTTGCTGATAATCGGACCCTTCTGCGCCACGATGAACAAACGCTGACCACCTAGGTCAGTGTGCAGCATACGCGTGATGATAGTCTGCGCCGCGATTGCATCTTTGAGGTTGTGGATCCTCGAGAACTCAGCGATGTCGAGCCCATTGGAATCTTGCAGGTCGGTGTGGAAGCTGTGGTACATCGACTCGAATTCAGTACCCGCGAACTGAGCAGACTCGTCCTTCATCACCATGGTGTTGAAGTCTTCGGTGATCTTGTTCACCCGGGTTACCTGCTCAATCAGGTGTTGCTTCTGACGGCGGTTCAAACGACCAACTGCTTCGGCGACTTCCTTAACAGCGTGGGCTTTTTCGGCAGGTGTGGGGTGCTCGGGGACCTTGTCGATAATAGCTTTCACCTGAGCGGCTTCGGCAGGCGTTGCGTCAGAGGACCCCATGAACTTATCCAGGGCCTCAACACTATCGATGTGTGCCATCTTTGTCCAAGTGGCGTCGGTTGTCGGCGTAGGCTTGGCTACCAGCACGCTGGAGAGGGAATCCGCGTTGACCTTGACCTTGATCTCGGTCTTCTTGGTCTTCTGCTCAGCAGAGTTCTCCGAGGTGCCAAAGAAGAAAGAGGAGATGCCATTGAACATCTTCATGATGTAATTCCAGATGGCTTTCAAACCATCCCCAATTGCACCAAAGAAACTTTCGTTACCATCCACCTTCTGCTGGTGGGTGAGGTCGTCGCCAGCGCCCAGTACTGCAAAGGCGTATTGCTGAGCCCGCGTCAACCCAAAGCCTTCGCTGCCGGTAACACCGTCGAGGGTGTCGGTGATAGCTTCGAACATGAGTTCCAGGTGTTCAACACCAGCAACACCGTAATCTTCTTGTACATCATCCATGGTGGATTCCCCAGTTAAGCAAATATAAAGGAATAGGCCGGGATAACCTTTTACAGTTATCCCGGCTTAACGGTTGTTACAGGCAGAACACGCGCTTGGTGGCCTTTTTCAAGGTCAAGATGTCTTCGACGCTGGTTTTGACGTGGTGAGCGAAGCCGCTGCAATACGCCAGGATCACGCGCAGTTGACCCAACAGAGTCGTTGCGGTTTTGTTTTCGGCGGTGGACTCTTTCAGCTGTTTCTCGCACTCGGCGATTTGCTTGGAGATGGTGTTCTTCTGATCGTTCATCGCCTTGACCGCTTTCTTGGCCTCGTCGATGTCGTTGATCATCGCCTGAGCAACGCTCTTGGCTTTGTTCAGATCGCCCAGCTCTTTGATTTCTTCCAGCTGGTCCAGGAATTTCTTGCTGGCCGTGATGAACGGGTTCATCTTCTGGAACATTTCCCAAGCCAGACCGTGTTCAGCCCCGCCGACCATGGACTTCTTCTTGGAGTCTTCATGGAACGCCAGGAGTTTGGTCAGCTTGTCAACAATGCGCTGGACAGCCTTGACGAAAGCGGCTTGGCCATCTTTGTTGAACTTCGGCGCTTCATGGCCGATCATCAAGATGACTTCTTTCTGCTCGGCGGGAGTTTTGGCTTTCTTCTCGCGTTCCAGCAGGCTGTTGACGATGGTCAGTTCGGCGCCAGTGGCGGTTTGCGCGAGGGACTCGAGGCGACCTTTCATGGTGCTGATCTGGTCGGCGATTTCTTTCTCGCTACCCTTGCCGATCTCGTCGAGCTCTTTCTTGAACTCGGTGACGTCTTCTTTGGCTTTGTCGAGCAGAGCCGGGGCGTCACGGTTGAAGAAGAAACCCCACAGGCCTTTGAACATCTTGACGATGTATTCGTAGACCGATTTAGCGCCGGTGGCGATCGAACCGAAGAACGATTCGTTACCGCCGACCGAGCTGGCTTTGATAGCACCGCTGGCCATCAGAACGCCTTCAGCATAACGCTGAGCTTCGGTCAGACCAAAGCCTTCACTGCCGGTAACACCGTTGACAGTGTCGTCCAGTGCATCGAACATGATCTCGATGTGGGGACGGTCACTGACGTCAAAGCCTTCGTTTTCATCACCTGGAGCAATATCAAGAGGATCCATGGTACTTTCCTTTATTCTAATCTGGAGAAGTTGGGAGTGGGAGTACTAAACCCCGCCGGCTTAAACGCTGGCGAGTTTGTTGAAGTACTGGGTGAGGTTGCGCTTGGCCTGAGGTTGCAGGCTGTTCGCCGCGTAGGTGATGTCGATCAGCTTCTTCAGCTTGAAACGAACATTCCAGTTGATCGCGATTTTGGTCAGCACCTGCATGTACGACTGGTAGCTCTTGACGATGTCGTAGTACGGACCTTTGTCCAGACCCACGGTAAAGCGGAACGCCAGACCATCGGTGAAGACCTGTTGGTTCGCACGGATCTGCTCCAGCAGGTAATCGGTAACGACCACGTAGCCTTCGAAATCCTGCTTCATCGAGTTACCGATCGTTTCAATGAAACTGATCTGCTCGGCGTTGCGCTCTTCAACGTTGTTGAAGCCTTCTTCGCCAGTCAAGTACTTCATGTGGCGATTGATGCGCGCGATCATGTCAGCAGTGACCAGGTTGCCTTTAGCGTTGAGCATTTTGCCCACGCCAATGACATCAGGGATCGGAGCCAGAGTAGGCTCTGCTGCTTTAACTTCAACCGCTGGAACTGGAGTCTTAATAACCGACGCCAGTGTTTGCACAGGGGCTTGTTTCGTTGGGGCGGGAACGACAGGCGCTTCAACAGCAGCACTCGTATCCTCTGTTTCTGGTTTAACGTATTCTTTATCGGTGCTCATTGAAAGGGCCCTTTCGTATGAGTAATAGGCAATATAGGACGTGATGTCATAGAATATCCCCAAGGAGCAAGGCCCCTTGGAGATATTCGTAGACGTTTATTACAGTTTCCCCATCCCTGCCTTTCTTGCCAACTCCAGAATTTCCTTCTCCTCTTTAGAGAGTCCAGCTTCCGGAGGTGTTGCATCGGCATCGGCTTTGGAACGTTGTGCTTCGCCCTCACTGATCGCCAGCACCAAGTCGTCCACTAAGAAAGCTGGTAGGTTCAGGTAGTCATGAAGGGGAATCACATCTTTCAACTTAGCCCGTCCGTAGTACTTACCAATGGCATTAATCGACCACGGGTGTACAAACTCATTCTCCTTTTTAATGAAGGCAACTGAAGAATGCGGGTTAAGCTGAGATCGGTCGTAATACCCCATGTTGAAGTCATGCAGTATCCCCTCTTGGAAGTCCAACGACTCTGGTCGGTCCAGGTGTGTCGGAAGTCCAAGAAGGTTGTTGTTTACTACATGAAACTCATCGCTGAAGTGTCTCTCGAAATCTATTCCGAGATGGCTTCTTTGGTCGCGGCTGCCGCTTCGGCCGCTTGAGTCATCAGCTTCAACTGGGTAAGGGTAAAAAAAGCCATGAACGGGTCGATCGGGGTGTAGCCAAAACGACGGTCAGGGTCCTGGAACTCTTCGGTCCGCTTCTTGCACACCGGGCAGTGGTAGTTAGCCACAGCAACGAAGGTGTGCGCCATCTGCGGCGATTTGTTCAGGATGAAGGCAGAGAGGGTCTTGTTCAGCTCACGGCTATCCAAGATCACGTCCATACAACCCTTGTTGAATTCGGACGCTTCACATTCCGAACGCTTCAACACCAGGTCTTCTTCGTCAGTACCCGGCGCGCCCACCGACACGTAGGTCTTGATCCAGTGCAGGAACTCAGTCGCACCCAGGGTAGTCAACAGCAGAGCGACCTGAGTCTTGAACTCTTTCTCGTCGATAACCTTGGAGCGAATTTCCTGGAGCTGTGGGTTGATACGACCGGCGTAGTAGTCGTAGGTTTCGAACGCTTCAGCCATCGACGAAGGACCGACTTCGAAGTAGATCGACTTGTCAACGTTGTAGACCCGATTGCTTTCCAGGCCGTAGGTCGACTTCTCGATCATTTCCAGCGTCTGCTCAACGGTGTACTTCGCATTACCGTTGTACAGGTTGGCGTAGATCGCCGACTCTTCCGGAGTTTCGATGCTGTGACGCACACGCACCAGCTTGTCCGGATCACTGACCTGGAAGTCAGACCAGTCGCACTTGTCGTTCAGGCAACGCAGCTGGAGGTTGACCCCGTGACTGTGGGTCGAGCGCAGCAGTGCCATGCAGATGGTGCCGAAGTCGCTGAACCGCACAACCTGAGACAGGTCCTTGAAGTCAACGATACCAGTGACCGAACTGTTGACGATACGTGCCGCCAAGAAGTCCCAGACCACACGCATGCCAGCCATGACCGACAGAGTGACACTGTTACCGCCCACGGTACGCACGTAGCCTTTAACGGTACGGTTGATGTCGTTGACCAGCGCTGCCAGTTCCAGCTTGCTTGGACGGGTGAAGGTCAGCATGCAGTACGAATCACGCAGCAACACGTCGAACTGGAATTCACCGTTCTCAGCACGCATCGAAGAACGACGCATTACTTCAGAAACAGAGAACCCTTTCGACGCACGACTTGGCTTCTTGCCCAGGATGTCCGTGGTAACAATGTTGCTGCCACGGTCACTGACGTTGGAGATACCGTCTTCGTTCATGACCTTGGAACGGATCTTGATGCTGTCGACGTACTCTTCCATGAAACGGTAGAGGTCGCCGCAGATCTGCTCCATTTCTTCAGCAGTCTTGTCGGCGTGGCTCGCTTCCAAGTACTGAGCCCATTCGTTCTTGGTCGACGCCAGCATGCCATCCGACGCTTGGCCTTGTTCGTGCAACGACTTCATTGCAGTCGTTTGCAGCCACTTGGACAGCAGGATGTTGGCACGCTCGTTGCAGTCACGAGAGTTACCCAAGAAGATCGGAAGGTAGCCGAGTTGTTTGTCCTCTTCAGTACCAGGACGAATCAACTCAGAGACCGAAGGCAGGATCTTCTTCATCGGGGTGTTTTCAGCGGTGTGGGTTTCGCCGAAGCTGGCTTCTGCCACCGGAGCGGCTGGGGCCACTGGGACCACCGGCACTGGGGAGGCTTCAGCTGGATCTTCCGCAACCCCGGCTTGCGTGGTGTTCGCCGGGTTGTTCTCTTGTTCACTCATGTTCTAGCTTTCCTTAACAGGGGTGCTTAAGCGGTGGGTTGTTCTTGCGCCGCCAGATCCTTTTCAAGATCGGGAGTTTCCAGCAGCACGGCGTCGGAGATGTCTTCGTCGATGGTTGGATCCGACGGCATTGGGTTGGCCGGGGTGTAGGTGTGCAGCAGTTCAGCCGCGTCGCCGGCTTCGGAAACCTGGGTGTGGTAAAGCGGGAAGACCTTTTCCATGCGCTCGCAGTGCAGACCCTGCATGTACAGGAACACACCGGCTTCTTTATTGCTGTTGTGTTCTTTGGCGTAGGTGTCGATCAGTTCCTGACGCGGAGTGAGCATGGCCATGACACTTGGAACCGTCTGGTCGAAAAGACGCGCCAGCAGTTCGGTGTAGTTCATGAAGATCCCCATGTAGTCTTCTGGGGTCTTGCCGCTGTCCACGAACGCCACGATGGCGTTGATGTCTTCCGTCACCTTGGTGATCAGTTCATCAGTGGTGTTGATCAGGGTCTGCTCTTCAGCAGTGATCTCGAAACGCTTTTCGTCAGCCAGACGGCAGAACAGTTCGACGCCGGAGTGAACACGAATGACCGCCGGGATCACATCGTTAATGCTCTGCATCACGACGGTGTTGGTGATCTCTTCTTCGATGGCCGTTTGTTTGTCGTACTCGGCTTGGGTCATCTTGCCTTGGCGTACGCGCTTCTTCATGCTCTTCAGGCGTCGCTTGGCTTGATCAGCAATGCTTTCGTTGCTACCGGTCTCAGCCATCAACTTGGCCATCTCACGACGACCGATGAGCTTCTTGCCGAGAGCCTCTTCTTTACGTGCGCCCACTTGTTTTTGCTTGGAGCGTTTCTGACGTTTAGCTTGTTTGTTCGCACGCAGTGAAGTTTGTTTGGTAGCCATATGCTATGTTCCTTTTAATTAACAGCCATGGTAAAGCCCCAATGATTATTGAGACCCAAGATGTGGTAGTGATGAATGAGGATGAAGATCTTGCCGCCACCCTCATGGGCGGAATCTGGACTGACTTTAAGGCCTCTATTCCCGAGCCTCAAGCTAAAATATTGACCGAGGGGTTCAATTTAATTCTCCTCAGCAATCCTAGCGAGTCCGATCAAGAAGACCTTTCCGATCCAGACTTCAATTCGGGACGTCAGGACACTCTGCTACCCAACGTGATCACCGGCTTGTTGGTAGATGAAAATACCCACACGCCAGAAAAGAAAAATGCGGTCTTTCAGCTCATAACCGGCAATATAATCGAAACGCTGGTGAAGTTAGGCTTTACGCTCAACGAAGACGAAGTTAACCCAGATCGTCTGACCCAACTGAACCAACTGGTGTCTTTGTTCTACGACCTGAATAACTACCAAGACCTGATCGGCTTGGCAGACGTGCTGGACTCTGCGGACATCCCACCGAAAGACCGTTACCTAATGGTCATGCAGAAGTACCTGGGTGAGAACTTCGACATCGACGTCTACGAGCTCATGGTGGACGATGTGAGCGAGGTTACACTCAAAGCCATCCGTGACTCGCTGATGCAGGAAGACATGACCGAGATGCCCGCACAGAGCATCATAAAGCGTATCGTCCAGAACAAAGCAGAACTGGACGGCACTCTGGTCTATACTCACATCCGTAATAACGGTCAAGTCGGTGGGTCGGTACAAAGCTTCCTGAACTTCTACCGTCGTGAACTGGATGCCCTCACCGACGAGCCTACTCCAGAGAACCTGTTCAAGTACGGTAAAGAAGTGATCGCGATCTTCCTGGCCAGTGAATTGAATACGCCGGTCATTAAGGACAGGCTGATGCGGTTCCTTGCTGACGTCGTGACCGACTACCAGGCTTTGATCCAAATCGAAAACCTTATTAACCGGTTGGTACTCACCGATGAATAAAATCGAATTCCTCAAGCACTGCTTTGACAATAAGGGTTACGGGTTAAAGGCAGCGCTGCAATCCATGATCACCATTCAGTTTGAAGATGAAGACTCGTCTGGGGCTTTTAAGAAGATCCCTTACGCGGTCTTCGTGGAGGGTGGCAAGTATCACACCCTGATCGACGGAGAGTCGGTGGTTGTAGAAGGTGACGCTAAATCCCCTCTGCTGTACATGGACCTTCCCTTGGATCTCCCTGGTGACTTCCACCCCTGCTTGAAGGGTAAGCCGGTTCAAACCACCTTCGGCTTGTTCCTGTTCAACGTGATCCTGTTCTGGGAACCTTTCCAGGGTAAGGTGGACTACGTTAACAAAGAGTTCACCAAACCGCTGATCGAGGACTTACTAAACCGGTTGATGGTCGATAACCCACAGCCAGGCGAAACTGTGCCGGACGATAAGGCCAGTGTTGACGACTGTCTGAAGCTCAGTGAGAACTTCAACTTCCTGGAAGGCCTGGGTACTCACTTCGTTAAGCCCGGTGGCGTAGACGTGATGCAGGTGAGTCCTGCGGTCATGAAGCGCAAGGCCGAGCTCATGGAGATCCACAAGCATGAGCTGAACGATCCGGTGGTGTTTACTGCCATGATCGACGAGCTGGTTAAACTGGACGAAGCCGAGCAGCGGAAAGGGCCGAGTAAGAACTTCTTCATTAACAAGAAGTTCATCCACACTGCTCGTAAACGGATGTTCATTGCTTTCGGTATTGAACCGGATGCTAACGGCGGTTGGAGAGCATTGCCTCAGTCGTTGGACCAAGGTATCGATCCGAAGTACATCGTCGACTACATCAACACCTCGGTAGTCGGTTCGTACTCGCGTTCGATGGCTACCGGCGACGGGGGCGCTCAAGTAAAAGAAGCCTTGCGTTTGGTGGGTCGTTCTTCTGTTGAAGCGGAGGACTGCGGCAGTCCTGTCGGTGAGAAGATCATCATCGACGCCAAGAACAAGCGCGGCTGGATTGGTAGTTACCAGGTTGTGGACAAGAAGGCGGTGGAGTTGACCGCGGAAAGTCTTGACAAGCTGGTGGGCAAGACTATCTTCATTCGTGTCACCGAGTACTGCACCCAGCCGGACGGCAACTACTGCAAAGTCTGCTGTGGTGAAAGTCTTGGTAAGTACGGCACACGTATCTCCGCCGAGGTGGTGTTGATTCCTACCACGTCCATGTTGACGCGGATGAAGGCGGCCCACACTGCGGGCGGCACCGTAGTGCGGTTGGACTTGAGCACGGCCATTCGTAAATAAGACAAAAAAAGCACAGGCCGCACCCTACCAACCCGTAATGGGTTGGTAGGGTTATGGTCGCTATTCAGGAGTTTCGGTTTCTGGTTCTTTCGGTTCGGCGTAGTAGAACACGTAGGTGTCCCATTCCTTTTCCTCACGCACATTCAAGATGAGCTTTCCTGGATTAGGGTTTGGGAAGTTGGTAGGGAGGTCCAGTTTGTCTCTGGCCACGTACAGGGCCGACACGATGGACGCATGAGGAACGACCTCTTCTTTGTGGTGAGTCAAGATGCGGGCTTTCCACATTACCCACTCTTTGCGAACCACGTTGTTGCTGAACGGCATGGTGAACTCTGGCTCTGGTGGTACTTCCTCAGACGCCAGATCTTCGTTGGATTCGAAGTCCTCTTTCAGTGTCAACAGGGTTTCGTCCGCAGCCGCCTCGATGACCTCACGGAAGCTCTCGAATTCTTTACCCGTTTCCGGATGACACTTAGGCGCCGACATACCGTGTTTGCAGGCAACCTTTGCCCAACGCGGTAAAGCCAAGAAGCTGCGGTCTAGACGATCAATCAACTTACTACGTTCTTCAGGGGACATCATGCGGCTCCGTTTAGTTTCTCAGGTGGCAAAGACCACACGAGGTTGTCGGTCTCGAAGTGGGCCTTGTTGTTGTCTTTGTGGGTCACGATCAAGTCTTTAGGGTGACTCCCCTTCAGGCTCTCAGGGATCGGCACAAAGCCACAAGCAATTGCGCGGTGGATGGTCAGTGGTTCAGGCTTTCGTTGGATGTTCACCACGATGTGGGGGTACCCGCTGGAATCAAGACTCCACTCAACAAATTTTGGGTCAGTGGTATTGCGCATATTTACCACTCGGCCTTTGTTACTGATGAAGTAAAGGTAAGGGGCTACCTTCACAGCCGCTCCAGGTACTGTCAGAGCCGCTTCATGTCGCCAGTAGACCAAGGGGAGGAACATCTCAAACGTATCGTCCTTAGCAAGCTTAGCCGCTAACCGATCGGCAATAATACCGACGTTGAAAGGGTACTCGAGTTCACGGTACGCTTTCATGTCATGAGTAGTCAGTGCAGTTTCTAGAAATTCCATAATGCGAATACCTCTGAGTGTAGGGAATCAAACATATTCCTAACGAATCCGTGAGGACCGTTAGGAACATAGGTTTATTGGGTAATTACAGATCGATCAGTCCAGACAACATGAACATGACCTTATTACCCATGTGGGTCGTGGAAAAGTTCAGTTTAGCCGTGTACTCCGGCGTACGCAACATGTCCCCCAGGACCATGAGTGTCGCCATGTCATTGAATTGCGAGATGGTCTCTACTGCGAGACACAGTTTCATCGTAACAAAGGAAACGAACTCCGGCAGGTTGGCCAGGTATTCCGGGGTAGTAATGTCGGTCCCGGTTTTCTCATCCATCTCTTTCATTACTTCCATGAGGAACTCGATCGACGCCATCAGGTTACTGTCTGGGTCGTCGGCGTAGGTTTCCGGATCATCGACCACCGGCATGTACAGCGACATGGCGCTGGGGATGTCTTTCACTACGTTGTACAGCGCTTCAATAAGAATGAAGGCCAAGAAGTCTTCATGGATATCGGAGTAGAGCTCACCTCGGGTTGCGGGGTTCAGATTGATGGTTAGGCTTTTCATGCCGCCACCGGTTCTGGAACCTCGATCAACACAACCAGTCCACTTGCGGTGACGTTGGTGATTTCGAACTTGTTGTGCGCGTACGGCTTGAGGTTCTTGAGCGCTTCAGCGTACATCGGCGTCTTCTCGAACTCGTGGAAAGCTTGCAGGATAATCTTGCCTTCCGACTTGCAGTACTTCTGGATGTCTTCCTGCCGCACCAGCTTCGGTGGGATTTCCAGGTAACGCTCAACCAACGAACCGCTGATGTCGTTGAAGTGATCGCCTTCCATGATGCAACGGACGCGCTCTTTCGCCAGCAACTGGACCAGGTAGTAGTTGGTGTACTTCTCAACGTCTGGGGTTGGGACAAACAAAGATCTGACGCTCATAACTTAACTCCCTCGGCCATCAGCAGCCATTGATTACGGAAGGCACGAATTACCTTGATGGTTTTGATTTCGTAGCCGTTATACATCGCATTGATCTTGTCTTCATTGTGACGATGAAAAGACGTGATCAGTTCCTCGATCTGGGCGCTGAGGCGTATAAAGCCTCCCTCCGGATCCAGCATGAAGTCCCAGAGTTCTTCCCCATGGGCCGCGTAGGTGATATTCCCGACGCTGTCGTACAAGCGGTCCTTGAGGTGACCGTAGAACCATCCCTCATCAAACCAGTCGTCGCGCCCGCCTGTGTCCATCAGTAACTCGATGAGGCCTTCTTCTACAACCGCCGTAACTACAGTGGTTGCATTATGAATACCCGGGCACTTCAGTAGGAGTGGTATAGACTTGACTTGGCGATCTTTCTCCGCTAACGGAGCCATGTCAACCTCCTTTCTTTACAGCGATTATCCAATGATTGGGTAGCGTCTTGATCAGATCCAGTTCGCATTTCCAATAAGCACGTTGGGTCAGATCAATTACCGATTTATTACACTCTGCGAAAGACGCCAGTGTTTTGTAAAACTCATCCAGGTACATCTGAAAACAAGAATGAGGATCACGCATATAACTTATCCGTTCTTCTTCGCTACCAGAAAAGGTAACGTATCCGTCGAACTCGTAGAACTGGTCTTCCAAATGCCGCCTGAAAGATCCCAGATGCAGACCCTCATCAATATTCTCACCGAACGATAACACCGACAACAACGCATCTTGCAGTGCATTTTCTACAACCTGACTCGTCCGGCATACCCTAGGGCATTCCAGCTTCAACATCAGGAACTTGTCTTTATCGCCCATAACGGTAACTCTTAAGGGTACTGCGCACTACTGGAGTGCGCAGTTAGAGTCAATCACTTTGAAGGTCTTCTTCTTGGGTTCGAAGGCGACCTCGCGTTTGCGGAAGTACTCTTTATGTTTCGGCTGGCTTATGCAAACGCCAAACACAAACCGCGGTGTAATCCGACCCCCGAATTCATTCCGGTTAGCCAAATCACGTAAGCGGCCAATCATCTGCTTATTACGTTGAGTAGACCCCACCGTATGGAAACAAATGGTTGTTACCAGTCCAGGAATGTCCTTACCGGTACCGCAGCTGCCTGGCGTGGTTATAACGTGTTCGTGCCGTAGATATTTAGTTTTTCCTTCCTTATCCTTTGACTTGGTATCGTCGCCGGTAAAGGTCACGAAGTCACCCCCTGGATATTCCTTCTGGAACATCTCAAGCATCACCTCGCACATGCTGACCCTGGAGAAGAAGAAGAGGCACTTAGTGCCAGGCTCCCGGATGTCGAGGTAATAATCCTCGTACGCCTTCTTAGCCACGTCAAAGTAGAACTGCGTGACGGCACGGTTCCCCAGAATGCTCTGCTCCCAGGTTAGGTCATTGTAACTACCGAACTGCTGGGTCTTCAGGTTATACCGACGCGGGTTAATGTCGTAAAGGTACGCGACGATGTCGATATAGTTCTCAGGCTCCGGTTCCTTAAGCCGGATGTGGTATGGGAACATGACCTTGTAGATCTTGTTAATGAACGGGTCATCGGCAGCCAGTGTGGCGGACAGCACCAACACTTTGGCAAAGTTACCGTACATCAGCGAGATGCACACCTGGTGGATCGCCTCGTGCCCTTCGTCAATGATCCTGAGACCACACTCAAGGCTTTCGAAGATCTTGTCCAACCCAGGAGTCGACGGATCCTTCTTCTCGTTGCGCAGGTGTACGTCAATGCGCGTCATCGGCACAATGATTACTTTAGGGTCAACCGTCCCCTTCAGCATCAACTCCTGCAACTTCTCGAGATCCTGTTCCCACACCAACACATCAGACGGTTGCAAGTCGATGATGTTACCCAACGCAGTGATCCAGGTGGTGATGTACCGTGGCTGGATGGTGATCAGGGTTCGCTTGCCCATCAACAACATCGTCCGAAGACCCATGTAGGTGTTGTGCGTAACGAGGTAGTCCTTGATCACAAAGCAACGACTGTCATGCTCTACGGCAATGCAGGTGGTCTCAACCGGCCGGTCAATCTCAATGCGGTTAATCCGCAATGCCAGATCACGGTTCTCCTTATCCCATAATGCTTCCACCTTCTCTTGGACGGTGAACAAGACATCTGGGGTTCGGTGCGTGATAACAACCCAGTTATCGCTATCGGAGTAGTGGGCCTTTGCAACACCCCCTATGCTCCACACCAGATCGCGAACCATCTTGGCGCTGGTGCCGTAGTCCGACTGATACAGAATCGACCCATCACCCTGTGGTTCACCTGTAGCGTCCAACAAACCACGCAGCAAGCCCATCCGCTGAGAGTGTGAGCCCTCAAGGTATTTCTCGCCGAGGAACCGATCTGTTTGACCGATCAGGTAGGGGTCGACTATATCTGCGCGTTCCGGATTGCGTTCACTGGCGGTTAAAGGAATGCGCCAGACTTTATCCGCCGGACTGTCCACCAACTCCTGTGTAGTCATGACCTCCCAATCAGTTTGGCCATCTTGCCGAACTTCCCACTGGTGTTCAGGGCAAGCCACAGCTGTTCTGCCGTCCTCGAAGGTCAGCTTATATGTCGGTGTCACCCCTTGAGGGAAAACCCCTGTGACGTACGTGTGGGAGCCGTCAGGAGCCATCACAAGGTCATTAACCTTGATCTGCCCGATTGGCTTCCAACCTTTAGCTGTTCTGACCGGTGTATCGTTGGCCAGTGCCTTACCAAACCCCGTTGATGCGTTGTTGACCTTAATGGGACCGGGGGCTAGTTGGTACTTGACCCATTCATCCTGACCAGGGCGGGTGTTCTCGTAACCTTTGTTGAACTTAAAGGGTACGTTCTTACCGACCAACTCAGGTTCTTCAAGGAGGTCCACTCGGCTCTGGTTGTAACCCCGATACTGGGCGAACTCCAGAAACTCCTTCAAGAGACTCGAAGGGATACGGTACTCACTCTTATCGAAGTTAGACCGTGCGAATACATGGGTGACCTTGTACGCTGTTCGGTTGGTGCCGGGTACAACTACTTTCCCTGTTTTGTACAGGTTAGCCCGACAGAAAGGCATAATGACTTGCGCGTAAAACTCTCCGTAGAACCCAAAGATTCGTAGGTAGTTATGGGCACGACTGATGGTCGCCACGTGTCTCATGGTAACCCCCTAAATTTTTCAAAGCGGTATCCTTTCGAAGGTATACCCCTTATAGCTGGATCTCTTTTGAGCGATAACATCGGCCACTAACCTTCTGTGAAAGTTCATATTCTTTAATTCTTTTCGCCCAACTATAACTATTTGCTCTCCAGTTTCTATATGTGTCGCAAGTAGCTTCGTTGTGACGTAAGGATTTATTGAAAAGAGGTTATTCTTGACCTCGTCATTTAAGCCATGGGGAAGGGTCTTTAGATCTTCCGGAGTCGCCATCGAGAACTGACAACTCTTATGTTTTCTAAAGCCGGATCCGACTGATCCAAATATTCTTGTGGCGTCGAAACCGGAAGCTTCCGCCTCCTTCTTCCCACATATAACAAAGGAATAACCCTTAAACTCTCCAGCCACTACAACACCCTTAACAGGCTTCACTGCGTAATGGTCGATTCCTACCGGAGATATGAGTAGTCCTGTTTCTCTGGCGTGCCGCACGTTACCTTGTCCAGTAGTCCACTCTAGGTTGAACAAATCGAAATTACTTTTGACGCCGTCCATGTGGTTGACTTGGAGGTCTTTAGGATGACCTGGTATCTCGAGCGGGACAAATGAGCAGGCTAAGGCCCTATGGAGAGGAACCTTATTTCTCTGCTTCCCGTTATCTACCATCAGCCTAGGGTATTCCTCCATCATCCACGGTATCAAACGCCCGGTATGTTTATTCTTCTTAAAGGACCAGACTCTCCCCTTGCTGCTAATAAACATTTTGTACGGTTTAAGAACCTGTTTATCGATGTAGCCATAATAAACAAACGGGACCCACACTTCGTACTCTGGATCCAGTTCCAGCTTTGCTTTCAAAGCCTTATGCAAAATAGAAAGGTTAAACGGGTATTCAAGTGAGTAATATAGGTTTAAGTCTTGCTCACTTAGTAAATCCTCGGGTTTATTTGAACTTTCATTCATAACGGTATCCTTAACCATCTCGATTGTCGAGATGGTTATTTAGGGAGTTAGTAGATTCTGGCAACGTGGCGCATTGTAGCAGCCTCTTAACAAAATAAACGAGAACCCCGAAGGGTTCCCGCCATCGGGTGTGTTAAGACGCCCCCAACGCCCAAAACGCTTCGAGTACCGAACCTTGACGGTCAGTGGTCATGAAGGTGCGCGGGTCGTTAAGAACGTTCTGTTGTTTCTCAAAGATCAACAACCCGCCTCCGCCCCGGCTGGTGATGCAGTTAATGAAGCTGGCGAAATACTTATCACCAGAACCATTCGCTAGGGCGTAGTTCAGATTGTTTGGATCTCTGGCCAAGCAGCAGTACAGCAAGGATTCGATGTGAACCGCGTTGATACCCTTGATCTCTTGGTTAATGAGCGTCCAGAATTCTGATTGCACTTCGCCAAAGACTTTAGGAGTCACCACTTGGTTACGCCATGCGGTATTGCGCTTGTTAAAGGTCATGAAGTTTTCCACACGAGCCCGGTGCATATCCAAATCTTCCCGAGTATAAGGAAGAGCGAACATCGGAGCCAATGTGTTCCAATCCGACAGGTCGATGGAGATGAAGCGTTTGTCCACCGTGTTCCAACCCTTGTCCAACACAAACTTCAAGAAGTCCAAGGAGAAACGAGCATTACGCGACGACACCGAGGTGGTAGCCGAATGCTGCTGCGTAGTTTTGCCACCCATCATGATGTCTTCCACTTGGTAGCGGAAGGTAACGTCGGAGAAGTACGGGAGTTTATCCAGCCCAACGTCGTCCAATACATCGAGCGACTTCAGGTCGGACAGATCCTTAACAATAGACGACTTCAGAATCAACTCTGAACCCGGAACGCAGATCTCAGCCTTCAGGAAGATTTCGTCCCCGTTGGTGTAGATGATATCCTTGTCCCGCATGTGAGGCACGAACTTCCGCGAGGTTGCGTTGCGGATGTAGTGCTTAGTACTGAGCATTTTCTGCCCCATCGGGTTACATAAGGTAGTGCCCGAGTACATTCCCACGTTTGCGTCTTTCATCATCATGACGTTAAACGGGATGGTCGACTTCATTTTCCCATAGCAACGGCCGCACGGCTGGCCTGGGTTGTGAGAGTTACAGAACGCTATGCTGCGGAAGGTGATGACGTCACCCGCCTTGATCGTGTTCACGTTGCGTTGGTCAATCAGCACCGAGGACCCGTCAGCCATGATCATGTATTTGCCCATCAAGGACAAAGCCATTTCCATGTTCAGGATCTTCATTGGAACGCCTACAGTAGTGCCGCAGTCGTTCATGTGCAGGATGCTGGACAACGGCGCCGACAGCAAGTGAATCTTGCGGTGGAACCACTCAGCGTCCTTCAGACCTTTACCGTTGTTGATCAGCGATTTCCCCGAGGAGTTACGTTCCCCCAAGGAATCCGCTAAGTTGGTGATACCGTGTGCATACGGCACGTTAACCGCATTCGGGAAGATGGTGTTGTTCAAGTCAAACACCGAACCACGAATGATCGTCGTCTGGAATGCTTGGTTGACGCTCACGCCACCGGTACGCGCCAGCAGAGCCATGGTGTTAGTGCTCAGACTTTCCGCTTCACGCAGGTAGGTGCTGAACTCTTTCTCGCCATCGTCAATGCTGACTTCATGCTTCAGGATCCGGTCACGGATATCCATGATCCCGATGTCTTCCATCAGCTCCGCCACCGACTCAGCCGTAGCTGAAATCACCGACGCCTCACTCATCACCACAATCATGTTGTTGAGTTTGGTTTGCCAGATGTGCACCTGACGCTTGATGCTGTCGGTTTCTACCGGGTCATCGATCTCCGGCATGACCTTTTCCAACACCCAGTTAACCGGGATCGCTAGAGTGTCATCATTGTAAACAACCTCCTTATGCTCCGGGTTGGTGTTGGATGGGATCAGTTCATCAATCGAGTACGGTACATCGTTGTACTTGCGGTGAACGATTAAGCCTTGCCAGGTCAACATCATGGCGAACAGGCAAGACAGTGTCTTCTTGCCTTCGTCGTCCACCACTTCCACTTGATGTCGGAAACCACGACAGCGGATGATGTCTTCCTCAGGGAGGTTGGCCCACTCACGCAGGCTAATTTGCATGCAGCCCATTACACACCCCCGTAAATGTTGTCAGTACCGCCTGTTACTCCGTGCATTTCAAAATCCTCAGGAATTGCCGCCGGGTTAAAACCGCGCTTACCCGCATAACGCGGTTCGGCTGGTGGGCTTGGCGCCGGTGGCTCTGGGACCAGGAACTCTGGAACAGGACCCGCTTCTTTGATGTAGTTGTTAAACATCGCATCAAGTGGTTCAATCGTGCGGTCACTCGGCAGCTCACTGCGAATGGTGTAGCCCGAGTCAGACAACATACTCGACGCCATCTTCACTGCACGGTTGTTCTTGTACTCATCTGGCTTGACGATCTGATCGATATCAAACGGATCGTTAGCCCGGATGGCCCGACGCACCATGACCTTACGCAGATCAGGAGAATACGCCATCGCCAATTGCTTAGCCGTTTCCTGACCACCGTGCTGGCTGGTACGCAGACGACCTTCAGTTTCACCCGTGTTCCGGTTACCCTGATCGCGCAGCCAGCTGGAGTACTTGCTGCTGTCATTCAGCTTCGCCGGCATACCGAACAAGTTAGACTTAGGCAATGCCTGAGCCGACATATCCGTACCGAACTTATCCAGCATCATGAAGTGCTGGTTACTGATGAGGATTGGGTTCACGGTCTCCACGTACTCACCCAACGAGTTCATGAAGGTAGCCTTCTGCGGTTTGAAGGGGTACTTCGCGCGCAGCGCGTTAATGATCCCCACGCCGTACAAACGGGTGTTACTGCGAACATGGATGGAGATCATGTGGTCACAGCAGTGGTCGACGTAATCCTTAATGTCTTCCGCGGTCTGGTAGGTTGCCCGAACGATCTCGCCAAACTCCGGGAAACCGGTCTCACAGAACTCCAGGATCATTGCATAGGCTTCAGCGTACTGACCCAGGTTACGCAACAGAGTTGCTTCTTTCTGGATGTTCACGTTGATGTAGTTAATACTCAGCTCCATCAACATGGAGTAGATCTGACGACGGAACGCTGGTGTGTTGTTGATCACGACTTCCGCACGAGTACCGTCCGCGTAGGTCGGCGCCATGTGGTCTTCGATGATGCTTACCGCTACACCTTTGTCGCCGTTCAAACCTGCGAACTTGAACTTGATCCGACCAGGCACGATTTCGCGCAGCAGGATTGTAATGTTCCAGTCCTTCAGTTTAACGCGCTTGATCCCCCGGCTGAGTGGGTTGATCCGCCCGCTCTGGCTGTGGCGGGTATAGTTGCCGTACGCCAAGTTAATAAAGGTATCGAGTTCCACGGTGATTGGAATGTCGTTACCGCGGTTAGCCGCGATGCGACGCTCGTACCAGCGCAAGATGTTGTTGTGCATCTCGTTCTGGCGTTTCTCATACCGCTCCAGCAAATCGGTGTGAGGTTGTGGGATGTAATCAGTACCCCGGTTGTTCGCACGGTTCTTCATGCGGTCGCTTAACACTTCGACCGACATGACTTCCGAGTTAATCGGAGCGTAGAACAGTTGGTCGTAGGTCAAGTCCGGAATGGTCAGTGCTTTCCGGGTCAGGGACACCAAGGAGTTCTCGGCAACGCGGCGACGGAAGCCCATGACAATGCCGTCAGGACGAATACGATCACCCGACTGTGGAAACGGGCATGGGTTGCCTTCTTTATCCTTGTACAGCATCAGAGGAACCCACTCGTCCTCATTCCACTGGAACCCACGATCGTGTTTAAACATGCAGCGCAGGCGTTCTTCAGCGTACGACCGAGTCAGCTGAATTGCATCCTCCTCGGTAACGTGGCTGGAGATAGCGGCGACGCGGGTGTTCATACCGAAGCACCATTCACCGCTTTCGCTGATACGTGGGGATTGTGCGAACACGGTACCCTTGGCAAAGGTAGCGTTCGGTTTCCCCAGACGGCGCATGACATCTTTGTCATAGACGTACTCGAATCCCACGTAGGTGTTCTGCGTGTTATATCGAGGAAGTTCCAGAACGTCGTACATGCCTTTTTCGTCGTTCTTAAACACCACCCAGATTTTGTTCCAAGCGTCAGTCTGGCCAATCTCCCCAGTGGCCGAGACGTAGAAAACTTCTTCAACCACCATGTTGGCGGGCGCTACGATCTTGCGGGCAGTTTGCGCGTAACCTTGCTGCCATTCGAAACCGGTCACCATCATGCGCTCATCGGCGCCCGAGGTTACTACCGATTTCGGAATCATGTTACCGGCCATGTACAAACGACCAGCGGAAGCAGACCATGGAAACAGAATCAGGTTATTACTAACGCCTACTAGTGCTGGGTGAATCTGATTCGGTCCGCAAATGTACTTGTACTTCACATCTTGTGCGGTCTCTTTGTCACTCATTACAATCTCCTACCCACTAATGCTCTGTTACAAAAAGAAATTGTTACCATATCTAACCTAATGATATAGGTTTAAAATCGGTTAACCCCATCTTTGCAGGTAGCTTTATGCCAATTCCTAACAACGAGATCAATAGCGACAAGGACGTGTTCTTTACCGAAAGCTTCAAGACCCTTGTTCGTTCTGAAAAGGAGCTACTTAAGCGTTCGGCTCATAGCAAGCCTATCGTTGAAAAGAACGTGCTCTACGCCTACCGTAATGACATCTACCGATTGCTGCGGAGTTTTGAGATTCCGTCTTATATGTGGTGGGCTACTGCGTACATCAATGGCTTCGAAGACCCCACATCGGACATCACGAACTTGTCAGAGATTTTCATCATCGATGAGTCCGTGTTGGCTGGAGCCATCTCCCGAAGTAATACAGTTCAGGGATAAAAAATAAATGAGCCTTAAGAAATGGGTAGGGGAGCTCAGCTCCCCTACCTATGACTTATAGCCGCTTACTTACCAGGAAGCTGGTTGCGCACCGCCACCGTTATCCGGATAAACCGATGGCGCTACGCCGCCCGCGGTAACCGGTTGGTTCATCATCATCATCGGATTCATCATCATGCCAGGCTGCATCATCATCAAGGGATTGAACCCCATCATGTTCTGGTTGCCCATCATGTTGTTCATCATCGCCTGATTCTGCATCTGCATGGCATTCATCTCCACGCGTTGCAGGAAGTTACCGCGACGGGTGCAGTGGTAAACCACTGGGCTGCCCGACATGGTGTTAACAGCATGGTGCAGGACGCGTCCGCTGTTCTGATCGATTTCAGTACGGACGTAACGATCGCCCGCTTGCATTGGTGGAGGAGTGAGATCGTAATCACCCACCATCATGTTTTGCGGTTGGTTCGGGTTCTGCTGCTGATTGATCTGCTGGTTCTGCTGGTTGCTGGTTGACGAGACAGACAACAGGCCGGCCATGTCATTGCGACCCATGGCTTGGTTGACCGTTTCGTCTTGGGTGTTGTGACTGTTGTAGTCCATGATTGGAACTTGGCGGTAGGTCTCTGGCAACTCCTCCAGATATTCCACCCAGCCCATGTCGATCATGTACACGCCGGCTTTGTCGAAATCACCGCGGAACGTATTCTGGATCTTGTTCAGCTGATCCGCGATATTGCCGTAGCAGCCCAAGTACGAGATCAAACGTGCAGCCACCGGAGTGGTCGACTCGAACTCGAACTCACCAGGGTTGTTCACCGCCGGGATGATCGACTGGAACAAGTGACGCGCCAGTTTCAGTGCACCAATCGAAATGCTGTGGTTGTTGAGTTCCACAGTTTGGTTATCGGAGACACCTTCCGAACGCGCCAGCTTCTTGACGATCTCGTTGTAGAACGGGAACGACGGTTTGGTCTTGTAGTACACACGCTCGCCAGTTGCCTGGCTACGCCCACCGCCTTTAACAACCGTGAAGTGAATGAAGCGGTTGTCGGTGCCGTCTTCTTCCAGTTCAATGTGCATCCGGGCAAACAACTGATTCAGCTCATCACGCACAGAGCGCTTGGCTTCTTTCAGCGGTTCCATCATGTCGATGATGTCCTGACGCCATGCTTTCTTTGGTCGAGCAGCAGCGGCAATGCCGAACAGCACGATTGGGTAAGCACGGAATACCGACAGCAGTTTCATGCAGGTCATCTTGCGGATGATCTTGAACACCTCGGTTTCTTTCGAGGTGATGTTCTCGCACGCTGGGTGGAAGAACACCTTGTTCATGACGTTGCCGTCGAGGATGTTGGACAGTGGCAGGTACATGTCCATTTCATCGATCCGGATCGGGAATTCCTCACCATTGATGACGAACATGATGCGGCCGTCTTCCTTGACAGCACAGCTCCACGATTTAACCATTGCCGCGTACAGTTTGTTCAATTCGTTCATGATCGGGTTCCTTTACTGGCCGAAGTGTTCTTTAATATTGCGGAGGTAGTTCTTGGAGGTGCTCAGACCAATGTCAGAACCGGCGATGTTGGTGCTGGTCCGGTTGATCATGTAGGTGGCGTTGGTGAACTGCTTGATGAACGCCATTTCGCCGTTGAAGCAGATGGCGACGGTGGTTTCACCAAACATGTGCGAATCTACCTCCACGTTCATGATGGTCTTCTGGTGAGCGTAAACCGAAGTGTACTTCGCGAAGAAGTGTGTCTTCAGGGACTCACAGAACTGTTCCACACGGTTGATCACGTGATCGTCGTGGTTGAGCACCGACATGGCTTCGCCGGGGATTACCACAACACCCTCATCGGAACCCACCAGACCGTTGAAGTCCATCGGGTTGTTGGTGGCGCTGAAGTGGAAGCTTGCCAGGCCACTGCTCAGCAGCAGGTGAACGGTCAGCATGGCCAGTTCGGTTGCCATCAGTTCGTGCGGGTTAGCACTGCCGTAGGCTTCGCTGGTAGCCAGGTTAGTGTCAGCCCCGAAGTTGTTTGCTTCCAGCATGGTCAGGTTCAGCACATCGCTGAAGTTCATAAACACGCTGTTGATCTCACCCACCGAGAAACCCTGGAACCCAGCCATGCTGTAGCCACCGGTGCTGAACATCATGGTGGCGAAGAACGGGTTCTCAGTGATGCCGATTTCGCCCATGCCTTGGTTAGCCAGACCGTCGGCGATCCCCATTTCCAGACCACCGAACTCAGCATCGGCACCCGCACCTACCGCCAGACGCAACAGTTCGCGGGTGTGGTGAGTCGGGTTAAGGTTCTGAGTCTTCGACACCACCAAGGTGGTTCTCAGGTCAGTACCCACAGTCCCGTCGTAGCGCTCACCACGACCTTCGTTCTCCATGGCCAGGAAACCCAGCGCTTCGTTACCCACATCGATAGGGCGCATCGAACGCAGGTCTTTGACCATGTTTGGATCACCCATCAGGAATTGATGAGAAGATTCCACCACGGTCTTGGTCATTGGGAAGCCGTCGGTACCCGCGATGTTGCGACTCAGGGTTGTCCACGCCCGCACCGGAACAAACATGGTGTCAGGGGTGATGCCTTCAATCGAAGCAGAACCGCCGGTCAGGTAACCAACAACTGACAGCTCTTGTTCCATCAGGGCATTCGACTGCACCGTGAAGCGCAACAAACCAATACCGCGGCGGATGTTCCAGCTGTCTTCGATCGTCACAAACCCTTGCGGTTGAGCCGACAGACCACCGGACATAGCGGCAACGGCGTTCAGTGTACTGCCGCGGATGCCACCGTGATGTTGCTCCATCATCAACTCGTCAAGCGCCATGCTGTTAATGTTCATGGTGTTGTGGCGGTGGACGTGGTCGTGATTCTGGTTGCCCATACCGAAGATGGCTTGGGTCAGTGTAATGGTTGAATCGTTCATTTCAAGTCTGCCTTCTGTACAAGGTTATTAAGTGTTGTTGTGGCGGATCAGGGCAATGAGCTCGTTCTTGATTTCGACTTCAATCTCAATCGGGAACAGAGCGGCTTGCGCAACACGTTGGTAAACTTCCGGCTCATCCAGTACCCCGTATTCAAGGTTGGACTGCCAGATCCCATTACCCAGTTGATCCAGGAAATAGGTTGCTGCGAGAATGGCTTCGTTAAACGAACGCCCTTCATTATTACGCGACTGGATGTCACAGATCGACGTGAGGAAGTCCTTGTCTTCTGTGTTCAGCTTCAAACCGTCAGACAGGTTACGCATGCCTGTTGGGTTGACGATCGCCCCTAAGACCGACGGAAGGTACTTAAACCCCATCTCCGACAGCTTGACTTGCCCCAGCACAATGGCCGCCATCAGCTGGGTGTAGCTGAAAGTCCAGAACACCATTGGTGAAACCTGGAAAGCGTACGTAAGCTGCAATATCTTTAAGATATGGTCGTGCAGTTCAAAATCCCAGTTTGGGGGCAGTCGATCGTAAACGGCTTCCACCAGTTCGACCTGCTTAATGCCTAGGCCCTCGCACTGATACTTGAAGCGATCACGCACCCGTTCTTTGTCCGTCTCGTCAAACAGACCGAAGGCAAAGTACTCGGCTTGCTTTTCTTCGTTGGCGGTCTTGGTCGACTCAGCAACTTGATAGCGCTCATAGATCGAACGTTTATCGTCGTCGTCACCTTCGGAGAAGTCTTTCTTGTTCAACTTGCTCCCGCTGGTCTCGTGTTGCTTAACCGAGGCGTTGATCGCGGTGGCCAGGTTCTTGCCGTCTTCCGTTTCCGGGATGACCGCGCAGCACAGACGACTGAAGATCGTGTTGTACAGAACCTTCTCAGTGAAGTACTCGTTACTCGCTACGGCATCCACCTGAGACGGGATACCGCGCTTGCCAAACGCAAACTGCACGTAAGTGTACAGCTTGTGCCAACCCGGCATGTTGGTAATGCGTGGGTTGCCTTTAAGCAGATCACCGCAAACCAACTCGCTGTGCCCAGGACCCATGGTGGAGTCAAAGCGCGAGAGCAGCGAGAAGATGATTGGGTAAACCGATCGTGCCACGAACGCCAACTTTACCAGCTCAACGTAATCGACATCCGTGATGGTGGTTTGTTCTGGATAATCACCCTTGCTGGCGGCAATGCTCAGGTCGGGCGGGATTTGCAGGTGACGCGAGTACTGGATGAAAGCGCAGTACTTGTCGATGTCGAGGAAATCAAACAGCGTGTTAACGATTGGCAGGAGTTGAGAGACTTCAGTGTGATAGTCTAAGAATTTACCGCTCTCAACAATACCGAAGGCTTTCTCGTACAGACGGAACAGTTCGTTCTTTTTATCCGTCGAGAAGGTGGCTTCTACGTATTCGTTCAAACAGTCAAACAGGTTGGTTTCTTTATCGGTTTTCTCCAATACCCTTTCCAGCCGGACGGTGGCCTTGCCGTTGAACCGAAGTACCTTATCGTTCAGATTGACGATAATCGCTTCGATAGTTTTCTTACTACTCCGGCGGACTTCAACATTAAACATGGGAATGCTCCAGATGGAATTATTACTACTATACAGCTTAATAATGTAGGCTCAAAAATATCCAATAGCAGCCATATGTCCGTTAATCGAACGCAGAGGAAACCCCCTGCGTTCGTAATTAAAGGTTAGCTTTTAGAACTCAACATCATCGTCGAAGGAATTGCTGTCATCGAAGTTACCGCCGCCACTGGAAGAGCTGTTGTTGTTCGGACGCGACTGATTGCCGTTGGCGGCCGGAGCACCTTCTTTAGGCTTCGGCGGCTCCCAGCTATCGTTGTCCATGCGGTCCAGGATCGGACGGTGGAAGTTGATCCAAGCACGCACCGCCCAGCGGGACATGACGCCGTGATCTTCGACGCGTTCACCGGCATCGTTCTTGACGTAGACCGTGGTGTCTTTTGGACCTTTGAACAGGAACTGGACTTTGTAGTCGCCCTTGCTCCAGCCCAGGATGATACGACCTTGAGCGTCACGGGTTACGGTGAAGAAGACTTGCAGGACCGGCTGATCGGACATGCGACCGCTGCCGCCGGCGAACACGAACTGCTTCCACTGAACAGGGATCTGTTTAGTCTTGAAGTTGCCGTCCGTAGTGGCTTCCAGCAAGGCTTCGAACAGCACGCCGCGGTGGGCGTAGTCCATTTCGATTTCTTTATGGTTGCTCTTGGCACCTTCTTTATAGATGCCGTCGTTGACCTTCAACATGATCTTGCCGTTGTTGGCCTGATCCCACATCAGCTGTGCAGGATACTTCGCGCCAGGCACTGGCTCGATGGAAACCGGGTGTGGCTGACGGTAGTCGGTCAGCAGGGTTTTCTTGCGGGGTGTGAAGGCAGGGCGTTGACCGTTTTGTTGACCATTCATGAGAGTTAACCTTGGATAAGGAAATGAAGAAGTTTTTGTCTATATACATTGGGGTGCAGTGAATTAAAGCATCAGCAATAACCCAGCTTTATCTACACCTTGCGGCAGGTTGTTGATGGTGCCCCTTATACGACCCATGGTCGTAGCGGATGTCCAGTGATTATCTTGGGCGAGCTTCTTAACCAGTTCTCGGATGCCATGAGAGGAAGCCTTGAAGTTGGTGGACTTGTCGCCAAAGATCTGAATAGTCAGGCGGTTAAACGGGATGAAGTGTAACTCACCCCCGCCGGTAAGCTTGGTGTACCAAAGCGTGAAAGGTTTGAGAGTCCCCGTATGGGATTCCAATAACCAAAGCCGGCCAATGCCTTTAGCCGTGGTCAGATCGACGACATGGTGCGTCAATACAATTCCTTTACCATTGAAGTCCGGTAGTCTCGCTTTGGTCTCGACAATCAGCTTACCGTAGTGCTTGAGCAACTTCTCAAGCACTTTTTCCACTAACTTCGCATAAGCCTTCTGCTTGGGGGTGGCCGTTGTTGAAGACTCCGAATGGTCCACCAAGTCGGCTTTAGGGAAGTCACTTTTCAGCTTACTGTAATCCGGGCAATACACCACCATTTGAATCGGTTTGCTTTTACGGATTTGTTCTAACCAAGTACCGATGAGTCGCAGGTCACTGGAAACGTCGTCAACCAATTGATCAACATCAGTTGCCTCTTTATCGCCGGACTCATAAGCTTGGCTGGCGTTGCGGATCAGGGTACGGAGGTTGAGCATGACACAGTCCGCACTCCGTATCCCGTTGGCGCCTTCGCCCTCAAAGGCAAGAGAAGTCCCTACGGACATCCCCAATGTACCGGTAGATCTCATAGGAACTCCTTCAGCACTGCTGCTGCCTCTTCAAGGGATATGTTGTGTTTGAGTAGCTTGTCTTCAATCTCTGGTTGTAACGCTTCCTCGATGTTATCTTTGGTAATCGTTACACCAGCGTATACCGTGCTATCGAACATTTCCTCATCCAACAAGACTTCTTTATCAGTCGACTCGTTTTCAGACTTAATATGCAGGTATGGGTATTCATTCTTCAACACGGAGATAACGGGATTCACAACTTCCGCACGACCATCCTTAATCCGCAGATGAGCACCGTGAGGGAACTTGCGATCTCTAATAAAGGTGTGGATGTCGACCACCAAGCGTTCGGGAGTAATGTCCTGAGGGACCGACATCGTCACGTAAGGCATGGCATTCTTGTTCTCCCAGAAGACTGGGTCGAACTTGCCGGTTGTTACATCGAGATCAAAGACGTAGCCACCCTTGGGGTGTTCTTCGCCGTGCTTGTCCCGATCAAAGGAACCCGAGGTATACAGCTTGCCAACCTGAACCGGTTTGTGGATATGACCGGCAAAGATTGCGAACTTGACAATAGATTCCCAACGATCAAGGTTATGCGACTTGTGGCGCGCCGCAGGATGCAGCTGGAACTCGAAAGCCCCGTGAAAGGCAATCATGTCCACCTGAGACAAGTTCGCCGCTCTGAGGACCTGTAAGGCCTTCTCCCAGACTTCGTCCGGTGTTAAAGCCCCCATGTTGTCCGGTACGTACATGACAGACATGCCGCCGAACTCAGGGTATGTTTCAATGCACAGGGTGTCGATATACCGAATATCTAACCCTTCTGGGGCGATGAACTTGAAGTGCGCCGGCTGACCCCAGTCATGTGACGAAGTACCCTCCAAGAACACAACCTTCACATCATGCTTCTTGCACCGGAGGAGAAAGTCTTTAGCCCACTCCTCCACACGGTACATGTCAGGATTGGGACGTTCCACCAAGCGTTCAAAGAAGTCGCCACCAAAGAAGATAATGTCAACCTTGGCCAAGTCATGGTCTTTATACAGAAAGGTTGACAAGTTTCCCAGTACGTGTTTCGTGGGAGTGTTAACGTGTAGCGTGTGTTGATCCGAACTCCAAAGCGCCCGCATGCGGAACTTCCCCTTAATACAGCCTTAACACTCCAGTGGATTGCTCGGAGTTTCGCGCTCTGCGGCGCTGATGGTGGTTGGTGCGGCTTCGACTTTTTCGTCGATGATGAACTGGCCCTTGCTCAAGTCGTGCAAGAAGCGGTACTCGTCGGCGGTCACCACTTCTTTGCGGTGGTCGCGGTAGAGGATGTCGCGGGAACGGGTGATCTCTTCGATCGGAGCTTCGTTACGGCGAACGACGTCCTTGATGTAGTAGATCTTCTGTTCCACTTCCGGGATGATCCCGTGCTTCGCGTAAAACTCCGGCGAGACTAGTTCAGTGAGCGTGAGACGCTTGGCCTGGATGTGCTCCTTAACCAGACCTGCTACCTTCATGCTGGCGTTTGGATCCTTGCTGCGCGTGGTGTCAGCCTGCACCTGTTGGATGTGGCGACTCACGGCGCGCATCAGTTCGAAGTCGTGCGGGGTCATGTTGTGCGAGATCAGCGGTTTCACCAACACGACCGGCTGGTTGTTATCATCAACCACCAACACTGACTGGGTGCCACGGTTGCTCATCCCGGCCCACTTCTGCACGTTGAAGTAGTTAACCCCTAGGTCATTGCCCAACGCAAACGGCATCAGCCATTCTTTTACGAAGTCGCGTTCACGCAACACGGCCGAAACGTTGAACGGCATGTCGTCGTTACCCAACATCAACTTACCGTCGACCTGGATCACCTGGATATCTTGCAACCAACCGAAATCTTCGTTGAGAATAGCATCACGTTGTGACTTGTCCATTTATAGCCTCGCTGCATCTAGAAGTTTATATTGTTCGCCGGTGATCAACACCGCGTTAGCCAGATCGTAACCAACACCATCGTTCACAACCCGAACAGCGATGATGAGTCTGTATTGATTGACCTGGCCAGTAAGATTTTCTTGGGAAACCGAGACCGAACAATTCGGGAACAGTTCTTTGATGTACTGCTCCAGTTCTGTGCGGGTTTGTTCAACAAGACGATCGGGATCTTGGCCGTACTGTTTGATCAGGAAGTAGAAGCTAGGGACTTTACCCATGACCTTACCCTGATTACGACGACTCTGAAACCAATAGGTAATATGCTTGGCCAGCGCATCGGGGACGGATTCTGTTTCCCACCCGTTTGACGTGGTCATCGTTCCAACCAAAAATGTTCCCATTAATTAGCCCTTCCGTTGAAATATAGACGTTCTTTGCTGACGTAAGATCAATCGGCCAAAAATAAAAACTAAACAGGAAGGGGTTGCCCTCCTGTTTAGTTCTCGTCTATTACTCGCTGGTCGGCTCCACATACGACTTCAGCTTGTCGCCCATCTCACTGGTCACGTCAAACATCTTCTTGGCCATGTGATGATCGATAGCGGCGTGAGTCTTGTGGGCGTCCACGATTTCCCGGAACGACAACTGTCCACCAACGGTATCGTAGTAATGAGTGTGCCGGAGAGTAACCTGGTCGTCGACCTTCTCCAAATTCATCACACCGCTCCACATCCGTCGGTAGAACAAGTTCTCTTCTTTAATGCCGGTGTTCCAGTTGCTGAAGTCACCACCGTAACCGGAGATTTCTTCATCACGGTACATCTGCATCAACCCAGGGTGACACATGATAATGTCGCGCATGTGCCCCTGAGCGCCTTGTAGCCCATCGAGACTGCCGAGGTAACCAATCTCATAGCGACCGACGTAATCACCGTCCGACTGACCCAGCAAGCGCTTACCCATTTCCCAGGCCCGTGAGTTCACGAAGCTGTTAAACGAATCGAGCGTCTTGGTAGCCTGTTGAGCGAGCCAACCTCCTGCCCCCTGCAAGAGAGAAGCGCTTTGATTGACGTAGTCCCCGTACTTGGCTATTTGATTCTCGGTAAAACTCCCCGAGATCGCGTAGCTAAACGCATTTGCGCTGTTCATTACTTACTCCTGAAGAAGTGGAGTTTGCGCCATCAGCGTGTTGAGGTTCATCAAGTTTGTTGCCGCTTGACCAGCGTAGCCACCGACCCGGAACGGAATGTTCTTGTCGAGTACTTGGTGGTGACCGAAGCCGCCGTACGCTTTAGCTTTGGACTCGTTGTCCGCGAGAACGACAATGTACATCTGGTCGCCGTCGAAGTCAGCGTTAAAACTTTTCACACCCAGGATCGGGAGCTTGATACTTTCGTCGGACAGATCACGGTTAGCTTTCAGGAAGAACACGCGCAGGCTGAGGTATTCAATCGAAGGATTTCGACCGGTCTCAACCAAGCACTTGCGATTCACTTCCATGTCCGTAAAGAATGCATCAATCTCTGGGACAATTTCAAACGCTGCTTTGTTGATCAGCGCCTGTGCCATCCACGGCGTAAATCCACGCCGGTATAGATAGCTGGTGATGTGATATTCCAGAATCGCAACACACATCTTCCACGGCACAATCAACACGTCAGTATCGATAATGCCAGTCTGCGAGGTAATCACCGAACGACCCGTGAACGGAATAGACCCAGCACATACGTGCTTCCGTGAGATAGCCGGTTTGTTGAACAGCGCTTTCGGGTTGTTCACCTGACGATACTGGTCCGCCAGCAGCACCAAGTTCTTCCCGACGATGTCAATGTTGCGGCGATGGTCTTTGTCGTTCAGTTGGTAGCAGGAGTTGGACTTCAGTGTATCGGCGATCGCGTTATACAGCTGCGCGGTCTCAGGGTGGTGCGAGTAACTGTACACGTCCTTACCGGTTCGTTCGAACACTGTGGAGTAACGCTTCGGTACTTTGATGTACTGACAGAACGCCAAGTGCTTGTACTTGTGGTAGAACGCCAGGAACTTGTGGCCTTCCTGTGGGTGTTTGCTGTAACGCTTACCCGGTCCAACCAGAATGTATTCCATGATCTGATCAGCGTTCTCGTAGAACGTGTTCAGGTTCGGATCCCGGATACCCAATGCTTCAAGCATCTGGAACAGAATGATCATGGTGCCGTTCTTTTTCTTCTTCTCGGCCTTTTGATAGGTCGGGTCGATGAAGTAACGCGGAACGGAAACTTTCGGACTCGGGTTGCCAATGGAAATGTTGCTAAAGAATGTAGTGAAGAACCCGATGTTGATAAAGCTCTTGACGCCTTCTGGGCATTTCAGCCACAGGTTAGTGTCTTCACCTTTGTCGAGGAACTGCTGGGCTTCTTCGTGGCACTTGGTGCACTTACGACCACTGCCCAACAAGTAGTTACCTACCAACCCGCCTGTGCCGGGTGGACAACTGCAACGTGCGACAGTGTCGAACGAGTTGCTGTCAAACTCCAACCGAGTCATACGGGCGAGTTCTTCGCGATCGTCTTCTAGGTTGAAGTCAAAATCATTGAGGTATATCTGCTGCAAACGACTGGTGTCATGCAGATAGTTAAAGTCCTCGAAGTCCGGGTACAACGGCAGTGAGAATTTTGGGTCATCAATCAGCGGACCATTGAACCGTTTCGCGTACCCTTGGAAGTGCAGGATAGGGTCAAGTTCGGTTGGCTGCTTAGTGATTAACGCCGCAATTGCTCGTTCGTTGGAAGGAGTTAATTCTGGCAACTTCATTTACAATAACTCCAAAAATATTGAAAGGCAAAGAAAAGGTTAGGAAGACCGAAGTCCTCCTAACCCCCTCATCTTTACTTAACTTCGGTTAAGATCAACCGAAAGCCTGGCTCATACCGTAGCCTGCACCCAGGTTGGCGCCGCTTGGGTTGTTGGAGCCGACCGACATGTAGGTAGCCAGACCAGCGCCCGGTGCGAACACTAGGTTGTTGGAGCGGAAGCTGCCCAGGTTGTTGGCCACGTTCAGAGTGCCGATGCCGTCCATTGCTTCGCCGATAACGGCCATCAGCTGCGGATCCCAGATGTGAGTCTGAGCGAACGAGTTGATGTGGACTGCGCCGTCGAAGATCGACTGGTTCAGTTCCAGACGCAGTTTCTGGCAACGAGCTTTGAAGTCCTCGTTGGTCATGCCGTACTGGGTAGCCAGGAACTGCTGGATGGCTTGAGTGCCGCCCTTGCCCTTGAGGTGACCGAGCATCATCTCGTCCAACTCTTGGGTGTTCAGTTTCTTGCCGCCGATTTCCGCCAGACCGTTGACAGTGATGACCGGAGTACGGTGCAGCACAGTCATCGAAGGGTTCCAGCCAGTGGTTGCCTTGATGTTGCGATCGACCAGTACCGAGAAGGCGCCGTTCGACAGTGCGTCCATGACGGCGATCATGGTTTGCACTTCTTCTTTGCGGTTCTTGCTCGCCAGACGAACCAGGAAGTTCTGGATCGAGGCGTGCGGGCCGCATGGGTTGATGTTGACCTGGAAGGTCGCGTGCGGGCTGACGTTCTGGCGGATCCAGTTGTTCACCAGGTCGGTGTCGGAAACGGTCTTCTCGGTCAGCACGATGCGGTTCTGGATAACGCCCACTTGTTGCAGCATTTCGTCGATCCGCACTTCCAGGGAAGCGAGGTTACCGCGAGCGCCAACGCTGTGCTTACGCAGAGCTTCGGCAAACACGAAGTTGTTGTTGGTGGCCATCAACAGGTACAGACCGTAGAAGAACGGCGACAGACCTTGGTTGTAGGACATCATTTCACCGGCCTGAGCTTCTTCGATGGTGATCACCGGAGCCAGTGGACGGTAGCCTTGTGGGTAGATCCCGCCGCCGATGTTCATCATGCGCTGCATGGCTTCCTGCTGCTGACGTGCGGAACCCGCGGCCAGTTGAGCAGTGTAAGCCTGGTACGATTGCGCGTTCAGAGAAACCGTAGCGGTGACGCGAGCGATCTCCTTGCTGTTCGCCGCATAGGCGTTCGGGTTGTTGATGTTGTTCATGGTGGAAGCGATCACTTCCATGTTGGCTGCGGACAGAGTCTTGCCAGCAGTTACACGGCCGCTGATTGCCGATACACGGGCTTCAGCGTGACCATCTTTGCCGTACGGGCTGGATGGGTTGGAGAACGGCGAAGGCAGCTTGGAACCGGCGATAGCCATTTCCTGCGGAACCTTGACCAACAACGCTTCTTCCCACGCACCGGTGAGGTATTGCGACAGAGCGTGTGGACGATCCTTGATATCGCCAGCTTCGGCGTGATCCAGCATTTCCAGGTCGACCACAACCATGTTGATGATGGTGACCGCTTTGACGCCTTTCGTTTCACCGACACGGGTGTAGTGAGCGCGCAGGTTGTCGACAACGTTCTTGTCCGCGTAGCTGGCCGGAGTCAGTGGCGCCGAAACGGATTGCGAGATGCCGGCACCGAAGCCCATCGGCGAGTTCATGCGGATGTATTCGGAGCTGATGGTCAGGTGCTTGTTCGAGAACAGAGCACCCATCACGTACAGCACGCCGCCGATTTCGCGGTAGAAGCAGACGCCCGGCAGAACTGGCGAGATCGCGGAGGTCATGGACTCGACTTCCGGGATGATGCTCAGTTGCAGTTCGGTGGTGGTCGACGACTTGATGCGCTTGTAGGTTTCGATGATCGCTTCGATGGTATCCGCAACTTCTTTGAGGTTGCGGTTATCGGAGGTCATGGAGACCATTTGGTACAGACCAGCGAGGCCGCCTTTGGCCAAACCAGCTGTGGTAGTCAGGATGGTGTTCTCGGCAGAATCTTTGCCCGAGTTTGCTTTTTCGCCGTCTTCCCAGGAAGATTTGCCAGTGTTAACGCTCATGGTGTTACTCCGTTGCTCTGAAGAATTAGGGGTGTGTTATAAACGCTATTTGTGCAGGATTGCAAAATTATCATTAGCGATTTACCAACTAGTGATATAGGTGTGAAATATTATAGCCTCACGTCTAAATCAACCAAAATGCGCTATTGACCCTCCCGGATTTCTCCAGGAGTCTTTACGGTGTATATAATGGACGTCAACTAGGATTTAATTTATGCTCACTTTGTCGTTGCCAAGTCCTTCGTCATTTGTTTACCCTAAAGTCAACTTCGGAAAACTGGACAACCTGCGTCGTCAAGCCGAATTCAACCGGAAGGCCTTTAAAGATTACGTTCGTGAGAACGTCTTCAATCTCGAGAACGAACATCTGCTGGTAGGATTACTCCAACAGTTAAGTATTGATAAAAGCTGGGATCTCGAGTACGTGGTTCAGTACACTCGGTTCCGTGCCTATTCATTGTGCACGCTGTTTAACATTACCTCACTCAGTCACGTTGGGTCGGCCATCGACACCGGGTTCTACCGGGAAGCCACCTTGGAACACTGGTGCCTGATCGAGGATGACCGCGTCTATAATGAAGCCACCTTCGACTTCGCCACATCCTACCCGATCGTCCCGCTCTACACCACCCGTACCGACCATGGGTATCGCCACAGCGCCATCAAGCGCTGGGAAAACCCTAACCCACCAAAGCACCTGGCTGTCATCGGCTTGAACCTTGTGGAGCTTGCTGTGGGCTGGTGGAAGTACATGCGGGATCCTCAGTACGACGACACTGGCACCTCGGCTTATGTCTGTTACTTCGGGTTGGTCAACGCTCAGCTGATCCACAACCAGATGGCGGTGTTCAACGTGCTGTACGAACACATGGCTGACGGAAAGCCATTGGACGAGTTGATCAAGACCAACGACGTTACCTTCATCACGGTCAGCGAAAGCAAGCTGCTGAAAGAGTACGTGGAGTTCTTGGTGGATCGGTTCAACGGCAATCGACTCATGGACCTCAATCACTTGATGGTGCAGATTCAAAGCATCTACAAGCAACCGTACTTCAACTACGTCCGGGCTGGTAAGTCAGCGTTGTTCTCGCAGACCTGTTGGGTGTGGGAGATCCAGATCATGAAGCTCTACGCTCTGTATCTGACGATCGCCAACAACAAGGGCTACAAAGCAGCCGACATTAACACGGTGATCGATCGGTCTCACGCTGCTCGTTATAACAACTATCAGCGCATTCCAGAGAAGATCTTCCGTAACCATTTCGAAGCCATGGCTGACAATGTCTTCGAGCTCAACAAACTCAATGTGTGAAACATAGTGCCCTCTGGCCAGCTCCGAAAGGGGCTGGTTGGATGACGTATTTTATTTCACTGTCTATTCTGTGGGAAAGAACTTTGCTGGGAGTACCAGTGAACGAATTCCAAATGGTAGAAGAGATAACATAAAAACCCACTCCCTAGAGGCAAGCCTTGGGCTTCCTCTGGGAATGGGTTATGCACGCTTACTGCTCTGGAACACCCGCAACAATGAACCAGAAGATATTGTCGATGCCGACATCGAAGTGCTCGAGTACCTTGTCCGGTTCAGCCAGATCAACCACTTCGGTGATCTTGTCGGTGAAGGTGACCCGCAGCTTACGCCCGTCGTTATCGGTCAGGACCATCGGAACGCTGGCATCAAACTTGACCTCCGCGCCTTCCAGTGCCAGTTTGACGTGCAGCGGACAACGTTGACTGTTTTCGCTGGCGTCGCCCGGGGCTACTCTGAGTTGAGCAACGTTCATGGTATCGCGACCACTGTCGTCAACGTAGTAACCGAATGGACCTTTACGTACACAAATTGGTTTCATTGTACATCCTCGTTATTAATGTTCGTCGGAGACCAGGCGGGTAGTCTTAGAGTTCATAATGAACAGACCCAAGGTTTCCAGAATGGCGTACACCGACTTCAGGTTTTGGGAGATCAGCAGACGGGTGTCCACAATGGGCATGATCTCTTTCGGAATCCCGCCCATTGCAGTGATCATGTCCACTGGAATGTAAACAGACGTCAAGTTACTGCGCGCGCTGATGAACTCTTCGAGCTTGGCCACCAGTGCGTTTTCGCGGTGTGCGTCGAAGAAGTGCTTGATCTTGGTCTTGTTGCTCAGTGCCAAGTTGACCTTGTACGCTTTATAAGGCAGAACCGGTGCTCTACCGTATTTGTCGGAGAAGACTTTCTCCCACATCTCGTGGTAGTAGTAGATCGACGAGTCGGGTGTCGTGTAGGACTCTTGTTCCTTGATACCGTTCTTCGTCAACCAACCCCAGCCGCCTTCCTCGATGTCCTTGATCAGATCACGCTCAATGTTCCCCACTTCATGCAACACAGTCGCTGCATCCAGCTGAGAACGTCCGTAGAGCGCATCCAAGATCTTCCGCATGAGTTTGGTGGTGAAGTCCCGCACCAGCAAGGCAATCTTCACGCCGCGTAAGTGGACACCTTTCAGTTCCAAGTCGGCATGGTCGTTGAGGATACCCTCCACCATAAGCTGCAATGCGAAGTAGTGCTTCGACATCGAAGTCGTTACATACGACCCAAACAGGTATTCGTTCTTCATGTTCAGGCGGTGCAGGTACTTCTTCGCCACGTTCATGTTCTTGCTGAGACGCGCATGCTGGTCTACGGCAATCGAACGGATGAAGTACGTCAGTACCCCGTTGAACTTCAGCCCGGTGTCGGCATCACTGGCGTAATCGTCAATGATCAAGTCAACGCTATAAATCGAGGAGTCAGTGTCGGAAGTCAATACAGACTCACGCACCATCTCTTTTACATCGAACAAGCCAGTCGGCGGAATCTTCGACTTGAGGAACGCCCGAATAAACCGATCCCACTTCACTTCCAAACCGATGTGGTATTGGTTGAGGTGGTTGACCTGCAACGGGGTGGCTTTCTTACCCAGCTTGGTAATACAAAGGATCTTGTAGTCGCCGTTGGCTGGTTTAGGGAAGTCCGCTGCATCAGCACCTTCTGGAACCTCAGGGATCACACACCATTCAGCGAAGTACTGTTTCATCAACGCCGGGTTAGTGACGTAAAGTCCACGCAAGTCCATCGAGCACAACAGGATCGTCAATTCCAGCGGGTCCAAGTCCGCCAAGAACATTTCAATAGCCCGCAGGTTCGACGGGCTGTTCCAGTAGTACGACGTGCAACGGATCACCATGTCCATGACTTGCGGGACAGTGGCGTACGTCATGTTGTATTCGTTGATCACCGCTTGGATCAGGTCACGGTCTGCATACCGCAATTGAGCCAGGAAGTACTCGATCGTTTTGTTGTACGTCAGCAGCAGACGGTTACCGGTGATCAGCCGTTCGTTGGTCAGGTTGGCCGTCGAGGTGACTGCGCGACAGGTACTGGTCAGCGAGGTGTGGCCCGACTTGTTGAACAACGGTGTACCCGAAGACGACATACCGCCCGACTGGGCGTTGTTGAAGATCTTCAGGGCGTTCTGGATTTCGTTGAACGCTTTCCAGGCTTCGGAGCCTTTCGGTACTTCGCCGCGTTTGCCTTTATACAGGCGACGGAACTCAATGAAGATCTCCGTACCCGAGGCGTTAACCGATTGCTCTTCCATCGTGTTCTTGTAAGCAACGAACGACGGAGACAAGTGCCAGTTGTTGTCTTCTACGGTTTGGAAGAACTCACGGGCTGGTTGGACAACTGCTTCGCGGTCGCCATACTTGTTCTTCTGGAAGACTTTGAACTTGGCTTCTTTAAAGCCATTCTCATTCGGAACAAACACATCCTTGATCAACATCAGGATGTGGTCATAATCGTACTTATAAACAAGCGCCAGATACATCGCCGCTTGTTCATGATAATGCCTGACCACGTTACGGTCGGAAGTGTAATCAACTTCAACAAAAGGTGAAAGGTGGAGAGCTTGAACGCCCATATTGACTCACTTGATCTGAGTAACCGTTATAAAAATAATGACGCGACAAAAAAGAAAAGTAGCTACTACGCGCCCTAATAATAGGACACGTAGTATTTGGTTAACCGACTTACTGGTCTTTCACGTTCAGGGTGTAGGTGGCCCCGAGATTGGCCATGAACGTTTTGAGCGGCGCGCGGAAGTCTTCACGGAAGTTGGTGATTTGCAGCGTGGCGATACGACCGTCCACAATGCGATACGACGACTCCTGAATCCACGGCAACCCGATGACCTCAATCGCTCCGTTCGAAGCCTGTACGGCCATGTAGGAGTAGTTGGAGGGGTCATTGATGTAACCCACCTTCTGGTCGAAGTACGGGAACAGGGCAGTGTGTTTCAGACCGACCTGGGGTTCCATGAGCAAGGCGGCTTGGTAACTGATGTCACCCGCCAACACTTTAACCTGCACCCGCTCATCGCCGTTGACACCGTTAACAACCAACTGGAAGCTAACGACGTCCCCGTTCTTGGGGGTAATAATATCTGCCATCGGTGTAGCTCCTAATAATCGATTTCGAGGAGGATCAAAGGCATGATGAAACTTTGACGACCCGTGTTAACCACATGACCTGGTACTCTAGACACAAAGATGTCGGTCAGGGTTCCGAAGGTCAGCCTTTTGAGCAAGATCTCGGTGAAACGGGTGTCTGTGGCGAAAGCATCTGCGTCCATCATATCTTCGACGTGTTGATCAATCACCTCCCTGAAATGCTCAAACGACATTTTGGAAAGTGGGCTGTCTTTATCGTCTTGACGGTAATACAGTTGCAGGTGCTCAGCCAGTTCATCATAATCCACTTTCACAAAGTGCGTCAGTTTCATAGAACTACTCGTTATAAGAGAAAACGAACGTCGCCGTGGTGTTTTGCACGCGGGTGTTGATCAAAGTAAGCCCGTCGTGCTGCATCATGGCGCCTTTCAGAAGATTCATCGTCCCAAAGAATTCAACAGTGAGCCTTTGGTTCTCTTCCGGGATAGGGTGAGTGAAGCCTTGGGTACCTGCCGGGAACGGATCAACCACTGGGATTCCCATGGAGCTAAAAAGGGAATGGTACTGTCCCACCAGTTCCCGGACATCCGTCAGCGGAGGCACTCTCACCGTGTGTGTTAAATACTTCTCGGTCATCCTCTATCTCCAGTAGAATAACGTAAGGCAAGACATCCCAGCGAATCAGCTGGCCACCGGCGGCGTACTGCTTTATGTAATTACCCAGCTCAGTGAGGTAATACCCGCCTTCCATCAGCAGCATTTGTTCTGCCAATGGGTCCAGTCCTAATTCGGGTAAAAGGAATTCAATCGTCAAGGCATCGTAATGATGGTTGGCGCGCCACAGGTGGATAAACCCTATCAGCGCCGCAATGGTTTCATTTGACGAGAATCCGATCCGCTTAAAAATCGTCGGTAACTTCCCAAGCGGTATCGTCACAAATCTGCTCATGGATAAACTCCCGGGGGTCTAACCCAATCAGCACGTTACAGTTTGGAAGCAAGCGGTAAGCGAAACGGTAGCGGATGTCCGTGGTCGGCAATATGGATAGCACTTTGGTGTTAAGTGCCGACGCTATATCCTGGGCGATCTCTTCGATATCCTCAGAAAGCAAGTGCTTCTTTGCTAGACCTATGGAGAATCGGGTGTCGCCCAAGTGAACACCTTTGCCGTGTGCAAAAGTATCGAGGCTCATCTGCATCATGCCGACAGCCATTTCATTGTAACGGTTAAACCCAGGGGGAATCCCTGTACTGCTACCACTTACGTCCGTTCTTATCCGAGTTAATAAATCGCCCGCCTCGATCTGATAGTAACGGAGTTCTGGGCTTAAGTTGGCGAGAAAGCTCTCGATCGAATTCATTCAATAGCTCCGCACCGGGGTTATCTGAAACGACGTCAGTAATCTCCGGACGTCTTGCTTTAGTATGGGTACGCCGTACCGCACTAACTTCAGCTTGAACCGTTGCATCCAGGTCCATGCGGACGGTGATACGGTGGAACGTGTTGGACAACTTCTTGCTTTCGAGCTTGACCTTCATGCGTGGGTCCCAACCGCTGGCCGCCATATCTCGCTTGATACGTTCGACCAACTCCATGACAATGCCATCCGCGCAGGGGAGCCCCATTTCGAGTTCGTAAACTTCCGCCAAGCCTTCAAACAGCTCCAAGTGCCGAGACTTAGGAAAGTTAACGACTTCAACAGCGGCTTCAATTAAACGCTCGGCGACGACCTCTTTGGCACTAATGTGTTGGTCATTCAAGAACACTAAGTCCTTGGCCATTTGTTTAACATCAAACACTGACATACACCCTCCCCTTGCTTTAAAAAGTAAACGTCAGCAACAACCGCTGAGATTTCCCGCCCAGTCGTTTTACATCCACTTGGGCCGTGGTAGGAATACCCAGGGTTGCTTGCATCAACGTTTCGTTAAGCGATGGGATAAACCCAAAGCGGAAAGGCAACACCCCAGAGTACTCATTAAGGTTGTTATACCCTAAGTCGATGAGCACCTGAGAAACCTCGTAAGGCCCTATTGCCCTCTGTAAGATCCTTTCTCCTCCAGCAATGGGTCTGCACAGGGAGAACGGCGTTAAGTCGATAGAGAAGCTCTTAGACACGTTGTAGCCCTCTTGTAAGCGGTCATGGCTATAAATATGCCTTTGGCAGTAAGAAACCAATCTACAAATAAAGACATAAGAAAGATATAAGCAGGGAGAGCATTCGCTCTCCCTGCTTATAGTCGGACCTGGGTGTTACAGGATCATGCCGCTGTCATCGGCGCCGACACTTACGTCTTTCTGCTTGACGTAGGTGGTGGCGACTTCAGCTTTATGATCGTCCAGTGCTTGCATTTCCGATTCCAGTGCGGCCAGAGCTTCACCGTGGTCCAGGACCATGTGCAGCTGAGTCATGCCTTTTGGCAGGACAGTGCCTGGCGCAAAGACGCCGGTGGTACGGTAGCTGGTGCCTTCGAAGACCGGGATGACTTCGTCGCTGCTGGTGAACAGACTGGCCACGGCCACCGGGGTTTTGCCTTTGAAGTTCTTGACCGAGTCCTGATCGTAGAACGACACTTCCGACAACGCCGGCGGAATGTTGCTGTGACGGGAGTAAGCCAGGAAGTTGCTGATGTCTGCGTAATCCATTTCACCGTTGGCTTCGGTGAAGAACAGGCTGACCAGGTTCAGACGCTCGACCACCAGTTCGTTGACTTCACCGCGGGTCAGGTCGTTGGTGTTCTTGTTGTGCAGGAAGCAGATCGGCAGGTCCAGCTGGCTCTTGGCCGTTTGGTTGGCGGCGGAACGCAGAGTGCCGACGGCGTTTTCCTTTTCCTTGGTGGAAGTGAAGTCCGAGATGTTCTGGAAGAAGATCGGCAGACCTTGCTTGGCGATGGCGCGGCCAACCAGAATACCCAGCATGGAACCAGTACCGCCAGCAGTGTTGCAGACGATGACGTTGAACGACGACGGTTTGTGCTTGGCCAGAACCTGGGCTACGAACGCCGGAGCCTTCTCGTAGTTGGCGCCTTTGACCTTGCCGCTACCGCGAGCCAGTTGATCGGAGCTGCCGGCAGTGGTGATGTACTCGACCGGGAACAGGTCGTCAGGGCTGTTGGCGCCAGAAGCGTCGAGACCGATGAAGGTAGCTTCTTTGTTGGCCGGGGTGCGAGAAGCGGCTTTCAGAGCCTTGCCGATGTTGATGCCAGTGCCACCGCAGAGGTAATAAGTAATACCATTAGTTGTCATGTGTTCTATCTCTTCGATGTGTGAAAGAATTTTGGAACAAGCTGTTATGCTTATCCTGAAAGTAATATAGGGGTGAAATTCTCTTGCCCCCTTATCCCCCGACAAGGAGTCGGACTACCTTTAAAGAAAAGGACCCCCTGGTGCTCTTCAGAGCGACACACCAGGAGGCTGCTCTCAAGTACAGAGAACCAGGTCCTTAGGAGAGCCGATGATCCACGCCGAGGTACTAGCCAAAGAACCCCGAAGCAGTTTACCGGTATATCATGAAACGCTAGTAACGAAAAAGATGAAAGCAAACATAACCCTCATTCACTGAACCCCGCAAGAGGCCCAATGAATGAGGGAGATGAATTGTTGGGGTTTTCGTTTTGCTAATCGGAGGCAATAAACTGGGGGAACACCCCGATCACTACGGCAGGTTGTTATCCCCTAACCTTACCGTGAAACACTCCACAACCACCGCACACTTAACGAGAGCTTCTTCAGGGCAACGTCATCAGTGAAACATAACATAGCACTAATAGGATTATCGTTCAGTATTCAGGTCGGTCATTGTCAAGGGGACACCGTCTTTAGGAAGAAAGAACATCACCTTGTCGAAGTACTTGAACAGGAGAACCCACCCCAACTTTTCATACAGTTGTGTAACTGTTGGGCGCAGGTATTCCGGGATAGTGACGTCAATACAAATGTGTTCGTCGTAGTTAGTGCAGCAGCCTACAGAGAAGTTACCCCGTTTAAGGTCCACTTCGATCGTGTTGATGACCGCTAGGAACTCTTCGCTCTGACAGAGCACTTCCTGGGTAGACGTTAGTGTAATTTGCATGACAGGTTCCTTAATCGAGGTCCGACCAGTCAGTGGATAGGTGTACCGGTTGTGGTTCTATCCCAGCACATTCCTTGAGAGTGTTACCGAAGCCTTCCGCAAGTTTGTCTTGAATATCCCGCAGTGGGCCAGGGACGATTTCCTCGTATGTCCGTTGGTTTTCGGACAGGGGTAAATGCAACTCCAAACCATCTAGGTGGGACATATCAATTGTCACGCGCAGGCAGTTGTCATCACAATCCTTAATGAAAGGAGACTCTTCGAAGGTATGCGTGGACGCGGTTTGTCCACGCGCTTCGATAGGGGATGAGCGATCACTCTTGACATGGTGGCTCTGAATGCAACCGCTGGCCCCAATGAAGTCAATACTGTACGACGTATCGACACTACCTTCACTGATTGGCCTGTCTAGCGGGTCCCGTGGGTAAATGCGACCTGAGGGGTTACCGTGGGCTCGATGTTTCCCCACCCTTACTGAGAGATAGGCTGGGTCGTCGGTTTTAGCGATCACGACCCTGATCTCAGCATCCGCCAGATCGCAAGGGGTAGGGTTGCGCTTACCTACAACTATAACGGGCTTGTACATGCAACCTCCTAGTCGGCTGGAGTGGTTTGGTAAATCGATACCTTTGGGTAAGGACAGTCAAACAGCTCCCCACTGAGGTAGCGTTCCCAGTCCGCATCCGAGGTGCCTTCCGGTCGAGGTTGAGTGGCTGCGAAAGCTGCGCGTTCTTTCCGGCATTGTTCCAGACTGGTGGTAAGCTTCTGCTTGATTTCCAAAGCAGCCCCAGTCAATACCACTGGCTTACGACGAACCTCAATGGTGATCTTTTTACGCCCGAATTGGTTCAACATGATTAGACGTCCTTAGTAGGCCGGGTGGACAAGACTTTAGGTTTACCTGGGTGCTCCCACGTTGCAATGGGCGCGCTGGTGTAAGGGTCCAGCAGCGCGGCTGAGCCAACCGCAGCTACGGCGTCATTACCGACGGTCATCACTGAGAATGCAAACACCGCTCCGCTTCCCACAGCAAAAGGACCGTTCACCGGGATCAAACTGTTATAGTCAAGATCCTGATCTGGGTAACGGGTTACAGCCCAAGCAAATACTTCACGACTCTCTGTAACCAAGATAACGTGGAAGTCCAATTCAACCGCTTCGCTGGTGACTCGGTACTTGTGGGTGATCCCTTCTTGCAAAGAGTCTTTAACCCATTCCACGTTTTCAAGGCCGCCCGCAAAACCCATGGCCAAGATCCGTTTACCGAAGACTTCCCAGTAACAGTTTTCGGTAGGGTGAAAGATCTTGTCCTGTTCGTATTGAAGAATGGTCCCGTCCATTACCGCGCAAGTATCAGCAGCAAGAGTGTGGCCATCCCAGGCAATGGTGGTCATGGTCAGGCCTTCTTCGGTTTCTTGATAACCAGACCAGCTTCTTGGTCCATGAGGTCCCGCGCAGCCAACGCCAACCGTTCCGCTTCTAGTACCAGTTCTTTGGCAGTAAGAGGGGTCTTTGGTTTCTCGTCTGCTTGATCAAGACTGGACTTGATTGCATCGGCTACCGCCGTTTCCAGATCTGTCTTGGTAAACACCGGTTCCGGTTCCGCCTTGGGTGGACGAGTGCTCATTACTTCAGGCACCCCCGGGAATACCCACGTCTGAACTGACCCGCCACTGTGGTTGTCCAAACGAATGGCTTGTTTAACAGCGTCTACAGCTGTCGCCCCAACCGACATCACCGCGGTGGCAATGGTTTGCCCGCTGCCCGCTGCACAAGGCCCAGTAATAGCACTGAGGATCACAGTGTTACGCTGGTGCCGATGACTACGAGACAGTCCCCAGTACCAAGCTTGCCCGTTCTCGGTCACCGCCAGAATTACAAAATCAGACTCTGGCAAATCTTCCAGCCGTGTACGGTGAGTAACCCCGATCTCGAGTTCCTCTTTTATCCACGGCAGCATATCAATCTCACCAGCCAATGCAAAGGCCAGCACTTTGACACCCTGGATTTCCCAGTATTCGTTTCCAGTGGGTGTAAAAATCTTTTGATGATCAGCCAGCATCGCAACGTTTTGTTGCGAGCACTTGGAGTCAGAAGCCAGTGTCGCCATATCCCAGCAAATTGTAGTCATACCCTATTACCCTTTTACTCACAGTTAAGACCAAGCACTGTTCTGTCATAAACAGTACTATACCGAATCCAGTTATTCAATAAGGTAATATAGGTTTCAATCTTTCCTATGAGGCTTCTGGTATAGTCTCTCTTCTTACTCCTCGTGTGATTACTCCGTTCCGGAGTAAGAGCAGAACAAGGAAGCGTAGTAGCTTAAGCTACTACTTTAAGAGCATTCTCACATTGTTCACATTTGCTTAAATTACCCACACACTCCCCCTCTGCTTTCGCAAAGAGTTTACTTATCCAGTATACAATATGACTCCGTAAGAAAAATACTCAAATGCTATGAACAGTAACACATAGATCCTCTAGGGAGCATATCCATGAACTGCGTCGATTACGCAATCAATAGGGTGATGGGGTCCGACATTGATGATTACCTCTTCAAGCTCGCATTCGAAAACCCAAACGCCAACTACAACGGTAACTGGTACAACGTCCAAGGCGCTACCACTACCCCGCAAGGTATCCGGGAACAAGTGATCTTCCGTACCGTTCTCCCGGCTTGTAACGTGGGCGGCGGTAAAACCGAGTTCGTCGATCTGTCTGGTGCGAAGATGATGGACAAGGGTAACGGCTGTGTGGAAGTTAACGTACCCGACATTGCTACAGGTGGTCGCAAGATTATCTCGGTCAATGAAGTGTACCTGGGCAGCATGACGTCCGCGACTGGTATGCTGGGTATGGGGATGAACGACGGGACTGACTGCGGCCAAGGTTCCATCAGCGACATGATGCAGGGCTTGATCGACGGTTTAACCCCAAGCCGCTCCATGCCGCACACCTACACCAATGTGCACATGACGGGCAACAACAGCTTTGTTATCTTCGGGCTGAACTCCGGCACCTTCTCCATGACGGCCAAGTGCATCTTGGAATACGACCAAGGGTTGTCCAGCATTCACCCGCGCCACTACGAGCAGTTTGCCGAGCTGGTTGAATTGGCGGTGAAGGCTTACATCTATCGGAAGTGCCGCCGTGCGACTAACGAGGCCGTAATCCGCGCCGGTGTCCCGTTGCAGGACATCAAAGACGATATCCAGGCTTACAGCGACGCATGGACTCAATACAAAGAGTACTTCGGCGACACCTGGAAACGTTGCATGGCTTGGTCTGATCGTCAACTGGTGCAAGACACTACCCGCATGAGCGTACCCCGCCGCATGTAAGGAATCCCCTCATGTTGAAAGAACAGTATAACCCGTCGGACTTCAACTACGCCGAAGAAGAGGAACGACTCTACCACGAACAAAACAACGTCTTCAGTTTGTTCGAAGGCCTGGACAAACACAGCTACCTGGCACAACAAGGTTTGTACCTGGAACCCCTGCACCTTGGTGAAGTCCAATCAGTGACTGGTGCTGAGGCATTGCTTACTGGTGTGAACTTTGAAAGCAACGGTGCCATCATGGCCGTCTGCAATCGGTTCGGTGGTGACTTGGACCCTACACCTAAGTGGGCCGGTGTTTTGCGTCGTTACGTGTACAGCTTCATCACCCGGCGTGTCGGGATGGTGGACTACATGGAGTTCTTTGGTAGCCCGTACTTGGGGTTGCAGAAGATCACTTTCACCACGGCTGATCGGAACCAATGGTTCAGTGAGATCTTCGACGTGGACGAAGAGGAACTCAAAGAGAACCTGCACGCCTGCAAAGCGATCAACACTGAGTGGTCGGTAGTAGGCGACGTGTTCAACCTGACGGTTCCATTCCTGCTGTACAAGGTGTACCACAGCAAGCTGGACCAGAAGACCAAACACCAGGCCTTGATCGATATCCTCTGCATGTACCACTACAAGTGCCTGACCTCCATCATTCACAACGACTACCCATTCCAGGCGCGTCGTGAAGTGGTGTTGGAAACCTACAACCGCCTGAGTCTGAAATACGACATCAAGCGTTACGGTAGCTGGCGTGCCTTGATTGAAGCCCGGGCTGAGTTCATTCTTAACCCGAAGACAGGTATCCACTTCGACGCTTACACCAAAATGGATGACGATAAAAAGATTGTCTACATGGTCGGCGATATCCAGAACCGCTTGCGTCGGGCGATCAACGACATCAACAAGGTGTTCCACGAGGTCAAGACTCAGACCAACATCGTGAAGCTGGACAGCTCGAAGGTGAACCTTGGGGATGAATTGACGATCAAGTCGGTTACCAAGGAAGTCACCCAATACGGGTTGTACATCGACCGGGTATTGACCGAGGAAACCTCGTTCTACAAGGAAGAGCTGGCTGGGTTTGCCGCGAGTGTCCTGGAGAACGTGCCTCGGGACAAGCTGGCTTTCATTATTCAAACCTTCCCGCAAGTGTACAAGAACGCTAAGAAGCCCCACTATAAGGAGTTTACTGACGCGGTCTTGATTCACTTGTTCGAATACCTATACACCAATGGTATCAAGAAGACCAATGTGTACGACGTACTTACCAAGATGCGTGGCGCCTACGGTGCTCCTCGGAGTAAGAACGATACGGTTAAAGTCATCCGCGCTTTGGGCGACGAGATCGTTGTGGAACAGACCGGGGTTAAAACACCTCAAACGGTTACGGTACTGCGCACCGCTCTGAGTCTGTACTTCGTGCTACGGATTCTTTCAAAAGAATATTTCGACTAGGAGAGTTACATGGAACGCTTTCAAGATGACGCTGTTAAAGTACTGGTTCAAACCGACAGCATTGTGGCGGGGAAAACCATTCTGCAACACGGCAGTGGCAAAGAAGCCTCGGAGACCGAGGTGTACGTACTGATCCGTCTGGAAGACGACAACCGTCGTTACTACTCCAGCTCGGTTGTATCCAAAGCGGCTTTCCGCGAGATCACCGAGAACAAGGCGACCTTCGAAACCCTGACAACCAACTTCAACGGTCGCAGCAAAGGCGACATGATCACGTTCTTGGCCAAGAACTACATCGCACCGAAGGTTGTTGCCGAACAGCCCGAAACCGAAGCAGCCTGACATGACCGTCGATATCAGTAAGTACCTCATCGCAACACCGCTGCCAGTCTCTGATACGAACCCGGTAGCATTGGAACTCATGGGCGCTGAAGCACTCGTGTTGTGTCCTGACGTGATCGCCCAGTTGCCTGATGGGTCGGTCCAGATGAGCGCCCCTACTAAAGGCGCCTCCAGCAAAAGCACCCACCGCACTCGCTGCGAATGGAAAGAGCCTGAGTATTGGGCATTGGCCAGCGCCGAGCGCCACTGGAGTCGTCAAGAGTTGATGGTGACTAAGGTCAACTCCGCCTTGAAGGTAGTCGTCGGACAGATCCATGTCAAAGACGCCACCACCCCACCGCTGAAAGTGTTCTGGAACAAAGGCAAGATCACCATCGGTTTCCGCGCTAGCTTTGAAAGCGCCGAGATCTACAACGCGGTGATTCACGACGATGTTCCGCTGGGTGTGAAGTTTAAGCTCAGCATCGGGGTTACCTCCTCCGGTACGGTCTCGGTCAATGTCCTGTGTAAGGGTGTGTCCTCGGTCAAGACCTCACTGCGTCTGGGTGACTCTTGGCAAGACAAGGTACTCCAGTTCCACGGTGGTTTGTATAACCAGGTCGATTACACCGAGAACACCCTGCCGTACGACGGTTCGGTTTGCATCCTCAGTGAGCTGACCACTACGCATTGAGCAAAAGGAATGCTGCATGTCCTACGTCCTTGTCAACAGTTCCAGCTTACAAGTCGCTGAGCAAGCCGCGTGTGATATCAAGGCTAAGCTTCACTTGAACTTCGGTCGTCGTTCCATCATCGTTCGTGATTTCATGTCGGAAACCGAACGGGGTCAAGCGATGTATGCCGAAATCACCAAGAAAAACGTCCGAGGTGCGCGCGCTCTTGCGATCATCCTGGAACAGCGCAAGGCTTTGATTAAACAAGTCATCCTCCCTGCGGTTGATAAGGGTATTGTGGTGATCTACGTGGGTGGTGTACTTGACGACACGCGGTATGTCAAGACCCTTGAGTTTCACGAGATCCTCAAGGAAAACCAAGAGATGCTGCAAAGCATTGGTGGACATACCTACCCTCTTGGGGCGGTGTACGCGAAGTGCGTTATGGATTCCCCTAACACCAGTCGGGGGTACAACAAGCGTGTGGACCGTATGTTGCAAAGCATGGCCGGGTTGAAGCTGATTGGCTACGACCCGAGCTACAACACCATGAACAAGATCAACAGCTTGTTTGGCTGAGGGAACAGTATGAGCCTGACGAACCTTAAAACTATCGAGCGTGACAACAGCCTTGCATTGCTAGAAGTACAGATGAACCCAACGTCGGCTTGGTTGCTTATTCCGCTCGACACCCCACCCGACCATACAGGGGTGATTGATTTCAGCAATGAGAACTATCGCTTCTACCTCGACATGAACATCGCCCGCGACGCCTTCTGTAAGGCTGGCAAGGGAATCGAGTTGGTCGGGAAGTGGAAAGGTACTCGTTGGGCTGATATGAAGCCGTTCTTAGTTTCGCATTGATTCAAACATACCCCTTACCCTGTCCCCGTAATGGAGGCAGGGTAAGGGGGTTATGTCCGCTATGCCGCTCTTTTGAGTTGCAGGATACGTTTGCTGCGTTCGAACTTGGCTTGTTCAAGCAGGCTATCGACTGTCATGAGACGCGATTGTTCAGGCGGCAGGACTTTGCCCAGCTTCCTGATTTCCGCTTCCAGACGCATCGCTAGGATGTTGTCGTTGGTCGCCATCAGTTCTTCGGTCAAAGCATCCACTCGCGCTTTCACTTTGTCCATGAACTGAACCACATGCGGCTCAAACTCCTGAGCCTTACGACCATTGGCCCTGTCCAACAAGTTCTTGGTATCAGTGAGTGCAATGCCACCCTGAATCCCGTACAGCGACTTGTTAGCCCCCAGCTTGATAAACCAGTACGTCAGCAGCCAACCAATTACCAAGTCATCGTGCTTCTTGGCATCGTGGTCGATTCGATCGCCCTTAGTCCGCAGGTTGATCAACTCGTCCGCCAGCCTGTCGTAGTTCAAGCCATACGCCGTCATCCCTACCGCTTCCTGAATCAGACCGTAAAGAACTTCACGCGATCTGGAGGTGGTGTTGAAACCGAAGTATTGCTTGTACTTCAGGTAGAAGTCCTTGTAACGATAAGCAAACTTGGTGCCTTGTACTTCCTTGTACTCTTTCTCGTACGTCACGGTGTCTTGGTAGATCTGGTTGAAGATACGGGTGAATGGGTCCATCCCTTTCGCTGGCAGCATGATCAACAGGTTATCGATCATGTGGTGAGCATAGTTGCGCTCAATCACCAGGAGGCTATTGTCCAGCACTTGCAACAGGTCCACGATAATGGCTGTCACGTCGTCCAGGAACGCCAGTGGGTAACGACCCACCCCGATTACCTTGCCAGTCCGCATACTGCGAATGATGATGGTGCAGGCGTCCTTGTTGATAGCCGAGGACGTATCCACCCCAATCAAGAAGAAGTCGTTGTACTCCTTCTTACCCATTCGGATCAACTCTTCCTGGGTACAGAAGAAGTCCATGAACAGACCACTCTCCCGATACTCCTTACTCCAGACCACCGAGTTCTTGCAGTTGTTGATTGCTTCCCGTGTGATGTCGTCGAACAGTCGGTTCTCCCCGTCTTCCACCCACATGAGGAGTAAGTCGATCTTCGCCTTGGCAAGGCTGAGGTTAAGGGAGTCGATGGTTTCTTTGACCCAGTCTTTGTCTTTACCCAACTGCATGTAGTTGTAGACCATGGCAATCGAGGGACTGGTGGTCGTCTTCGGAGACGCTCGCAACAAACGTTCCCGCAGATGACTCTCGCTAAACGAATCAAAGAACTTCTCACGCCATTCCGTCGAGGACATCAACTTCTCGAACATGAACTCACCACTTGGGTGCAGGGTCGTGTTCGGGGTCGTAATGAAACTGATCCCGTACGGTTTACCCTGTGTCCTGGCGTTAGCCATCGCGGTCAGTGCGGAAGGCGCGCAGCCGTTGATGATCTCTTCAATGAAGCTGATGTACGCCGGTTCGTCGTAAGTCGTGGTCTCAACGGTAAGACCCCGTCCCAAGTCACCTGCTGCGTCACGACCCATCTGAGGAACGTTAATGTTGAGTGTGTTGACATACTCATCACCAAAGGCCTTGTAGTTGAGGTAGTTACCTGAGTCCTTGTCTCGCCAAGTGGGGTTCACCAAGTAAGACGGCATACAAGTTCGGATCTTCTTGATGGCGTCAATGAACTGCGCCCGGTTATCCGACTTCAACGTAATGAGGTGAGACTTATACCCTCGCCCGTTGATGTAGGTTAACCAGAAGTTGATCACCTGCACCGACACCGTGTTGTGCGTGACAATGAAGTCATCGGTGATGTACAGGTGTTCTTGGTTGTCGACTTCGATGCAGGTTGCTTCGTCATCACCACAGAACTCAATCTTCTCAACCCAGAGCCGGTTGTCCACTTCAGGACGCTTGTCTTTACGGAAACGGAAATACTCCATCTCCTTAGGCAGCGAGACCGTCAGGGTTTCCTTCTCTGGCTTGGCAGTGCCACCCAGACTTCTGACCACGTAGGCCAGCTGAGACGCTATAAGCGCGTTAGGCGCCTTTAAGGTCAAAGTCTTACCGATCTTCAGTCCTTCATCGAAAAACGCCTGTAGCAGCTTTAGGCGATCCTCCTGAGCCCCTTCGAGGTAGGTTGCCGGAAGCCCTACGTTTAAATCAAAGTCAAAAGGTTTCCCGTCACGACGTTTGATCGTGCGGAACTTCTTGTCCTGAGCGACCGCCAGTGTTTGAGGGATAATCGAGTTCAGGAAAGCGTCTTGTTCCTTACCCAGAGTACGACCTTTCAACACACCGTCGGTTAACTGGGAGTTGATCATGCAACCGATCAGATACGGGTCCAGAGTAAAACGTTGAGCCTTACCTTTCTCCGAACGAATCAGAGGAAGTTCAAACGCATGACCTTTAGCCATCGCAGAGATCAGATCCGCGGTGGTGTAGTCATCCGTAATCCCTCGACGACTGGCGGTACCCCGTGAGAAGTCCTTCAGGGTCCACAGGTGCTCAGCACCCACATCCGTAGAACGACCGTCGCTCATGGTCACTCGGTACAGACGCAACACCCCTTGTGGGTGAATCCCGATCACGTTAGTGGTCTTACCGAAGCGATCCATCAACACATCACCGGTACGCAGGTCCCCAATCTTCTTCCACGTATCAGCCGGAGTGATGTTACCGATCCGTTCCGTCTTCACCCGAACCTTGCTCGAGTTACGTTGCATCTTGCCTTGCTGTCTCGGCATGATCATGTAAGTGGTCACATGATTCAAGTAGTTCCAGATAAAGCTGATGTTACCGCGGTTAGCCATAAACGCTTGTTCTGGCTTCAACCGGCACACTTCGCGGAGGAAGTACCAGAAGTTAACCCGACACTCTTCAGCGACCATCAGTTTCTGTTCGTTGGTCAGGTCCGGAGAGTAAGGGTCCACGCCCTGCAACATCCGGTTGTTCAGTTGCAGTAGGAAGTAATAGTTCTTAATCCCTTGCTGCCGGAAGATCTCCGCGGTACGGATGAAACTTGCGTTGGGAGTCTTCAGGTCCGGTGCTGCTTTGTAACGATAAAAGTCTTTCAGAAAGCGAACCGTCTTAATGCTGTGCAGACTGTCTTCTTCGAAGTGAGCCATCAAGGTCTCTTCTTCGGAACGCGCTTCAGAGTCTATACGTTTTTCACGGTCATCGATTAGTTTCTTGGGGAGGTTCTGGGCTCCCAGGTAATTCACCAGTTTCTTGGCGAACTCCAGTACCTTGGCATAACCTTCGGCAACTGGCGCTTCAGTTTCAGTAGCGTCAGACATAGGGACCTCGTTAAAAATAGGGGTAACGGTAAGGAAAAGAAAAGCAGACCAGAGGTGTTACCCCCTGGTCTGTTTAGAGCGCGGGTGTTACTCGACTGCTTTCACGCGTTCGTTCGACGTAACGGCGCGAGCGTCGTAGATCATGATCTCGGTAGCTTCACCGTCTTGCAGAACATGTTCTTCGATGGCCACACCAGTTTCGGTGTTGAACACACGAACCACTACTTCCTTGTTGTTGGCGCAGTGGGCTGCTACTTTAACGCTGGACGTCATGAGACTACTCCTGATTTGATGTATAACATCAAGGGAGCAGATCGACCACCAGACCGGTCAGACCCAACTGCAACTCGGCACCCGAAGATGCACGGTTGACCCAGCTAATGAACCAGGTCTTGCCCATCTGAAGCTGGATGTTGATCGGGTTCTGCTTGTTGTAGTCGTCGATCGAGAACCGCCACTTACGCCCAGTATCATCCATGAGGTCGAAGTGGGTAGGTGTCGGAGCCTGATCTTCGTTACGCGGCGAGTAGCTCGGCTTGATGGACCAGTACAGCTCGTTGAGCCAATCCACTTGGTCGCGTTGCCCTTGCGACAGGTCGAACGTCGTATTGACACCGGCGTTCTTGACCATGAGCGTTTTACCACCCACAGCCGGCATGTCGTTCGAGAACGAAACGTCCCAACGCTTGCCTGGACCGTTGACGTCTTTGTACAGAACGATGTCAGTGTGTTGGATGAAGACCACACTCTCGTACAGGTTGGAGACGTCACGCAGGTTCAGGTTGAAGATCATCGATTGCGACACGCCGTACGCCGTTGGACGGAATGGCGGGCTCTTATCGTTCAACGTCACCTGAGCAGTCACATCGGTCCGGGTCTTACGATCCAGATCGAACAGCCAGTGCTTGAGCACATAGCCAGACGTTGCGGCATCCCATTGCGGGTAGGTGTAGATCTTCGGCGAGTAAGCCCCAATCGCATCACCGGCCTGAAGCTGGTAGATATGCGACTCGTGGTCAGGACTGCCCGGCTTGGCGATGTAGTGTTGCTCATCGTCAGCCAGTTTGTAGATCAGCGTGATCTCGGTGGACTGTCCAGGCCAGGTAGGACGGTGTTCCTGCAACCCGTACAGGTTGAACTTGGTACCGTTGACCGGCCAAACCTGCGACGAACCGTCCGAGTAGTACACCGCCGCCCGCAGTTCCACCGACAACAGTGGAATGTTCATCGGAACGATGAGACGGTCCGGGTCGCTGGAGTTGGTGAACCATGGCGAGATAAGCTTGACCTCGGTAACGTACTTGATACCGATCTGGTGGTCGCGCATGTAAGCACAGTGCTGGGTCATTACCGGCTGGATAGGCGGAATGAATTCACCGGACTCATCGTAGAACACCAGAGTGGCACGAGTGCCGTCAGGTAACCCTTCGGCGTTCTCAGTCACCGAGAACGAACCGGTGGTCATGATCGACGCGTTGGTCCGATCCACAATCTCGGCCAACTTGGTCGGAACCTTGTTAGACAACAGATTGAGGGAAGCGTCGTATTGCGCGCTGATGATCTTGCCGTTCTCGCTGGCGTCGTTACCCAAGAACAACTTGGCGTACGCTGCGCCTGGACGCATGATGGTGCTGTCGACACGAGCCACGTTAGGACGTACGCTGTAATCGACACTCAACAGTGCTTCGCCCGCCAGAGGACCACCGCGCAGACCGAAGATCCAGTCTTGCTCGGTGGTGGTCCCCTCGTCGACGTTAGTCAACCGCCAAGGGACCAAGGTGGTTTTCAGGGTAGCCTGCCAGTCAACATGCGATGCCCGGTAGATGACGCCTTGATCGATATCGAAGACCGCCTCGTTTTCTTGAGGCACTACGTACTTGTTGAGGTCGTCAATCGGATGTTTGTCCGGATCGAAGATGTTCTCAATGTAGTGGAAGTTTTTGCGTTCCCCGGTGTTGACGGGTCTGATCGCTGTTGCTGCGACCGCACCCGTCGCCGCGGAGTTGGGCGTGTTATCGAACATTGTTGTTGACATTGAAATGGCCCTCGAGCACACAAACTGAGTTGAGGTAGCTTTCGTTCACTTGATTCAGGAACAGGAGTTCGTTCGCAGTCATGGTCAGTTTCCCCATGTTGGCAAACGGCATGATCGCAAAGTAACGACGATCAAACCCCAGATGAATCGGATCCGTGTCCAACCACCAGAGGTACGGCGCCACAGTTTCCCGGATCGACTGCTCCGTGAACAACGTAGTGTCGTTAGCGCGCGGTGGGGGAACAATGACACGGTTGATCAGACCGTTGACGATGGCGTTCATTAAAGGACTGAACAGCATGTACTTGTCTTGCAGGTTTGGAATGACGGGAACACCAGGACCGGTAGGCTGAACGGGCTCAGTCTCGCCAGCGTTGGTCGCCGGTTTCGGCAACCACAGGGTCATGTAGTCGCTAACGCGTTGGTCGGTCGCCCGGCTGCGGTCATACAAAGGGAAGTTGGTGTACGGCTCGACATACTTAATCGGGCAGTAAACGTGCTTCACCATGTACGGCTTGCCGTTGAGTTGGTTCCAGAGGTCGTCCGGCACTTCTCTTTCAGCACGAGGAACCTCGTCGGTGGGATAAAGGGCTCCATTGATAACCGTGCGAGTAACTCGATCGCTACGCAAGTTATAACGACCAAAACGCCCAATGACACCACCTTCAACAAAGCCCAGCTCAGTTTCGAACTTAGGCGTCTGCATGTCGCTATGTATCCCATGGGCTCTCACCGTGATCATTTGCGGACCATCGACGATGAACTCTTTGTTGATGATGTAACAGTACTTGTCCTTGTACAACCAGTCAACGTGGTCCACCAACGGATGGCCGTTCAACCACACGTCCACTTGAGCGAAACTCATCGGGAAGATCAAACCGCCTTCCTCGTAAAGCTCAGTCAAAGCAAACGACAAACCGTGATCGATGTGGTCCAACTCAAACTGGTACGCCAAGCACGCAAGGTTGGTCAGGACAATACCACGGTAGTTAACCTTGTCCAAGCCAGTCCAGTGAATGGTTCCGTCCACCAGGGTGTAGACCGTGTCATCCCCTGTAACGTCGACCATCTCCCCAACCAATTGATTCAGGTCAATGTTCCACGGTTGTTTGTAGACACGGAAGTCATACTCAGGATCAAGCACAACGTCATCTTTCGTCACAACGTAGTCGAGCTTACGCCCGGCTTCCCCCAACACGAACTCCACCATGACACACAGTGGATTGAACGGACTGTAGTACATCTCGCTCTTACGGTTGTGGACTTCCAGCAACTGACCGGATGCGTCGTATTCCCAGGCCGAGAACGTCTTGCGGTAAGTAGACGGAACAACCACACCCCGACCCCCTTCCACAAAGGAAACCCGTACCGGGGTTTCGCTCACCACCCGCGTTGCTGCGTTGTAACCCAGCGCCAGCGATGCGTTCTCACGGCTTACAGCAGGATACTGGGTGCGCGCCAGCGTCATCACTATCCCGCTCTCCAGCCCTTGTGCCGTCCACTCAGGAACCGTAGCCCGGTCACCTGTCATTGCTCGCACAATCCCCTCGTCGTCGAAACGATACAGGTACTTGATACGCTGGTGTTCATTTGGCCACGGGTATTCCCAGTCAGTCTCCCGCACCAACACCATGACCCTGACCTTGGAAGTGTCAGCCAAGTCAGCCAGGTAGTTACCCGCATTACGGATTGCTTCGTCAGCAACTGCCACGTCAACATGGGTCAATTGACGGACCGTGGTCTCATCGTTGCGATGAATGTACAACCCACGCATGTTCGGTCCGATCACGTAGTAGTCGTTGTCATCGAAGTAACGAAGGGTAAAGTCGTCTTGACGTTTCGGTGGATGCAGAATCAACTTCCGCTTCAGGTCCATGTCGGAGTAGTAATCCTTCAAGTCCTTGTAAGCGTAGCGTTCTACCCGGATAACCGTTGGGTCATGCCAGAACTCCACCAAGTCACCCGCTTGAAGCCCCGGAATAGCATTTGGAGGGCCATCAAAGTACACACCGTTATACAGCACACCAGTGAACCCAGGCTTGCCCTTAAACAGGCTGTAGCGAGCCGTGAAGACCGACAGCTCAGCTGTACTTTCGTACGTCATGGTTTCGTAGGTGTACGGGTTGTTCAAGTCCGACAACGCCAAGTCACCGAAGTCTACGGGAATGCTCGGAGTAAAGCAACGGAAGAAGAACTCATCCGTTTTCGGTACCGGGAAGCCTTTGGTCTTTTGCAAAGCAATCAAGACCAGCCCGTCGTAGGTGATCATCACCCAGGCGTTCGAACGGCTAAACTGGAAACCCTTGGTGTTGTACAAATCGAGTTGCATCCCTCGAACCTTGCACAGCGCACCCAGGTTTACCCAGCGGTCCAGCGGATTGCGATACAGCACGTTGTTGCGGAAGTTCCAGAACCCAGGATGCAAGCCTCCAGCACTGAAGATGTGGAAGAAGGTATTGACCTTAGGCAACGCCCGCCACTTCCCCATGTAGTTGTAGTTCATGGAGACCCCGTAGTCGTCAGTGACCCGAACCAGCTTCACTTGATACTGGTGGTTCTCTTCCGGGTTACCCCACAGGTTGCTCTCTGCGTACTGAACAACCGGGTTATTACTGTCGTAAACGGTCGTCGTCATAGTCCTTACCCATTGAGGTCGTAAGTGTATTCGATGTTCTTCTTGAAGGACTCCAAGGTGTTCTTGTTGTACTTCGGATCCATCGCGATAGCCAGAGGGCTCTTGCTCCAGGCATTAAAGGTGGCCGCGCCGTAGACGATTGCCGTGAACAGGCAAGGGGCTTCAGTTGAAGCGGCGATCACCTTAGGACCCAAGGCGGCAAAACCGATGGACCCAGCCATAGCGATCATGCTCTTCTGATCCAACACCTTCAGCTTGAACAGAATCGGGTTGTCACGGATTGCACCCACCAAGTCAGACAAGGTGGTCATGCGTGGCAGCTCTTCAATGACACCCAGAATGTAATCCTTCTCGGTGCCGTAGATGCTGCGGATCACGTTGACGCCGATGAAGACCATGTCGTCCGATGGGTTTTCCTGGAGGGTCAGGAAGAAGTACGCCAGCAAGACTTTAAGGGTCAAGCTTTCGTTCTTATCCAAACCAGCGCTCTGGACCATCTTCATCGACAGGGCTTCGGAGAACGCTTTGGTTGCCAATAGGCGGCAGTTCTTCAGCGGGGTCATGTAACCGTCGGCGACGTCCTGTTGCAAGAACGCGGCCAGACGACTCACGGTGATTTCGTTCGGGTGAGTTACTTGGTTACTTTTGTTGCGGTACGGACGCTCGTCATACACGGTAATCATTTCACGCGTATGACTTTGCATGGTGATCGGGAATGCGAAAATGGGGATCCGCAATTCGGTTTCGTTGGTGAGGCAGAAGACGTTTTTCTTCTTTGTCGGCGTCAGGTTTCGCGACATATGAAGGGTCTTAATGGTGTTCGCGACATCGTCCGTACTGCGATAGGGTTGCCCGACCGTAGTGTCATAAGCATTAATTAGCATGGGTGTGTCCTTAAAAAAATACATGTTATGTGCCAGATGTATACGCACTGTACGGCCCTATAGTGGGTTGCATACGATTGCTCCAGTACACTTACGAGGTTCTCCATGACCATCTTTAACAAAATTGTTCCGGGGAAAGTCAACAACCGGGGGATTAAGGATAACTCCATCCCCGACTATGCTGTTGCCTATCCTGTTTACCCGCTGCATGCGCCGGTCATCTCTCTCGTCACTCCGAAAGGTGAACTGGCGTCGGAGAAAGGCACGCAGTGGATCTCCACCAGCGACTTCCCCGCCATGTTCGGCGACGTGATGGATTACAAGACTCCGTTCTACAACCCGACCTCTTTGCTGATCCAGCAATTGGCCCGTGGCGGTCAGTCGGTAATCGGTGTCCGTCGTCTGTCGGCGAACAACGAGATTGCGCGGGTCGCGCTTTCTGCTTTCGTTCAGCAAGTTGATGTCCAGGATTACGAGCGTGACCTGTCGGGTCAGTTCAAGCGTGACGCGGCCGGTCTGAAAATCCCAACCGTGGGCAAGACCTACCCAGGTCTGAAAGTCGTGATTCGTCCCGACGACCAAGCCAAGACTAAAGGCTACGGCAAGTTGGAACACCGCGTTATCCCGGGTACCCCTGCTGTTGGTGAAACGCCAGCTGTTCCGGAAACCCTGGTTTACCCACTGTTCGAACTGGCAGCTGGTGTGGGCGATGCTTACAACGCCGGCGGCGTCAACATGGGTGTGTCCAGCACTACCCTGAACTGGAAATCCATCTCGGCCTTCGTGAAAGCGACCGGTGTGTTCCCGTTCGACATGCGCATGTTCACTGATTCGGACGCAGGTGTCCGCACCTTCGCCAAAACCATCGAGAAGAAAGAAACAGCTAGCTTCACGCTGTTCCCGACTGAAGCCGGTGGTGATCAGTACAGCGTTACTCGCGCTGTCGGTGCGTTCACTGGCACCAACGTCAACCGCAAGATCATTCCGATTCCTCAGCCGTTCAAAGACGCTCACGTCTACGACGAAGACATCGACACGCTTTGCCAACTGATGTACATGGTTGAGAAAGACGTGAACGACAGCCTGGTTGAAGTGGGTGCTCGTCCGTACCAGCAGATGAACCCGTTCACCGCGACCAACCACGTTGGCGCTCCGTACTTCGCGATCCAAACCGACGACTCTACCCTCTGGGACATGAGCGGTGCGGTGAAGGCGCAGTTCGGTGTGAACCCGTTCTACCTGGCCAACGGCGACATTCCGACTGGTGTTACCCCGGTGACTGTTAACGACCCATTCGGTCTGTTGGCTGACACCAAGTTCCCGATGACCAATGGTCAGGCATGGGAAGTCACCAACCAGCTGATGGTTGCGGACCTGACGACTTACGTCAACGGCGCCGAGATCAAGAACTACACCCGTAACCGCCAGTCGGTTTTCTGGGACGTGGGCTACAGCAAAGCAGTTAAGGACGTCGCTGAGCAACTGCTCGGTCAGCGTAAAGACGTCTACTTCTTCGGCGATGCAACTGTCTGGGAACCAGGCGTGCCGAACCAGCTGGGCGACATCTACTCCCGCATGGCATCCATGGTGGCTTCGCTGCGCCTGACGCCGGAATCGGAACAGTGGGGTACTCCAACCGTACGTGCGTCGATCAACCTGATCGAAGCCAAGCTGATCAACGAAGTGACCGGCGGCTACTTCTCCGGTAACCTCGACCTGGCGTACGCGTTCGCTCTGTTCGCCGGTAACAACAGCGGCATCATCACGGCTTCGGCGTCCCCGGACCATGGCGACAACCGCATCCTGCGCACCATGCACTCTCCGAACATCGAGTTCGAAGAAGACGACGTGGCGAACGACAACTTCGAAAACGGCGGCATCACTCTGCGCCCTTACGACGTTGAGCAGCTGTATCGTCCGTGCGTCGTAACCGTGTACAACAACGTTGACTCCGTGTTGAAAGATGCGGTAACTGCGTTCCTGTGCATCTGCATGGAGAAGATCCTCCAGGACGAGTGGAACACCGTTTGTGGTGACACCTCGATCTCCGCTGCGAACTACGCTGCGCTGGTCAAAGATGGTGCCGAGCGTAAGTGCCGCGACCGCCTTGGCGGGCTGGTGAAGAACATCACTGTACAAACTTCCTACGACGAAACCCGTCCTGGCGGTCGTGCTGTGATGAACGCTGTCGTGAACGGCTACTTCAACAAGGGCAAGTACATGATGAACCTGGACCTGTTCGCCTACAACGAACAAGATCTGCCCACCGCTTAAGGAGTTAATTCATGGCTACTACGAACTATCCGCATCGTGATGCGGACACGCTGCTTCCCCAGAGCGATGCCTTTGTCCAGGCGCTGGACCTGTCGAAACGTCCCGTCATCAACGCCGAATCTGGCGGTATGTACGGTTGGGCTGGCAACGTCTTCGAGTACATCAGTGCTCAGCCCCACGTTTCGCAACAAAGCTGGTGCATCCTGCTCAGCACCCCGGCCATGTTCTCCCGCCTCCCAGGTGGTGATCGTCTGCATGCTCTGTGCAAGGCGTTCTTCGAGAACCGCTCGCAGTCCTTCGAAGGTCTGCAAGATCGTACCGAACACGCCTTCGGGCGTATGGAATGGACTGGCCACGTCATGTCCATCCCTACCGGTGCGACCCGTACCCTGGGTAGCGTGACTCACACCGTGATCGACGTTGAAGGTGAATCTTTCACCAAGATGCTGAAGATCTGGGGTCAGTGGGGTGTGATGGATCCGGAGATCATGAACGCCAAGTTGGTGATTCTGTCGGATCCGGGCGACATGCTGCTGGACGAAGTATCGGCTGCGGCTTGCTACTTCGAACCAACCCGCAACATGCGCGACATCGCTCACGCCGCGATCTGCGTAGGTATGATGCCTAACGGTACCGTACCGATCGAGCTGAAGCGTAACAAAGCGGAAGAGAACACCATCCGTACCATTCAGATGGAGTTCACCGGTGTTGTTGAATTCGACACCTTGGCTGTGAAGCAAATCGCTCGCGAAATGCTGGCACTGCTGCCGCTGTACAACCCTGATGCAATCGATGCGCCGGAAGGCTTCAAGTCCCGCACTTCGACTCTGGAAGGTCTGACCAACGCTGGTACCATCGAGCGTATGACCACTCAGAAGGCCACTGTGGCCAACACTGCTACCGGCCAGTACATGGGCTAAGTAACAGGCACAAATATTCCCCTTACCCCACACTCCTTTTGGAAGTGTGGGGTAAGGGGGTATTTCGCCGCTTGGGTAAAGCGTTAGGTCCGTTTAGGGTCTCTACGGTCTTCAGTGAACAACACCCCGCGAATGCACGTAAGCGCGTAGTTGTTCTTCAGCACCACCTGCCTGAATACTTCCAGGTCTTTTGAGTGGGACTTATTTTTGCCTTCAGTCGGGTTAGCCCGCATGATAAAGCGATAAACTTGTTGGTCAGTGTACCAGCCTGGGAAGACGATCTCCCACCCATCTGCTTTGCGCAGTATGTTGGGATACTCCAGACTCCAATCCCTGGTAATTCTGACACAACCGGCGTAGATCCCCAACGTGTAGGTGAAGACCATGCCGTTAGAAGTCCTTTCGACGAGGTAAGAGAACCCTCGACTTTCCATAACCCGTTGGATGATCAGAATGGTTAGCACACCGTAGATAATCACGAGCGCCATGTTCATTGCGATATCGTACGTGGTATTGGACATATGGGCCTCCTAAGCGAATATGTGCTTAGCGTTTTGGTGGATTAGGTTTCGGATGAGTTCTTGGTTTTCGGCGATTACGTTGAACTTATGAATTTCCTCTCGATAGACCTCCTTGGCACCCGAGGACACTGCATTCCAAATAGTGCCCTTGTATCCATATCTTGCGGTGAATTTTTCCGCCAACGCTCCTACCCATTCTTCAATGTTGATGGGCTCATCATTATCAACGGCGCTTGGGTCTTTGTTTGCTTTAACAAAGACGGTTACCAGCTTGGCTGGATTGGGGTACACCACGTCTGTTAAGGTTCTGACGTTGTGTACGAGTATGGTAATGCGGGTTCGGTCCGACAGCTTCATGCTGTGCGGATAGACAGGTCGACAGCTTCGGCTGATAAACCGCTCATCCACCGGATTAAAGAATCCGAGAGCATGTTGCTTAAGGAACGAGTAGGTTAACCCCGGGGAGACTTCGTAAGGGAAATCATCCGAGTAAGCATGCCCGGTCTCCATTAGAAAGATGATCGCGTAAGCAATCGCTAACTCGTCTTGGGTCAAGTCTTGCTTGATCGAAAGCCGTCGAGTAAGCCGTATAGCATTAATTAAAAAGATGTGGTCATAATCACCTTGCTTGCATTCCCGCAAGTGCTGGAATATGGCGATAATGAAGTTCATCGGCAAGTAAGGCCCGGTGATAGCCAGTAGTTCCGAGAACGCATTGAAGTCCTTTCGATCGGCACTGGTTATGGGCATGGTGTATCTCCTACAAAAAAAAAATAAAAGGAAAAGGGTGTGGGGCGATAACCGCCCCAACCACTTAATCCACAACGGTCATATTTTCGAACAGTTGGTAATCGTCAAACTTCGACCGGAGTGACTTTGGGTCACAGGTTTCGTAAGACGTTTCAACGCCGCCCTGCATGATTTGAAAGGAACCAGACTTGGTTCCTTGCTTGTCAGTGTAAGTAACGTTGTAGAACTTTTCCCCGTCCGTAACATAAAGCTCACGATTGAGGATGCCTTCTTCACGCGACATCTGTGCAGAGGTGCCTAAGTTGGTGCCACGCTTCATGATGGTCAACTCGGGCATGTCGATGTTCAGCCCGTACGACAGGATGAAGACATCGGTTGTTGGGTTATGTTCGACCAACACGTGTTTCCCGCTAGGCAGGTCGCAGGTGAAAATCACTTCATTGCTACCAGCTTGTGCTTGAACACTACCCAGCATCAACGACACCAGTACGAACAGGGCTGTTACATACTTCATGCTGCTACTCCTAGATTATTAAATTCAATACCAAACTGGAAAGCCTTCTTGTGTTGGAAGAATTCACCAGTCAGTTTCTTAACGGAACCGAAAGTACGTTCAGACGGGGTGATGTAAACAGCACCAGTCCTCCAGAAACCATCGGGGTCTTGACGTGGGATAACAAAGCCTACAGCCTTGCCACCTTTAACGAACACGTACAGCTCGTGGAAGTGACGAATCCAAGAACTGACGTCGCCCAACCAACGGTCCTTTTTGGACTCGTCGATCAGCCACTGGTCCGCTTCTTCGCCACGCCTAATGAAGCCAACTTCAGTCTTGTATTCCATTGCGCATCTCCTTGCACGGAAAGATTTGTATTACTTAACTCCCCAGTGATATAGGCCTGAGATCGAATGTAAGTTAAATTTGTGGAAACAAATAAAGCGCTGTGAATAACCTCCTACCCGTAATGGGTAGGAGGTTATATGCTTTATCTGATTAGCCCATGTGAGGCTGAGGTTTGAAACCAGTCAGGTTAGCGTACATGCGCCCTTCGTGTTCTTCCACCACGGAGTTCTCGCTGTAGCGGAAAGGACCGCGGTGTGCGTGGCCAAACAGCTCAGCTTCTTCAGCCCGTTCCAGGGTACGAGTTTTCACTCGACGATGGACAGCCATCACACGTTCCAATTTGTCCATGTGGTGACCGATGTTTTCCGAGATGTTGTGCTGGTTGACCACGCGGGTAAGGATCTCCAGCGTGATCAGATCGCCGATCATGGCACCGATGAAGAAGTCCAGAGACTCCGGCGCATGCACATCGAGGGCGAATGGACCATGGCCCAGTGCATTCGTTTCGCACATTGCCACAACACCTACACGGGTGCCGACCATGATGATGCGCCGCCCGTCTTCAGTTTGCGACTTGCCCACTTCGCCAATCGCCAGCGGGTGATGGATGATAGCGAAGATGTATTTTTCACCTTCATCTTCCACTACCCAATCTTCACTGAATGGAGTGAAGTCCAGGATCTTGGTCAGGGTGTTAGTGAACGCATCTTCCAGCGCTTGTTCGTTTGCAGCAGCTTGTTGTACAGCGGTCAAATCGTTCATTGTTTCAAATCCTTGTACAAGAGTGTAAGAGTGTTAGGGAGGATTAGAACTTTACAACGTTGGTCAGTTGACCACTGGAGAACGGGAAGCCAGCTTGCTCAGTGTTGTACTGCGCCACGCCGTCTTCCATTGGAGCCCCGTGTAGTTCGATCACGCCACCCACCGAGTTGATGGACAGGTGAGCTTCACCGGTGCTGTTCAGGTAAACCAGGTTCAGCGAGAAGTAGCGTGCGTCGATCAACGCAACCGGTGTTTGACGACCGTCTTTCTCCAGAGTACCCATGCCCCACAACTGGATGGTTTTGCAGGCACGGTGATCGTCGGCAATCACACCGCCGGCAGCTTGGGCTACCGAGTAGAGGTGAGCGTTGGCTACGGTCAGGGTAGGAGTGGTAGCAGCGGAAACAACAACAGCGTTAGAAGTAGTCATGATTCAAGTCCTTGTAGATCAGGGTAGGAAAGTTATTTGTATTACTTACTGAACTGGTAATATAGACTTGAAATGAAATGTATCTTAAAAATAAAAGAATCAAACATAACCTATTCCCCAGCAGCCGAAGCCACTGGGGAATAGTTACGGGTTACTTGTTTGGAACTTTCAAGTTTACACCGAACTCGAAATGCTTGGGCGGTTCATTCGGTTTGATGATGCCCTGAGACTTGCTCAGGTAAGATGGGCGCTCAGGAGGAACGGTCTCATGGCGACGACCGAGTCCTTCCAGTAGTTTAGGATCAATAACAACGTCGTTGCTCATGACACTGCTCCTGGTTACGGAAACACTTTCTTGCGGAAGTCACTGCCGATCTTCAACTCATTAACTTCCCTAACGGCGATTTGACCACCTTCAGGATACAGCATGAGATGAGGAACATTAGCGGCATACTTGTTGTAGCCATACTGGAAGTCATCACGTTGGCTGGCGGCGATATAGCAGGAAGCAGTGATCCCGGTGTTTTTACTGATTTGGATTTTCAACCGGGTCCGGGATCGACCTGCTTCGCCAGCCTTTAACGTCTCGCCGGCAATCAGGTTATTCCACTTCCGCAACAGAGCAGGGTTATCGTCCACCCAATTATGTTCTTCACTGAACTCATCCAACAGCTTGGTCTTCATCAAGCTTTCGACCACATGGAAACGGATACCGTCTTCCAGTTCATTGACGTCAATGATGTGCTCGTAAATACGGTGACCGGTGTACCAGAAAGGATGCCCCTTGCTGAATACTTCCGGCAAGATCTTTGAGGGGATCGGATCAAAGAAGAAAGAAATGTGGTCGAGGTAGTCGTCAGATACCTTAACACCCTCCGGAGCTGGTGACCCAGTCATGCGTCGAGTAAGAAGGACGTCGTACTGGGTGTCGGAATAATGGTACAGTTTCATGGTGTTCTCGAATTAAGTTGTCGGTCGTGGGATCATGAGGTTCTTGATCTTCATCAGGGTTGGGAGCATTTGCGCAAACACTTGATCGCGCGGTTGGTTGGCGTCAACTACAACATACGCCTCAGGCTTTGTCTTGGCTTCGATCAGGTAGGCCTCACGAGCTCGCTCATAGAACGGAAGCCCGAGCTTGTCGTACTTGTTCACCTCATCACGGTCTTCGGCCTGCATGCGCTGTAGGAAGACCTCAGGAGGACCATCCATTAACAACGTCATATCAGGATACATCCCGATCGCCAATTCGTGGATGCCGCGCAGAGTGTCTTTATCAACACCCATGCCCGCACCTTGATAAGCGAGGGTGGTGTCGAAGAAGCGATCGCAAATCACCACCTTACCTTCTTGCAATGCGGGGCGTATCTTCAGAGCAACGTGCTGAGCTCGAGCGGCATTGAACAACAACATTGCCGCAACAGGGTCAACATCTTCGTGAATGCCTTCAAAGCCGTGACGCAGACCCAGACGGATGAACTCAGCCAGATCCGTTCCACCAGGTTCCCGGGTAACAATGTGCGGTACTTGCGCTTGCTCAAACCAGTGACTGATACGAGTCACTGTTCCGGACTTACCCGCGCCGTCAATACCGTCAACAACCAGCAACAAACCTTTCATGCACTTTCCCTTATTAGTTTCCGAGTATCTTCTTCTGTCAGCAACTTCGGCATTGCTTGAGCAGACCTAATAAGATCCTGTACACGGTCGGATATCTCCGACTTAATAGCACTTACGTCTTGCGGGCGAATAAGTGTGCGGCCTTTAGCGAAGAAGGGTGAAACGCTGCGCAACAAATCGCGCGTGGTAAGAGAGTCTTCCAACCCCACGTCGACAGGAAGAAGACAGCCAGAAACATACCGTCCAATCCAGCTGGATTCTTCGATAGGGAAAGAATACTCCTTCCGTGTAGGAATGCCCGACTCTTCCCATTCTTCAACCTTGTGGTCGTAAGGAATATGCGTGACGATCCGGGAAGCCCAGTTGACGTGCCCAGCGCCGTTAGGAATGAGCATCTCCTTCACCTCAGGGATCAGGCTGTTGTAGACCTCTTTCTTCGACATCTCGAAGATCGGTGACCGGAACGGAACCCCGATGTTGTCAGAGTTACTCAACGGCCCGATGATCTCAGGCAACATGAGCAATGCTCGGTAATCGGCTTCCGTGAAATCAATCTCGTTAAACGAGGACTCCGCGGCGTCTTGTTTAAGCCAACCGATCCATACCGACGGGATGTTTGTGTCGATGTATTCACGACGAATGGCCATCATCCCCAGCACAACAGCGAACTGCTGAGTCACGTCGAAGGTCACCACGGAACGGAACTTGTCTTGACGCGGAACATACGGACACACCGGCATGTGCATGATGTCCTTGATCTCGCCCTTGAAGCGCCACTGCGCTTTAGGACGGTAATCCTGGTCATCCCGGATCAGTTCTTTGAACACCTCGATAATCCGTTCCATGGCGATGATCTCGCTCATGCGGGTTTCGAGGTTGTTGTTCACGTTGATCAGGCAAAGGTTGACTTTGAAGCCGCGCTCCAATGCCATCTGTAACAGGTATACCGATTCAACCCCACCGCTGAACGCAATATTTACAGTCGTCATGTTTACCCCAATCAAAAATAATCCCCTCCCCACCGAGGCAGGGAGGGAATGGAGCCGCAATTACGCTTCGCTGGCTTCGGTGGTTACCAGGTGTTGCTTGGTGTTGACTTCGATGGTCTCGCCATCATGCTTGGTGACACTGAGGTCGACCGTGAAGTAATGACCTTCCTGATCTTGACCGGCCAACGGTGTTACTTCGACACGGAATTTGTCGGTGATAAAGGCGCCCAGCTTTTCGTTGATCAGGTCAACGGTCAGCTTCTCGGTCGCCTTCGCAGCTTCCGCAATGGAAATACTGGTGTCGGCGGTTACCGAATCCCAAGCCGCTTTGGCGATTTCTTCCAACTGGGTACGGATATGGATATCGACGGTGGTGGTCGCGATAACCGGTTCTTCCGGAACTTCGCGAGTGGTACCGTCGACGTTGTGGAAGGTGGACAGGATGTAAGCTTCCAGCGCCTTGATCTGGCCAACAATCATCTGCGACCACGGCTCGAACGGTGTTTCCGGATTGCTGAACATTGGATCGTTCAGCAGATCGTCAACGCTAGCCCAGGCCACGGCGTCGTTCTGTGGTTCGCGCATTTCGAACGACGCCACTTCGTTGGAAGCGTCCAGAGCGTAGACCACGCCGAAGTGAATGTTACCGACATAATCAGGTTCAGGACTGCTGTCCATGACGAAACCGACTTTCTGGAAACCAACAGTGTTGGCAGCGCCGACGATGCCAGCGGTCAGGTCGAGACCGTCACGAGTTGCCAGCAGGACTTCTTCGATGTATTCGCGGATGTACGAATCGTCGATGGTTTCCAACATGTCGATGGCCGACGTTGGGATCAGCTCGTCGTTGTCGTGAATGGTGTGATAAGAAACGTCATCACCTTCGATGTGACCACCAGCGCCCAGGGACAGTTTGGAAGACAACCGGCCTTCGCCATTGGTCTTGTTACGTTTGTAAACCGCGAACAACAGACGCAGACGGCATTCGTCGGTGGTTTCAACCTTGTAGGTCAGGCCGTAAGCAATGGCCTGGCGCAGCAGTTGCAGCTTGTGGTTGAGCGCACGCACCGAACCCATGACACCTTGGTCCAGGTGTTTCAAAGCAGAGATCAGTACTCCCTGGTCCAACATGGTGAAAGCATTGTCGGGAGCAACTTCAGCCAATACGTCCTTGTGAACGCCGTAGGTGAATTCGGAGTTTTTGGCGAGAGCTTTAACGAGCATGAGGATTCCTTAGTTAGCGGGTTTGATTAAGTTGTTTGATTTTGTGCTGGCCGTAGTTGTGGGCTTCTTCCCACTCCATCGGATGACTGTAACGTATATGAATAACATACCCTAGTGATAAATGTCCTGAAGACGTTTGGATATCGGCAGGAACATCTTCGCGTTCAGCCTGACTGCGATACTTTTCGGCCTTCAGTTGGACTATCAATTCCTGGCGCAACAAAACGGCAGAACCGTCTCGGACCGCATAGTAACCAGGTTGTTGATATTTCCAGGTAATCCAAGGGTTATCCACGTAGTTCTCTTGGTCTGGGCCGAAGGGACTTGGTTCATCTTTGTCCGGGATATAACGACCTGGGTCAGCGAGGGTTGACTGCATTGTGTTGCCCATGACCAACCTGTCTTCGGTGTCGATGACGTTGGGCATCAACTTCGCATGATGAGGGTAGATCTGTTCCAGTTCTTGTGCCGATCGCTTGGAATCAATCATGAACTCTTCAGGCGACATCTCCTGCAACTGAATAAGCCGCTGAAGATACTCGGTGTATTTCTTATCGTCAGCAAAGGTCATGCGAAGCTTCACTTCCAGAGAGCGAACATAATCGTCCTCTGTCAGACTGGCGCGTAGCTTACCGAACGGACTTGGTTCACCCTCTCGCAGTTTGTTAAGAGTAGCGCTCAGGCTGATACGACGCAGCGCACGACCGATCAAACCACCCTTCCCTTCTGTAAGTTCACGAGCGGTAAGTAGGTTACCTTCGCCATCGGTAACAACCTGACTACCTTGGTGTTCAATGAGCTCACGGAGAACCCTTTCAACAAAGTCAGTGTCGTAATCGCTGGCCATACCGGTCCACACCACCGAACCAGAACGCAGGTGACAGATGCGAGTGAAGCCATTACCGCCACCCATCATGCCGGGAAGGATGCGGGACAGGTCACCACCATTCTCACAGATGGAGATCAGCTGAGTGGTCTTGTCGAAGAATACGGCATACTTCTTATCGGCTGTAACGAAGGGTGGGTAGTGGAATTCAAACAAACCCAGTTTATTCAGCTTAAGCAACAAGTCACGAACTTGACTGTACATAAAGTTTCCAACGAAAAATAAAGAAGGCAAACATATGGCTAGGGGAATGCCCCTAGCCATACTTGCGGATGCCGATTAACCGAAGAGCTTAGCGGCCAGCTCGTGGTTAGCCTGACGCTGGGTATCCAGCCAGGTTGCCGCTTCGCTGCTGTGAACGTAGTTCACAGCAGTGGTAGAGTGACCGAACAGGAATTCATCACCGACTTGTTGACGCAGGTGATGCTGGGTGTTCACGGAGAACGGGCCGAAGGCGAGAGTGCCGTCGAGGGTGGTGAGTTTGTCGTTTTCAGCGAACTGGGTACGGGCGATTTCAGCAGTAGCTTGTTCGGCCACAGCGCTGAGGTCATTGATCCAGTTAACGTGCTGAGCGACGGATTCGGTGGTGATGCCTTCTGGCAGTTCCAGCTTTTCGGCGTCGAAGGTTACGTGGTTGGTAGCCTTGTCGTAGTTACCGAATTCGACCATGCTCTTAACTTGCAGGTCCATGGATTCGCCATAAGTTTTGTTAACAGTCATAATTGCCTCTGTATCAGAAAGAAGGTGGATGAAGGATTAGCGAGACGCTACTTGAACCTTGTGAAATTTACCGTGCGAAATGCGGTCCAACAAACGTTCGCTTGCAAGCTGTTGGCTGACAGCGGAACCGTTAGAGAAAACGATGCCGTGCTTATCAACCAGTACAAACAACTTCTTGAATTCGGACATTACTAGATCTCGTTATAGTGTCGTAAAGTTACAACAAAGGAATGTGTTCACTCCTCCCCAGGTATTAACCTGCGTTGTCAAGAAAGTAATATAGGTGTGAAATATTCCAGCTCGAGCAACGTTAATTACTCGAGCTGGGGTTGGGGTTTACAGCTGTGCTTCTTCCAGCGTTTGGATCGACTCGGCGTAGTTGTACACCGAGGCCACTTGCTTCACACTGAACGTGCGGCCGGCGTCGTGCATCTTCTTCGCGAACACCACCAGCCAGTCTTTGAACTCACTGGTGTAGTCGATGTCTTTCGGCAACACGACGTTCATGCCGTTGTAGTGCTGCGCGCAGACTTCGATGGTGGTCGACGGATCGGCGTCGTCAGGGTCAACCTCCAGCAGGAACGCAGAGGGGTCGACACCGGTTTCGGCTTTGGTGGCACCGGACAGTTCGGCGTAGAGCGCGGCGCTGTCGGCATGGTCTTGATTCACCTGAACCACTACGTCCAGGATATCGAACAGATCCCAGTGGTTCATGGTCACGCCTTCGAACGCTTCGAAGTACTTGCCCGCTTGGTACAGGTGATCGATGAAGAACTTCGGCGTAAAGCCTTCGGTCTTCAGCAGGATGGACAGGTCAATGGTTTGGTCGATGTACATCAGGTGTGGCTTCTCGCCATTCACCGACAGGTCGAACTGTGCCGACAGGTAATCCATCAGCAGCTTGGCTTGGACGTCGACGTTGGTTTCAAGAGCGAACTTGACCAGCGCGTCGTCGTAACCAATAAGGCGGGTGGCCACGAGCAAGAACAGCTCGGTGCTGGACTTGAATTCGGTTGCAGCAATACGGTTGCTGATCGCGATGTTGGTCGGGTTTTCGCTGGCCACAGTATCTTTGGTCCAGGCTGTCAGGCGACTGCCGGTAGAGATCATGTGCAGCTTGACGACCTTGGCGATGTAAGTCTTGACCGCTTCGGACTTCTCAGGGCTGGTGAAGACACCCTTAATGAAGTGACGGTCGGTGCTTGCGTCGAAAGAACGATCCCATTCTTCTTGGCCAGTCCGGTGCAACGCTTGAATGATCTTGGCGCCATTAACAACGTCGCGCATGCGCAGAATGAATGCATTGTAATCCATCAACGTATTCATGTTGGCTTGTGGAACTACGCTCATCTAATTTCTCCTAGGAATGATCTCGGCCCCGTCGGGCAATAAGAAAGATACGCCGGTACATAAAAATAGCAAATAGCTAAGACCAGCAGGTTTCCCTGCCGGCCTTAGTATCACGGATTTAACCGAAGATGCTCATCGAGTTGGATTGGATCAACTGAATAGGCTTGCGAACTTGCAGGCGCTTCAATTGCTCAACCATCTCGTTCACCCGGCTGAAGCTTTCCGAACCTTCGAAACGCGCCATCATGGCCACGTCTTTCATGTTCGTCTCGCACACATGGATAACTTCATCAATGGTGGTGGAGACTTCAACAAACTGAGCCCCTTCGATTTCTTGCAGGTAGCTCTCCAGACCAGCTGTGAGGTGCTTGCAAGCACGAAGGACACCTTGTTCCACAACCATGTCGTAAGTACTGTGGTACTCGACCTCACGCACCATGTCACCCATGCGTTGCGGTTTGGTCACAGAACGAAGACTGATAGCGGCGTTGATGTCCGGGTTGGTGAGTGCGTCCGCTGTCCAGTCTTTGTACGGACCGAATGGCGTCAGCTCTACTTCGTTGTAAACAGGAGCGCTGTCGTTACCGGTCATGACCCAGTGGATCTTCCGGATGTGCGCACACACGTTTTGCATCTCGATCGTGCGCAAACGGTTGATCCATTGAAAGACCTCCGTGATCTGTGTACGAACGATCTGGCCGTTGATGCGTTCCAGGAAGTACTGAGGAGGGTGCCCCAGCTCACAATACACCTGGCCTTCGCTGACGCGACGGTTCAGGTCACTATCAGGAGACATGCACTCCTTTAAGTACTGATTAAGACGGTACACAATACCGCCGCGGTTCGGGATGTTGAAACCACCAGCGTTCATCCGCCAGTAACCCGAACCATCGCTCATCGGCTTGAGAATGCCACGCTTGCCAGTATCGCCAAGCATGATGTTCCCAAAGGTAATGACCTGACTCATTTTGGAACTCCTTTGATGATCTCTTCGAGATCGGTGACTTTGGTGTCAGGGTTAACGATAGCCGCCAAGGTGTTGTCCTGAAGATACCCGCCCAACAACTTCGAGAAGGTACCGTCAATCAGCATTGCACTGTTGTTGAGCCCCACGATCGCAGGAGGTCGTCCTTCCAGCATAGCTTTACTGTGCCGGTAAGCGATATCCAGGTTATCCGGATCGCGGAACTGCAAGCCGATCAACACCCGCATGACTTGAGGGCTGCTACCCACCTTGCCACCGCACTCGTACTGAGCATAGTCGTAAAGGGAGGTCAGGTCGTCCTTGTTCATGTACCAAGGGATCTTGGCGTAGAGGTTGAACTCGAGGTAGTACTGGTGAGGTTTGTTGGGGTCCTGCAACACGTCCAGGTTCTCGATTAAGGTGTCACCCTTACCGAACTCCAAGATGAGGTACTGAACCCCGTTAATGGCCGCTTCACGAATGCTGAGAGGCACCAGTGTAATGTCCATCATCGCCAAAAGGGGAGCGTAACACTCCCCCGGAATGACCAACCCCAGTACAGCCGAAGTCCAAACAGTCTCGCCCACAACCGCCATACCGTTTTCCACAAACCGTTTAGGGATATGGATTTCCATTGGACGATTCGCAATAACCGAACCGTCGTCTAGAACTGTGTAGGCTTTGTGGATCTTGGCATCGTCTCTGACTAGATGGCTGATTTCCATGGCACTTATTTCCCGAGGGAGTGACGAACGATCAGCTTGATCAGAGCCAGGTGCAGACGCTCACGCTTGGCGGCGGTGTCTTCTTGCGTTTCAACCGAAACGTAGGTGGCTTCCACAATGTCAGCCGCCAGGTTGCAGTTAACCGCACGCAAGAAAGCGGGAACCAGACCGCCAGCCATCAAGGCTTGCAAGACCACGTTGTCGTGACCCACTTCGACGTCGATGGGACCACCGCCACCTTGACCTGCCGCAGCCAGAGCTGTCGATACAGCGTAGTACGCCTTCTCGTATTCCAAGCCGATCTTGGCGGTGAACCACTCTTCCACCATGAACTTGCCGTCGCACAGGCTACGGACACGGTCATTCAGTTTCGGAGTTTCCAGCAGGAACTTCAGCGAACGAGCACGAGCAGCCTGGATGAACAAGGTTTTCGCCTTGGTACCCAGAGTCTGGTCGATCGACTTGTAGTAAGCACTCGCCCATTGCTTCACTACTTCCGGAGAAGCCAGTGTAGCGGCTGGGTTCAAGTCGGTCTTGTTGAACTTGGCGTAAGTAATCGCCACCAACCACTCGTTAAAGCTGATACCGTTTTGCTCCAGTGTCTCCAGCGCTTGAGCGGTGTAGAAGATCTGCACGCTGCCGCTGATGAACTTGGCGCCTTCGTAGTCCTTGGACGGGTGATCCGCCATGCGCAGAGGCTCGATCTCACCGATGGCCACAACGCGGCTACGGTAGGCCTTCGCCACTTGCTTCAGGCTGATCAGGTAACGGGTCATACCGTTCCACAGCAGGTTAACGAACTCGCGGTAGTCAGCGAGCGAACCCGACGCCAACCACTTCACCGGGCTTTCGTCGGTAACCATTTTGGTCAGCACGACATACATCTTGAGCAGCTTGTTGATTTCCAAGCTCTGGATGACGGAGAAGTTGAACACGTTGTTCTTGTTGGAGAACATGCGACTCAGCTCGTAGACGTCGGTTACCGTGTTGGCGGCGCGCGACAGGTCGTACTCGTCGTTAGACAAGATCTCGACCACGTCCGGGTGAGAAGTGTTGATGTAGGTCGCGATCTCTTCCGCGCTGGCGTAGTTAAACGACAGACGGCTCAGCACGTCCAACGAAACGTTGGTGAAGTCCAGGGCGCTGTTCTTCACTTCGGTCGGGTAGATCTGCGAGTCGAAGAACGGATCGTCAACGTTGACGTAGCTGTACGACAAGCGGCTGAAGCACAGGTCCTGCAAGCGGTCTGAGGTGTAGAGAATGCTCAGCTCGCTGGCCAAGGCCTTAGCAAAAGGCACACCGTAGTCCTTGATCATGTCAAAGCCACCACGAATCACGGAAGCCAGTTTGTCGCTGGTGGCCTCCATGACCGGGGTGTGTGCGGTGGTTTCGCCGGTGACCTGAGGGATCTCAGTGCGGAACGCTTCGGTGTACGCGGCAGAGCCATAGCTCTGTTCGTTCAAACCGACGATCAGATCCTTAACACGGATCGGGGTGTCGGAGTTGTGAGCGACCGCGATGGATTCGGCAAGGGAAAGGCTAGAAGAACGAATCATGCTTTATCCCCTGTCACAACAGCATTAATAGCTTTGCTGATGGCTTCGTCTTGAATGGTCTGTTCCAATGGAGCGATGAACTCCAGGCCGACCTTGTTGATAGTGCTCTTCACGAGTTCCACCGTGTTGGCGATAGACACCGTGTCTTGAATGAAAGTTTGCTGATTCATGGTGAACAGACCCTTTACGGAAGAATGGGATTAAGCGGCGATGACACGGTTAACAGTGTCCATGCCCTGGTAATATACGTCGTACAGACGAGAGTTGATCTCACCCACGGTGATCTGACCGTCTTTGTCGTAGTCGAAACCACAGTTCTGACGATAGCCGGTAGTCTCGACATCTTTGCGGAAGATAACCGTGTCCGCTGTCTTACCGACGGCTGCCGGATAGAAGATGGTGAGATAGAAGTCTTCCAGTTGGGAGAAGACCTTACCGCGCTTTGCCCACAGGTCGAAGTAGGCGAAGACCCACTTGAGCTGTTCGACCTGTGGCAAGACCCGCAATGCGGCTGTGCTGGTGTTGAGATCGCCGGCGGCCATGTCGCCGAACTGGATCAGACCGAAGTACTTGGCACCTGCGCCGTTCTGAATAGTCGGGCTGAATGTACCACCCGTCTCGAAGCACATGCACGACATCAACCAGTCGACAGCAGCATCTGGCCAGCCGCGCTGTTTACAACCAGCAATGACCGCGTCCAGAAACTCCTTCGACACCTTGGTGGACCAAGCAGCCTTATAAAGAGGCAAGCGGTTCTGTTGACGATAGGACTGGCACACTTGCTGAATTGCCGCAAGAGTGCCTGCCCCGAAGACACCGTCTACTTTACCGGTGTACAAACCAGCAGCCTTCAACAGGTCCTGGAATTTCACAACAGCTTGGACCATTGCGTCACCAGGGATGGTGGAAGCCGGGATGCTAGGCAACACATTCCCGGTTTGTTGACGATAGAACGCCGATACCAAAGAGGTAGCCGCGGTCATGCTTCCTGGACCCACTTGACCATCAATTGCGCCAGTGTAAACCCGGGTCTCTTTCATCAGCACTTGCAAGCTGCGCAACCCGTTGAAGTTTCTGTAGTTCATTTTACTTACCTCGATAAACAGCGACGGCCAATTTGGTGAATGCAATGGTGAGTTCATTACTAACCAGTTTGTTCCGGAAGCTCAACACCATTCGGTTGAACATACCTTTCAAACTGGTCTTGATCAGAACCTCGCGACCATCTTCAGTCATCAGGGGTCTGTGCATGATCCGACCCACGGTGCCTTTCATTTGGTTCGCGATGACGTATTTGTCAGCGTTTGTACTTGGATCCATGGATTCAACCAAGATGGTAATGAACGCTTTACCCGGCGACAGAATCGGCTTGTTAACGTTCAAACTGTTAGACACAGCACCCTTGGTAACATCAGAACCTTCGATCTCGGCTTTCTTCTTGCGGGCTTTGTCTTGAGCGTTGATGAACTTCCTCACGCTGTCCGACATTTCTTCAAGCGGTGAGTTGTACACCACCTCGATTTTGATGACCTTACCGTGATGCTTGGAACGCACTTGTTTGATACCCAGTTTGTTCACTTCGGCAATGAGCACGGCTTCAGCAACATCCGCCACCAAGTGGGCGTCTTCAACGTTGCATAAAATCGAGTCATAGTCAACAGAATCACCCACTTTGACTTCCAAGCTGATGTTCTGAACCACATCGATCGCAAAGCGCATCCCCTTGATGTACGGAGTCACACCTTCCATTGCCAGTTCTTTCGCAATAGCAATGGAGTCTTCGTACACGTCTTGGTCTTCCACCATGGCAATCCGCACCATGCGACCCGCTTTCCAAGCCACTTGACCCGGGCAGAAAGGATCACGAGCAAACCACTGCTCATCCCAACCCAAGACATCGCCTTTCTGGAAAGTATCGCCAACCTTCAGGTCAGTGATCCGGGTATGACGATGGTACTCACCCGCAGCCTCACCGATTTCCAACCCCAGAGGGTAGACGTCAGTGGTCCCGTCCTTATAGGTCACTCTGAGAGCGTCCTCAGCGAGCTCTGTGACCTTCCCTGCATCAGCAGCAACCTTGCTGTACAGATCAGACGTACGGTGCGCTACGACGTTCTCGTAGCCTGTACGGAGGATGTTCGGCGTGTAGTTCATTGCACTGACCGCCTGACTCGCTTGAGTCGAGGTAAAGGTCGACCGTTTAGGGTCATCGTGCCCAACGCCGTACTGAAGGTTACCCGTCACCGATACCAGCCCGGAATTGGACCCCTTGTCATCCTTAGCGATGTTACCCCGGAAGTCTTTAATGCGAGGGTCAGAAGAAAGGTAGGTTACGAAGCCTACTTTACCGCTGTCCTTGTTCGCCTCCGAGATGACCCCCTTGTACGTGTCAAGTTGTTGCCGGGCGCGCTTGACCATGGTGATCTCGCTACGACCGCCGACCCCACCAAAGGTAACCTCTTCCTGATCCTTCAACTGGTGAATCGGGTTCACCTCTTCCACCAAGTTCACCGAGGTATCGGTAATGATGTTGAGGATGACCGCTTCAGGATTGATGTCAATGGAGTGCTTGCGCTCTTTGCCTTTGTTCCGGTACATACGGATGGCTTTAACCATCTCCCGGTACACATGGCCCGCAAACCGCTCATACCCAACAATGCGTTGTTCGTCCAGCTCAACCTCATGACGAGAGAAGTCCGTTTCCAGCAACTTCACCGCGTCAATCAGCAGGTAGTGGAACGAAGTCGCGTAGCCCAACCGCGCCAGCTCTTCCTTGGTCACCGGATCGATAAACAGGTCAAACAGGTTCTTCATTTCCTTGAACTGCTGCGGCTTAACCTTTGGATCGCCCATCAACGGAACCCAGATACCTTTCTCGTTGAGATCGGTACGACTGAAGTTGCTGATGTTGTTCAGCTTCGGCATGCCACCAAAGATCAGACTGGCCAACTTCTCACGACGGTTAAAGATCAGGTACTCGTCGTTGAACGCGATCGCGTACTCATCCTCACTGAGCTTAGGACGGGTGCCCATCGGAACAGAGCGGGTAGTAGCCCCAGTAACCTCAATCAGTTTGTCAATACCGAAGTAGTAACACAGCACAACGCCCATAGGGAAGTAGTAACCGCTGATGTTGATCACGGCATACTCAATCGGCGCTTTCGCCGTAGAGACACCCATTAGGCCTTCCACGGTGTTGATCTCGGTGTCCCCTTGGAAGAGGTTACCGAAACTGTCCACCCACAGCGGCTGCTTGTCCTTCACCCCTACCAGGAAAGCATCTTTCTTGGTGTACTTCTTGAACTCAGGGTGTTGAGTCAGCAGATCGTCAATACGGAAGTCGAGGGTAATGTCCCCAACCGTGATGAACACAAACTTCTTGGCCAGAATGGAGTAAATGCGTGGCGACGTGTATTCAGCACTGTAACCTGAACCTTGGCTGTACGTCAGGAAGGCAGGACCACCTTCAGGCTTAATACCCCGAATACGAATCTGCTTCACCAACCACAGGCCGTAATCGTCCACCACCTTCTGACTACGCAGCACCATGAGCTTGCGGTCATAGTAGCTGGTCAAGGCGACCTTAAAGGCGTTGATCTTGCGGAGTGGCAGTTCCATGCGTTGCAGCTGCATGTGTTGCTTCACGCCGTCCACGGTAAAAGTCCCGTCCTTCTGCACTTTAGGCAAACGGATTTGGTGGGTGCTCTGCGTACCGTCCACAGGGTGCAACTGGATACGCAGGACGTCGTACGAACCTTCAACCCCGGAGATCACTTCCTGCTTGTAGTCCGCCACAGCAACACCGGCGTTCTGAATGCCCACAACCATCTTGGCGATGTCTTTGTGCAGGAAGCGTTGAGCGTACTCTTGTTTCAACACGGCGGAACGACTGCGGAGCATGCTGTCGTCAAGAACGGTGATGAAGTTACCCTCGATCTTACCGTCCAACGAATCGATCTCCTCAGGAGAGATCTGCATGAACTCCCCCAACGTCTGACCGTTGCCCATTTCGATGTGCTGGTACGCAGACCCCTTACGCATGAAGAAGTTCTGTTCAGAGACCGTCAAGGAGCCATCACGAGCCCGTTCTTCCAGAGCCGCTTTAATACCAGCCTCAGGAGTAGGGAATGCATCTTTCTTGGTAGAGATTTCCACCGTGGTGGTTTCTACTTCCAGCAGAGCATCGTCTACGTGACTTGTCCAATCCCCAGCAGCTTCATCAATTGGATGTTCTGCCTCATCTCCTTGCCCTTCCACCAGTGGACTGTTATTTCCCTGGTGACTCCCGAAAACATCAAGGATGCTACGATCAACAGAATGATCATCCACAGGCGCATGCGAGCCAGTAGGCGTGGCTGCTTTTCCGTCACCGGATGCTCGTCCTTGCCCTTGCGCAGCTCCCTTCTCTCCTTGATCCACTGAAGCGTCGTTTTCCGCTCCTGGGGTTGGGGTTCCTGTTCCATCTTTCTTCTCCTCGTCAGAAATCTCCTTCTCGCTGACCGACCCACGCACTAGGTTCATCAACGCCAAGTAGAACCGCTTGGTAACGTTGATGCGTTTAGGCGAAACCCCTTCAGGTTTTTGTGCGCCTTCCTTGACGTGTGTGTCCAGTTCTTCGAGCCAGGACTTGATCGTTTTGATGTTGATGATCAAAGCCTTGCTGTTGGCGGTAAAGATAAAGTGAAGGTCGTCTTCCGCCTGAGGGGTTAACTTACCAAACAAACTGTACTCATACTCGCCTTGCAGGAACGCCAACAAATCTAGCAGCCAGTAGCACCCTTCGGCTTTAGTTACCCGAAGAGACTGGTTACTAGGAACCGGAAGACCCTCTTTAAAGCTCCCAATATACTTTGCATAGTCGACCATCAAATCTTTGTAAGAAGGAATGTTAATAGGCAGTTCAAACCGCAGGAACTGCTTACGTGTTTGCGCGCGCTCAGCCTCGGTGTTCATGCCTTCAACCAGCATGTTCAACCGGTTGTAATGAATCTCGAAGTTGACAAAGGTAGCAGCACGCTGCGCCCAGGTCTTATCGGCAATGCCGTAGTTCTTGACGATCAGCACATCGTTGCGGCGATAAACCGTATTGATGTCTTTGGTCCAATTGTAGTTGTAGTGACTGGCGCGGTAAGACTGAATCGCCTTCTTGACATCAAACGCCAACACACGGCCATGCCCCATCACCGGAGTGAAACGAGGCACGAACTCAATGAACACATCTTCAGGGAAGTTCGAGATGAAAGCTTCCGACACAGAAGGACCAAACTCTGTAGCCAGCTTCGGCACGAAATGCACCAAGGCTTGCTTCGGCATGACAATCTCGCTCACGCCGATAAAGTTAGGCTCCATGAGCTCCTGTTTCTTCCGCTGTACAAACAGTTTAAAGAACTCACTGTACGTAAGAAGCCGCATTGTTACTCCTCAAGACCGCTCGTAGCAGCCTTCAACATAAACAGAATCGGTTCGTTGACAGGGTCATAAAGGAAACGACCACTGCCACTGATGTAGTACTCGCGCTTACCGAACAAAGCATTGACTTCAGTCTTGCTGTCCTCGGCGTTCACGCTGTTGCTGTTCAACTGGTCACCGTCGTGGTCGGAGTCATAGCCCGCTTCACGAGAAGGGTCAACCGACATGGCATCGAAGTAATCGGGGGTTTCTGTCCGATGTGGGTAACGGGTACAGGTTTCCAGCACTTCCCAATCGGGAGTACGGATGGTCCGAGTCTTTGCGCCTGTGATGGTCACTAGGTTCACCCGCGCCGGCACGATGGAACCGATACCAATGATCGGGTAACGTGTCTGTTGAGTGATCTGATCCATGACGGTTTGTTGGCACGACAGGTAGAACAGCTCCATGTACGTGATGGGTTTGACGAACTTACGATCCTTACCTTCAGGCAGGTCGTTGATGTCATAAAGCACACAGACATCTTCGCCATCATCATAAACAAGGGCTAGGTAGTGTTTCTCTACCACGATCTCTTTGTTGCGCAAGTGCACGTTGGAGAAGCCGTTGAAGAGTTTGTTCAACCCGGTAAAGGTTGACCATTTCTCCACCACACTCGGGGCCACTTCGACGTACTCGTATTCGAGGGTCTTGGTGTTCACCAACTTCACTGTCTGCGAACCTGGGGTAAAGATGTTCTGCAAGTACTTGCTCAGGAGAGCATGCACACAGACGTACTGGTTGTTCAGCAGCGCCTGATACAGACCGATGTCCGTCGAGTTAGGGTTAACTCCGTTAGGCTTGAACAAGTCAGCCCGGGAGACCTTACGCGCTGTAATAACGTTACGAGTCCCCGACACCACACCACGCGTTGACAGCCGCTTCTGAAACAAGCCACCTTTACCTTCAGTCAAACCGAAGAGGTACTGGTCGATGTCGTTGAATGCACTTTGCAAGCCCCAACGCACGTTGTCGTACAGTGGGTTCTCGGCATCCCGTTGACTTCCTAGGCTAATGACCCGGGTCTTGAAGATCAACTTACGGTACAGTTCGGTGATCTCGGGTTCAGTCGGAGTGCCGTTAGCTTGGAACTGAATGTCCCGTAAACCAGCCGGAATCACCAAGACCTTATTGCTCACCGAGATGTCGCGGAATTGGGTAACCAATTTCACCCGCTGCTTACGTTTATAGGAATCGGTGCTGGCCGGGACGATTTCGTAGAAGTGACGCATAAAGAAAGCGAAACCGGTTTCACCGTCCAGCAGGTTGGATTTTATGAAATCCTTCGCCTCTGGATCCCATACCGCGTATTCCGTTCCTTTGAGAATACTGAGGTACAAAGATTTTATTTGTGTCAGTGCTTTGAAGTAGGTTGGGTTGAAGAGCCCGAGCTTTGTGTCAATGTACGCTTCAGTCTTATCGCGCTCTTTACTACCCAGCTTACCGAAGATCTCTAAGGAGTACAGACCCTCGTCGTTCAGGTTCTGGGTCATCCCTTCAAAGGCGTCCGTAGACGTGACTTCTTTGAAGACACCCGGCACGATAGACTTGGGGTCTAGCAGTTTAAGGTTTGTGGGTTTCATTCAAATTTCCCTTAATTAGGAGTTAGCACATGGCTGACGATTATAGTTCGGATTGGGGCGATGATCCCTTTTCGGGGGACATGGATTTTGACAGTGATTTTGACAGCCCGTCCAACCATGGCTTCCTGCGTTCATTTACCACAGGGTTTCTGAAAGGCTTGGTTGATAAGACCGTCGGTGATACTGACGCCCGAATCGACACCTTGAAGATGGTGTTACCGCGCTCTTATCTGGGAGCGTTCAGCACACTAGGTGAGTTGAACCGCCGACGCACTGAGTTGATGCAAGAGATCAAGGGGGACTCCTACGAGTCCGTAAAAGACCTGCAATACCTTGCCGGACGCGCGGCAGATAAGCTCCGCAAGGTAGCTCCTAATAGAATCGCTGACGGTTTTCAGGAGTTCAGCAAAAACGATTTCAGTGATTGGGAGCGCTCTAGCAGCAGTTCTAGCAGTGATAGCGGACCTAGTCTGGCCGACACCACCGATGACGATGTAAAGGAAGCTCTGGCTGCTGCTGACGCAAACTCCATTCTGGAACGCGAAACAGTAATTGGCGCTGCCGGCACTATCACCGACATGATGGCTAACGTCGGGGGTCGTACCCTGGCTAACCTCTCGGCAATGGGTGCGGGTACCGTTCGGACGAATCAGTTGCTGGAACAAGTCGTTGATTATCAGCGCCGGGTTCAAGCGCGTAATGATTCCCTGAAACTCAACATCATGACTCGGTCGTACTTGACAGACGCTAAGTTCTACAAGTTCGTTGAGGCAAGTAACCACCGTATTGTTGCTGAACTGAAGAAGATCAGCGAAAGCTCGGCTAAGTCGGACTACGAGAAGACCACCCACTCCCAAGCGGTACGTAAGAGTGTGCGGGAATCCGTGTTCAACACCGTCAAGGCCAAGGTCGGTGGTATTGCTGGGTTTATCGACGAGAAGTTCGGTAAGACCGCTCGAGGTCAATTCGGCAGAGACATCAATGAACTGACCAGCTCGGTACGCATGGCCGCCGAGATGACTGAAGGGATGAACATCAACCTCGGTGACATCCTGGGTACTGCGGCAGCGGGTATCTTCATCAATAACCTTCCACGGATGATGAAGAGCGGCAAAGCCCAAGGTTATCTGAACGAGTTCAAGAAGAAGTTCCCGAAACAAGCCAAGTGGGCGGAAGACGCTTACATCCGTATTGGTGACTTGGGTCACGTTGCGTCTTACACCTTGAGCAACGCTGAAGGCCTGACGAACACCATGGCGAAGTATTACCAAGGTGGCAACAGCTTCTCTGAGGCAGACAGCTACGAAGAGTACTTGGAAACTCTTCCGCCTGGCGAGAAGCCGATGATCAAGTTCGATTGGACGATCTTGAACAAAGCAAAGCGGCTCGGTAATAAGAGCATCTCGGGCGTGTTCAACAACATGTCCAAGTCCAACGGCACGCGTTACAACATGGCGCGCCGTACGTTGGAAGATAGCTTTGAACAGACGCTGTGGAACAAACGTTCTGATCGCACCTTGAACGAAATCCTGCCGCGGTGGTTAAGCCAGATTCACTTGTCCATCGAGAAGTTCCGGACCGGTAAAGATGACATGCGCGAAATGACCTACGACTATGTCAAGGGTAAGTTCGTTAGCCACAACCAGAAAATCAGCACCGTGCTCAACCAAGTGCTGGACAAGCGTCAGTTCAGTGCACAGGCTGACATGGCGAATGGCTTGGCTGATCGGTTGGACAGCGACAACGCGATGAGTCCTGCCGCCAAGAAGGAGCTGGCGTTCCGTTTGGCGCACGATGGCGATATGGAGTTGGGGCTTAACCCTTACAACTACCTGCACACTGATAAGGAACACGGTGTCGCTCCGGAGATCGCTAAAGAAATCAAGGAGATGATCCAAGCTCAATTCGGTATCACCGATGAGCACATCAAAAAGTTCCAAAACGGGACTGACGTGGACCGTGGGAAACTGTTGACGTACATGCCAACGGAAGCGGGTCGGGCTAAACTTGCTGACCTTGCTCCTCAGGCTCAAACGTTGGCTGCCTTTACCCCGGACATTGTTAACCGTCTGGACTTGTACAAGTCGAATGGGTTTTACGAGCCATTAAAGGAAGCGGGCATCGTCAAGTCTGAAAACGGCTGGGACACGGTGAACATGGACATGATGCGGTCTACGTTGCGAGACTTCATTAATGATCCTAAACGCGAAACCGCGCAATCCGTTCCTGACGAGGCTCCGTTGCCAAGTCGTGTGTTTGGTGGCGGTGGCGGTCCAACACCACCGGGTCCTGGTCCTACGCCTGAGTTCCAGTGGCCGGCGTATCCGAAGTTCGAGTGGCCAGAGTTCCCAGCACTTCCTGCGTGGCCGGCTTATCCACCGTTGCCGGGTCCAGCAGGTCCTTCTCTGGGCCCTACACCTCCAAGCAATCCTGGTCCTAGTGTTCTCCCGCCGGCTGAACCTCAATCGGTCACGCTGAACGGGATGGAGGACCTAACCAAGTCTCTGGCGGGTCTGGGTGACTTGAAAGCCAGCATGGATCAGTTGGGTAAATCCTTCTCGGGTTATCGTCCTCCTGAAAATGACGCGGTCTTTGATGTCAAGCCGATTGTCGATGGCTTCGAAGGGGTAAACAAACGCCTTGAAGCGCTGATGGTTAGCGCCAATGCCCGGAACCAAACCCTGTCTGACATTCTCCTGCGACAACCTCCGAAACAGAAGGAAGTCTCGGACAGTGATGACAAGGAGATGAACCGGGAAAAGAGAGGTATCCTGGAGAAACTCAAAGGGACTTCCTTCCGCGACATCTTTAACAATGGCGTGGACAAAATCCTGGATAATCAACCGCTGATTCTGGGTGGGTTACTCGGCGGCTTGGCGGGCATGGCGGTGTACAACCCGAAAGGGGCTGCCCTGCTGGCGGGTGGCGCGGCTGTTGCAACGGCTTATATGAAGATCAAGAGTCTGTCCACAGCACGTTCGGCGAAAGCTACCGAAGACTTGTACGAAGAAGGGAGCGAGACACCTATCCTGGAAGCGAACAAGCTGTTGAAGGGTGACTACCTGGACATGACGTCGGGTTTCATCATCGACAGCTGGGACAAGATCACGGGCAGCCTGAAGGACATCACCAACAACACCATTATTGGCGCGCGTCGTCTGGCGGGCAAACTGTTTAACCAAGAGAACAAGGAAGTGTTCATCTCTGGGTTAAGCAAGATGCGGGATGCCATGATGAAAGCGTGGAACGCTATGGACCCTTTCTCCCGGGTCAAGCGTTGGGGCAATGCGTTGAAGACGCGTTTCTACCAGATGGACGTGTATAAGGAAGGGGACGACTCACCGACACTCGTTGGGAAACGTTTTGCGTCGGGTGCTTACTGCAAGCGTAACGAGTCCGGGGAACTGGTCGTCATCAACGGCTGGAATGAGATCGATGGTCCGGTGTTCACGCCTGAGGGTGATGTCATCATCACCAAGGAAGAGTACGACCGTGGGTTGAGAACCTCCATGGGCGTCAGTGTCAACAAGCTTCAAGATGGTTCCAAGAAATTGGGTCGTCTGGGTCTTGACTTCCTGGGCAAGATGAAAGACAAAGCCTCTCCATTCATGAAGGGTGCTTACGACAAGGGTAAAAGCGCGCTGACGGTGAACTACGCACCGATCGTAAACGCTGTAGACCGCATCTACAACCTGTTGCTGAAACACTGGGGCTACCAGCAGGAAGAAGGGATTGAACTCCCTGAAGCGGCTCCTGCGCAGGCTGAGGTCGTGGACAGCACTGCTACTCCGGTCAAAGTTGGTATTGCCGCCAATGATGATGTAACAGTTGACCCTCAGGCTCCGATGCCGAAGCACGCAACTATCCAGCCGAAGTCTACACTGGACGCTGCGGTCGATGTGGTTAAGGAGAAGCTCACAGCTAACACCCCTCACGGCCGCCTGAACTCTTTGGCCGATAAGAAGGAACAAGCCAAGGAGAAGAAGGAAGACGCCACCAAAGATGCGATTATTCATATCGCGCAGAACTTTGGTTTCGGTGAGAAGAAAGGGGATGACAAGAAGAAACCGACTGGACTGTTTGGATTGCTGGCAAGTGGCTTTAGCGCTATCGCCGGTGGGATGTGGGGGATTACCAAATTCTTCACGCGTAACCTGCTGGGTGGCTTTAAGACCTTGTTCAGCTTTGGTTCGTTGGGTCTGAAAGTCCTGCCTGTCCTGGCGACGGGTATTACCGCCGTGGCTAAGGGGATCTTCACCCTGATCAAAACCCGCAGCATTAGTGATGCGGGCGCTGACATGTGGGACACCGTGCGTGGTCGTAAGACGGGTGCCCGCAGTGCGCGTGGTCGTCGTCCTCCACGTACTCACGCCCAACGTCTAAAGACCGGTGGTAAGTTGTTGGGTGCCGGTATGGCGATTGACATGGCGGGCGAGTATCTACAGGACGCTGGGATTGTCGATGAAGGCTCCACTACCGATAAGGTGATTAACGCAGCCAGTACTGCCGCCGAAGTGGCGGGTGCTTACCAAACCGTAGTGGGTGTGGGCGGTGCGCTGGGTGTTGACCTTGGCGTGGGCGCTTTGGCGACTGGTGCAGGGGCTGCTGCTGCAACTGGAGCATCGTGGCTTGCCGGTACTAGCGCCGCGGGCTGGGTGGCTAGCATGGGTATCGCAGCTGCTCCTATGCTGTTGAACCCGTATGTGTTGGCAGCCGTTGGTGTGGCCGCGGCTGGGTACGGGATCTACCGGTATATAAACCGAGGAGAGGGGAAGCAGACAGAGCTTCGTTTGACTCAGTACGGTGTTTCCGATACCGACTCTGATCTGGCGAAGAAGATCCTTAAAGCTGAAGAGATGATGTCGAGTCACGTCGTCATTGGTAACGGTCGCGCTTCGTTCTCGAAGCAGAGTCCAATCAATGAAGTGATTCAGATGTTCGTCACCGACCCGAAGAACAACAAGGAAGTGGGTGATGTGTTCACCTGGTTCAACGGTCGATTCAAACCCGTGATGCTGACGTACATGGCGTGTCTTGATACTGTCAAGATAAAATCGTTTAAGGAATACGACGAGGCCAAGACTCAGGACGTCTACAAGGTGGCGAAACAGGCTCACCAAGGACTTAGCGGACTTCAGCCGTACCCGTACTCGATCACCGCGAAGATTGACTCCGATACCCCACTTCTGGGCGAGAAGGCAACCCTGATCCGGGTTAACAACTTACTGGAAGACTTGAAAGAGTACATCGATCGCAAAACCCCTTCGGATGATCTGACTGCTATCACCACGCCTAAGTTCCAGACCAAGGCAGGCCTGGAGAAAGAGAAGGCGGAACTTCAGGCCAAGCTTGATGCGCCGCGTGGGTTCTTTGACAGCGACAAAAAGATTGCATCGATTGGTAAAGCGGAAGACCGACTGAAACAAGTGGACGAGGAAATCAAACGCCTCAACGACTCGTACAAAGTGGGTGGTATTGTCGGGCAGATTTACATCAAGGACTTGATGCCTGACGACAAAGCCATGGACCTGATGACCGCCATTCGCGTGGCGTGCTACGGCAACGACCAGGACGTTACTTGGCGCGTTGAAGCAGTGCTTAAGCTGGAGCGGTACTGCGAGCCGTTGTTCAGGGACACGGGCGATACCATGGAGTTCACTGGGCAGATTGGGGACATCTTCAACCTGTTCAAAGATTCCTTCCGTGTGGATAAGGGTGAAGCGGACGATTGGTGCCTGTGGTTCCGTGACCGGTTCTTGCCGGTTCTGACGAACTACATGACCGTCATGAAGAAGTATCGTCGTGGTCGTCCGGCCGTGGTGTGGAAAACTTTGTCGGCAACGGCACGGTATGAAATCTCCAAGGCACTGGTAGAGACCAAAGGGAAAGGAACCCTGTGGTTTGACTTCCCTATCTGGAGCGTACGCGCCTCACCGTTCAAAGACAGTGCATCGCCTGATAAGCCTGAGAAGGTTGATCGGATGCTTAAGCTGTTGGGTGAAGCCAGTACTGCCGCTAAACTGAAAGACCCTGAAGGTGAAGCTGGTAAAACGAACGCACAGACCTGGGCGAAGACAATCTCTCCGCACAAAGTCGGTGGTGACTTCCAACCTGAGGCTGCTAACGTCGATGACATTAGTAAAGCCAAGACTCGTCGTGATGTAGGGTTGAATGGTCAGTTCGGGACCAACGGGATCAGTTCCGGTAGCATCTACGGACCAGGGGGTGTGTACAAGACCCCTGAGAACAAGTATGGGTTCATTCCGCTGGGCGGCGATAGCGACACCAGTCACCTGGACATGTCGGGCGTCAAAGCGCAAGAAGGCAATGACAAAGGGGTCAAGGTTCCGAAGAAGCTGGCTCAGCAAATCCTGATTCGGGAAATGTTGAAACAAGGCTTTACGGATCCTCGGGAGATTGCAGAAGTACTGGCGTTGACCGACTACGAGTCGCAGGGTTATCAGAACACCACTGAGAGCCTGAAGTACTCGGACCCTCGTCGTTTGGTTGAGATGTTCAAAGAAGTTAAGAACGTTGACCAAGCCCGGATGTTGATTGACCAAGGTGAAGTAGCAATTGCCAACACTGTTTACGGTGGCGGTAAGGGCGCGTCGATGGGTAACCGTGAACCAGGAGACGGTTGGAAGTACCGAGGACGTGGCTTCATCCAGCTGACGGGTAAGAACAACTACGATAAAGTCGGACAAGAGTTGGGGATCGACCTGGTTAACCACCCAGAACTCGCTTCTACCGACCCGAACGTCATGGCCGCCGTGGCGGTTAACTTCTTCAAGAACAGCAAGCTGATGCGAAGCATCAGTCAGACCGGTGACTTTGGTCAGGCTGCTGCCGGGCTTAACCCTGGTGCTACACTTCCAGGGATGCCTAAACGGTATCAGCTGTACTTGTCGTACTTGGAACAGTTGCAGAAAGGTGAGCTCTCCACAACCACAGGTACCGCTGAAGATCCTGCGGCTGCTGAAAGTACAACGGCCGGTGACATGTACGGCGGTTCGAAAGGCGGCGGTGGTTCCTCCACGTCTAGCGGTGGTGGTTCGGTGCCTGCTATCGGTAGTCCTAACCTGCCTTCCCTAACCAACTCACCTTCGGGTGGCTCGGCTTCGGGTAACTACAAAACACCTGCTCCGGCTGGTGGTGGCGGTTACGGTAGCAACCCTGCAACAGGTCCTAGCGGTGGTGGTGATCTGCTGGTTAACAGTAACGCTCGCGGTTCGAGTGGGCTTCGTCTGAAGTCTCCAGAAACCGTAGGCGGTGGGCAAGTGCACCCGGGTCTAACCCGTCTGTGCCAAATCATTCAACAGCGAGTCCCGGGCTTCAAGGAATTCACTGCACTGAACGATGCTTACCACGTCAACAAAGGTTCTCAAGGGGCTCACCCTAAAGGGCTGGCGGCTGACTTTACGTTGACCAACGGCATTGCTGGGAGTGATCAAGCTGCAGCGATGGTGAACCAGGTTCTGCAACAAGCAGGTCTGCAACCGGGCACTGAGTTCTTGGTCATCAACGAGTACAAGAAGAAGACCGCGATCGGCACAGGCGGTCACGTCCACGCAGGCTTTAAAACGCCGGCAGCGGCGCAGAAGTTCTTGGATGCAGCGGGTGGTGCTCAGACCAATGGTCCGGATACTACAGGTGGCGGTGAAGTGGCCCCTACTGAGGCACCTAATCGCGCACAACCAACGTTGCCACCAAGTGCGGGTCCTGGCGCAGACGGCGCAGATGGCGGTTCCACAGCTCCAGGTGGGCAGCCTCCAGGCGTCGAAGCGGGACCAGGTCGTACAGGGTTGCCACTGCCTTCATCTCCTCCACCTCAACAGCCGCTTCCAGAGGGTTACCGAGGACCGGCTCCTACCCAGGCGCCACCACCTGCACCTGTTGCAGCACCACCGGCAGCTGCACCGTCAGTGGATAACAGTGCGGAGTTGGCTGAGTTGATGAAGTCACTAGTAGCCGCAACACAATCTTCCGGGGGCGACAATGCTGCTTTGTTGAAAGCCGTCCTGGACCAACTGGTTCAACTGAACAAGAAGGGGACTCCAGCTCCTCAAGGCGTGAAGGTGAACTAACCGTGATACGGGGGAGATCATCCTCCCCCGTTTCCTTTATAGAGCGAATGTCTATGGCACAGGTAAGCACGCGAGATCGTGACATTATCACGAAATCGTTTCGTATGCTGACCCGAGGGATTCCTCCGAGTCAGTTGTTAGAAAAACTCGACTGGGATAATTACTTCAACGTATTCTCCAGTGCAACCGGCGACAACCGTTACATCAACCCAATTGCTCAGTTCAGTCCGGCTACAGACCCTCGTTACGGTCGTCTCATGATTACACCTGAAGGCGGCATGGGGAGCATGTGGAAGGACATGTACGAAGATAACATCACCTTGCTTACTCTTACAGCGGGTGTACCTCAATTTGCAGGGCTGCTCAGTTTCATCACCAACATGTTCAGCCCTACCGCAGCGATCATTGCCAACAAAGGTCGTGCACCCGGTCTAGCGTTCTACATGGGGCAAGCGGCAGGCTCCATTGCGTTCTGGCCAATGCAGTTACTGTCGGTCAGTGTTCAGTTCCTGGCCTTCCTCATGGATTCGCCGAAGAACAACTTCTACACCATCAAACCGGCGATGGGTGCTTACACCATGGCGGCCACAGGCGTGCTCAACGACCTGATGGTTAAGCTAGGTTACATCGATCCAATCTTGCCTAAACGTGCGCAAGAGCAACAAGACCCGCTGTACGGCCTCAAGCCCGATTACGACAACAGCAACTCGGTAGCTGCTCTGAGCCTGCTGATGCCGGATTGTGTGAATAAGGACGGTACCATCGACTTGATGCGTCTGGTCATGAAGGGTACCCGCAAACATCGGAAGATGTTGAAGAAGCTGACCGAACTGGATAACGACACCTCGACGACACCCGATGACAAGTTGGATCGGGCTAAGCAGTTGATGGAAGAGATTAGCTTTGGTCCGGAAGTGTACTCCGGTGCTCCGTCTCAGGATTACGTTGAAGCGGAGATGGGTACGGTTGGTAAGGTCCGCGGCGAAGATGAGGGTAACTTCATTGAACAGGACGGTGCCTACACCAACAAGGATGCTTACAACAACACCAACAACGCCGATCAAGCGGTGGCCAACTTAGGTGTAGGTCAGTCGGCAACAGCGGGCGGCAGTCCTAGTGGGATGCAGGACATGTCGTCAGCCGGGTCTTATGGCGCACCCGCGCAGACTAACCCCAACGAACGAGCAGGACGTCCTACTGCGGCCACCCCTGGGGCTAACCCAGACGTCGCGGGCGGACAACAGGCTTACTACGAGGACAACCCGAACGACCGTACCTGGGCGGGTGACGTTCTTGACTTGGTTCAAACGGCTATCTACGGTGGTATGGATGCAGTCACATTTCGGGTCGAAACTAGTAATGGCGCTGTTAGCGATAGCTTTAGCAGTAACCATGGGCCTTCACCAATGGCGGAGAAGTTCAACTCTCTTGTGTCTTCGTCTAACGACTTCAAATTCGACGTGGCTGGCGGTGCAACGGGGATCGGCATCATCGACTCCGTGGTTAACACAATCAAGGAAGGTGCGATTGGTGCCCTGTCAGGTTCCGTTATTGGGAGCATTCCGCTCGCGCTAGTTAACAACTCGTACGTGAAGATTCCCGATCATTGGACCGGGGCTACCAGTGGGTTGCACGTTGAAAGTTATGAAATGAACTTCCAATGTAACTACGCCCACCCGTACGAACAGATCATGAAGATCTGGGTGCCGTTTGCGCTGATCCTTCCATTGGTGGCGCCGTTCACGTCGGGCGGTTCGATGTACACCGCGCCGTTCTATGTGAAAGCCTTCTGCCAATCCCGTTCGATCATCCGCACTGGGCTGGTAACTTCGGCTCGTTTCGTATTTGGTGAAGGGGAAGCCGGTTGGACCAAAGACCGTAAGCCGTTGAACCTCAAGATCACTCTTGAGATCGCGGACATGGAACCTCTGGTGTCTGTGCCAATCGACCGTTCCATGAGCCTGCTGGACTTGACTAACCCAGCCAACGTTGTGCAACGTATCCTCACTGACGATACCGCCTACAACAACTACCTGAGTCGTTTGACTGGTGTGAGTTACTTGGACACTGTCTTGCGTTATGCCCGTATCAACCGTCAGTTGACCGGCGTGGTGTTGGACATGAAACAAAGCATCCGTGCAGACAACATTGCATCGAAGCTGTCTGACTCGGTAGTGGCTGACTTGGCCCGTATCTTTACTAAACCCATGTCTCGTTGAAACAGACATAACCCTACCCAGACGCAATGTCTGGGTAGGGTTATAGTTGCTTGTCTTATTTCGTGTACACGGGTGCATTTTTCAGCGAGCGTTTCAGTTCAGTCACCGCGCTTTGTTCAATGAACATACCCGCCGTAGCAATCATGGGGATCAAGTCCTCTACAGTGCTGAGTAAGGTGATCATGTCGGCACTGGCGGTGTTGATCAAGGCTAGGTCGTAGGCTTCACCGAACTGGGTGTACGTCATCCACCAGTTTGGACCACATACCCGCGACAGAACCGATAACAGCTTATCCCGAAGAGCGGGGTAGTCACCTGGGTAAACATCGTCGTCGAATTTAAAGCTACGGAACAGGGTCTTGATGAATTCAGGGTAACCCGCATTAACCGCGTTAATACCCGCTTGGTCCAACAGCGCCAGCACCGCATCAATACTGACAATGTCACCCCGAGCAATCATGGTCCGAACCGTGTCCACCATGATCTGTTGTGCGGTGCGTCGGTCCTTGTACAGGTCATAGATCGACTTGTAACTGTCGCTCATGCCAAGACCCGCCGCCATCTTCATGACCGAGTTGTACATCGCGTACTGCACACTGGTATCAATGAACTCGTTGATCCCGGTGAACTTGTTAATCATGGCCAGGGTTTCACGACCCACCGAAGTTCGCCAGTTGCTGTTGATTCGGTAACCATTGCCATCGGTGGTAATGATGCCGTTAATGTTGACCCCGGTGAGTGATTTGAATTCACCCGTGACCATCGATGCCAGTTTACGCATGGCCGAGGTCTTACCGCTCACCGGCACACCCATCTCTGAAGAAGCCGACGACAGGATCGCGTCGTCGCTGAGGGTAACACCGTTGGGACCAATCTTGATCGCCTTGGTAATTGCCTTGGTGTTCAGCAAGCCACCCGAGAGCATACCGATGATGCCATCCAGCTCGGACACTGCACTGGATTTGTAACTGGTGATGGTTCCCAGGACTGTGGTGTCTTGGGGTTTAACCAGCGCCACACCTTCTTTCAATTTGTCCCCGGTAACATCCATCGGGGATAACACGCCTTCCTTCACCGTCCCCATTTGGGTGTTGGTGGTCTTCTTGAAAATGTTGAGACTGTCGCCAAGGTCCAGCCCGTCAAAGATACTACCTGCCATGTCAGAGCTCCTTAAACAAAAAAAAAATAAAGGAAGTGGAGAGGTGAGCGGCCGAAGCCACCCACCTTTCACTCATGCTTTTGGATCGGCAGGGTCTTCGGACTTCTTAGCCCGATGACTGCCCATGACCCCGATAGTTTCTTCAACAGTGTGGACGTTCCCCTCCTCGTCCGTCACCGTGATGGTTATCACGCACGACTTCATACGTAAAATTGACAGGCCTTCCAGAAGTTTGTTAAATGTAAGGGTGGGTTTCTGGAAGTAGGTGTCTTTGATGTTGCCGGCGCGGGTGATGCGGTCTGCCTTTGCTTTCTCACGGTCATCGGTGGTGATAACCCAGTCTAAGTAATCCCGTAGGAGTTGAGTCCACTTACGGGGGTTCATGTCAAGCTTTTTCAGGAGTCCCCGAAAGAGCCGTGCTGGCGTGTCCTGTAGTTGGTTGTCTTCCACATACTTGTGAGACACACTACTTAGCCTGGCAGCCTTTAAATCCTTATCGTTCTTTTTCATGGATACCATTTATCTCCAAATAGAGTACGATACGCAGGGCTTGTATGAGGTCAAGTACCAGGAACTTGAAATACTTACTCGATAGAAATTCCTGGGTGCTGTAACTCACGGCAAGTTCTTTAGCGGTGTACACATGCCCATCGTTTGAACTGGGGTTCATCTTGGTGTAGAGATCCAGTAACGAGATCGTTCCACCGATGAACGCTTCGAAACTGTGTCTATTGCTGTACCAGTCTAGGAAAGGACTGGGGGCGTCTTTCATGGTGTCTTTAAAGTAATCCGCGACCTTAGGACCACCTATCCCACTTAGGCGCTCTAACAGCTTGTGAGCCTCACCAGAAGTCTTTGTGTAAGCAACCAGCGCCAGTCTATTGTACTCGGTGAAGTTCTCTTCCAGCGTGAAGTCAAAGCCTTCCAGCGAATCGTATAGAACCGCAATGTTTGTTGAGAACCGAATCGTGGGTGAACCAAAGCTCTTTTCTACCTTATCCAATTTCTCAAGGAGCTGTTGAGTCAGGTTATGTTGGATCTTCTTACCTACGAAGGGCCAGTGGGACATGAGCCTCAACAACGCCAGCTTAGTTATTGCCATTCAAACTATCTCCCAATTCTCTTATCTACTGTAGTAATATAGGTCTGAAATTATTATGGACGAACAATACGAACCAAAACCCCCTGCGAATACCGAGCCTTCCCTTGAAATGATTGCAATCATGGAGAAGATGCGGAAAGCCTTGGCGGACAATCCAGAAGACATTGATCAGACAGAAATGATCAAGGTCATCCAGGAGAACCGCGCGCACATCCTGCAATACGCCATGGGTCAGTATCTGCAAAACCCCAAGTCTGCTTCGTTGCTGGAAGGGGTAAGCTCTCTCATCAGCCAAATGGAAGCCACCGTACGGAACGACCGTAAGGAACGCACCAAGAAGAAAGATGCCGAGAACAACGTGCTGTCGTTCAACCAGATGCTGGATGCAATGAAGAGCATCTCGAATGGTCAGGTGCTTGTCCCGCACTTCGACATGTCCGACTTCATTCTGGATCCGAACAAAACTCTGTTGACAGTCGTGGATGTAGCCCCGATCAAACCAGAGGAACTGGTACAAGGCAACGAACTTATCGATATTGATGGTAACGCAGTTTAACATAAATAACCTAACAGTACCGGGGACGACCCGGTACTGTTAGTGGTTACTATTTACGGCTTCGGTGGAGCGTAGTCGTAGAAGGCATGACTGATCGGAACCAGCTTAACCACCTGAGCGACGGTCAGTGAGTACGCAAAGATGCGATCCGCTACCGGCCCTGCAAACGCCTCTACCTCGCGGGACAAGATATCGGGAATGACGAAGGTCGTTTTGGGGATTGGTTGCTGCATCAGTTTGGTCTGGAAAGCCTTGTAAGGCTCGTCCATGATGTCGTACTTGAAGACGTAGTTGTACTGCTGGTAGAAGAACGGCTCGGCGCTACGGGTGTCGATGTTCTGAAGCTTGATCTCGAACCGACCACCAAACAACGTGTTGCAATGGTCCAAGAAGGCCGTTTCCATTGCATCGTCGAACGCGTAAGGGAAAGTGTTGATGTACAACGTCACCCCTTTAATGTCCAACGGTTTCTCGTCAAGGTGCTCCAGTTCAATGATCTTGCGAAACATCGACCAGCACAGGGCGGTTGGGTAGTACATCAACCAGTGCTCAAGCTTGGCTTCTGCCAGCAACGCATCCACCTTGGCTTTCGTAACTCCAAAAGTCGGATACTCAAAGAGATCCATGCGACGCTCGGCGTAAGTGCGATTGATGTGCAGACTCCACAATCGATCGCCTTCGCGCACCCGCAGGTTATCGTCGTTAACGATGCCTTCGGTCATCAGCCACTGCATCAAACCACGCCGCATGTCGTACATGCTTTGAACTTCGGTGTAAACCTTGATGTTCCGATTCATTACGCCGCTCCTGCCGGGGCCGGTGCCACAGCGTCTTTAGGCATCACCACATCAGTGATCACAATGGCGTCCAGATAAACACGGAAGGCCAAGGCGATGACGTAACTGGTGTTCAAGTGGCTTTCTACCTTGAACTCAGCGGCCTCGCCACCCGGCGTGCTCTTCAGGATCATCGCATAGGCTTCAGCGAACTGCTTAATAGCGTCCTGATCATCTTGGAGCTCGGTGAGCACCTGTAACTGAATGTTCAACCAACGGTCGTAGGTGTCAGGTGCCTTGGCCACGGTTTCGATGAAGTTCTTGTACGCCAGTTCAAACATCACCAACGGCTTGTGGAACATGCTCCCCATGGGAACAATGATTTCCTTTCGGCCATCTTTGTTGATGTCGACGTAGACACGAGCAATCACCATCTTCAGCGCTATTAGCTTATCCATAACGCTTATCCATGTTGTTGTCGATGTGCCGGCCACGCATGATGTGGTGAGCAGTTTCCAGCACCTTCACAATGCTGCCTTTACGCAGGCTGCTGTTGGTGTTGGTTTTGCCCGTGGTCAACAGGTCGTTTTTGTAGGCCTTCAACGCATCCAGGTCACCGCCCTTAACGTTGTAGAGTTCGTTGGCCATGGTGTACAAGCCCAGGTTACGCAGTACCGTGATTTCCGGTTGGCTGATACCTGTGCTGCGGGAATCCCCCATGACCTGGCCGGTGAGGTCGTCGATGCTGTAGTCGTCCTTCGCCGCACCAAACTTCTTGACGAGCATCTGACGCTGCTTACGTGCTTCAGCAGTACCGATGATCGCCGAGTAGTCAGTCATCGACTTAATGCCGGTGTCTTCGTCATAAACGATCAAACGCTGAACCGCATTAACCCCGTACTCTTTGCAGAGCTTCAGCAGGTTATCGAAGTCCAGCTTTTCTTTTGGATCAAAGCTGCTGGCCCAGATGGAGAGAGGCATACCAGCTTCAAGCTTGTCTACAAACTCCGCCATCTGTTTATCGGACATGGGGGTGAACAGGCGCTCGTAAATAACCTTGTTTCCCCCACCCTTTGTTAACTTTGCCATGAAGGTGTAGACGAAGTCTTCGAAGGCTCTGCGATTGCCTGCCATGATTACTTCCTTGGGTATTTGTAGTGGGTCGAAGTCTTGCTGGCCGTGGTAACTACTTCTTTGGCCGCCAGGATGAACGGATCGTTTTCGTTGACGCTAATCACCATCAGTTCATCGAAGAACAAAACGGAGTTTTCCAACGTTTGACTGAACAATGTTTTGTTACGGTCTTCAACGTCCAACGTCGGAATGGATTTGTCGATGTTGCTAATCCCGTACTTGCCGGTCACGGTGTACAGCGTTGCGTCGCCCTGTCTTTTAATAAGAACGCGTTCCTTCAGAAGACTGACATACTCTACAGGGTCTTTACACAGGTTTACAAAGTTGCTGTCCGCTACGACCAAAATAATGCTTGCGCAAGGGATCGGGTCCATTAGTCTACATCCTCAAGTCTGTAAAGGCGAAGGAGTGCCATGTAGTATGAGCACTCCCCGCTGCGTTATTATTTCTTTTTATCGAGCCAGTACGGCTTGCGTTCACCCAGAGCGATCTTCAACAACTCCATGGTGGAAACGGTGAACTTCTTGATGTCCGGGTTAGTGAACCAGTAGTCCACAGTGTTTTCCAGGATATCGTTCCAATCAATGCCTTGTTCTTTGATCTTGTTGTACAGCTCTTGCGGGGTGATGCGGTACTTGTGGTCGAGTTTCAACCAGAAGGTTTGCATGAACCACATCTGATAGCAGATCCCCAGCGCGCGGTAGAACTTCTTGTCATCGATCGACTTCTTCCACACCGTGGTGCGACCGACCTTGCATTCCGGGTACAGAACACAGGCATGACTGATAACACTGCCTTCAAGCCCGAACATGCCGGAGGATTTCATAGCATGATACATGCTGAGCCCCTCTTGGATCCCTAGACTTTGGGAACCAATAAAGAACAGGCTACTACCGCTAGAGCCACTCTTGTTACGATAAACACTAGTTGAGTAGAAAAGCAGATCAGGGTTTTCTTTTGCATCTTTGTCAATTACCACGTCAGCGCCGAATGGATTAGGGTACATCCATTCTTGACCGGATTTAAGTGCAGAACCGCGGATGATACGATAACCAATTTGCGGAATACGGAGGAGGGATTTAGGGCCCTTGAGTTTCTTACCTTGACCGATGAAGACGGTTTCTTTTTCCAGCGGCTGACCAGTCATGTTGACGATATCAGTCACTTGCGCGGTGGTCACTTGGTACGCGCCGAACTCACCACCCAACACGTCGCAGTCTTCGTAGACGATACGCCGCTGGTTACCGATCACCAAGTCACGCGTCTTCTGCGCGCCGCCAGTGTCAACTTCTTCTTCCTGGAACTTGGCCGATGTTTTGGCGAAGTGCATTTCCGAGATAGAGTCAGTGACGGTGAGGATTGGCGAGATGATCTTCATGATCAAGCCATCGTTACCGGCGTACGGAGTAGCGATGTAGATGTCGTGCTTTTCCTTGATCGCTTGCTTCACATCAGCATGACGGTCTTTGAACCACTGGTGAACGAAGTTACCGTCGCACGGGTTCTCGATATCATTCCGGCTGAAGTAGAAGAAACGAACGTCCATGATCTGGTCGTAGAAGTAACCCGGGATCCCCATCTCACGGTCCACTTCATCGGCCAGACGGCTGACACTGAAGGTCGCTTCGATATCGAAGAAAGCCACAATCGAAGTATGATAGCGAACCAGTGTACGCGCCATCATCAAAACACACTGCCCGGTCTTCTGGGTGTTGTTGCCACCGGTGACCGCGTTGTTACGACAGATACCACCGTTCATGTAGGTGATACCGTCAGGACCGACCAAGAACTCGCCGTTGATCATGTCCATCAGCGGGGAGTACTGGAGCGTCGCGATAACGGTGTTGGAGGACTTCTGTTTTAATGCGAAACTATGTGGAGTTGCCATCTACTAAGTATCCCCAATATTTTATGACTTTAACGAGAGGGGCCTAAATGCCCGAACCATGGGCAAAATCGGCCCTTTCTAAACTATACTGATGCCGAGGTCAGTGATGGAAAATTACATCCAGCTTGTCAAAAACCCAGCACCCTTTACTGTTCAAGGCTTCGAAGCACTCAGCATTGGTGAGAGCTTCAGTTTGTTCTTCAAGGAGATCAATACATCCGTAGACCGTCGCCTTGCCGCTTTGAGCAAGTCAGTCCACAAGGTCGACATCGGTGGCGCTGAGAACAACGTAAAAACCAAAAAGCTGTTATTCGTCAAACACTCCGGTGTACAGCTCCTGACCCCACAAGGTTATCGTTCCGGCATGGCCAACATGGCATCCCACAGCAAAGCAGTCTGCGGTGGTGTCTACATCATCAGCAGCCTGAAAACGGAAGCGTCTAGACTATATCATTGGTTGAAGCAAATCCTGAAGTCGGGTCGTCTGGACACTTCGTTCCGCTGGACCGTCACTGACTTTGATCAAGCTCTGGGCCAAGCCACGAACTTCATCAAGAACTTGCCGGACCAAGACCGCCAGTCGACCTTCGCCATGGGCCAAGTGTACGTCAGCTTCGAAGAGTTCTTTGAAGTAGCGTCCAACTTCAACAACGCCGTCAACATGCTGAATGCTCGTGACATCGAACTCACTGCTAAAGAGCTGAGCAACGTGTACGACCTCGGCAGCATCCTGGTGGCCAAGATCCATGCCAACGACATCGTGCTGGCCGAGACTGCGATCAGCGATATCGAGAGCGTGGTGAACCGGTTTGTGGAACTGACCAACATTGCCGGCGCGATGATGGTGCTGCTGAACGAATTGACCGCGGTCTTCACTGACCAAGCCAAGACCATCAGCAAGCTGTAAAACGGGCATAAGCGGACCATAACCCAAAAAAAATAAACCACACTCCGAATGGGTTACCGGATTATCCGGTAACCCATAAGGGGTTATAGTCCGACAGAGAGAGCTTTACGTACTTCCTCACTTATCCCATTAGGAAGAGAGTTAACCTCGTCCTTGGTGGCATAAGTGAAAATGCACCCTCTGTGTCTTTTACTACGTCCCTTACAACAGGCGGTAACATTGGGTGGCTTAAACCCGTTCTCCAGAATAGCTTTCTTCCCAGCAAGGACAAACTCCAAACCGGCATACTCCCCGAACACCACGACACCTTTATTGGGGCGAAGTGGTACTGGGTTAAGACCGAGCGCGTGAGCGTGAGCCATGTTACCAATAGGTGTTGTCCATTCGAGGTTGTCTAAACTGAAGTTAGTCTTCACCGCATTGACATGGTTTACTTCTAGCCTATTGGGATGGGTACCACCAAGTTCCGGCGGTATAGGGATAAATGCACAGGCCAAAGCCCTATGTAGTTTGAATGACTCACTACCCATCTCGGTCTGTATACAAACATCGATATACTTATTATTTACAAGATATGGGTATAAAGGTTTGGGTATCCTCCCTCTTAGAGAGCACACGTTACCTTTGTTACTGATCAAAATCTTGTACGGTCTACGAACTAACTCCGGCGACTTAGCCTGAGGTGAATTGGCATTTTTGTAATAAACAAAGGGAACCCATACTTCATAGTCGGGGTCTAGTTCAAGCTGTGCTTTCAAGGCATTGTGAAGAATAGAAAGATTGAAAGGATAATGAGTTTGTTCATATCGAAGAAGTTCCTCCTTCGTGAACAGATCCTTAACAGTCCTCATGTTGATGCTCGCTTCATTGGTTAGATACACTCCAATGATGTAGGTCTGAAAAACGCTGAAACATAATAGAGGGTTAGTCGGAACCAGGGATTATCCCCAGTCCCAACGCCCTTCAGGGGTTATAGCTGTTTACGCTTTTCTACCGAGTTCACCCAGAGTGAGTACCCGCAGGTTAGCAATCGCACTGGTATGAACGTAGATGAACTCTTCAGTCACCACCAGCGTGCTGTAACGCAAGCCCAGTTCGTTGCGTGTATCCGTGACCACCCAGACTTCTACGTTTGGATCTTCCACGGAGTTAAACGCGTTACGCTCAGGGATGTCGTAACCGACTGACAACAAGATCGGTACCGGTCTGATCGAGTTCCGGTGTTCGACGTTAACCTTGATCGTGGAACGCAACTGATTGAAGTCAGGATGCACCTTGAGCTTGGTTACGCCTTTACCGTTAACTTCCTTGACATAGATCATGTCAGTGATGTTGTAGAACTTCGCATGACCAAAGACGTTGTTCTCGTCCTTCTTCAGCCAAGACTCCATGATTACGTCCATCCCCACCAAGAAATCTCGGATACGGTAGGACATCATGGTTGGCTTGATCAGCTCGATCAGCACCGGCCGCCCGTTCTGTTTAACAAACGGAGACACCAGTTGATGCTTGACCGGAACCGCAGGCACTGTGTCCACCAACCGTGCTACGTCTTTCGACACGACATGGTTGAGGTCACCCGCTGACAAGTAGCCATCCGGGTTCTCAATGCGCTTCACCGTGAAGTTGAAGAGCTTGTCGAGAATCTCGATTGGACGCTTGGTGTACAGCTTGGAATACGTAACGTCCGGTGTCAGCTTGCCGTAGTAGTTCTTGTCCGGCTCAACCTTACCGAAGTTGTAGACCCGATACCCGTGCTGCTCTTCAATGAACTTCTCAGGATCGTGCGACTCGAAATACCAACGAGAAGCACTGACGATCTTGTTGAAGTCCACTTCAGGGTTCTCGTAGTCTTTACGACTCTGAACGATCAGCTTGGAATCCTTGTCGTATCCCCACTGAGAGATCACCTCGGCCAGATCCAACTGCTTCTGTGCGTCACGGTTACCCATGCCACCTTCGGCAGACCCGGTGAAATCGAAGAACAGTTTGCGATCTTTGTCGCTGGTAATCTGTTCCATCTCAATCACGACCATCTGGGCTAAGGTCTTCTCGGTGTTATTGAGCGTGTGTTTGCCAACTTGTGGATCCACCTCGGACAGCAGCGGAGCCTTGATCTTGGAGATCAGTTCCATCTCTTTATGAGGCGTAACGACCCACAGGTTCTTAAGGCCTTTAACGTTAGCGTGGTGCAGGATCTCCCAGAAGCCTTTCAGCATGGCTTCCATTTGCGTGTGGGCATTGGGAACGACCAGTGTGAGGATATCCTCCACGACTACCACGGTGTTGGGTTTCTGTGGATTGCCGGTGTAGTAGCCAGTGGAGGTTGGTACGTCTTTGGCTAGTTTCTTTTTCCCCTCCTGGTTTCGGTCGTAGGTATACCCGTGACCACCCAGGAAGTAATGCTTTCGCTTCCCTACCTCGGTGACGCTGGCAACCAGATAAACCACCATGTTTATCTCGGGGATTTTATCGTCCATTGTGACCTGCTCTGATAGAAGTTGTTGTCGCGTATTAGATGCTTACCGGGGTAACTTTTTAAGGCCGCCCGGTGCGCACATTTTCAGGAGTACGTCGTTATTTATTTTCAGCCGCTCTGACTCAGCCAACGATCGCACTAAATATGGACGCAAGAAATTATTCTCGTCGTTCAACTTAATGTTGCTTTGGAACAACAGCAGGTTCTCCTGCTTCACCAACCTCAGTTGATTGCTCAAGCTGTCGTTGATACGTACGAAGGCCTTTAATGGACCACCTTCCGTGGGGTCAAAGAGCAGGTTCATCTTAGCGACGCCTGCCTCCATGTCGGATAATTCAACGCGTAGGTTAATGTTGGCCATGGATAAGCCAATCGCGGCCCAAGCCAAAATAGCAATAAGGAAGACGGCAGACTTTAAAGCGGACGTAAGTTGTTCTTCGACCGTCTCTCCCTTTACAAAACGCAAGACAAATTCTATGAATCTGTCGGCTAGCTCCTTCAAGAGCCCAAACATAAGAGATATCCTTACTTTCTAGGTGGAAGATCATGACAACGAGTTATCTTTCTTTTGGCAGCATAGCACAACTCCATAACAACGGTCCATTGACAGCGTCGCCTATTGGTGAACTGTCTACCAAAGCACAGACTTACACTAAGGACCCTGGTCGGTTTTCGATCAAGGCTACCGCTAGTGAAACCGTACTGTTTAACTTCCTGTCCCAAACAGATAACGTCGATATCATCATGCCGCAAGCAATTGCGGAAGTACAGATCGGTATCGGGAACTGGCTCTACGCACAAGCCAAACTCGGTAACATCACCGGCAGCCGTCCCGTTACACTTGCTTTGTTGCAAGCCACCTTCAGCAACAACATCGAAATCACCGACATCGGTGAAATGGTTACCGATAACACTATCTGGTTCCCAAGTTTCGTACAGGGTAATCACATCGTAAACGGTGAATCGCAAAGTTTCTATCTGTGGTTCGCCAACCAGTATTTCCTGGAACAATACCCACGCGTCATGTTCACCATCGTTCACCCGGTCCCACTGGCTGAAATCGATTCGTTGATGGACATGAACTACCAGCAACTGGCGGCCCGGCTTCTCCTCGAGAACCCGAAGGTAGTTGCTGACCGTGAACACACACTCACCAACCAAGCCGAATGGCCTTACAGTGAGCGTGATGTTGTTGACTTCCAGATCATGGACCTTATCAACACCCCAAATTACGTCACGGGTTACTGGCGTTACTTGGAGTGGGGTAACGGTGCTGATTCGGAAGATCAACTGTTCGATCAGATCAAACAGGAGATCCTGGCTAACTCCCAGTACCCAGAAGCAAGATGGGAAGACAAGATCCCTGATCTGTTCAACCCACTCGAGTTCTACGTACTGCCGTACTTCAACCGTCTTGGTGTAGTGAACCGTACCAACGGCGCCAGCTCGCTGTCCCCAATTGTGGACAATGAAGCCATCCTCGACCTGGTCAACCACTTCCTGACACCGTTCATGACGGCAGACCACATCATAAAATCCACCCAGGTTCTTGCGTTCCTTTACAAATCAATGGCTTGTGCCTTTGTTGCGAAGATGAACAACCGTCCTGGCATGGAAAAGGTCAGCGCTATCGTCCCGGACTACCAGTTGATCCCGTCGACTGACTCCGACTTCGACCTGATGTCTGGCGCCACCCAAGAGTTCGTCCTGCAAATGGAGAACTTGCTGGCGGCTTCTGAAGTTGTCACCCCGTATACCCTTACCCCGCTCGGCATCACCCGCATCATTCGCTTCGGCAAAGTGTGTGTGGCGCGTCGTATCGGCAAAGTGAAATACATCGTCGTCACCCGCTGGCAGTACCTGGAAGACGGCATCATTGAGAGCTGAGTGATATGACAACTGAAACCAATGTGATCCCGTCGATTAATGCGGCGGGTCGATTCGAAGCACTGGCCCCGTTTGACAAGGTGGTGATCCCTTCTACTTTCTACACAGTAGAAGCCTTGCGAACTATCCACGAAATGCAGGCGTTGAAACTCAACCTGTACGACTTGGTGTTCGCCCCAATTGGTGTGGCGGAAACCGACTACAGCGTGGTGTTGGAACGAGCACGGTCGCAAGGTGCAGTGGTTGTTTCGCTGACTAACCGTTTCGGCCCAACAGTCTACGTGTTGAGTACGTACTTCAAATCCTTCCCGTTGATTGACGGCGTGGCTTACGAGCGTATGTGCTTGGTCGTGGACCTGGGTCCTTGTGCGCCTTCTACTAAGGACGCGATGGCTCAGGTGCAGACACACGTTCAGTCGTACGTGAAAGCAGTACTGGGTCTGGACACCACGGTGAAACTGGGTACGGTGCCGACCATTGGTTACGTATCGGCTCAGGATGCACTGTTGTTTGAAAACACGCGGAAGAACGCCATCACTGATGGTGACAACGACGTGTCGAAGATCAACGCCCTGCAAACCAAGTTGGTGCAGAAGGATGCCTACATCGCTCAGTTGGAAGCGAAATTGGCGGCACTGATTCCTCCTCCGCCGCCTCCGGTAACACCGTAAAGCAAACATATCCCCTAACCCATTCCCCTTTGTTGGCGGAATGGGTTAGGGGTATGGTCTGTTACTTAACGCGGCGAATGGTGCCCAGCGGGATACCGTCGGACAGGTCGGCTACTTCACGGTAGTCGTACGGACGGATCAACGGGTTACCGGTGTTGATCAAGAACGCGTACAACGCTTCAATGAAGCTTTCAGTGTAACGGTTGAACAGGGTGTTCACGAAGTCCACCTCTGGGTCTTCACTACGGGTAGGGTGAGTACCTTCGTGATATTCCCAGGTGATCCAGCTGTTGAGGTCCAGCCCGATGTTGGCGCCAGTGGCAGCTTTGGTGGTGAGCTTGCGGATAACGTCGTTGGCGACGTCTTGCACCATTTGCTTACCGTATTCCGCACCGAAGCCGTAGATGCGCTTGGTGAAGTGTGTGGCGGCGTACAGGATGACTTTCAGCTTCTCATCGAAGCCTTGCTGGATGATCGGGTGCTGACTGAGCATTGCGCGGGTGGTGGCGATCAGTCTGTTGACTTGCTTCTCGCAGTTGTTAATCTGCTTGGCGGCCACCAGCGCCTTCTTGTCCGGGGTACCGTTCCATTCGAAAATGGTGGTGCCGTTTTCACCCAATGCCACCTGACCGCTTTCCGGCAACAACGGGGCAACTTTGTCCAGAGTAATGCTCAGGGACTTGAAGTTGTTCTGTGCCTTGAACACCAGGTACAGGTCGTGGTCTTTCTCGACGTTGGCGTTGACGAAGACGTTAGCCTTCATGGTTGCGTCACGCAGTTTACCGGTGATCTGCATCTTCAGCTTCTCGGAGAGATTCTCCAGAGCAATGAAGTCGCCGTTGACCAGATCGTCCATTGGGTCCTTCTCAAACATCGGCGTTTGGAAGAAGGACAGCGGGTACTCTATAGGGAGCTTGGAAACGTTGAGCAGCATGCCACGGTCTTTCATGGCTTGCACTGGATTAGTCTCCAAGCACCAGCCGAGGGATTCATCGTCCAGTACAGCTTCCATCCAACGCTCGAAGCGGGATTCACGCACGGCAAAGGTGTAGGAATCGGCTTCAGTCTGGTAACGAATAAAGCGAACTTCTTCTTCGCCTACCAAACCCTGATAGGTAAAGATGCACAGTTGCTGAGGCTGAACCGGGACGAGAACGGTGAAGAACTTGACCAAGCCGTCGTTGCGACGCTGAGCGGCTGGGGTCAGGTCGTTGGTGTAGGGGTGTGCGCGGTAAGGCAGCGGGTAGATCATGGTCATGTTGTTGACCACGAGCCCGTCATGCGGAACTTCTTGACCTTCCCACAATGCCGGAATGTTGACAAAACCTTTGTTGGCCAGATCGATCGCGACTTCGGTGAACCGCTGTTCTATTGACGGGCGGTTATCGAAAGCGTCTTGCATAAACTTGATGGTCGAGGCAGGGTCTGGATCGGCTTCGTCGATGTCGAGCTTAACCACCGGGTCGACCTTGTCGAGTTCGGCGACGGCGTCTTGCATGGTGGGTGCTTGAGCCTTAACAATTTCGTCAAACTTCTCAGCCATAGGTGATTGGATGTCAGTCACTTCATTACTCCTGTCTTTAAAGGGTGTGCGTTCAGCCCATTACGTGGCTTTGTAGAAGATTGATCTTTCGGTATTTCAATACCTTGCAGCCGTGGTGGAATCTTTATAGACGCCACATACTGAGTCTCTGAATTCTGTTTTACTTTGGTATCCATACGGGCTATTCCTTAAAGGACAAATGATTATGTACAACCCATTCTCGGTTGGTGTAAAACAGACCGGAGTCTATGTTCATGTAACAGGGGTCTCGTTTTACAACCTGGCCAAGGACATCGAGAAGTTCTACTCAACGGCACTTGTTACAAAGTATATGATTCGCCGTGAGACCTGGGACACGATCAAAGTCCACAATTTCTTTTTGGTTGAATTGCATTTCTTACTGGGCGAATTGCTTAAGTTAAAGACCCTGCGCAGCCGTCGTCGTGCTTTGAGTGAACTGCGACAATTACTGGAGACCGAGACTTGGATTAAGGACACGGTCACTCCTTCGGGCAAACCTTTCGACTTCAAACGATTGGACGCCTTTACCAAGAAGCCTTTCCCGAAACAACAGGAGTTCTTGGAACAGTACCCGCTGATCTGTAAGAGTTACCACCTTAAAGGCATCCTGCTGGACTCTGTGCCGGGTTCGGGCAAAGCAATGCCTAAGAGTACCAATGTCAAGGTACCGGGCGGCTGGAAGCCTCTGGGGTTGATCCAGGTGGGTGACCAAGTGATGACCCCGAAAGGAACGGTCACTCAGGTAGCCGCGGTGCACCCACAAGGTGTTACCGAAGTTTATCGCTTTCACTTCGAAGACGGGCGTTGGGCGGACTCTCACCCTGAACACTTGTGGCAGGTGGATGAGATCAGCTACGTTGATGGGGAAACCATCATCACCCCCGACAACGTTACCACCACACAAGACATCTTGGATCATTTTCAGGATTACGAGTATCAGATCCCGTTGGTTGGCAAAATCAATGGCTTGCTGTGCGCTGAAGGGGTTGCCTCCATTGAGGTGGCTGAAGAGTTATTGCTATCAAGTATAGTGATGGACGATCCGGTTTTGGAACTGCCGTACGTTGAACGGTTTAACATTGCTAAGGCGATGCTTGGTCGTTCGGGCTGCCAGATCTCTCCAAGGGGCGTTGCGTTCGTTACCACTAACGGAATGGCCGCTTCTAACTTCCAGTCGTTGATCTGGAGTTTGGGTGGCATCGCTGAGAAGACCGTGTTTAACGACACCAGCTTCCGGATAGATGTCTACCATCAGGACATTGAAGAGTTGGTCAAAGACCTGCTAGGTCCAAGTCTGCAATTGGATCAAGTCCTTGACTTGTCGGTCTACCAGAACCTGCGGCTGAAGATCGTGGGTGTTGAGAAACGGGCCAACGAAGAAACCCTCTGCATTACAGTGGATGACGCTGATCACTTGTTTGTGGTGGACGACTACATTGTCACGCACAACACCTTCACGTCGTTGATGTGGTCGCACCTACTGGGTGATAACAAGACCATCATCATCTGCCCGCTAAATATTGTGGACAGCGTGTGGATGGCTCAGATCAAGGAGCACTTCAAAGTCACTCCTCGGATCTGGAACAGCAAGATGGGGATCCCGCTGAACGGTAACTACGATTACTACATCGTACACTACGACGCGCTGGTGGGTCCTCGTTTCGCTTACCTGCGGGAATGGATGAAGGACATACTCAGAACGGACAAGAAAAAGTTCAAACTGATTGTGGACGAGTCGCAGAACTTTAACGAGATCACGGCGAAACAAACCCAGAACCTGATTGAGTTGGCTGACCTACAATTGTTCAGTGATGCTCTGCCGGTGTCTGGGACGCCGTTCAAGGCGTTGGGGAGCGAAATCTACCCCATGCTCTGCATCTTCGACTTGCACTTCGACAGCATCGCTAGGGAGTTCTTTAAAGCGTCGTATGGGCGTAACCGACCTTCGCTCATGGGAATGTTGTCTCACCGGATTGGGCGGAGTAAGTTTACCATCCCTGAGTTGTTAGGATTGGGTGATGCGCCAGCGATTGAGATCGTCAAGGTACAGGTCCCGAACAGTGACAAGTACACGCTCGACTCGATCAAGCTGGAGATGCAGGTCTACATCCAGGAACGGGTGGCTTTCTACGAAGAACAGATGCCTAAATACATCGCCTTCTTCAATGAAATCCTGAAAGACTACGAGTTCGACAACATGAAGAATCCGCACGAACTGGAGAACCTGAAGAAGTACCGGGTGATCGTGAAACGGTTCCGTGAGAAAGGGTACAGCAGCTTTACTGACTCACAGGACAGCATGTTCTGTAAACGGGTAGAGGAGGACATCGAGAAGCGGCTTAGAGGTAAAGATCTCGCAGATTTCCGTAATGTGAAGTCCGCAGTGAAGTACCTAGGGTTGAAACTTCGGGGTGAAGCACTCGGTAACGTTCTCGGTCGCGCGCGCATCAATGCGATCAAAGAAACCATTGAACACGCCAAGCTCGAAGACTACATCAACGACGTTGAGAAGAAGACGGTGATCTTTACCTCTTACGTTGACGTCCTGAAGCTCTGTGACGAGTACCTGACGCGAAAAGGCTTCACTGGGATCACAGTGTACGGTGAAAACAGTAAAGACCGTGACGCGGCGATTAAGCGCTTTGCAGAAGACCCTCGGGTTAACCCATTGACCGCGGTGTACGACTCCCTTAAGGAAGGTTACCCGTTGTTGATGGCTAACCAAGAGTTGTTGCTCAATGCCCCATGGCGTGACTTTGAACTGAAACAAGTTCAAGCCCGCATCTGGCGTACAGGGCAAGATGCTCCATGCTTCTTCCGGATGTTCGATATGGACACTGGGGATAAGGTCAACATCACTACACGCAGTATCAACGTGATGGAATGGTCGAAGGAACAGGTCGACGCCTTGTTGGGTCGTAGTGAAGGGCATGCCTTGCTTGCTGACGTTACGGGCGAGGAGATGTTTGACATGAGTGACGAAGCGTTTAGTCGTCCAATGTTCCGCAGTAACAGTGTGTTGGATCTGTTCTAAGACAAAAAAAATAAACTAATAACCAGAGAGGCTTAATGCCTCTCTGGTTATTAACTGCTTATAGTGCAAAGAGTTTCTTAAAGAACAAGGATAGCCAACCACTGCGGTTCTCGGCAACTGCATCTTGTTCAAATTCTTTCTGTAGGTGTACAATTTGTTTAGCAATCTTGCTAACCTCTCGAGTCAAAGCCTTAGAGTTTTCTGAGTACAGCATGGCTTTATCACGAGTAAGAGCCGTCATACCCTTCACGCGCAGTTCTTCTGCACGCTTGGTCAGCTCTTCCGATTCACGATTAAGGTCTTCGATAATTCGTCCATGGGTTGCTGCGGTCACACCAGATTTGCGGTACATAACCGTTCCTTTTTGGTAGAGTGATTAATCCATCGCCAAGAGTTTCCCCATGGCAACTTTGATTTGGGCTTGCGTTTTAGTAGCCATTGCAGCAAAGCGATCAGACTCAACCGCAGTCCTTGCATTGTAGGCTTGCTGGGTGAGGTTGTACGACTCTTCTTCCAGCTCGGCGATTTCATCTTGCAACATAAAGCGCATGCGGACGATGTTAACCTGAGCGTCCATTTGAACGTTGTTGAAACCTGGGATAATGCGGATCATTGTGTTGTTCCTAATTAGTTAGCGAGTGCGCCGTACATGCCGGTGTATTCGGCAATCATGATGTCCAGCTTCTGTTGCGCTTCCTTGTGCATGGTCCGCGCAACGAATTGGTCACGAGGGTCAGCCATGGAAGTGATGCAGTCTTTGTAGCACTGCACGGTGAACGCTTGTGCTTCGATCTTCCAGCGCAGTTCCAGAGGGCTAGCACCAACTGGGTACTTAGGCAGGGAAGCTTTAACGGCTTTCTTTGCAACAGGAAACTGGATGACGTTGTTCATGCTTATTGCTCCATAAGGGGAAAGACATTAGTTGTCTTATCCTCCTAGTTATATAGGTCTGAAACAAAATGTAAGTTAAATTAATAACCCTATCCACCCAATGGGTGGATAGGGTTATACCGTCAGCCGAAGCACAGCTCTTCTTTAAAGGTAGGGCCGAGGTCCCATTCCCAGACGGAGATCTTCACCATGTTGTCTTCACACAGCGCCCATTCGCGGTAGCTCTCGACATGCTCGTCGAGTTCTTCCTTGGACTTGAAGTACTTGGTGGAGCCTTCCTTCTCCCAGCCCATTGGCCAGGTGCTGCAACGGGTAACGACCTTGTACTCGTCGTCCGGCGCCCAGCCTTCACCCTCGGCAATAACCTTGGCGAAGTGGGCTTTGAACACGTCACCGATCCACGCTGAAGTGAGTTCCCCATCAGGAGTGACGATGTGGACAGCAGACTTACCGGCAACTTGACTTACATGCATTACGTTGGTCATGATAAATTCCTTGTGCGACAGAAAGATTTGTATTACTTACTAAACGAGTAATATAGATCCAAAAAGAAATGTAAGTTAAATATACTTCTACCCGCCAAACGGCGGGTAGAAGTATAAGGGGTTATTTACAGGATCGGGATAGAGCTAACTTGTAAGCCAGGCTGCGAAGTTCACTCGCCTGGATAACCGCGTTCTCTCTTTCCCGAACGCTCGGAAGAAAAGGCATAGTGCGCATCAGGGCATCGGCTCGTCTGTGCATGTCCTTAATCTGAGCATCACCTGTACCCCAACGCTTCAGTAACTTTCGTTTCCGTTGCTTGGGGAACCCGTCATACGACCGAAGCTTAACCATTCTTGTAAATGTCCAACAGTTCTTCTACTCCACGGATACCGGCTTCCATGGTAACCTGCTCGTTGGTACGGTGCTCCATCAAACGCATCAGCGACAGGACGCCATCACGAGATGCGGCGTACACCAAGGGTGGGTCTTCCTTATCAATCCACACCATCAGCCAAACGTTCTTGAAGTAATCGGCAGGAACTTCACCCTGCTCATGTGGACCCAACAACCCCAGACGGCGTAGACACGTACGACGCCCAAGGATTACCTGGCCTTCACGCAGAACACCCACCACAACCTTTTCAGCCGGCACTTCTTTCTTTAAATCACTAGGACGTCGTTGCATGCCATTCCCCTTCTTGTTCATTCCGCAAGTGTTAAAAGGATTACGTACTTGGTTACCGTGAATGCAAGCAGCCTACCCGTCAAAGCAGCTCGTCGAATATCAGCCGCCACCCGCACGAGTTCATCCACGGTGTACACCAGAAACATCCCAGCTGCATCCTCATCCAAGTCCAGCTCGTTATTGATGAATCCACAGGTCATCTCGTAGTGATGACACTCGTCGGTTGCCGCCCACCGCGGTAGTAAGGTGTTGAGAAGATCAACCATACATTCAGGGGTCAAACCGGCCTGCTCAATTCGATCAGGTATTTCCCCCAAGGGAATAGTTCGTGTAAGGGACATTGCTCACCCCCGCTGCATCTGCTCACAGTACTGTTCAACCCGCGCAGACGAAACACCTTGTTCGGTTAGGCTGGCAAAGAACTCTTTGGTGAATTCCTGGTGGACCTTACGCGGAATACCAGAGAACCCGCACTCATGGAACAACAGGACCTTGCCAATAAAGGCTTTGATCTTCTGCTCTTCCATCCAGCCTTCAACGACGGAGTTGATGATCTCGTCTTCATCGTCCGGGTTCCACTTATCGTTCTCACGCAACCACTTCGGGTTAGCCTTGATCTCGATCCCGTAGATCTTGTTGTCGTCCATGATCATGCCATGGTTCCCTTCATCACGAAGCTGCTTCATGAGGATAGGGAGGTCGCCCATTTCCCGGAAAGCTTCTTCCAGGAACTTCACCGGATACTTCGCGGTGCACACGTTGTGAATGATGCTGCGCTGGATGAAGGCAGGGATACCCGGCGTGATCTTCTTGGCCAGCTTCACCAACTTCTTAGGGTTGGTGGTCCAGTTAGCCTGGAAGTAACGCAGCACTTGGTTTTCTTGCTCTAGGGGCGGAAGGCTTTCATCTACCTTGAACTCGTTCATTGCGATTCTTTCCAGTTCTTGATAGCGTTGTGGAAACCTTCGACGAAGTTGGCGAAGTCCTGGTCACCCGTGATCGGGTGTTCGTTATGCTCATAATACAAGTGGGCTGCTTCGTTGTTTGGGATTACCGTTAACGAGTAACTACCCAAATGCTCGGGCAGGGCATCTTCAAGGACGATAAGTTCGAAGTCACCGACGTAGTAATCGCCTTCTTTCAACCGGGCGCCGAAGATGTTAGGGCCTACCCGTGTTGGGAGCACACTAACACTTTTGGCAACCCCCTTGTCATTCGAGAAGTTTACCAGCAGGCTATGGTCAGACGACGGAGCGCCTTCGGTCAGCCCTTCGCGCCACTTAGCAAATAACTCTTTGTCCACGAGGGACTCCTTACGAGAAGAGGTGGGTAATCATTTCCGATAGCGTGCGGCCACCAGAAGGTTCAGGACACTGCTCTTTGTTCGCCCCAGTGATATTGTTGAAGTGAACATCGGCCAAGGTGTGGGTAACGAAGAACAAACCCTTTTCCATCCCAGCGGTTTCGCTGTACACGACATAAACAGTACGGCTGGCGCTTGGACGATCGGTACTAGCGGCTACCAGCTCTTGACGCCGCAGAATGGTCTTAGCTTGGGTAACCCGATCGACCCCTTCTTTCAAAAGACCAATGTCAGCGATCTTGAGTTGTGCGCCGGAGAACAACCCCTGCTTCAGCCCACCCAACTCTTCCAGCTTCTCGTTCAACAACGGGAGGCCGGTTGGAATTTTGTCATTGTTCATTTCAAAGCCCTTGTCTAATTTTGTCTTCGCGCCGAACGATGATCATTTGCAATTCGCTAATACGGATCACCGCGCTTTCACGATCAATGTACGTTGCCATCATGTCGATGGAGTTACGGAGGGTTACAATTTGTTTCTTAAGGATGGCGAGTTCCGTCAACTCCTGCATGCCCGGCATCGTGTTGCCTTTCCGTTCACGGTACGGATGGATATCGACTACTTGTCCCAATTTAACATTCCTTATAGTTGCCGGGTATTAAACGATCCTTGGGCGCCGATAAACCAACGCTAAGGAAATAGTACACGCGCCGTTCATTAACCTCTTCTATCAGTTCATTAGCCCGCTTCAGGATTTCCGCCCGATAGGCAAAAGACATCGTGGGTCTGAGTGACGCGAACAGTTGCTCCGCCCGGAAGATCAATAATCCGATTGCTTGCAACTCCTGCATGCGCTTGAGATCGCAATAGATATTCTTAAGCGGAACAACCTGTCCCATAACCCCTCCTTACTTGTAAAAATGGATAATAACCAACACAACATAAAACAGATATACCAGCAAAGCGAACGCACCAATGAAGGCGGTAATAAAACGGGCAACATGTACAAACAAACTGTTATCCACTTTACCGAACCGCTTCCACCAGTACCACGCACCCCCTGAACAAAAGAGGACGAGTAAGGTCATATAGACGAACTGCATCAGAACTTCGCCTGTTCGATCCACTCTGCATTGCAGGCAAAGAACTCTTCCGGAGATTTATACTCCTGAGTAACTTCACCGTTTTCCCAGATCTTGAGGTTAGCCGACATGAAGTTGGCCTGTACCTTGTTACCACGCTTCGACAACAACCGACCGAGATCGTTGATGTCTTCTTTCTCCAGCGCGTAGAGCGGACAGAAGTTCGTTTGTTCGCCAACCTTCCAGTTTACGAAGAGGGCGATGTCACGGTTGAACTTCGGTGTCTTCGAAAGGTAGATCGCCGGCAAGCCAAGTTCAGCCAGATCGTCGACGTCACCCACGAAAGGAATACCGCCCACATTACTAACCGCCAACCGACCGTAGTTCCTTTCATCGATGATCACCGGTTGGCACAGCTTTTGTGCCACGTCCATGTTGGCTTGGTTCGTCATTTCCTGACTCCCCGGTGTCGGGACGATCTGAGGGATCTCGTCTATGACAAGAGGGGCCAGATCCACATAACGACGCAAGACGTTGTAAAGACCGCCTTGCTCATGAACCCACCTTTCCAACGCCACAGCCCGACCGCCCTCTGAAGCGTTTTCGAGTTTCCTCATCACTTCTTCAAGGGTGAGGTTTGTGAGTGGATTGGTGGCTACCCGTGGGCGAATGGGATCATCACCATCGAAGTCCAGATTAGGTCGCTCAGGATCAATGATGGCTTTACTTGAAAGCACGGCGTGCGCAGCCAAGTAGGCAGGACTGGTTTTATCCACCCCTTTCAACAGTTCAGTGATAGAGTCGTCGTCGTTGATATCCAGACGAGGGACATGTCTCTCGCCAATCCACCGGCGTCGCTCAGCGAACTCGCTACGAGGCGAGATTCCGTTATCACTGTCCTTCTTCGCCTGCTCAATGATCGGGTAGAGGCTCTCCGGCAAAGGCTGCTGCAAGTAGTGCTTGGCGGTATCCCGGATCTGCTGTATGCGCCGAGGGTCCAGTTCGTCAGGGAACGCACAGACAAAACTGATTTCTTCACCAGCAACCAACAGACGGTGAATAAACAGCCCGCGACGCGTGGTAACGTACACTACCAGATTACCGGTGCATTCGTGCTTGTTCCGCACTACCAGCGCGATATGAGCAAGGGTGTTGTTGCGGGTATCAACCAGCGTACGGAGATAACGATCACCCTCATTCAAAGCCGGCGGGGTGAAGTCGTACTCGTCGTACGGAATGCCATCGCTGTCACGTCCCTTCGCGCACTTGTAGTCCATGTAAGGGTTCCTTACTTCATTATTCTCGTGTGCCATGGTGTAATTTTCCTAAGAGAATGAAAAGACATGAATGGGTCTTACAGGATAATAATGTAGGTTTGAAATAACATACAGATTAACAGTATTTAAACCCTAGTGATTTTATGCTTCACCCCACCCACCCAGTAATTATCTGTGGATTTCCTATGACCTTCCCAAACCAACAATTGTTTTTGGAACGGTTCGTCGCTACTAATAAAGTCAGATATAGTGATAAACCACAATTCGTCAACTTGCTAAACAGTCTGACCCTGGACGCAATCACCTTCAGCAATCCTCGTAAAGAAACTCTTCCGTCGGGCGAGGTTAAGCACCTCACCGATATGGCTGTTCCTGGGGCTTTCAATGCCTTTAACCAGAAGTTCCTCCCGGGTAACTACCCCGATCACGGTGTGGCTATGTTGGTTTCCCCGGACCCCCTGAGTACCGATGACTTACCCAAGGAGTTAACTCCCGGGATTTACTGGCAGTTCACTGGGGTTGGCGAAGAGAAGCAAGGTGCTGTTCTTGTCCCCAAGGACGGCAAAAACGAACCGGCTATTATTGCGCTTATTAAACAAAATTGCCTGTTTGACTTGCAGGATGCGGACATCACGGTCAGTGGCGATCTCTCTTCCGTCACGCTTGACTCCGCGACCATTGTCGGCTCACTCCTCGTGGTAGAAAGTCTCGGCATACCAGCCAATGCAGTCTACGACGGTACCTACACTTTTGACGGGACACTCACCTACTAAAGACAGGGGTTCTCGGAATAAGGAATCCAGAGCGGGCGGGTTGCAATATCACACCATTTCGTTTCACCCCGATTTAACACCTTAAAGGAATCGACTCATGGCTGACATTACCGACGAGAGCGTATTTGATCCAGTACCGCTCATCGAAGTTGGGCAAAAAGTAAAAGGCGGTGCTGATGGGCCAGCAAACACCCCGCTCGTTGTGCTGGCTAACCGTACCAAGTACCTGAAGGATCAACTGGAATCGTTGATCAGTGCCGGTATAAATGTCATTGGTAGCTTGAGCAGTGTGGACGATCTGCACGCTATCGACACCACCAACATGGCTGTGGGTTCGGCTTATTTTGCCGAAGGCCAGTTGTGGGCGTGGAACTTGATTGAGTGGGTGGGTTCTGGCTCCTTGCTGGGTCCACGCGGTATCAACGTCTTGGGTTCTTGGGATGACGCAACCCCGCTCCCAGACCCAACCGCTAACAAGGCGGGTGATGCTTACACTTGGAACGGTGATGTTTGGCTTCTTGTCCCACAGCCAGGCGGCTGGGTCAACATCGGTCTGAGAGGCGTCGCTGGTAAGAGTGCTTACGAGTCCGCCGTTGATAATGGCGAGACTGGATCTGAGATTGAATGGCTGGGTAACTTGGTTGGTAAAAGTGCCTATCAATCTTGGCTGGATCTGGGTCACATTGGTAGCGAAGCCGACTTCTTAACGGGTCTGAGAGGTGCCTCTGCTTACGACACTTGGATCGGTGAAGGTAACGTCGGTAATCCTGGCGCTTTCTTGGCTGCATTGAAAGGTGAGAGCGGTACCGTTAAGGTCTTGGGTAGTTTCGACAACCTGGCTGAGCTGTACGCTCTTCCAACCCAAGGTCTTGCTGATGGCTCTGGGTACTTCGCTGAAGGTCAGCTGTGGGTTTGGAACTTGATCGAATGGATCGGTTCTGGCTCGCTGTTGGGACCCCGTGGTATTACCTTGCTCGGCACCTGGCCTAACGGTCCAGCCTTGCCGGACGTTAGCTCTTCGGCGGTAGGTGATGCCTACATGTGGAGGAGTGATATCTGGTTGCTGGTTCCGGGTTACGACGGCACCGCCCCACCAGTAGGCGAAGATCCACCACTACCGATCTGGGTGTCGATTGGTCTGGAAGGTCCGGTGGGTCAAAGTGCTTATGAAGCCGCTGTTGAAGTTGGCTTCGCTGGCACCAAGCCCCAGTGGCTGGCATCGTTAATCGGTAAGTCTGCTTATCAAACGTGGTTGGACTTAGGTAACGTTGGCGACCGGCAAGCGTTTCTCAACACACTGGTCTCTACCGAACCGGGTCCTCGTGGCCTTGAAGGCCCAGCTAAAGCACCTTTTGAAGTGATGGGTTCCAAGGCATCCGTTGGTCAGCTTCCTACTCCGGGTACCGCTGACGAAGCCTGGTATGTGGGTAGCCACCTGTACGTTTGGGTAACGACTCAAACCCAGTATGTCGACTTGGGTTCTGTGGGCGGTCTGTCCGCTTACGAACTGGCGGTATCGGATGGTTTCGGTGGTAACCTACAACAGTGGCTCGACTCGCTTAAGTCGACTGTTGCGGGTCCTATCGGTCCTCGTGGTCAAAACCTGAACGTTAAGGGTACCGTTCCAAACCAAAGCGCTTTGGGGAATATTCAAGGTGTCGTTGAACAGGACGCTTACGCACTGGCTGATACCGGTGATCTGTGGGTCTTTGTCGACGCTGCTTGGAAGAACCTCGGTCCCTTCCGTGGTAAGAGCATCTACCAGGTTTGGTTGGATAATGGGCACAGCGGTGATGAGGCTACTTACTTAGCATCGTTGCAAGGTCGTAATGGTACCAACGGTGTCAACATCATCGTCAAAGGTTCGGTCGCTACCTTCACTGCACTGACCGCCACACCTGCCGAACAAGATGTGTACTCGGTTCGTGACGAGAACACTCTCTACGCTTACGTGGGCGGTGGCTGGATTCCGCTGGGTACCTTTAAGGGTGCTGATGGCGCTCCTGGCACTGACGGCGCTAACGGCTCTTCTATCACAATCGTCAAGGTCCTGACTCCTGGTGATCAGGCTGTACCGGACCCAGTGGCGAACGCAGGTAAAGCCTACGTTGACCTGAACGGTCATATCCAGCTTTCCATTGGCGGGGTGTGGCTGGACAGTGGTCCTGTCGGCGCTACGGGTGACCGCGGTCCTCAGGGTCACGGGGTTAACCTGCGTGGTACCGTTACTGGTCCAACCTACCTCCCTCGTGTGGATCAGGGCGCTGTAGACGGTGACGGCTACTTCATCGAAAGCAGCAAGCTGCTCTACGTGATGACCGACGGTCAGTGGGAAGGTCCGTTCGACATCATCGGTCCTGAAGGTCCTCCTGGCGCAGACGGCGAGAAAGGTGAAGCCGGTACTTCGATTAACATCTTGGGTGCTTACCCTACGCTGGCTGATCTGGCAACGGCTCATCCAACAGGTAACTTGGGTGATGGCTATCTGGTTGGTAACAACCTGGCTATCTGGACTACCGCTAACGGCGGTGAGTGGATTGACATCGGTCTGGTCCGTGGTCCTCAGGGTATCCAAGGGGTTCAAGGTCCTATCGGTATCGGTAAGAAAGGCGACAAGGGTGATAAAGGTTCGTCCTGGATTACTCTGCCTGCTGGCGTTGATGAGCCGGGTCTTGGTTTCACTGGTAACATCGGTGACTGGGCCGTCTCGGATACCTTCAAGGTCTACTACAAGTCGGCTGTAACTGGCTGGACTTACTGGGGTCGTTTGGTAGCGGGTGATGTTAACTCGCCGTTGCTGTCTGTCGGTAAAGTAGTGCGGCTGGGCAACGAGTGGGTACCGCTGTTGGTAGACGAAGCACCCGCAATGATCAACGGTAAGGTTTACGTTCGTTCGTTGAAGGCTGGTTCTACTACCAATGAAGGTGAGTGGACTGAGTTGGTATTCCCGCCTCAAATCAGCGAACCTGCTGCTGATGGGCAACCGTATATGCGCATGCGTGCTAACGGGCAACCTGTTGGTAGCTGGGCGTTGTACACCGCTCCTACGTTGGCTAGTTTGGGGGGTGTGCCGACTTCGGCGTTGGGTACCACGGTTGCGCAACTTGTGGCTGGTGTTGTTCCTGCAAGTCAGCTGCCTAGCTACGTCGATGACGTTCTGGAGTTTGCTAACCAAGCGGCCTTCCCTGCTACTGGTGAGTCCGGGAAGATCTACATTTCCCTTGCAACGAACGCCCAGTTCCGTTGGTCGGGCAGTGTCTATATCGGGTTGGTGGCGTCGCCTGGAACCACGGATGCTGTAGTAGAAGGGGCGACTAACCTCTACTTCACGCAAGCTCGAGTTCGGTCGACACCTCTGACTGGGTTTAGCCTGGCTACTAACAGCGCTGTTGTGGCGACAGACACCGTGATCACGGCGTTCGGTAAGGTGCAAGCGCAGATCAACGCGTTCGTACCTGGTTTTGCCGATACCCCGGTAGACACTAACCTCTACGCTCGTAAAGGTGATCACACTTGGTCTATCATCACCCCGGGCTTTGCGGACACCCCATCGGACACCAACCTGTACCTCCGTAAGGGGGACCACACTTGGTCGTTGTACACCGGCGTTACCGCACCGGCTAACGATGGCCACCAGTGGATCTACAAAGCCAGCGCTTGGGCGTCGTTCGATCGTTACGATCTGCCAGTTCAGGCGATCTCTGCGACGGCCACCGTTGACCCAGCCACCAACCTATTTGCTAAAGTGGATAACAGTGCGGCTACTGCCAAAACTATCACCTTGGGCGATGGTCCAAAAGCTGGTGGTGCAATCGGTGCTCGCGCGCTGACTGTGGTCATGAAAATCAACGGTGCTGCGGGTGTCATTACCTTTGCTGCTACTGGTGCAACAGTACTGGTTTGGAACGGTGGGTCTCCACCTACCCTGACCGGTAGCCGCACGATCCTTACCTTCCTTTGGGACGGCGTGGAATGGACTGGTGCGTCTGGTGCTGTAGTGCCTTAACCATAACGCATGCGGCCTCCCTTCGGGGAGGTCTGTATGCGTGACACTTATTGACTCGGTGAATCAAGATGATGGAAGTAATGTTGAGCACCGTTCCCCGCGGAGGGTTAGCGGATAACAGTGATTTACCATTTCCGGCAGGGACTCCCTTTAAAGGTGTTGTAAGAACCACCGACTTCATTACCGGGGATGCTTTGGCAACGGCAATTGCTTTGACCCTCGGTACCTCTAAGGACAGCGATGCGGGCTGGCTACACTTCATTGACCCCGACACCAGCCTAGAGTTCTACGTTGCCAAGAAGACCATGCGGTACAATTTGAGTTGGGAGCAAATCAACGCCGCGCAAATCAACAAAGAAATCACCATCAATGGTGATGTCTACATCTGTCGTTTCATCACCTCGATGGTTAACCCTAACCTAGCGGTATCCGACGCTAACGCCGGTGGTGAATGGAACACGTACATGTACCCACTCTACGGCGGGGATAGAAGGGCTGAGCTTCCAGCAGGAACTCCTGTTTGGGGGTATTACACTGCGGATATGCTGGGTATTTCGCCTATTAAGCAGTCGTCGGGTAACGGCCTCCACTCTGTTTGTTCCGAGCCTGTTACTAACGGCGGGCACGCTACTCGGGGCGACACGTGGACTAACTCCAGTGTTCCTTGCATCATGGGGTTGTGGTATGTCGTAACGAACACCCCACAAGTCTGGTATGGCTGGCGTCCGGTCTTGGTGAAGAAGTCTACTTTGCCACCGAGTGTCTACCAGGGTGTAGTTTCTGCTGCTTCGTTTATTACACCGTCTGCTCTGTCTACTCTGGTCAGTTACAGCTTCGGTACCTTGATGGACGACGCCACCCCATGGCTACACTTCAAGGAAACGAATGGCAAAGAAGTCTGGGTCGCTCAAAAGTCTATCCGCGATAAGTGTACTCGTGCCAGTCTGAACACTGCTGGGTTGGGTAACACGGCCGCCGGTAAACTGGTGACGATTGGTGGTAAGAACTATAAATGCCGCCTGTTGACTGAGGCGGAATGGAACCGCTACATGTACGGCGTGTATGACAACAGCACTGTTACTGTGAACACACAGTTCTGGGCTCAGTTCAGCAACACCGACCTGACCGTAGGTAACAACGCTGTGGTTGCAGGTGGGTTAGCACACACCTATGACGGTACTACTCGTGGTTACCCTAACATTTCTGCGGCTTGGGCAACCAACGACGGTTCTCCAGGAACTTCTGGCTATGCCTGGCGACCAATTCTCGAACTGGTCCCTTAGCGGCTGAAATAATCAATGTAAGGAGTCAGCATGACTATTGTTACAAGTACTACTCGTTTGATCGAATCTGACAGCAAGGCTTATCCCCTTTACCTGGCCAACATGGCTACCTACGCCCCCAACACCTGTTTCGGGGCTACTGTTGACTCCGATCTTTTGATCGCGTTCGGCATGGAAGTCGTCCATGAAACGGCGCAACCTATCGGCGACGTGATCACCGAAGGGCCGCCGGAACTTCGTCCGGACGGTAACTGGTACCAGACGTGGGTAACTCGTTCGTTCAGTGAAGTCGAGTTGACTGACAAACTGGCCGAGCGTAAGGCAGTCCTGCTGGTGCAAGCAGAAACATTGCGAGTAACCGCCTTTGCTATCGGGTTCCCTTACACCTTCCCGGATAACAACGTTTATCACGTACAGGTACGGGCCTCTGACCGCGGTAACATCTCCGACATGCGCACCATCGCTAAAGAGATGATCGAGGCTAACCAACCGATGACCTTTCCGTTCCGCGTGTACGAGAACATTCCCGTCGGACTGAGTGCTGAAGAGATGGTCGCTTTGGCAAACCGTACCTTCCAACAGGTTGTGGCGGGGTATCAGGTTGGCTGGGATTACAAGGATGCGATCACCGCTGCTACGTCTTTCGAAACACTTCCCGCTGCACCAACGGTCTTCTTCACCATGTAAAGATAACCCCCTAGTCTGTAATGGAGTTTGAACGATGAGTACCTTTACCGGATTTAGCGCAATCGAACAGCTTCAATATGACAAACTTGCCAGTGCCATGTATGGCAAGGATATCTGGGACCTCATACCAGGGTTTCGTTATTACATCGGTAGTGTGGATTCCGGTAAGTACGTCGATGTAGAAACTGGATTCAAAACGGATGGCGCAACCATCCCTCGGTTTCTGTGGTGGATACTTCCGCCAATGGGTGAGTACAGTCAGGCGTGCACATTGCACGATAAACTGTGCCAGACGTACAAGGTTATACAAGTCATAAATGGCATCCCGACAGAAGTGGCGATCACCCGTAAAGAGGTCGATCGTATCTTGAAGGAATCCATGGATGTACTTGAAGTCAAGCCTTGGAAAAAAGTCTTCATCATGACTGGCGTTAATATCTACCGCATTGTTAAAAACCCCACCGCTCCAAAGACCCCGTACCAAAGTTATGCTGCTTAGTGTTTGATCGAATATAACCCCTCCTACCCCGCAAAGGGTAGGAGGGGTTATAGTTGTTTCAAGCGGACTTAAGGAACAAGTTCCAGAATAGGTCTCCAGCCGTAGCCTGGTTGTACAGAACTCGCAGGCTGATACCAGATACCCATGAACCCAGGATACCCACGCAACACGTACCCGCCCTGCGTACTGGCCTCTTGACAGGTAATAAGTTCGTAGTTCGTGGTTCCGCCATCCCAGCCCATATCAGCCGGGGCGTAGTTAGCCCACGCCAAAGCAGCGCCACCAGCATACGAGGTAGTAACCCGTGAGAAGTAAGCGTCGTATTCACCGCCGGCTGTGTTAGTCGGGTTAGCCCCGCTACCACCGGTCATCAGACGAACCTTATACGTCAACCCGCCAATAACAACGGTCTTCGTACCAGTCACCGCACCTAATGCACTGAGTGCTTCCCAAGTGATCGTTTTACGGATAGGCAGCTTAGGCATATAGAACGTCTTGCCGTTGTCAACGAACTTCAACCAAGCACTGGTGTCGTTGACCAAGGTGCCCGCGGTCAATCCAATCGCGGTGGCCAGCGCTGAACCACTGATGAAGTCAGTAGACAACACCTCTCCCCTGAACGGGGTTAGCGGGATAGTGGACTTCTTCACCAGCTTAGGACGCCAGCCATACCAGTTCTGCGGAGTGTTGGCAACAATGTACCAAAGCCCCATCATGTTGTTAGTATTGGCGTTACCGCCAGAGTTACTACCTCGTGAAGCATAGTTACCGGCACTAACAGCGTCTTGGCAAATAGTTCCGCTACCAAGCTCTGTTGAGTTAACCATCGTGGCAATACCCAGCATTGCAGCCGTGTAGTTACCCCATACCGGCGTACCCCCAGGAAAATACTGTCGGTCAGCGTTGTTGTACAACGGGTACATGAAGTGGTTCCAATCACCACCGGCGTTCGCTTGGGCTAGACCGCCGCCGGGTGTGACTAGACCGGTTAACAACTTAATAACGTAGACATCACCATTGATGGTGATTTCTTTACCGCCGTTGCTGGTAGCCGCTTCAATATTCTCCCAAGAGGCATTGTAACGGATTGGCTTCTTAGCAATGTAAAGTTCTGTGCCATCCGTGTCGATAAAGTGTAACCATCCACCCGTGCTATTTATCGACCCTCCGGCTACTAACCCACAGAAACTTGCCAGTGCGTCACCAGTAATGAAGTTAGCAGAATGGACGACTCCCTTATACGGAGTACCGGTTGGAAAAGATACATCGGAATCGTCGTTAGCTACAATTGGGGATACTGGTCGATTTAACAATGTTTCTATCATAAGGGTTCTCTCTTCGTTGCAATGCAGTAATTATTTGACGGTTTATATCCTTATACTTAAGCTATAGTGGACAAGCCTATAGAGTAGACGCCTTTATAGGAACGAAACAAAAACATAAGTAAAGCTAACCCTCTCTACCCATTGGGTAGAGAGGGTTATAGCCGATTAGACGATTTCGAGTTCCGATTCGAAGGCTTCAACCACACTGGACAAGTCGCCGGTGAAATCATCTTCAATGCTGGAGTCCAACGAACCAACCCAGTGCTCATCCACGGGGTCAAACTTAAGGCTCATCGTGGTACGATGATCAGCGCAATGACGGGCCAGTGCTTCCAAACGGTCTTCAAGTGAAACGTTAACATGGGGCATGCGTTCTACCTCTGGTTAAAATTGAGATTTACGTTCTTCTTTCCAACTCACCCGGTCGTCAAAGTATTTCAACGACCGTTTACCCAGTACCACCTGACCGCAATTCCAGCGAATCAGTTCTTTGCTTTTACATAGGATTTTTACATCCGCACGTTTAACAAAGGACAATGCTTCCCCGAGAGCATGAACATGCTTCTTCTCGAGTGCATAGAAGTAATGAATACGGGAGTTGGTAATGACCACAGCGATGGTCAAGAAATGGTCAATGACAGGGCATGGCTCATCCAGCGGCTCGATCCCATACTGAGGGAAAAAGTCAGGACGGCCGATAATCTTTAACCCATTCAGTGAACCCAGGGCAGGTTTAGGGATCGGGGTGCTCATGACTATCTCGGGGTTTTAGTGGCAAGGTACTGCCACGGTCCATTGGTCCAGAACGTATAGTTATCCGGAAGCTCGATAAAGATCAAACCGATCGCAACATCGAGGGTGGTGTCGCCGTGCTGGTACCGAACCGTTACCTTTTGTTTATTGCTCCTAGCTCTACCAACTAAGGTTACCTTGTAATAAACAGGCGCGCCTTCTTGTTTCGCCGAGGGGTGTTGTTGCCAGACTTCTTTACCAGAGTAATCCTCCAGCAACTTCCGCATCCGCGCCCGCGCTTCGTTACGACCACGAAGCTGGATCTTCACTTCAGCCTGACGTTCCAAGTGGAGGTTAGTGTTGAACTTGCGTACGTGCCACTGGAGGCGGCTGACAGAACGAACGGAATCTAGGTGAGGATAATCGAAGCTGCTTTCTTCACCGGCCTTGGCCAGAGCGAGGAGATCGTCATACATCTCACGACTAAGTACAACCTGATGAGGGTCGTTATTCACTTTCATGATCGCCCCCGATAACTTGGACCGCGGGCGCACGATTAAACGCGAAGTCCTGAAGAGGAATACCCAACAGGAATTGACGCAGCGCTGTTTTGGTCAGGCGGAAGTCACGATTGCCATCCTCGAACTCCGCCACTGGCTTAACCCGCAGGGTGTGAGTAAACACATCGCGCACAATCTCGATCTCGGCGATGGGGTTACCCTTCTTACCCTCGATCTTGATCACAGTACGCCCGTCGATGTTGTAGTCGTTGTACGTGAGCACAAAGCTGGAAACGACATACTTTTGTTTCGACGGATGGATAGCCTTGATAGCCTGAGCCAACGCAGCACACTTCTCAAACTCGGACAGGCGCTCGTTGCCATATGGAAGTTCTTTCATAATTACATGTCCGCTCGTGAGTAAGCCTCAGACAGATCGCCTTGTAGCGTTTCGACTTGATCTTCCAACTCTTTGATACGAGCCTGAAGTTCAAGGACCTGAGCCTGGAGAACCTTCTCGTTGCCCAGCGACGCTTCCAGATGACGAGACAGCCAGCGGATACGTTCTTTGCCGGCAGTGAGATAAACAATAGACGAAGGCTTACCCGACATGATCGCCCGGTGTTTGTCGTCCGAACTCATGTCGCCATAAAGGAACACTTCGTTTGCCAGCTCGTCATCGGTGTGATCACCCAGACATAGATCGCCACGTTCTTTGTTGATCAGGTTAGGGAACGTATCTTCCCGACCCTCTAGGAACCAACGCGACGAAGGAGTAGGTCCCGCCAACAAGACAGGTACACCCAGTTCAGCCAAGACATTCGCCCGAGTACTGGATTTGGTGATTTCGAGAACTTGCTCGAAGCTCAACTCTGGCATACGAAACTCCTCACCACGAATACGAAGAGTACGGCCTTTAACTGGATTAGGACGATCGCCCATGAAATAATTCCTTGTGCACAAATAAGGTTGAAAGCCCTCCATCCCCGGTTAGGAGGACAGAGGGATAGATCAGGCAGTTGCTAATAACGTGGTTTGTTCCAGACGCTGAGCCAGTTGCTGGCGCTCGCGGGCGTTCATATGTTCAACGCAGCGAGGTGCAGCACGGCGGTCACGCTTTTCTTGCTTCTCGAGTACCCGCAGTGTGCGGTTGATTTGTGCTTTTGGATACTCGTTGAGGTCATACCCGTACACGTAGCCGTCAACACTGATACGACAATCGTCGTGGTTCTCAGGGTCGAAGTAGATACGGCACGGCAGGTCCAGCTTATCGGCAGTACGAATGGTCGTCCGCAGGATAGTCAGGTCCTGGTGAACAGCACTCATGATCTTCGGGAAGAAGTCAGCGATGATAGCCGCAGTCTTCTCGTAGATACGAGGGCCTTTGATCAGGTTGTTGGTCAGCAGTTCGAAGACTGCTTCTTCGATGGTTATCGACGAACGCGGGATGTAGAAGGTAAACGATACGCTACCCCGCACAACAACGTAATGCGTCCGTTCAGTACACCCGATGGTGATCAAACGGAAGTCACCCTTATTACCCTCGATCATGCCATACGAAATGATCGGGTGTTCCAGTACAACCTTCAGCACGCGATCCGCTGGATCTTCATGCAGATGAGCGCGGAAGGTTGGTTTACCCGTACGCGTGACTACCCCCAACGTACGTTCTTCCGTGGACTGCGCGAAATCGTTATCGATGCCGAGGTCCGACAGCAACGAGAAAGCTTCGTCATCACACGGATGATTGGTAGCTTGCAAAACAATTGCGAGAGGACTCGCGACATAGTTGTGGCTGATCTGATTTTTCTTAGCTTGAGACTGCATGCTACCGCTCCTTAGTTAAATGCCTGTTACAACCACTTGATGCTAACGCTGCTGGGGCCAACACTTTCTTCTGGGTTTTTGACATCGTTAAATGGATGCGTCATCCGGGTGCTGGACTTGTTGGTGTTCAGCACTTCGATTTCCCCACACAGTTCCATTTGAACGTTGTCCAGAATACGGTGTTCCTGTGTAATATGTGCGTCCCAGACTAATTTGTCTGTTGTGAGAGTTGCAGGCTTGACAACGCGCTCCTGGCCTTCGAAAACAGGTCGGTACACAAAGAAGTTCATGTGAGGGAGTTTATCCTTCTCAAAGAACCTCGCAACATTAGGGAAAACCCCAACGAAGCATGCCTCAACCGTAGGAGATACTGAAATCGCCTTCATAGGAGGCTCTGGATACGCCCAGGAGGAATCTTCCGCCTCCCCAGGTGTATCTGAGCCTGCCTGTGTCCCCGGCGTCCAGTTCCCCTCTAGGTCTCCATTAAAGCTGATATGGTACAATTGGAGACCGCAGAGTAAACGGCTACGAACGAATCGAGGAGTCATTGCTCACGAACCTTTCGCAATCGCCGGAACATCTTGGCGCGTGTTTCGTCATCGAGACCAAGGCCCGACGGGATCTGGCCGATGTAGTCGGTGTGTTTCATTCGAAGCACAGGTACCGAGAGCGCTTCAATTTCTTCCTTCGTCAGCCCTTTGTTAAGGCCTCGTTCGGGGAACTTGAAACCTACGCTCTTGTTCGGGCTGGTGAGCGCCGAGACACTCGGTTCTTGTCCACGGCGGAAGCCACCGAGGAACGGTTTAACCACAACCACGTTCTTCGCTGGCTCTTGACCGGGGAACAACGGCTTACGGGAAACCGTACCAGAGCTGTGGTGATACCACGGGCGACTGAAGTCAGCAATCTTCCCCCGCAGCTCCTGTCGGTTGATCTGCACACGATCCTGGTTAAGGATGCGTTGTGGTTCTTTGATGGCAAGGAAATCGTTAGGACGCGCGTAGTGTTGCTCGTCACGCTCCAGCTTGTACATCATGGTGACTTCACGCTGATACAGGTCGGCTTCATTATCCATCACGACCTCACCGGCGAAATCACCGGCATAGTAGTAACGTGGCTGGGTGATCATCGCCTTGCGGCCATCGGTGCTTTCGCCAGCAACGTTGGTATCTTTAATAATAAACCCGCCAACCACCAATTGGTTAAAGCGGATCCCCAGACCGGTTGTGCTTTTCATAATAGTTCTCCAAGACCTTGTCAATATGTTCCCGAGAGGGATGAGTCATTTCGCGTTGCTTGCGACTTCTGTAATCAAAGCCACCGTTCCATACCACCCAGCCCGCCACAATAAGCCGACTCTGGATAAAGTACACCAGAGCAGGTTTGGGCCGGTTGTGGTAGTACATCTGATTCATTACAATCCCGAGTGTGTTAGCTAGCCTCATTTTAATGCTTCTTGCTTAAACAGTTCGTTGACGTTGATCTTGATACCCTCAACTTCACGACCAGTGGGGACCTTGTTACCTTGGTCATCTATCAAGTACGAACCATCGGCGTTGCGAGTGTATTCGGGAATCATCAGCTTACCGGCATAAGCACCCCATCCATTTGCAACGTCACTCTTGCGAATGTCGTTACCTTGAACACGTGCGATAACCGGATCATTCACTTGTCGCCAAAAGTAGTGCGCGACAACCGCTTTGACGTATTCCTTGGAAGGCAGTACCCATGACGCAGCCTTCGTGTGGAACCGTTTGTATTCCTTATCCGCCAAGATCCAGATAACCTTACCGGCAACAACCAAACCACCGTTGTCGAAACCCAAATAAGGTTGACCTCGTTTCTTACTCATGACCAGAGCGCCCTTGGCGATCGCGTAATCACTCGATACACCTTGCTTCACCTGAACGTAGCCGTTCTGCGGCGTTTCCGTGACACGCACGTAAGCACCCCAGAGCTCGTTGATTTCCTCTTGGCTGAGATATACATCGTAAACAGAACGAGCTTCGAGGTAAGGTATATTACTCAGAAGCTGGTTGAGGTCAGGCTGATAACCATGACGACCCCAGTCAATGTGTCCAACGGTCCCCACGTTAACCGCTGGAGCACGTCTAGAGGCCCCGGTGTAGTACAGAATCTTCTCCTCTTCCGGTGACAACGGGTTACGAAGAAGAGCCTCTAGGGAAAGAGAAGACTTGCCAATTGAATTATTCATTACTGCCCCAGAACGTCGTTCATGATTTTGATGGTGAGCCGAAGTTTCCCTAGGTTCTCTTCCGTCTCCGGATAGTCCCGTGGGATCAACTTGATCTCCTTGGCCGCCGAGAAGACCTGTGGTCCCGTGCCGGTCAGCAACATCACCTTGAGGATCTGATCCCGCGTCCCTTGGTGCGGCTGATTGTGCACGTTGTGCGTAGGGAACAGAATCGGTCTGCCCTCCCGGGCTTCAGCAACCGCCTGCATGATCCAGCGGTTGTAGTCGGGGTACTTCAACATCAAAGGAACCAAGTAACGCTCGTAGGCCTTCTTGAACAAAGGACCTGGTTCATCAGCGGCGTTCTTTGGAACAGCTTCGCCCTTTGTCAGCGAAATAAAGTTAAAAGCTATGTCTTTGGTTTCATTCAACAGGTCGTAACACTGTGCATCGTTTAAAGGCTGACCCATTATTAACTCCAATTATTTAGCGACGTAGTCGGGCATGGGGAGTCCCAGGAAATGATTACGGATGGCTTCCTCCAACCATTCCTCATGACCTGGTTCCCCGTGTCTAATCTTTTCAAACAATGCAGGGATCAATTTCAGCAAAGCAACAGCTTTATCTCCACAATCGTCAACATCTCGATCGTGAGACTTAGCGAAACCAATGGTGTAACCTAAATCGTCAATGACTTGGTCGATGTGCTCTTGTAATTCCTGCGACATAACTGATCCTAATTGCGGGTAGAGTTATATCATGAGCGGTAAAGAGGAAAAGAAAGGCCTTAGTGCTGCGGCGAATTGAACAGCGCTTGCCCGTTTGTCCTTCTTCAGTGCCTGGTCCAACAACTGCCAAGCGTGTTCATAATCCCGGCAAGAACCAGTGGTTAGATACGTGGTGTGGCGATTGGAGGCGAGCCAATAGTAACGTGTTTGCGCACCGTCACTAATCGAGACCAGTCGGTTTCCGTCGCATTCAGTCACCGCGTAAAACGTAATGGGGTTCTTCAGTCCATGGCGCAACGTGATGTACTTATTCATTACGTGATGCCGACGCAGCAGTGTACTGGAAATACTGGTGGGAATGCCGAGTCGTTTACTGACCGTCAGTTGACGGGTGGACTGTCTGAACTTTGGGAAAACGCCGGTTACCAGATACTCTTTTGAAAGCATGGCGTCACCTCCTGGGTGGTTAGTTGATTATCGTACGTTCCTGGCTCTTTGGATCGTCAGGGGTCTGTTGTTTATCGAGTGGTTGACAGAACCCGCCGTAAGTCGCCATAGCCATACCCTTGTCCATTACAAAGGCGTACTTCAGTGCGGGTTTGAGAATCTGTGTACCCCGTTCACCGTCAGAGAAACGGTAACCGATCCATTTCGGCTCAGCGTCCATGAGGATGTCGAGCCTGGAACCAGGAAGATTGATGGTGGTAACTTCCTGTACGTTGCTTTCCTGCACCCAACGCTGACCCCAAAGGGAATAAGCCGGGTAACTGTAAGTACGTTTGCCAGTGATGGTGAGGTTGCCCACCTTCAATGAGCAATCACGGGAATCAGAATACCGACTGATCACCAGATCCCGTTGGATGTACGCGTAAGCTGCAATGCCGAACACAGCAACGATCATGATGTTGACTGCCCAGATCAACAGACGCAAACGAAGACGTTGACCGCGGAGTCGTTTG